TAATAGCAATCGTTTTGGGCTTTTGCTCTTCAGGAACTTGTCGTTCAAGTCCGATCTTGAGAATGCCGTTTTCAACCTTTGCACCGATAACTTCAACGTAATCAGCAAGCGTGAATGTGCGACCGAATGTGCGGGCACTAATACCACGATGTAGGTACTCAAATTCCCTATTATACTCAATCGTTTGTTCGCCTGAAATAGTTAGAACATTCTTTTCAACCGTGATGTTGATATCACCTTCGCGGAAACCAGCAACAGCTAACTCAATTTCGAATGAGTCCTCGCTATATTTTATAATATTGTAAGGTGGATAATTGACGCTGGTTTGTTGTTGGTTAGCTCGCATCAATTCATCAAAGATGTTGTCAAATCCGATACCGAACTTATGAATTGATGGGATATCGAGGGAACGAAGGCTTAATTCTCTAGTCATTGTTTCTATCTCCTTTATTAAGCAAGACTATTTTGTTGTAGACCTCACTGAGCATCTACAACGATACTTATATACTACTTTTTCGCAAAAAATACTAGTTTTTTGGTCAATACAATGATTCGGGAGCATTAACTAAATCTTCATCGATGATAAGTTGAACAAGCCCTCGTTCTTTGTATAACCTTATGTGGAACATATGAGGCATCAATACTTTTTCAATTTCAGTATGTAATCCTCTTGCTCCGGTCTTTAGATCAATGCAGTTTTGAGCAATTTTTCTTAATGCACCATCAGTGAATACTAAGTCAATTCCGTCGACGGAGAACAAATATTTGTATTGTTCAATGAAACTATTCTTAACCTCAGTCAACACTGACACCAATTGGTCTAAAGTGAGTTCTTCTAAAGTGATAGTGGTAGTAAATCGTCCGATAAACTCAGGAATCATACCAAATCTTGTTAAATCGTCTGGAGTAACTTTCGAGATATCGACTGCTTCATCTTTGTTTTTAACTACAGCGCCAAAACCAATTGCACTGCTTTCAGTTCTAGTTTTGATAATCTTGTCAAGTCCCACGAAAGCCCCGCCAGCAATAAACAATATATTTTTGGTATCTACCTCAATATTTTCTGCTTGCGGATGCTTCCTCTTTCCGGCAGGATTGACTCTGCACTTAGTTCCTTCTACTAATTTAAGCAATGCCTGCTGCACGCCTTCTCCGCTAACGTCTCTTGTAATGCTAGTATGTTCGCTCTTACGAGCAATCTTATCAATTTCGTCAATGAATACAATGCCGCGCTCTGCCAAAGATACATCATAGTTGGCCAAGCTTAATAGCATATTGATCATACTTTCTACGTCTTCGCCTACATACCCAGCTTCGGTAAGGTTAGTTGCATCAGCTACTACGAAGGGAACGTTGAGATACTTTGCTACGCTACGTGCAAGCAATGTCTTACCAGAACCAGTTGGTCCAACGAACAATACGTTGCCCTTCTGTATGTCAAGGTCCTTAGGAGGATTATTAATGCGTTTATAGTGATTGGCAATAGCAACTGCTAATACTTTCTTAGCGTTATCCTGTCCTATAACGTGCTTATCAAGGTGATCTTTGATGCTATATGCATCAAACATCTTCTGTTCATCAAGTTTGATTGGTTTAACGTTCTTTTCTTCTATTACTAGTTGATTGCACAAATCAATGCAAGTGGTGCAGATAGCAACATCTTCACCTACGATTAATTTTTTAACTTCATCTTTGTGGCTCCCGCAGAAAGAGCAGTGATGTAATTTTTTATCAGACATATGTTTACTTATTACTAACTATTTTTGCTTAGATATTCTTCGATTTGATCACGCTCGTTATCAGACAATAACTCTGGATCATACTCGCCCGAATCAAGTTTGGTTATCAAATGACGAATATATTCTTCGTCAAATAAAGTTTGTTCTTTGTTTATTTCAAACCATCTATCACCACCAAACTTATATGCTCGGTTAGGAAGCATATCTACTCTAACAAACGTATCACCTTTTTTTGCGAATTTAGGAAATTCTATTCCAAAGTTTGCATTAGACAGAGTTTCATCGGGTTTTGCGATAAACAATTCAGGATGCATTTCTTGTAATGCACTCTTGCTCACGCTTTTCCCCTGATATTTTATATATCCGGTGTCGGTTTCTTGAAGTGTTATTCCTTCAGTTCTGATTTCCGGTGCGGCTTCGGGCTGTCGTGCCTCTCCCCTAATGTGTCCCTCAATCTTTTCTTCTTGTCCTGGTAGTTCCCCATCAATTTCATCATCAGAGGGATCGTGTATCTCCAGCTCACTCGGTCGTAATTCTCCAACTGGTTCAACAACCACCGGCTGTATCTCAATTTCAACATTAGGCTTCTCCTTAACCTCGTAAGGAGTTTCGGTTAATACATCATCAAGAACTTCATCTAAGAACTTACTAGTATCTTCGTCAAGTTTATTGGTTGAGAACGTTTCTTTAAACTTATCCTCTTCCTCTTCTTCCTCACGCTTTTTCAAGTCTTCTTCTAACCACTTATAACTACTTTGTGCAGCAAGAACTAATGTAAGAGCTAGTGGATCAAATACAAACACTATAAGTATGATTACCCATCTAACCGCTCTTTCAAGTAAGTTACTATCAGGATTATCACCATAGATCAATGCTGCTATATATTTGATTGGGCCAACTTCTGCTTCTACCTTACGAACCTGGGCACGAATGGGAGCAGCGTCTTCGTTTAATTTAGCTATCGTTTCTTGATCGGCTGCGATTTCAGCTTGGATTCGGGCACGTTCTTTCTTCTGCTGATTTCTAACTGAAACAGCACGATTTGCACCCTTATCGTCAGTTGTTCTACCTAGAAGCTGGTCAACTTGCGCATCCATCTGTTGTAGTGCTTTGCGGTTAGCATCTATGTTTTCTTTAGCAGTTTGAATCTTAGTATCATATACTGCTACTTTAGCGCCAACATCACCACTGACCAATGTTTGGTCACTGTGTGCTTTACTCAAGAAACCAAATATACCCATACTAGTTAGAAACGCAAGAGCTACTACAGCAGGAACAAGATATAGTTTAAGATTCCATCCTGCTCTATTCCAATATCTATGTAACCAAACCGTAGTTACAACTTTGGCGAGTTCTAGGGAACCACCCATAATGATGATAGGGATAACAGCAGCAGCAAATATTGCTATTAATCCCTGTATACTGTAATAAGCCGCTATTGCGCTAAGACTAAGTGCAACCAATAAGGTTAATGTTGCAAAACTGAATACTTTTCTAAAATTCATAATGTATTTATTCGGTTACACCAAATAAATGACCATAGTTACTTATAAACTCAGGTGCAAACATAACCAATTTTCTGGGAATTCCTGGTCCTTGATGAATATGATAAGTGATCCAGGCGCCTTCCTCTCTGCGCTTAACTTGAACTACTTCAATGCTATCGCCATCTTCAAATGTATAAATTTCGCCTACAAGATGTTGATAGTCTTCCACTTTAGGAAGTTCTTCATTCATTATTTTCTCCGAACATATTTTCTTTCATACGAATCTCTGTGATCATAGGATCCTTGAGAGCGCATTCTTCACAAATTTCTTCGTGTTTGATACCATATGGGCGTGTAGTCGTGATAAGACCACATCCTTCACAACGATGAGGTGGTTCTTCAATAATAATTTTAAAAATAGTCATTTACAGATTCTTTCAATTTGATCGGCAGGTGTATGCTGTGCGAACCCTTCTATACGGCAGTTTGACTTTGCCATACTATCTATTGCTAAAGCACCGAATATAGCTAAAGCAAACCCTATAACCATAATAGCTAGCCACTTAGTATCATTCATCACTTATCATCCCTAAAACGAACAAAACGGGGGAACCGAAGACTATAGCTACCATCCTGATTCTGCGTAATAGCATCAGCCATAATTTCCACAGTGCGACCAAAGATAAACGAACGGTCTTCCCAAAGTTGCTTGCGTTCGCTATCACTGAACCCACTACCAGCATTGACAACAATATCCTTACCGTGATCGTGTCCTGCACAAACCAATGCACCAAGACGACCCTTATTGCGACCAGTACCTTCTTCAATACCGATAACCTGCAAGTCAACAGTGATCGTGGGCTTCCACTTGAGCCAAAACTTGCTACGAGTGCATTCATAAGGAGCATCAAGGTCCTTGATCATAATGCCCTCAAATCCAGCAGCAACCATATTCTGTGCATACTTATGAAGTTCATTTTGTCCTTCTTCGGTGTCAAGGTCAACTTCAATATGAGGAAGCAGTTCAACATTGGGCATCTTATCAATGGTAGGACGCATCTTGTCAAGAATAGCAAGACGCTTATGCAACTGTGCGTTATGATGCCCCTCTAGGAAATTATTCATAGGAATAACATCAAAAATATGGAAGACACTATCATCATTCTGAACATCTTCCTTACGACGAGCCTGCCGCATCAGTTCCTGAAAACTATTGCCTACAACCTCACCGTCAAGAACAAATCCTTGCCCAGTCACACCTTCTGCTTCAAGCAGGTCAATTGCATAATTTTCAATCTGTTCTTCAATATGACGGAAATTTTCAAAAATTTTACCATTGCGACTGTAACAGTTGATATTGACACCACCATAATCGGGGAAGCCAACAGTCATCAGAACACGAACACCGTCAAGCTTGGGTTCAAGACGCTTGATGCCCTTCATTTCAGGGCGGCCCTCGCTGTTAGTAGCAAGTTGGCAACTGAATACGGGAATCTCATATTCCGTCTTTTTAACAATCTTGTTTATGGTAGTAGTGCTTACTCCGCAACGCATATCACGACGAAGAATGGGAGCAAGAAATAGATTCCACTCGTCACTGTCAAAACGATAGGAGATATCACTGATAGCATCACGAGCAGCATTACCAGTGATCCTGCGCTGACTAAGGTCATCGATAAGTTCAACGAATTCATCCCAAGGATTTTCAGCGTCAACGATACCTAAACTGTCTGGAATCTGCTTTACACCAAATGTAACATATGGATTATAGCAGAGATAAAGCCCCTTGAGAAAGAAATGTGATATCTCGCTGCCAAGCTTAGCAGCCTCAAGTGCTTGCTTAAGAACATCTTCTTTATGAAGACGCCCATTGTCTTCGTTAAGCTTTTTGATCCACGCGGCTGACATATATTATCCTATAATTTATTTAACTTAGTTTCTAACTATATCACAGACAAACACTGTTGTCAAGACCAATGTAATAGGAACCAGGTCATATCATTCTCATTTTGAAACGCAAGACTGTCTTTAACCTCGGGGATACCAGTTGTAGATATCAATTCAGCATTCCACTTGGCAAATTCTGTCGATAAGTCACGGATAATCTTTTCAGATGGTAACTGATATAAGAAATTAAACCACCAAGTTTTGGGCTTATAATCATCGCCTGTTATGGGTAAAATGCACATTATTATAAGAAACCTATTATAAAAGCGGTAGCTTCATATTCTTTGTCAAAGATAAAATCATAGTCCCATAACTCTCTACCATAATAATCTTCATAGTGCGGAGCGGTGAAGGGCCAGCGTTTCTTAATACTATAGCTCATTTTACGGTCGTGACAAAATCTAAATGCCTTAGTGGTGTTAATAGTGCCCTTGACCCTAACACAATATTTGGGACCACGCCTAACTAGCTTATACTTGATCACGACCACACCAATGTAAACCAAACATAGTCACTTTCTTCTTTGAAGGCGAAGAACATAAGGTCAACACCGCCGATACCATTAAACTCAAAGTTGCCTTGTTGATCATAAAAGCCTCGCAGCCAATCGTTGCGCCATTTACCTTGACAATTCTTTTCGCACCATTTTACCATTTGATTAATACGATTCATATACGGATCGTAGCCTAGCGGTTCAACCGGAAACACCTGAGCATACCCGTGATAGAAAGTATGCGACTGTCGTGCTAGATATCCTATATCAGGGTCGTGTTTAAGTTCATACTCACGCCAGGTCTTACAGCCGTGAGTTTCTAGGAAACGCTTTTCCTTATAACCTTTATAGCGTTGTTTAAGTTTTTCTATCATTCCCACCTCAACAAAAATGCTAATCTATCAGCTTCATTCTTGAATGTAAGAATTAGCCCAGTTAGTAACCAACCCGGAGTATACTTGTTTGTCCAATCTTCAATTTCCATCTGATGGTCGACATAATAACGCCAGTCTTTAATAACGAGCATAGGTGCTATATTTTTAAGCATAGGCTCTCTATGCTGAATAGCTGTGAATTTCACGACCACTTCAACACTATAAATGACAATGATGGCGGATCATTGTATATTTCTACATAACCCTTAAATCCCTCACTGGGTTCGCTAACACCGTTTTGCCAAGTGTCAGGACCAGAAGGTCCAATATGGCTGTTCAACAGTGCGTTAATCTCATTATACGAGAGTTTGGTGTCACTGAAATATAATCTCATCATAGTTCCTTTAATATGAACCAAGTATACATTTCTTCGTTTTCGAAATCAATATGAATTCTACCCTGTCTCAGCCGAACCTTGTGTTCATATTTGTCATTCCAATACCAAGTCCATGGCTTGTCACGAAAACCATTACCGAACATTATATTTTCAACAAGCAAATCACGGTATTTGTCTCTGAACCACTTAGGACGATCTTCGGGTTTTTCAGAAAGTATGACTAGGAATGACACTTACAGAACCTTCACGTGGCTAAGCTGGGTGCGATCTTCCTTATGGCTCTTAACCTTACCCTTGATACGAAGCTTAGAACCAACATCTAAACTCTTGCGCGAAGCGAAGAACACTACGGCACCATCAGTGATAGCAGTGACAAAGTTGGTATCCCAGTTGTTAGAATAGTTGCAGCGAACAACTTCAATGTCAAGCTCAACCTTCGAACCAACACTGTTGTTCAGTGTGCCGCTAGTTTCACGAAGACGAACATTCTGTTCATTACGAACCAAAGAACGCTCATAGCTAGCAGGAAGTGAGGAAGCAACAGCAATATCATAATTGCTATCGGTAGTTTCCTTGTCGGCAATGTTGAGCATAGCCTGCTCAAAATCGCTGAGGGTCTTGCCAGTGATAATCTTGAAGGAAAGACCGTGACAATATTGACGGACCTTATCGCCCATTTCACGATCGGCGTCGGAGATATCATAAGTGCCGTTCAGAAACATACGGATGAGAGTCTTGTTGGCAGTCTTGTCGACGGTAACATTACCATCATCGTGATAAGTGTTCTCATCATACTTAAAGTAGCCACCATTGACACGGTGAGCAGCACAAGCAGCAGCAAAAACATCACTAACATTGTAAACGGGACGGGTATAACGAGCCATCTGATATCTCCTTGCTATATATTTGTTATAGCATTTTGGGTAACCTATGTCAAGTGTTAAATTCCAAAATTGTCATTTTTTCCGGGCTCAACGCCCAACATTCTACCCATACTAGTATTCCATTTAATGATACTAGCTGTTGTACCGCATAGCTCTTCCATATCTTTTTTGATTTTAACACCATCAAACCAATCTTTTAACATCGTGATATTTTCCCAACCGTGACTTTTGTGTCTTAGTTCCAAACGACCAAACCCTAGATTGTATAGCATTTGATGTTTTAAGTTTTTGATACGTAGGTTATCTCCTCCCATATCAAACGGGTTTTCAGATACAAGTTTAATATGCTCTTTGATAAAGAACAAGTTTGACTCTAAACTATGACTAAGCATATTGCCTATTCCAGGTATGCCTTGTTCTCGCATAAAAATATCATAAAACGCAAATTCGTGCCTATGCGGGCTATATTGTGGTTTATTGATTTCAGTTTGCGGCCAACTATAATCTCCGCCAATGATTGGGAAATTGTGACACTGCTGTATCAACCACATATGTGTAGGGACCATAGTATAAGTTATACCATATGGCTCCATATATGGTACGTGATCTCCGTTTGTGAAAAAATTTTCAACATCCAATTCATAGAAAACTTGTCTAACGTTATGTTCTCTGCAAAATTTTTCAGCATAATATAAATCGTGCGTATTAAAGGGGCTACCTTTATACATTAACTTCATAGTTACTGCAATAACAGGAATGTTGTGTTTTAAACAAGATACAATGGTGGCCTCACTATCAAGACCACCACTATATAATACTTCTGCTGACTTTTTTATGTCAGGTATATTAGATGCTAAAGCATCTATACCATTTGGGAAATTTTCACAATCAACATCAAGAAATTCCATAGTGAACAAGTTTTCATTTTCACTGATGGATTCAAGCGTTAACTTTTTATAGTTGTTTTTTCCAACATACCAGGTTCGTATAGTCATCAATTATTTAATCAGTAGTACCGTAATTAGTTATTATCCTTTTTAACACGCCCGGACTCAAAGGCATCTACGATCTTGTCAACCAGGCTCTTTTCACCTTCCTCCAGAACCTGAACCCAAACATTAGGACGGTCCTCATACTGACGAAAGATACCGCCCGGCAGTGTGATTTCTTTATACTTCATTTCTAACTCCAAAAAGATTCAATTTAACAGTTACTAGAGCCAAAATATAAGCAAAAATAGCGCCCGATAAACCAGCGACTACCACATTAACCCCTAGATAAAAACAGCCAATGAGGAAGAAAATTACCAACTGTGCAACAGCAGCAGACAGGTATAAGATTTTAAGACTCACTTCCTAGACTCCAGTATAAAGTCACGAACACGCTCTCGGTCAATGCTATCATAGACAGGCTGATCACCGTGACTACGATACATATATTCAAGCTTACGGGTAGCGTCAACTACTTCGTGATAAGTAGCATCAACATCCTTGTAGACACCATCCTTACCGTTATAGAAGGAGAGAACATAGTTGACAAAATCTTCCTTATCCATTGTCAATACTCCGATGAATATTCAGGAATTACATCGCCGATTGGATAGGTGTGATACTGATGCACACCCTGCTTCTTGATGTTCTCTACAACAGTAGCAACATCGTCAAGATCGAAGCTGACATAATGATCCCAATCAAGGACATTGTCGGGCGTCGCCTTACGCCATACTGTGATATATCGTTGCATTAGTCATCTCCAAGCTGAGCTTTAAGTGCCCGCTGAAGTTTAATAACACGAAATGCATCGCCACGCAAGATAAAAGTTGACTCAAGCCAACCTTTTTCTTCATAGTAGTCTACGCCATACATTATAGCAGCATTGCGGACTTGGCCACGGAGGAGAGCGCCGGCTGAGCAGGGAAAACGTGCTTCCCCTGAGCCCAAGGGCTTCATAGCTTCTTCACGAGTCATTAGATCAGGCTCCTATCCGCAACATTCACAACACGAACACGGTACAGATAATTTTCAACGGATTCGTTGTGTTCGGGGAAACGATTATTATTCACGAACTAACTCTCGCCACTCAGGAGAAAGCCGGTCAAACTTATCCATTTTACGTTCAGCATTAATTTTTAAGATATCCGTAAACATAAAAAATCTCCTTAGAAGCTATATTAGAATATAGCTCCAAGGAGACCTTTTGTCAACCGTTTATTTTACTTTTTTGGATTCTGATTTACAAAATCATACATTTTTTGAGCGGTCTCTAGGACCTTTTCAAGACCCGGAAATTCTGGCATATCAACCTTAGCAACAACTTGCTTGGTTTCTGGATCACGGTACTGAGTCATTTCCCATCCAGCGAATTTCATCTTGTATTCCTCAAGAACCAGCTTGTTGGCGAGGCCCAAAATATCAGAACGAATCTCATATCCATTCTTGTTAAACTTAATTTCGGGCATTCCCGGAATCTTATTCTCATTCATAGTATAATCCTTAAATTCCAAACAATGCGCAAAACAAAAAGCCCATACCGATTAAAACGGTTGCGGCAAGTCCGCGCGATACTAAAACAATGTTCTCTGTCTGCATTTTACTTTCCCTTCTTCTGTGTATCTGTCTTATCTCTCTTAAAACGATTCTTGATATCATTATAAGACTGTGTATAAAACTGTTTGTCAGTAACAATCTTAGTTACATCATCACCTGCTTTAAACATAGTGTCAATGGCTTTTCTTGTATATTCTGACTGTGCATTAACAAAATCGTGAAAAGCCTTATTCAGACCTTCGTGCTTGAAGAACGTATCAATATACATTCTCTTTGAGGTTTCCACAATATCAGTGGTATTATTAATCATCATCTTAAACATATTTTTTCTCCGTGTGTGTTAACGGAACTAAGTTCCGCATATTTATTTATACATGCTAGTACTATAAAAGTAAACGATTTTGGGTAAATGATAAATAAAGATGTAGTTCGCGGAATTGGCGTTCCCAACTACTCTAACGCTTACAAGGAGCATCAGCGATGACTATTTATAGAAAAACCAATTACCGCAAAATATACGAAAACCACTATGGTCCTATTCCCAAAGATGACCAAGGTCGGTCATATGATATTCATCATATCGACGGCGACCGTTCAAATAACTCTCCCTTAAACCTCAAAGCAGTATCAATGCAGGAGCATTACGACATTCATTATTCACAAGGTGACTGGGCTGCCTGCCATCGTCTGAGTTTTAAACTAGGACTAACTGCAAAAGAAATATCAGACCTGGCTAGTCGGAACGCAAAAGAGCAGGTAAAAAACGGAACTCATAACTTTTTGGGAGGAGAGATTCAACGCAGAAGCGGTCAGAAACGAGTGATCGAAGGGACTCATCCGTTTCTGGGCGGCGAGATTAGTAGAGCAACTACACAAAGACGACTAGCAAGCGGCTCTCATCATTTTATCGGTAATTCCAACCCAGTGTATACTCAATTACAGAACGGCAATCATCCATTTGCAGGGCCACATGCACCTAGTCAAATAATGTGGACCTGTCCACATTGTGGTAAAATTGGCAAAGGGAGAGGAAACTATACTAGGTTTCACGGTGATAGCTGTAAGCACCGTGTCACTTGACAGATTCCAAATAACTCTCAAGGTCTCCATAAAGAGTTAACATCATCGCAGTACGATGGTCGTATAATCTAATGTAAGGTTGTTTCTTACCCACGCCAACATAGTAAGGGCATTTGACCTTTTTGTCAAGTATGAGAGTATATCTTCCCCAGTTAGCAGCGCCCTTAGTATTGTTAGGAGGGGTGAAGTCAAAGTCATAGTGCGCTATCTTTGCAGTCTCAAATGCTTTAGCTCCTGCATCAGTAAGTCTTAGTCCTGATCCTGCTCTGCCGGTAACAAACCAGTCAAAGATCAGCTTATCCGACGCTACATCCTTCCAAGGAAAGTCTGGGTTATCCTTGGCTTCATCAAGTATGAGTTTGATTATATCAGTCTTGGTTTTAGGATAGGTCATCAGGATAGACTGTTCTACCCGAGTTCATAAAGACAACAGTGAACTTATCAGTTTTAAACTGTGCGTTCAACTTGCGACATAGATTTCTTGCATGTCCAGGATTAGAAAAACTAGTTTTCTTATATTTAGGTGCAGCATCATTAGCAAGATAATGACTTGATTTGAGATTGATAGGCTGGTCATCATAGAACACAGCCCAGATTCCTGCTGCCTCCACAATTTGGTCGCACTTATATGTTTTCTTATCAACATATTCTAGCAACACAGTTGGCTGTGTTCTGCTCATTTAAATGTTCCGCCTTTAATTTCAATCTGTATTACGTCATCGTTTTTGTTTTTTGAGTTATCATTCAATTCTTGTAAATCAGCAAGCAACCTAGTGATATCGTCACGTAATCCCCGAGCATCATTAATAGGCAGAACCACATCCTTATTCATCTTGGATTCTACAACAGCCATCTTATCAATGAAACGCTTAATATGTAACATCAAGTATTTATCACTGCCTGTGCTTCTGATTCAGTTTTAAAAGGTCCTTGATATGGATACCGCTGAATGAAGATATACTTGGGACAGAATAATACTTGCTTAACATTATTCTGCTCCATAACATAATATCCGGCTGCGTGAAGGCACTTGCTCTTTTTAGTTTTAGTGAACAGATGCAATCCACGCTGAATATCAAGTATACTGTTATATACTCGTTTCGTAGTAGGATACTCTGGATATGGATGAGTAGGTTTGCTGATAGTATCTGAAATACTCTCAAACTTAATTTTTGTGGTTTTCTTTAGATCATCGGTGTTGTTGAATTGCAGGAAATTTCCGTTCAATTGCACCCCATAACCAGCATTGTTTGCTTCAATATTACCTACTTTCTTGTGACCATCAGTGACGATCCAAAATTGGTTTTTAACGATTGGTTTTGCTACTAATTCAGTCATCCTCAGGCTCCAATTCTCGGTATCCTACGATATCGCATAGTTGGGCAATAAAATCATATGCGTTTTCAATTACCCGGTCGCATTGATAAACGCTTTCCTCGCCCCAAATATCCTGATCTTCAATGAATTGTTCTACAATATCATAAAGCTTGAGGGCTTTTTCAGTCTTGTCAGTCATTGTATTCCTTTGTTAGCATTTTGAATAAATCTTTCTTTTTCTTAGGAGCCCAGTATTTAGCATCGGGACCACATTTACCGTGATTGCGATATACTTCACAATAATCCATTTTGGCCTTAACCTTTTGAGTACCCACAACCGGATGGCTAATTTCGTGGGCGGGACTAAAAGATTTAGCACACTTGTACCAATGTGACTCCGGGCCTTTCCATTCCATCAGATAGCTAAAGAATGTAGCTAACTTGCTGCAACGAGAATGAATACAAGATTTACAAGTGAATTCAGTCATTAAGAACACCCTTATATGATGTATTCAGCCACTTACTGAAAGTCTCAGCCTGCTCACTGATACGAGTAAGTTCATACTTACCGCAGAACTTCATAAGATGAATGCCAACCATTGAATTAATGTTGGTGCGAACTTCAGCCTTGATCACATTGTCAACAGCCTCCTTGATTTCATCGGGCTGGGCGCGAAGATCAATTAGTGTGCGGTTGCGCTCATAGTCATCCTTAACACGATGCTCAATACCATCGTGATCAACCCAACGCTGCAACAGAAAGTTATTCCAATTGAACCCTTGCTTGTTACGGTCCTCAAAAGCCTCACGAATACCTACTGTATTCTTAGAACCCTTCTCACGAGCGCCGGGATATGCACTGAACACATTGTCAGTAGCGTCACCGCGAATGATCTTCTTGAACAGTAGATACTCGGGATCCTCAAGCAACTTATGCTCGCCAGTCTTCTTGTCCTTAACAGGCTTACCACGATCATTGAAGTAACCATCTTTAGTGATAAGCTGGTTGCTAACACCATTATACTGCTTCACATTGTCACTGATAAGCTGGACAAAGTCACTGTCGCTAGAAATGATATAATGTTCATCATCGGGATGAAGGTCAATGAAACGAGCAATAAGGTCGTCTGCTTCTGCATTAGGACAACGCAACACGCTAGCATTAGTCTTATCACGCAGGTAGGTAGTGAAGATATCATACGTTTCCCAGAACATCTGATTTTCTTCAACTTCTTTTTGCGTCATCGCACTTTCGTCAAGCTTGCGATGAGCCTTATATCTGGGATAATAATCCTTACGCCAACTGCGACCCTCAAGACAGAACACAACGTGGTCTATGCCATAGTTACGCACAATCATATTGACTGATGAGAATGTAAGATGCAATGCCATACCAATCTTCTCCCAAGTGTCAGTATTGCGATTAGCAACGTGCCGAGCGCGGAAGAAAGTGTTAGCAGTGTCAATAAGTGCGTATTTCATGCGGTATCCTGTCTGTTAATATATAGACATATTACACGATATAGTAGCAGTTGTCAAGCTGCATCTTTAATAATTCCAGCCAATTTGGCATTTTTTATCCAAAGTTTAACCAGTTCACTTGGGCTAACTGAAGGGTTTCCAGCTGTGTTATATCGAACCTCATCAAAGTCGATGCCCTTGAAAATTTCCAAGACTCTTGAATCGTGTTGTTTAAAGAAATAATGACTTTGCCTACTATAACTCTTGAATTCTTCGGTACGAATGGTACCGGCTTTTCCGCCGACGCGCTGAATAGAAAAGTCGGCATCATCAGGTTCAGTGATAGTGAACCATTCAGATACGTCTTTAATAGAAAATGTCTGAATTTTGGGACGAACTACGTCTTTCTTAACCCATACTTGGGCACAACACCATACGCTATAAGGATTTCCATTAAAGATAAAACTATTTTCGGGAACAATTTCCTCATATATAAGATGAAAATTTTTATCCAAACGGTTAATAACACTGTCTTTCTTAAATGTTCTCGGAAGGACAAACGCAATAGCATCACTGAATATGGCTGCTCGATTGAAGAATTGTATTGCTAGGTTAGAATTTTTCCCGAACGGAGGATTCCCAAGTGTAATAATACTTTTGTCTTTAGGGACGTTCCACCAGAAGAAATCTTGCTGTATAACACCTACCGCCTTTGGTTCTAAATCAAGTCCAATCCGCTTGTTGACATCAAGGAGATTATAGAAGCTACCTGTTCCCGCCGAGGGCTCCAAAAGAATATCTGCTGCACTTATATCTATTACTTCCTTAATTTTATTGTAGAAATGTTCTGCGTATTTAGGATCAGTATAAAACTGATCAAGCTCCCGAGAACGTTCTTGGTGTGCTTTCTTGCTCATATGGTAAACTTATTCCTTTATAATCAGTAGTGTATTTACTAAAGGGTATGTCAGAGCTAATCAAATCATTGATCTTTACTGAACATTGGACTCTGCGCTGTGTTTTACTATCGATCTTGGCATCAATAGCAACTATACCTTTACCGTATGTCTCATAAATTGTAGAACGCCGCTCCTTCCAGACCTTACGATTTGATAACTGCCCCTCTCTACCATATGGGATCGCCTTGACATATTCCACAAACGGTGTCAAAGTTTCTTCGGTCAAATCTGCGAACAACGTAGCATAATGCTTGGGTGAAAACTGAAATTCGTAGATTTCGTGATATAGTTTCAGCTTAGGTGTGATCTGCTTCCAAATACCTACAACCATAACAAAATCGTCATCTCTACAATGGCGTAGGAACCGCAATATGTCTCCGCAACCTACTCCGGAGCCGCTAGTGGCCTTTATTGATCTGTCTACCTCGCTTAGATAGCCTCTAGCAATATCCATTGAATTAGTATAGGAATTTGGCAGCAGTCTTTGATATTCAGCCTTAGACAACCCGGTAATAGCCTCAATTACTACATTCTCAAATAACAGACCATGACTTTGGACTTCTGACATTATCAACTTTCCTTAACTTACCTCAGTATACCCATCACCCAAATCACGCTGCTGGATGATTCTCAAATCACTATCACGCTTTTCCGGATCAGCTTGCTCTTGTTCATACACTTCAAGGGCAATATTGCGACAAACAGTTTGGAACCAACGATCAACGATCATAGCATCGGTGTCGCTATTGCTAAGCTTATATCCCTGCTTAACAAGATTTACGACAAACTTATCATTCCAATCAAGCTCAAATGATCCATTGTTAATATCTTTAGGATCAAGATCAACGCTCAAGATTGCGATATAGGGTTCACCTGCTAAAGTAGCTTTTTCTTTAGCAGTTAATTCAACCGGCTTGGGTTTTGGCTTACGAGGCTTTCTCGGCTTTTTGGGCTTTTCTTCAACGACTGGTTCAGGTATAGGTTGTGGTGCCCCACTTCCTCCAGAACCAATATCATATAATTCAGGTGCTAAAAATCTTTTTAATTTTTCAAACATAATCAACCTTTCTTGATATATGTATCATAGAGTAGTTGTGTGGCTAGATTCTTAGCCTTACTCTCGCACATAATATCAGCCCACTCATTGTGGGTCATTGCCCAGTCGTTGACTTCCTTATTCCAATAATAGTCACTATGGGCACGAAGCCTCTGCTTGTTGTGACCACTTTCTAACAGTGTGTCAATATGGGGTCTAGTGTTCCTACAGTGGTCTGTGAGCAAGTCTTCACGGGAAACTGAATAATGGATAACAGGACGATTACCATTCCAGCTATCAATAATCCTCTTAATGCGGTCGTCAGTAGGTTCAATGTATTCTCCTGTTTTTACCCAGTGATGATGAATGTCTAACACGAGCGGGCAAGTGTCTACAAGCTCAAGACTTGCATCAATACCCCAAGTCATTTCGTCATTCTCGATTGTGAGACTGTTACGAGCCTCGGGACTAAGGCGAGACATAACACGCTTGATGCCGTCAGGTCCTTGACGACCACTGATATGAACGTTGATCTTGATATCCTGAAAGTTGTTACCATAACCCATAAAACGAGCCAAGTCAACGTGATACTCGAATTCTTCGATTGACTTATTGACCACTTCCTCGCGATCACTAGCAAGAACTACAAACTGATCGGGATGAAACGACAAGCGAACATCATTGTCACGAGCAGTCTTGCCGATCGGAGCGAACCAACGAGCAAGACTATCCTGCACATCCTGCCGAGTCCAGAAGTCTTTGTATTCATCCATAGTATAGAATGATAGCATATCGCTAGTAAGACGCAACATACGCTGTTCAATAGGAAGAGTAGCTACCTTTTTGACAAGATTGTGCGTATTGATACTGTTGCGTTTAGCAACTTCAATCAACTTGTCTTCGACCTTATTGCGTGTATTACGCTTAGCCCAAGCATAGGTAGTTCCGCCAGTGTTGAGTCCCTCAGCACTAGCGATTTCACCTTTCTTATTGATTTCAGCCCACTTACAAGCGAAACCAATGCGGCGGATATCTGAATTAAATGTGTTCATAGTATCCACTATATCATTGTTTAGTGAGTGTGTCAACCTTTAAAAGCTCATCTATCGTAAACATATCAACCATATATTTAGACACATCTTCCAAAACGCTATGGGGAGTGTCTCCCTTTCTGCGAGGACCTATCTTCATTGTGATAGCATCTTCTTCTCCAGTGGGATACAGATAATTTTGATTCACTCTTTCAAAAATCTCAAAGATTTCCTTGACACTATATCCCACACCGTGTCCTAACGATTCAACAGTGTTAGCTGGCTTTTCAATTGCTAGCTTAAGCGCATAACAGATTTCGTCAACGTGAACATAATCTCTAACACAGGTTCCGTCAAACCCAGTAGGATAATCGTTACCATATATAGTGAATTCTCTAGTCTCTCTCATCTTCATTAAATTATACATAAGTCCATCTATATTAGTAGGACCATACCCGCTTGTACCAATTACATTGTAAAATCTAAAAATGGTATATGGAATGTTGTCGTGTTCTGTGCAATATTCTCTTACTACATCTTCTGCTGCTCTCTTGCTAATTCCATATGCACTATCACATAATACAGCCGCTCCAGTAGATGCAAAGATAAAGTTCTTAGTCTTTATCCTATTGATTACATTCATTGTTCCGTTTAAATTGGTAATATAATGAATTATGGGGTGCTTTTCGCTTTCAGAAATATTAACTAATGCAGCAAGATGAATAACTGCATCGTATTCCTCGTCTGAATCAAAAGGACGATTAATATCAATCTTGTAGAATTCCTTGACTGGATGTTGTGGCTCACGAATATCAAGTCCGTGAACTATATAATCCTTCTCAAGCAACTTACAAAGGTGCGAACCAATATACCCTGAACTTCCAGTAACTAGTATCTTTTTCATATCAAAACTCAAACAATCCTGTTCCTATTACTTCTTCTTTGGGTTCAAAAGAAGGGTCCTTTGTCAAATAAGTATCAGTGTCAGTGTATATTACTCTAAACTTATGTTTATTGGACAATACACTTTTCACATCGTCAATACAAATGATTCTACGCTTTAAGTCAGTGATGTAATCGCTATATTTGACGGTGGTTTCATTGCAAATCTTAGCAGTATTACTATTACTCTTGCGAGATTCAAATTCATTGAAGCAATGATTCCACTTATGAAACACCGCCTCTTCGTGAACTTTAAAATGGTTCACTGAGTCATATTCTTTATACCAATCTTTTGCAGTAGGATACTGATCATAAACTTTTTTTACATCCTCAGCCATATTACGCTTACTTGTCGTAAAAAATTGTGTGCTTGGGAAATTATCTGTCCAACGCTGGTTGATTAACGCAAATGTAGGCAATTGAATAATCTGTTCTAGAAAAGCAATTCCATAACTTTCTACCGTGCTTGGATTAAAAGCTACTCTACATCCAGTGATAAAATCTACCTTTTCCTGCCCAATGATTCCAACTTTAATCTGATAGTCAACTCCAAGCTTCTTTAGTCTCTCATCAAACTTTTTAGCACCATTGCTACTAGTCATAATACGAGCGGGAAGTCTAGTCTGCTCAATCAAGTCAAGAAACAACTCGGGATTCTTACCTTCTTCCCAACGACCGATGAACAACACACCTTCACGATTTTTATCGTATTCTTTCAACAAGTTTGGTTCGGGGAGAGGAATGGGTAGATGATATGCATTTTCAAAACGAAGACGATTGAACACACTTTGAGTGCCGATAGTGATGTTTGGCATCTGTAATTGCAACCTCATCATATCGTTGACACTATCTAAGAAAGGATTCTTAGTATCCTTGAAGATTTGACTTTCCAAATGGGTATATGCAATGGTTTGGATATAATCTGTTAATCCGAGAGTAGATATTACCTGAATAGTCTCGTATGTATTGCAAACAAAAACATCATACAAGTTAGATGTAAGAGCCTTAATAGTAGCATCACGAAAGTTAGCCATACGCTCATAGCAATAACTATCACCATACATAAAGATGGCACTGTGGTCAGTGTATTTTAATGGATTGTCTGGATAGATGATATTTGCTTTGAGTTCTCTAACAAAATCATCCGCAATACCTTGAGGGCTTTTATCGGTGATAACATCCACATATAGTCCTTGACTATTCATTAACTCGCAGAAACTTTTTGTGAATTGACCAATACCACCGTGCGGTATTAATGTCTGCGAACTAACTAGGAATCCGATTCTTTTCATATCTTATTTGCTTTTACTAATAGATGCCAACCTAGGTATTCACTCACTGCCTCTCGCATTTCAGTAGACATTGCTGCAAACCAGGGTTCAAGTTCATAGATATGTTGTTTGTATTTTTCTACATTCCACATAAAACAATGAGCTTGGCGTATTCTTGCTATTTCAAACTTACCTTCAAGCAATTCATAAATTTCATCGTGCGTATATGCTTTTGCATATGGGCATCCTGCTTGAGCCTCATATTGATCTAATCCAGCTTTAATCATAGCATATTTCCAGCTATTCTTTGCGTAAACAAAAAATCTCAAATCACCGCCGTCAACTAAAACATTATGAATGTTATTAAAAATCTTTTGAATATCCGGATAATGATGTAGCACACCGCAACTATAAACAAGATCAAACTTGCCATATTTAGATAGGTCATTAATTGCGTTGTCAACAAAAAATTGACCTTGCAATCCCATTACTTCAAAACGCTTTTGTGCAAGCTTAACACTTTCGTCACTAATGTCAATTCCCACATATTCAGCACCGTTTTTCACAAATTCTGCTGCATCTGCGCCTAACCCACAACCAATTTCAAGCACTCGTTTGCCTTGATATAAGTGGAATTGCGCAAGTTCACGGAGATGTGGCTCGACCTTATATCGCTTGTTAGAGTTTTCTTCAAAGAACTCTAGTGTACCAATCTCACTGGTACTATGCTTAATGTTACAGGGTTGACGATTCCAATAGTCAACAATCTTTTGTTCTAAGTTATCAGTCATTTTTAACTTCCATTTAATATATTCATACTTGTCAACCCAATTGGATATTCTAGACGTAACATTATCTTCCCCACTCTACTACGAGGTTGTACCCTGCATCTTTGATCTTATTTTCATACATAATCGTTTTCTCATATAAATCCTTCATCGGTATCTTCACTACCGGATGAATCAAGTTTGGATCAAATGTTTCTGGACACCCATGCCAAAATCTACCATGGTATAAATAAACAGTGTTTGTGGTCTCGTCATACCCGTCTACTTTGTATTGTACATCCTTTAACCATACTTGTCTACCTTTAATCCCCAAAGAATCTAACCATTTTGTTTCACTGTCACTAACAAAACTACCGACCGACTGACTTGTCCATGCCGCAACCTGCGCTAACTTTAGGCGTTCCATATTGTCTTCTTTGTAACATTCAGGGCATTGTCCCATCTTGTTACTTGCTATAGAACTATAATATACATTATGTTTGGTGCATCTAATATTTGCTAATCTTTTGTATCTTCCGGAAGTGTCAATATAACACTCTGTAACATCAATGTTGGGTCTGTCCTTAAGAGCCCTGTTCTTGAGTTCAAACAAGGTGTTGGTTCTTTTTTCCCACATCTTGCCACTTTCGTAATATCCCTTGCGACAACAATGTTTTAACTTTAATATTTGCCAAGGCAATGAATAGAAGGTCCCGTGCTTACATTGATATTCAATCTTGGTGTCGGTATTAAGATACTCTCCTAATATCGTAATACCTAATTCCGGATTTACTTCGCTTATGAACTGTTCTGTGGTTTTCTTATTAATAGGATTTGTCATATTCCCCTCGTATTATTAAATAGTCTTCATTATTTATACAATACGAGGGGTAATAAACTTTTACTATTTAGGTACCCCACCTGTTGCCGAACAATGGCAAATGCAGCCGATCACTATAACGAACACCATTTTTTATAGCAAGGTCTGCAACTGTGCGATTGTTAAGATGATATACACTCTCTACTCCGCCGACAGGCATAAAGTAAACAGGACCTATAAAGCCTTCTTGACGATAACGCTTAATCATTTCTAATGCTTCATTAGCATCGTCTTCTGTTGCGATAACAAACTTGAGATAGGTATAACCAACATCTTCATACCGGCACACTACCTCGGGCTTGATAGCTTCTTCTGTAGTATGTCCGGAACAAGATAGTTTGGGACTTACGCTAAATGTAATCTCACGATCAAATGCATAGCCAGTCTTTTCACCCAGAACAGCTTCCCAACGCCAATCGTCAAGATATTTGATAAACTCATCTGTAATCGGTTGTGTGCCGTTTGTCTCAAAGGTAATCTCTCTGAGACTTTTCATCTTTTCGTGACTTAAGAGTTCTGGGTAGGATCGTTGCCATCCGAGGAGTGGTTCTCCTCCTGTGATGACGAGGTGTTCTTCTTTCCATTCTTTAAACGGTAGTAGTTCCATAATGTCGCTGACAATAGTATCAATGTCCCTGCTGGGAGAAAGATGCTTGAAGCGAGGATCCCAGGATGCGTAGGAGTCGCAGCCCGTAGTGACGAGAGGAAGCTGTCCGTATTCGTTGTATTCGTTTGCTTCAATTTTTTCCCGCTCATTTGATAATTCTCCTTTTGGCATTCCAAAGCCGCTACAAGTAAAGTTGCATCCAAATGTTCTCAGGAAGATACTTGGGACTCCCATATATCTACCCTCACCTTGGATTGAGTAAAATAATTCACTTATCTTGATTTTTGTCATCTATTTTCCAACCGTGATATTTGGGATCAATCCCATACTTTTTTCTATATTCATATCTATCTTGTTCCCAACGCCAACATCCATACACAATAAAAGAAAGTATAGCGCACAATACAGAAACACTTATAACTATAATTAAGTCAGTCATTTTCCCACCAATTTTCCCAAGGAAAAATTACCCAGTGTGGATCTTCAGCCTTGTTGATACTCTTACCAATATAATTTATCTGCGTTAAACTTTGATCATTGTCAATCAATGCTGCAAAGCGAACACTTTCATTCCAAATACCATCCCATTTTTCATCACCGGGGAATGCACTTGATTGCCAATCTTTCTTGATCCATTCTAATGTAGCACCAGTATCGTTAATGTCATCAACAATGAGAATCTTCTTACCATCGTATGCATCTTCTGCCATCCAACAGTTACTTTCACACCCATCATCACTTCCGTCACGCAAACTGACTTTAACAGTTTCTAATGGAATGTCAAGATACTGACTGATCTTGACTGCGGGAACTAGACCGCCGCGAGTAAGACCCACGATATAGTCAGGCACCCACTGATCCTTTATGATCTGACGAAGGATGTTATGAATCAATGCGTCAATCTGTTTGTCTGTGTAATATACTTTTTTAATCAATTAACATTCTCCAAGAAATATGAATTCTTTTTCCACACCTTTTATGTTTCTTTCCGGGTAACCAAAGAATGAATCCGTAGGGTGTTTTGTCAAATCCCCAACCGGAAGTACTTGAACTAGGAGTAACACTAATATATGGATGCGTGAGAAACCAAAATTTGGCTAATACTAATTTCCATCTAGATGCTTTTCCTATAGGAGAGGTACTCCAACTAGAATATATCTTAACCATTCCAATGCCTCAATGCGTTTGCGATAATGAACATATTAGTGACTATTGCTTGAAAAATCAAGAATGTTCTTACCCAAGCTACACTATCACTTTCATTATCACAATCGCTTGCCTTCTCACCCAGAGCCTTGAACCAAATTCTTTTTATTCTTGACAATTTCTTCTCTTTCTTCCAAACTAGTAAAACATTGATTATTCGGGTCGTTTTCTTTGAATGTAGACCACAAGTCAAAGTTTTTTGGATCCTTTAACCACTGATCTAGCCAGCCCGGGCTCTGTCCAATTCTTTGTAGATACCAATTCAGTTTCTTACCCCACGCTAACTTCAACCTTAATTGGTCAGGGTGATTCAAATCAGTGGGTTGGTGTGGATTATTATCGTCAAACATTCTTTCTTGAGCAGTTTGATCGTTATTATTACCGGTCAAATCGTGTCTATCGTGATAAACATAAACACTAGGAACATTTTGAATGATACCTACGATGTATGCAACTTGACTTACCCAAGAATCAGTTACTTGATGAGGAGTCAAAACATCAAATAATGCTACCCAGTCTTTTGGTATGCAAGGAAATATTGCATTAGGGTGTTCATTATGATTATCTTTAAATCGTAGTACCTTAAATTGTCCATTATACTTAGCAATTTCAAGGTCCCAGTTGTCAGTTTGCATCACTGCATCATCATTCCATAATATCATCCACTCACCCATACTTTCACGGGCTAAATGATTAACATATAGATGAAGATTAAGATAACCCAATCTTTTAAATGTAAAGGCTCGCATTGCAACATCGCGGTCATTCAATTCTGGAACCAATTCATTATTGACATAATCAATGGTCAATGGATCATCATCATCAATTGCCAACAATATTTCAATACCGTCTGTATTACTTGCAGTATCCAAAAGAGAAAAGACGCTTCTCTTTAATAGATCAGGCCTTCCTCTAGTAGGAAGTAAAATTGAAATTTTTTGTTGTTGAATTGGCATTAATCAAACTCCTTATCTTCTCTGTGACCAACACGCATCGCCATATTGCTGTCGGTCTCGCGTACTGCTACCTTACAACACCAAACATTGTCTCCCCAACCATATGTTGGAAGAAAAATAGTATTCACATATTCATAAAGAAAGTCTGCGATGCCTTCGCATCCTGTCTTTTCAACTTCAGTAATCTTAGCAAGCTTCAACTCACCTAGTCTAAGTAGTTCTTCACGCTGAGGATCATCAACAGCAACAAGCAATGTGTGATCAAACCAGTCTTCAAGCAATGCCTTAAGTGGCTTTAATCCACCAAAGTCTACTACCCAGTTTCTTGCGTCTAATGTATTTGATTCAAACTCAAAATGAAAACTAAGTGCATAACCGTGAATCAAATTACAGTGGCTATCTGCCTTCCACTGACGATATGCTACTGGTCCTATTTGGTTATATGTTTTAGTACTAATATATTTTGCCATCTTTATTTCCTTATAAGATGACACGCAGAATGTTTTGAGTGGGATGAGCGTCAGAGACCACTGTAATTAATGTTGTATATATCACAATATCCTTCAGCGTTATAGATTTGTTCTAAATCTAAACTGTGATCATAATATCCTTCTTTTAGCATTTCTTGATAGGTTATGCTAGGATGAGAAGGAACATATGGATTAACCATATAATAAATCATAGCGTAATCATTGATATTCATAAACTCAATAGGTACCTCTTTCTTATCATAAAGATGTGGATAGCCCTCAAGAATATCTAATGCTTCTTCGCAATTTCGTGTAATGTCCCACAATACAGTTTGCAATGTATCACCCTGGCTATAAACAACATCAGCTACGCCACGGAAAACTAAACGATGATCAGGCAAATCATAGCGACCAAGTGAAACGGCGGCTGGACAGCGATAAGCCATCTGATCGATATTAGTATTCATTCCGTATGCTAGATACAACAATTACTTAAACTTCCTTATTGTTATCACACCATATCTAAGTGAGACAGTTTCGCAGCCAATCCTATTTATCACGGAGTTGGCTCGTTCTATCATCTTTATACTATTTCCGCAGATGATTGTCAAGGGAAATCTATCCTGATTGGTAAAAATAAAATTTTCTACCAATAAGTCAACATCCTGATGTTTTACTCCGTGTAAGTCTAACTCATTGTCACGCATTTAATTTATCCACTATCTGCGCATCCGCAACACGCTTTCTTAAGCTGCTTGAACTAAAGCTATGATCACGACTGTTATATACTAACTCTATGCCTCGTTGAATACATTCTTTACGGCCAGTAAATGCTTTACCTTCATATTCAATTCCTAAAATACGAACATCAACGGGTAAAATAAGTAATAGATCAATTAAATCTTGTTCGGTCTGGTATATTACAACTTCATCAACATACTTAACTGCTGCTAATTGAATCTGCCGTTCAACAATTGATTGAATAGGTTTGTTCTTGGTATCAGGGCGATCAATAGTAGGATCAGTCTGTAAACCAGCAATCAAGTAATCACAATGATTTTTAGCTTCGGCGAGCATTGCGATATGACCCGCGTGAAGCATATCAAAGGTGCTGAAAGTAATACCTATCTTCCTACCTTCTTCCTTAAGTTCCTTAATCTTATTAAAGATCATATGGTAATACCTCTTCTATTAATGGATCGTCTCCCGCTCCATATGTTATTCTATATTCTTTATCATTATACTTGTAAAAATAAGTATGCGTTATTTGATTGTTTGAATCACTATGATGACCTACTAACTTGAGGACGACAAGCATTTGCTCTGCCTCTTCACCAATAAGTTCTCGCATTTCAGGACCATGAACCTGACGAATCCATTCGCGTAGTTTAACAGGATCGGCTAAGCGTTCTGCGGTCTGTTTGCGCATAATATCAATAATTTTTTGGTATTTGTCAGTCACAACCACCTCAACTTAAACCAAACCATATCTTCTTCTGTGGGGAAATCAATGTAGTAGTTACCGTCTTCAAGACCTATAGCCCGATCAGGACAGTGTTCATCTACCCAATCTTCTATGTGCGGCTTTATCAAGCTATAGCTACTACCAATGTCTAAGATAGGATGTTCAATTACTGGTTCAAATGTAAAAGGATCAGTGTGTGTTACTTTTCCCATACTAAATGGCAGATACATTCTTACTGTCACGACCACCTCAATAAGAACCACGATTCTAAATCTTCTGTGAATGTATATCCAGCCGAATGATTGACAAAATCATAGTCTACATAGGTCCACTTGTCTTTGGGGTAGGATTCTATCCAATTTTGAATTTCTCTATCACGAATAGCATATACATTTTTTCCACAATGCAAAGCGGAAAGTTTAGTCCAGGGTTTGAGTATTAGCGGTTCAACTGTCCAACTAGCGTTTAGTTTTCTAGTAGGCGCATTGACTTTGGTTTTAATAATTTCAAACTTAGGAATATTGCTCATTTCATTCTCGCAATACTGAGGAACTCTGCTCTTGCAGCAGGGTCAGTCTTGAATCCACCACCGAGACGGCTAGTGATAGTGCGAGAACCAGTATCTTCAACGCCACGGCTGGCTACGCAATAATGCTTAGCATCAATCATAACAGCCACATTCTCTGTTTCAAGGATATACTGCAATGCATAGAACACCTGCTCGGTCAATCGTTCCTGAATCTGAGGACGCTTACTGAAGTATTCAACGATACGATTTATCTTTGATAGACCAAGCACCTTAGTAGTCGGAACATATGCAACGGTAGCAAGACCATCGATGACAACGCCGTGATGTTCACAGTTACTCATCACAACCACATTGCGTTCAACTACCATTTCATCGTGACCCATCTTGTTTTCTACAACGGTACATTTGGGGAAGTTTTCTTCTTTGAGACCGAAATAAATCTCATTAATATACATTTTGGCCATTCTGTTGGGAGTTTCCGCAAGACTATCATCATTCAGATCCAGCCCCACCGTCTTCCAAATAGTAGTAAATGCCTCTTCAAGAATATCAATTTTTTTCTTGTTTTCTACTTCAAGTGCTGATTCAACAATAGGGCATTCTACACCTTTGTTAATAAGGTGTTCTCTAATCTTCTTTCCCAACTTAGGGTCTGTTTTAGTCTTATCAAAACTCACAATGATTCTCCTTACTCATAATTGTTTATGGTTCATAAATGTAGGTTTAGTAGAGTTCCACACTAAACCATACTGATATTTTCTGTTAGGGAAAGCAGATATGTCATCATCCGATCTATATTTACCCTTTAATTCCCCTTCAAATATAACTCTCTTTCCGGAAGGTTTATACTTTCTTCCGTACTCCACATTATAATCAAGCGCAATGTATCTGTCAATTTCTTTGGGTGATAAAAACTTTTCCTCACAGTTAACGATACACCATCGTTTTCCTCTGACTGCGGATTTACCGTACATTCCATTTGTAGTTCCGTGTCTGGCTTTGGTTTGTTTCTTACCCACTCTGGTTTTAATAGCAGAAGTGTTAATTATATTGTCTTTTCCGTATATTTCAATGAATAGGCCAAGTTGAGGTTTTTTAATGACAGTATGTTCACCTAGCAAAGTGTTGTAAATTGTTATTGTATCTTTTCTAGGATTATTGAATTCTTTGCCGCTATTGCTGTGAGAATTACCGGAAGACCAAGAAGAGGTTCTAATATTAGTCAACCCATATTCTTCCTTGAGGCGCTTGATTAAAGTTTCCTCTATTCGCACAGCCTCATCTTCTGTAAGACCTTCGTGTAATTTAATGATTGTAGGTGGTATACCCTCAGCGCACATTTGCCGGATAGTGTTAAGCTTATGGCTGTTTTTAAATTTTCGGGTAGGACGAGCATCCTTTAAATGATCGTACATTCTTCCATCTTTGCCCTTTCCTATATAGAAAGGTTTGTAGAGAAATGAAATATTCTCAGTTATGAATTGGCCCGGTTCTCGCGGATCAAGGTAAGCATATACATAGTAATGTGACATATAAGTTCCTAACTCCTTATATAATATAAATGATGTTGAAATCTATCATATTTCAACATTACTATTTATCCCAAATAACTACTCATTTATTCTTTTAGTTTCGTGCTTAACTTCACCATTTAATAACACGAACTTGTTTAATATTCCATTGTTGACAAACGATACTTCAAGTGAATCCGTTTTGCTATCTGCTAAGACTAGAACATTAGCCCCTTCTCCAGTGATGGGGAGTATTTCCTTCATTAAACGCATACAGGTAAAATCATCAATAGTGTCATATAAATATTTCAATATAACCCGCTTGACTTGTTCTTCTATGGTGTGAATAATCACTGCATCATTACTCCGGTGGTACATCTTTTGATTCGGTCATAACAATGAAATAGGGTTTATTCTTGCGAATCATTTCATTGATCATATTTCTAGTTCCGTTACTTTCACCGTCCCATATAATAATTGCTATATCTGCGTATTCGGCCATCTGACGATTGCGAATAGGGCCAGCTCTTTTGCCATATGTATTCCAATCCGCCGGCATTTCCTTAATTGGAATTCCTCGCATATTAGCATACTGTTCACCTAACTGATCAACACCTATTGCTTTTCCGGAGACAATTTCAGTAACTTGAATGCCATTGCGTTCTATTCCACTACGGTCAACTGCTTCAAGAACTAACTTGAAATCATTGAATGGAATCTTATTCTCTTTGTCTTTGTAACGAGTACCAGCGATGATAACTTTCATTATCGCATCATCCTTATCTCTCCGCAGATAGTGCATCGGTGCGGATTAGTGGTTCCGCAGCTATCAATTAATACCCAATGATGGATACCAAACCATTTGTGAAGCCACGCTGCATACTTATTCATTAATACTTTGCCTCTCTAGTGTGCTTACGATAATCTGTAGTATAACGACGATATTGATCACCCTTACCCTCAAGAATGTCACAGATACGATCAATGGTTCCATCAGTATAATCACTGATCTTGCCCATATTAGGATGAGCCTTCTTCAACAATACATCAAGCTTATTTACCGCGTCATCAATAGACCAAGGAACATACATTCTTTCGTGATCATTGGCAAATGTTTCAGGAAAACTGCGATAGGCAGGGTATAATACATTGCATCCCAGTGCATCTGCTTCACTTACAGTGTTACTCACCCAATCCTGCAACGCACAATTGAATACAACACGGCTTTCGTTAAGAATCTCATAATACTTGTTCTTGTCAAGATTATCATAGATAATCAACTTACCGTCTTCAACCATCTTGCGAGTGCGAGCCATATAAGTTTCGTTATTTGAACGAAGTTCTCCTCCACTACAAACAACAAACTCAATGTCAACCTTTGGATGACGAGTTCTATACTCCTCAATAACATCCATATAGAAATCAGGTTGCTTTTCTTGATCCCATCTTGCTGAGAATACTACACGCATCCTACGACTGTTGAAGGGACGAATATAATTGTCTACTCTTTCAATTACCTCATCCTTACCAAATGCAAGACCTGAGATATTATAGATAGGAACGTCCCATCCAGCTACTCGCATATGTGCAACCATTTCTTCGTTAGTCGCAAGAACACCGGACACACTAGCGCATACCATTTGTTCATATGCTCTCATCCAACGATCCATTCCCCAAACGTGGACAAAATCATCAGGATCAATAGTCTGTGCTAGACAACGAACAAAGATGTGAGGACACTTGTCTTCGGGAAGCTGATCAATGATGTAGGGCAGTGATTCAAAACCGGGCTGAAACATATCTTCAAAGTAGATTACGTCTTCGCTAGTGACTTCACCCTGCTGCATAAGCTGAACAAGATTCATCATCTGACTCATAGCATAGTAAGAGCGACCGTGTGCATCAAGCACCTGACCAGTCACGATCTTCTGACTGTTATCAAGTTCGCGCCCCAAAACATACACTACATCAAGGCCCCGCCTAGCGAATACTCGACGATTCCATTCTGTTAATTGTAGTGTATACCGAGCATTATAGGCTTCAAGGCCCATATAAAATAGTTTTCTCATTTGTTATTTTCTTTCACCAACTGTAAACGAAGCCACTAGATATTACAAACAACTTTACCTATGAGTCCCTAGAACTTCCTGTTCCTTAAACTTTGCTAGGTCAGCTTCCCAATTGTTCTTAACTGGCTTCCCGGACATATGTCTCTGGAACACCTTATAAGTGTTGCTCTTGTTATTATAAAGGTCGCGCTCATCAAAGCGATAACCATATTCTACGCAAAAATTGCGTAGAGTGTCCAAATCTTCAAAAATCTGATTGATATTAGTCTTAGCCATTATATACTCCTTAGATGGCAAGTGATTGATAAGGTTTTGTTGTGTTGTAATAAATAGTGGCACCGTTCTCACCGTCTTCGCTGACTGTGATTTCAATGTCACGCTCGGGGTAACGACTTGCAATATGCTCATACAAGCTATCACAAATCATTTCACAAGACTGATAATCAAGATCAATAACTCCCTTGCCATATAGATTTTCTAGATAGCGTTTGAATTGAATGAACTCAATTTCTCGGTCATTGTGCTTAACTTGAATACCCACTTTAAAATGAAAGATATGCCTATGTGGGTATCCAAGAAAACTTACATCGTATTCATTCCCTGTAGCAAGATCAATGTTTTCTAATGCATCAGGATACTTATGAATTCCTTCTTTACGAAAGGTAACCCAAATCATTCGTTTAGCCTGATCAACAATACGCAATCTTTGCGTAGCTCTGGCCATTTCTATATTGTCATCTATATTCATAATTCATCTACCATATCTTGTATAGCATCATCGCTATCAATGATTTCTTCATCAACTTCTATATCACTTTCATCAACTGAAAACAAATCATCAAACATAGATTTCAGTGGCTCCTTCTTTACTTTTTCAACTTTACTAGAACCAAACTTACCATCGAATAATTCAGTAGATTGTGTTTCAGAATTAACTGCCTTCTTACCAGAGAATCCTTGGCCTGCTTTCATCTGAGTCCAGAACTTACTATAATGTTCTATCAAATCCAAGCTACTTTGTCTATCTTTAAGGCTAAAAATCTCGTCAACAATTTCACCAAAAGTTGTATGATCAAACTTGTCTATAACCATATTAGGAAGAATGCCTGTCTCGTAACGACGATTGGCTTCCTGAACAGCATAGATATGCTGATAGACATTATGTGCTTGTATCAATGTATAGCTAAGAGTATCCCAGCTAGTCTTAGTTTCTTTACCGTGCTGACCAAGAAAACCTACACCACGATAGCAGATATCTTTCATCAACAATCTATCAGTTATTGGACTATCAGTAAACAATTGATGAATATTATCTTCTAAGCAACCTTGACTATACTTGCGATTGTCAGTTGCATACTTTTTATTCTCAGCAGTTTTCTCCATAGCATAAGTCCACTTTGTATCGTGTTCAAATGTATTGTTGTTGTATGCTAGACCTTTAGCAGCAGCAAAGAATGGGCTTGCACAATCAAATGTAATCTTGAACTTGCTATTATGATATTTGCGAATCGCCTTCTGAATATCAGTAAACAATACTGCATATTCCATAATACTAGTGCCGAGACAGTGAATTAAGTCGTGCTTGCCTTCTTCTAAGAAACCATCGTGAATAATACCCACTAAACGCTTAAGCATCAAATGAATGTCAATCTTGTTTTGACCACCGAACGCCCAGCCATTAAATGCACGATCCCCATAGATGTTGGTATCGCAATACTTCTTCATCTCCTCGTACCAGTCATCACTCTGCTTATGATTGCGGCCCTGCAAAACATTTAAGAACTTGCAGCGACCATCACGATTGTTGATGAAGTATTCGTTATTGATATGGGTAGCAGTAATTGCTTCTTCAATGGTGCTGATACCATGTGCCGAGGTACTAGTCTTCTTATCCTTGATATGATAAGTTGTCAGGCTCTGTGATGGAATATCAAGACACATACCATAGTCCATATATTCATCCATCCACTTAAGAACTTCTGTTCTTTTCTTCATTGCACGAGGGCAGTTAGGATCCTTCCAATCTGCGGGCCACTGACATTTAAGAATCTGGAATCCACCGCTGTCTCCTAGAAGAAATGTACCTTCTTCTCTTTTGCGGATGATAGATTCGTTATTGTCATCCTTAGTAATATCTAGATTCGCGTGACCAGCAGAATATAAGCCCCACTTATATGTGAATAATCCTGCTTTACTGTTGAAGAAATTCAAACATTCAACATCACCATTAAATCCTGCAGGAATTCTCGTAGGGTCAAAATAGTTTTCACCTTCACGCTGCTTACCTAAGCCGCTAATGAAGAAGGACGAGATTGCAGGCAGAAACAATGCCCAATCATCATTGTGATAATCAGAGAGATTAATTTGATCCAATTTTTACCTCATCTTTGATTAAAGTCTGTACGACTTTAATCTTTTGATCAATTTCTTTCTTTTGGTTTACAAGATCAGCAATAGTAGGATTAGTTTTTGCTAGTTTTTCAAGTTCAGCATCTTCTGTTGCTTTTTTGATAGCCCAATCCAATGCTGTTTCAGCATCAGGAGTCAAGTTAACCTGAGCGTGACTCATATTTAACTGGATCCAACTATTGCCGTCATACACTTCTATATTCTGAGTAGAAGTATTAAATCGCATATCCCCAAGACACATAGCGCCTGTATAGCTATTGACATATGTGGTCGCTGGCATTCCACCGTTGACCACCATATAACGACCACCGTTAATCGTCCTAATCATATCACTTAGTCTGTGCTGGTAATAGATAACGATAGTTTGCAATGCCACTATCAACTGTGATTTCAGCAGCGCCTGCATCAGCAAAACGAACTACCTTATCACCGGGTAGATCCATAATAGCAAGAAAGACCTTAACAGGCCAGTTCCAAGCCTTAGTAAGATTTCCAGTCACATCTGAATGAAACACAAAGTTACCACTGTGTGTAGAATGATCACCGAAATAAATCTTTAGATCGCCATTGTCTGTCTTGGTCTTAAAGTTAAGTTCTTCGCTGTTAGCACTAGCCTGCTTCTTAAGACGCATAACACCAGCAACTGTTGGTTCAAACTCAACATCCCAGCTAGCGCCCTTGAATGTGACATTCTTAATCTTATCTTCAACTACATTCTTCAACATCAAGCGATAGTCGTTAACAAAGTCACCTACCTTAGTTTCAAAGTGAATTGCAGCAGGAACATCAGCTCCGTCTCTGTTTTCCTTAGTCACATTGATAACTGAAGTGTCATCGTAATCATCAAAGCTTAGAATTGTCTTAAGCTTTGACAAGTTAGGCATACCGAAAGTTCCCTGAAATCCATCAATGGGAGTCTTAAATGTCCCAGTGACGATAACAGTCTTGTCATCAGAATATGCAGAAATCTTAGTTTCTGTATCGGAGCCCTCGACCTTTACAAGTTCAATGACACCTAGTCCCTGAGTATGTTGGATCAAATCTAGTAAATTATCTTTCATTTTGTTTCCTTTATAGTATTTAGGTTCGTATATAGTGTATAATAGTGGAATTTTTTGCAAAAAGCAATAGTGTTGTTATCCGAAACTAAAGAAGTCATCGACCTTGCTATTAGTATTGGTATCGGTTCTAATGTTCCAATTCAATACGCCCAATAAGTTGTCAATCTTTTCATCAACTAATGTTCGTTCCATTTCTAAGTCATCAAATGGAAGATCAATAAACCATTTGGGCAATCTCAATTCGTCTGTAGGATATGCAACACTTGTAAATCCAAGTGGATTATCCTTTACTTTACAAACAATAATCTTCATTCCATCAACTATCTTTTGACTATATTGATCATTGTTCATCTTACGAAGATAGTTATAGTTAAGTGCTGCTCTAACATGTCCGGGCATATTAGCTTTGCCTGTCTTGCTACGAGCTTCTAATTCACCATAATATGTGAGTTTATTAACACTCTTGGGAGAACCCTTAGTCCAGCTATCTTGCTCGCTTAGCCAATTCTTGAATTCACGAATCTTGCTTACAACTTCGTCTCTTGGCGCACCAGCAAGCACAATTTCAAGAACTTCCATCAAGAATGCTTGAACATACTTGGGAGTGTCTGCCCGCTTAAGATCAAGACCCATTGCCTTAATCTCGCCCATCTTGTTCCCTGTATCTTTTCTTTTGCCTTCTTTGTCAAAGATGTTGATGGCATATCTTTTCTTTGTGATGAACAATGTTCTATCACCGATAAGTTCACGACCTGCCTTAATAACTTCACCGTTTTTGATAGGACAATGAAATGCTCGTTCCATAAATGAAGGGAAGCTTAGATTGACATGGTCCGCGATAGTGTCATATAGTTCAATACAAGTTTCTTTGTTCCAAACAAGTTCTCCTCGTTCAATCTGACCCTTGACAAGAGGATATGCACTAAAATAACAGGAGTCAGTATCACCATACACAATAGCTTCGCCGTCGTGTTCATACTTTTCCGTGATGATTTCATTAATTTGGCTCATCATATGTTTCACAACTTGACGACCGCTTAATGTAACTGACTGCCCGATTCTTTTATCATAGAAACGACAATGTTCGTTCAACAATGCACCATATGCTGAGTTAAGCAAAATCTTGCGAACAAGCTGACGCTTATCATAATAGTCAAACATATCTGTGCCATATGCTTCTTTGGCTTCTTTCTGAATACTTTTTCGTTCAGTATACCAACGAGACAACAATCCGGGAATGACACCTTCTTGTTCATATGTAAAGATGGTGCCATTAGCACTAATCATCCAGGGCTTATGACTGTCAAAGATTAGTTTCCAGATTTCAGCAGCACTCATTTCTACGCTACGACCATCTTCATAATCAATGGTAAGCATAGTACCACGTTCTTGGTTCATAATAGCAGTATATTCTAATGAACCAAACAAGTTTTCCCAAAGAATAGCGCCAGTGACTGCATCTGCATCATCACCGTTCTTCTTTTTACGCTTGTCTTTAGCAAGTGCAAGGCTCTTTTCACGCATATATTGATTAGTCAATGTCTGTCTAACCTGACCAATGATAGTTTCAGGAGCCATATTCAATGCGCGAATTGTAGATGGATATAGACTGTTAATGTCAACTGCACCGACCCATTCGTGAATGCCCTTCTTAGGAACAGCAACATATGCACCCGCTGCTTGTTGCTCATCACCGAAACTATCTCTGCGCTTTTTGTCAGGCACGACTAAATCACGATTATGTGCTTCGTTATAGATAGCCATTTCAATCATTGCTACTGAACCCATAACAGTGGGCATCAATACAGTGTTTTCGTGTGCTAGAGCATTTGCAAGATCAAGAAACTTTAGTTTATTATGAATCTTAACCATCAGCATTGTATCCTGACGATTATACTGCACGAATGTCTTGAAATCTTTGTTGTATAACTGGTCAAGACTACCTTCATATTGAGTCTTGCGCTCACCAACTTCCATTTCACCAATAGCATCTAGACTATAGCTATGGCGACTTTCATAGTTATACTTCTTATACAACTGTAGATAGTCCATATGAATGCGACCAACTAGGTCATAAGTTGTTTCTTCTTTACCATATCGCTCATATGTTCTAGACTTTGGAAGTTGACCAAGCAAACAAAACTTTCTAGTATCGTCCTTACTCATAATACGGGTAACACGATTTACTAGATAGGGAATATCGTACCCTTCTGAGTTCCAACCAGTCAAAACATCTGCATCTTCAATCAATTCAAAGAATGTTTCAAACATTTCTATCTCATTACGAAATAAGAAACAATTCTCAAAGTCTTTGGTTAATTCTTTTGCAGTTTCATCTGTCATATGTCTTGGAGGCATAACCAATGTAATCAATTGATCAAGCCAATCCAAATACATACTTATTGCTGTTACACTATTGAATGGATCATCGGTAGGACTGAATCCTCTATCAGGATCAAAGTCGACCTCAATATCGAAAAAGCAAGTATGAAGCTTAGGCGGTTCAGCGTTTAAGTAGTTGTCACTGAGACACCTAAAAACTACATTGATATCACTTTCGAACAGAGTTTTACCACGATGTATTCTACGCTCTTTCTCAAACTCTGCTTTCTTGCGAGTAGAGAAACGAGATACGCTGTCTCCAAAGATACTGCGATATTTTCCTCGAGGATCTGTGTAATAGAAAGTATAGTTGGTAGGATATTCCTTGTAGAGGCGTTTGCCCTCAGAACTACGCTCTACGACAAATATCCTATCACTTTTTCCGTCAAGAACGGCGTCAATATATGACATTAATTAGGCTTTGCCCACCGTAAGTAGAATGTTGTTGAGTTCCTCATTTTCCTCGTTCGTTTCGTTCAAACGGGACTTGTGTGCGACCTTAATTGCCTTCTTGAGGATAGAGGGCTTGATTTCTAATTCTTCTGCAATAGCCTTAATTGTATCATTAAGACCTTCGTTGAGTGTTTCCACTTCAACAAGGACCGAAATACCTTCGTTTACTAATTGAACCAATTTGACCTTTGCTTCAGCATTAAATGTTCGTGACAAATTTTATCTCCTTATTTGTTTAACTATATTACAGTATTTTGTGTAGCAACACAACTGGTTTGGTATAAATATAGTTGAGAATCGCGGTACTGGTAATACCCATTCTCTCTAATACTGAAACGGAGTATCAGCGATGAACACTATTTATTTCTATTCCAACAAGCCTGATGGTTTTTATGTATATGCGTTTATCCGAAAAAAACGGAACACCTTATTATATTGGTAAAGGAAAAGGTAGAAGGTGGAAACATAACAAACACGAACAATTCAAAACTCCATCTGACTATTCTAGAGTAATTATATTAGAAGCAGGATTGACTGAAATAGGAGCATTCGCACTAGAGAGGAGGTACATTAAGTGGCACGGTCGAAAAGATATAGGTACCGGCATATTACAGAATCGCACTGACGGCGGCGATGGCGTATCTGGAATGATACAAAGTGAAGAATCCAATCGTGCAAGAAGTATAGCTCAACTTGGTGTACCTAAAGGTCCTCACACTGAAGAAAGAAAAAAGGCAATTAGCATTGCAAAAAAAGGAAAGAAAATAACAGGGCGAGGATTAGAAAACCTACGAAAAGCTCGGGAATTAAAAAGAGGAACCAAACGTCCAGATCATAGCGAAAAAATGAAGGGGGCCGGAAACCCTATGTTTGGCAAGAAAAGAGAGAAGACCCGCGGATCAACCGGAATGAAGTGGTATAATAACGGTATCCTCTCTGTTGTTTCTGATACCTGTCCCCCGGATTATGTTCCGGGAAGAATATACAAAAGAAAGAAGTAGTTACTGAAATATGTGATGGTTCTTCTCGCCATAGATTTTGATATACTTGCCAGCTAACATATCAGCCATCGCTTCAATGGGACTGCCGGGATAACTATCGCCGGGCTGAATCATACCCAGTTCACTTTGGCGACAATGAACAATTTCGTGGAATACTGTTCTTAAGATATCGACTAAATTTCGGTTCTTTGCATAAACCCATATAGTATCTGAACCTTCAGTGTGCCTACCAGTATGATGATTTTGCTGAGCATCTTCTGTGTCCATACTCAGTTCAATTTTTATTGGATTCTTAAGATGAACCCTACGCATTGCCCATTCAGCAAACTTATTCACTTCGTCAGGAATGTCTAGATTTTCAATGTCAACATCTACTTCATCTAACTTGTTTTTAATCCAGGTATCAGGAGTTCTTTTGTATTTTTTAACAAACAAGTCGTGTAATGCCTTACCAGTAATATGATGCTTTTGTGCAACTTTACGCATAAGTTTATCAATGGTATCATAATCGTGCTTAGCCAAACTAGGTAGTTTTTTGGCTAATTCCGAGGCAGCAGATTCTACTAAGATTTCATCACCGAGCATATTATATTTATCATTGGATATGGAAATGGCGACGAATTACTTCGCCGCCATTTCTTTTATAAATTAATTAAAACTTCTGGCTGATGGAAATACCAACAGTATCGCTATCGGTAGTTCCGCGAGTGCGATAATAAGTAGCGCCTACCCCAGTTCTATCACTGATTGCGTAGGTGAGACCAGCGTGAACTCGCTCCTCGTTAATATTGTCGAGATATTCAAATCCCTGACGATGGCGATAACCAGCAGTTACTGAAACCGGACCATATACCTGACGCGAACCCTTGATTCCAAGACCCCAGAATTCACTGGTATTGCCCTGCTTGAAAGATTCACCAAGCTCGGCATAAGCAGTGGTCTTAATACCAGCTACTTCTGGGAGATTGTATCCAATCTTACCAGAAAACTTAGCATCAACTGCACCAGCATTCTGCGCCTGCTTAGCCTGTAGCTCTGCACCAGCAACTACATTGCCGTATACATTACCCCAGTATTCAACCTTAAGTTCGGTAGAGTCAGTGTGTGCGCCACCGCGAACATCGCCAAGACGAACTTCGCCAGTGAGTGTTCCTGCTGCAAGAGCAGGAGTTGCAACGACTGCCGAGGCGAGTGCTGCGATTGCAATTAGCTTCTTCATAAATTAACTTTCCTTTTTCATAGTTAAAGTCCGACTATTTGCATAGTCAGTTATATATTTAACAGGTGTGTAGGTGTATGTCAAATTTATTGGGTAAACTCAATAAATGCTTTTCGGAGCACGTGGCTTGTTATAATTCTTCACGGTATCAATGAATGCTTCCTTACTCTGAATAGCAAGGTTCTGCATTTCTTCACGGTCCATGGGCTTGAGCGTTTCATAGCGATTCAAGAATGCAATCATTGCATTTACAGGAAGCTCAACTCTGGAACCATCACGAAAGGCGATAGGGCGATTGCCGCCAGTATCCATACTCTTGCGAATCTGAACGACAAGGTTGGGAACCTTTTCAGTATCCGGATCTTCAATGTTGTCATCTTCAAACGATTCAAACAAGATTTCATTAATTTTCATATTATATCACCTTTTGTGTATTTATCAGTGAATCACTGTTTTAGCATAGTTAGCTAGCATTGTCAACCTATTTTATCAATCTGTTGCCAAATTCACATCCACGATGTTTCCAGATAGTCCGGGCTCCATTTCTATGGCCCTGGTAGCAGCGTGATCACGATCATAACCTAAAAGATTAATCTGCCTGCCACTCGTAGTGGTGATGGTATATACATTCATACCACTGCTGCTAGAAGGCTGATGTTGTCGCCTAACTTCTAAATCTTGCTGGCTCCACATAGGTCTATGTGATTCGGCTCTATCTCTTGCGTGTTGCTCATTATTAGCCATAACATTTATAGTTTCGCCAGTTCTACTATTAGATACTACCCAGCTTCCGAATGTATTATCTTCGTCACTACCGCCAAATGCTGGCTGAGCCTGACCTAAATGACCGCGCAACCTATCTCTCCAATCAGAAGATTGACTTGGTTCATTCATTCGTTCTATCTGTTGTGCTTGTCTAGCTTGATACATAGAGACTGTGCTTCTGTCAGAATCCTGCAATACAATATCAGGTTCTTGAACTCTATACAAGTTAGGATACAATGTCATTGCAATGCGATTAGCTTCTGAAACCGATCTAGCTGCAATATATTCACTAGCTGTTACGTAAGGTTGAGTTTGTCCAGTCACACGGTATAACTGATATTCCTGACCCAGGTCACTAGAAGGTTCTGCGCCAGTTTGCAAGCTTACAGGAGTAACAGTGATATCAGCGCCACTAGTAAAATTATGTGGATCGTTTCTAATTGCACGCCCTCTAGCATTTTGTTCACTGCCAGCAGCTAATCTAACCTCATGTCCTGTGTCATTGTTGCGAACAATATATAATTGCTCACCTGGTGCCATTCTAGGAGATGATTGCTGTGGTTCCTCAAACTCATCCTTCAATCTAGCAGTAAGTTCGCCTTGATTAACCATATTAGGATACATATCAACCGCGATTTCAACTGCTTGCATTGGGCTGAAGGCGTAGATTTCAACTCTCTTATCCGGGTCGTCACCGTGAACAATATAGTAGTGATTGCCGGTAAACTCAGTTACTAAGATGTTTTCTATATCGTCTGGCTTGAACCAGCTAGGCTCTAGCTTAACTGCGGCTTGTAATGCTTTATCATCATTACTGACTTGCTCTGTTCGCTTGAGAATGATTCTGCGATTATCGCCGGTTGGGTTATCATATTCAACAATCCAGTCACCGTCTCTTGCCTGATAGATTGGAACTTCAATGATACCCTGTGCAGTATATTTTGATTGTTTTCTTTCTGCTTGTGCAGTCTTAAGTTTATTCTTAAGTTCACTTCTAGTGATAGTGCCGGCAGCATACTGAACAAATATATCCTCAATTGATCCTTTAGTAGGAGCAAACATCTTAGTTAATTTCTTTAGGTATTCCTTACGATATTTGTCAGGATCAACTGCTGCATCAAGTGCTACAACACAGCGATATAGTGTATCTTCTACCTTATCAAAATTATCACCAAGCCAATCTCCGCCCGGGCCTCTGAATTCAACACGATTATCTTTTGGATTGATACTAGTGAACTTACCTACTCTTCCCGAGTGAATAACTTTACTTGCCATTTCTTCTAAATTATTTTTTAATTTTTTAAATAAAAGTTCTTTATCTTGCGGACTAGCATCTGCAATAACATCCATCGCACTTTTACAATATGTATTTGCACTGCGACCAAATCTATCTAATAGATATTTGTCACCTAATAACAATGTAAGCTTAACAAAGTCTAATTTGTCTTGATCAAAATCAGGAACACTAACATTCATATGTAATCCGGTAGAGCGATTAGTATAGGCACCTCTTCCGTCGGCCCATTTCTTAACTAACTTAACTTGTTCAACTGCTTGGTCTAATGACAACGGAGGACTAATAAACTCTAAACCGGTATCACCACCTTCACCGTGTAAACTTGAGTCAGGTTCAATATCGTATGCATCATCTTCTCTATTACCGCCGTGATAACTTGTGCTATAATTGGCATGCATTCCTACTGCTCGTGAAAATTCGCTAGCTACCTGTTCAAGATTCATTTCACTATCGCCGCCGGTATAGTATGGCCACATAATATATCCACTAGTGGCACCGGGAACATCCGACATATTATAAATGCCGATACTATTTAAAAATTGTCTTTCATCAAAGTCGCCTTCTTCTTGTTTTTCATCACGAAATTCTTCATATGCTTTACTGTAGTTATAACCTTGTTCTTCCCATTCATCCTCAATGAATTTTTCCCAGTCTTCCTTTGAAGGAACTCGGTCGCCTAATAAATCTTCTTCTGTTCCTACATAATCAGCAACTTCGTCATCGCTTACATTTTCACGACACCACTTGGTAAAATATTCTCCACTTTCTTGACTCCATAAATCGTCAATTTGTTCGCTTTGATATTCGTAGAACTTTTCTTGAAGTTCATTGCGCAAATCATTTATAGCACTACCGTAATTATATTCGCCATCGTCAAAAAACCTTATGATATCGTCAATGTCATAAGCATCTTCATCCATACTCATATCTTCTTCTGGATCGGCATCATCATCTACTGTGCCAACATTAGGCACGATCATCTCAAACTCAATACCAACTTTAGCATCAATGTCACTAGCTAATTTTTTGAGGTTGCTAGGACTCATCTTGACTTCAAATAAGTCTTCGTATGATTCAACTATTAAGAAATCTTTAGCGCGCAAGTGTTAGGCCCTCGCTGTTTTTAAAATGCTTCTTAACATCCACTTGTGTTTACTGTGGGCGTCAATGCGTTCTGCAATGAAGTTAGCAATACCCTGTTCGTCGGCATCATTTGCTACGTGGAAGGCTTGCTTATACATCCCGAGTATGATATCATTATCATAGTATAATTCCTGCATCATTAATTCGGCTCGTGGAATCTTCGTTTGGTCTTCAATTTGACTTAGTTCAGCATAACGAGTTATACTGCCAGGTGTATAACTATCAAGCTGGCGAATGATTTCAGCTATCTTGTCAATGGTGTTGTCATATACTTCTGAGTAATAGTTACTAAAGAATTCGTGATATTGGGGGAAGTCTGGACCCTCTACGTTCCAGTGAAAATTCTGTGCCTTGATAGATAGGGCATAGGCTGTTGCCAATAGTGTTTTAAGTGTATCTGCTAACATAATATAAGTCCTATAGACTATTTATTGTTTTGATTCAAGAACAGCAACTCTTTTGTCCAAGTCGTGAATCTCATCTTCAATATCATCTTTGAGTTGGTCTCTTGCAATTTGGTTATTATCTTGTATTAATTGTATTTGTTCCTGCAGGTCAATGACAGTCATTAATAGGTAACCTACTCCTGTCAATAATAAAGGAAATATCGCCATTAATATATCTTTTATCAATCCCTCTTTCATTAGTTGTTCTCAATAAAGTCTTGCAATATTTGTCTTGCTTCTTTATAACTAGCGGCTTCAAATGTAGTAGTTTTCCATTCCCCGCTTTTGCATAGTGCGTTAAAGGTGTAAGTTCTCATTATCCTTCCTCCCCGATATCTATATATCTTAATGGTTTTTTAGTTAATACCGCTGCAATAGCTCTATGATTACCATCTACAATGTGCCCATTATCTAATACGATAATATAATTTGAAAGATTAGGATCTTTGATGTATGCATTAACAATGTCGTGTTGTTCTGGTTCCATCCTATCAAACAAGTCTTCAATACCTTCTACATCATATTGATGCGCTAAATTAAAGTCTAGTTCTCTAGGTGTGATCTTTTTAATTTCAAATGGAGTATCCCATATCATAGTACCGTAGTCCCAGATTTGCTCATTGTCGTCTGGTTTCTCTTGTTTATATAAGTCAGTCAACGTGATAGTTTCAGCACCTTGATCTTCATAAGTCATCGCAATGATACGACGAGGACCCTTCCTTTTAAACTTGTTATATTCTTGTTCATATGTAGTGGGTCCACCTACCATTTGACCACCATTATTTCCAGCACTTCCGCCACCTTGTCCAGTGCTTACTGTTTCGTCCACAGTAGATTTACTTTGAGCAATCAATTTCCTGACATATTGCTGCACTATAGGATCATTGTAGGGTAGACTATCTTCACTTAATGCTGCCGGGTATTTGTCACCGGTGATTGTTGATCCGAAAGTAGTATAAATTAATTCACCACCTTCTTTAAAAAATTGATATAATTGTGGCAATGTGTCTAAGTTAGGATATATGATAGAAAGAGCAAAGTTTTCTACTCCTAACTTAGACACTTCCTGCCTTGCATTACCTCTGAGTTTTTCCAAGATCATATTTTTAGCTTGCTGGCTATTTTTCTGTATTTCTTCGCCGCCCACATTAAAATATTGATTTACCTTATATGAACGAGTATGACCATAAATTATGTTTTGTTCTAGATTGTCCCAATTTGTTGCAGTGCGTTTCTTCGGATACATCATAGCTATTTGTATAACAGGGATACCATTTTGCTTTATTTGATCAATAGTTGTTCTAACAGCTTTAATGCCAGTTGGTTGTGTAACAGGAGCACCAAATAATTTAACAAGCTTCTTTAAGTATTCTTGCTTATACATTTCAGGATCGCTTGCAATAATCATTGCTTGAACAAATCTACCTACAATGTTGACTATACTACTATAGTCACTTAAGTAATTTCCGCCGGCGTGCCTAAAGCTAATATATTTGCCATTACTGCTAATACTTGCAAAGTGATCACCAGTTTCCTTATTGATTATTTTTTGCAATGCTTTGTAATTAATTTGATGTTGAACTTTTTTGTTCTTTTTACTGCGATTAGCTGTTTGTTTATAGACTTGTGATGGAGTATAACCTTGCAAAGTTTGTATTACGCTTTTTACATATTCATTATCTTCGCGACCAAAATATTTTAATACATATTGTTCCCCTAAGAACACAGCAAGTTTCAATACATCTAATGTTCCTGGAATACTTACATTGATATGCAAACCTGTGCTGTTATCTGCGCTCGTATATAGTTTAAGTTGCTTAGCCATTGCATAAAAGCTTTTTAACGCATTCATTGCTTGATCAGCTGGAAGTGGCGGGCTTACGATTTCTGCTGCGGCATCACCACTATTTGGTTCTAAGCTGCCATCTGGTTCAATGTACCAACTTGTAGTGTTTTTGCTAGATTCGTGGTATTCGTGAAATACCTCTACTTCAGCGTTCATCGCTTGCTCAACCGCAGGCTTTAAGACAGTAGCAGCTTTATCATAATTTGGATTATGATTATCCCAGTAATCATATTCATCTTGATTATCAAGATTAAACTGTTCTGTTCCTGCTAAGAATTTATATACTTTCTTTGGATCTTCTACGTCAAAATACTTAAAAAACTTTTCTTCAATCGCCTCAGGATGTTTATCAAACATTAACTTCATTAAATCGCCATATGTTTCATTTTCTTCTTTTTCGTCTTTAGACATTGATCTTAACAAATCACTAAAAGTGTTAAACTTACCCATACCAGGCTTAACTTTGAATAATATATCAAATTTTCTAGGCGTGATTGATATACTATAATATGGGCCATTAGATGTGTAGTACCAATCATATAAGCTAATTTCTGATTTGAATGCCTCAGCTATAATTTCATCATATTTTTTTTCTTCTTTAGGTACCATATTTAATGTTTTTTTAGGTATGCATACTTCAAACTCAAAGCCAACCAATACACCTTTATCCCCGCCTTCTTTAATGGCGTTGGCAAAGCTAGATGGATTCATCTTAGCTTCATCAACAGTATTTTCTAGTAGGAACTCTTTAGCTCTCACTAGTGATTCCTTTTAAGATTGCACTTTCTTTGAAAGTTCCTGCACTTTTTGGTCTGAACTTACGATATGATTGGCCGGCATTGCCACCTTGTCCCATACCAGTTCCAAATGAAGTATCTTCATCCATATCTGTTCTGCGCCAACCGCCGGGCTGAGTGCCAATTGGCCCAGAAGTGTCTGGTGTTTCATTCATTCCAAATCTATGTATCTTTGGTTCAGGACCTTGACGACCACTATGTTCCCAATCATACCGCATATCTGTTTCAATATCGTTAGCTAACGTATCCCAATAGTCCCATAGATCCTTATAGCCATTCATCTTTGATGCTCGTTCTACATCATCTTGTGTAAATCCATTCTTTTGCATATATGGCCATAATTGATCATATGGATCACCGTCTGGGAAAGAGTTGGAAATTACGCCCTCAATCTTAGACCAAAGCATTTGTAAATCTTGCTTAGATTTTTTCTTTGGTCTATCTAGACTAGCTAGGTATTTTGACGCTTGCCTTTGTGCTTTTTCTGCTTTTCTTCTTGCTATTTCTCTGCGACGAACTTCACCGGATGCTAAGTCTACTAGATTCTTGTTTGCTGCTTTGACCATTGCAGGGTCGCGAGCCTCACCTATCTCATCTTCATCACCACTCATAAGTGCTTCAGCAGACCCCATCAGTGTAGCCATATTCTTACCCATATAACCATGATCATCAGTGATTGCCATTAAGATATGAGGATACCAATATGATTTAGCTCTACCTTCTTCAGGTGTTCCTCTAACTAAACGCATTGCACTTTCAGCAAGTTCTTTCATTTCATATGCAATGTCTAAAAGCTGAGAACCAATTTCGTAATTGTCATCACCTTCATTAATTGCACCTCTATATTGACGATCTTTTAATCCACCGTATGGATTAATTGCTGCTGTTCTTTCTGCTGTGAATTGTCCGGTATAATCTTCGTTCTTTGGCTTTTTACCTTGCTTTTTCATATTGATGGCAATAGCAGCCTGTTGTGCAGGACTTGACGCTTCTTCAACACTTTCATTTGGGACGCAATTATTAACTCTTACACCGCCTTTAATCTTTGTGCCTTCTTTGTGCTTACCTTTCCAGCACTTAGGGTCTAAACGCTGCTTAACCTCACGAACTTCTTGCTTGATTTCAATCTTCTTGTTCGGAAACTTTACGCGAAGTCGTTTTGCATCTTCTTCTGCTTCGTGTGATTTAGAATACTTTGTTGATGGTTTCCCGTCAATGTAAAGAACGGATACGCTCTCGCCTTCGTCTACGATCCCTTTCATTATTGAACTCACGCCGGTCTCCTTAAATGTCATTATTATGTATTTAGTATAAATAGAAATATAATGTAGTTCACGGTACTGGTAATACCCAACTACTCTAACGCTTACAAGGAGCATCAGCTATGTGTATTTATTGTGGTACAGACAAGTACCGTAGAATATATGAACATCATTATGGTCAAATACCGAAAGACGAAACCGGAAGAAAGTATGAGATTCATCATATCGACGGTAAGCGTTCAAATAATGACCCTAATAATCTAATCGCGGTATCTATCAAAGAACACTATGACATTCATTATTCACAGGGTGATTGGTCCGCTTGTTTAAAGATCAGCGGGCATATACAAATAACGCCGGAAGAAAAGTCGGAATTGTCAAGAAAGGCAGCATACGAAAGGCTGGCGGCTGGCGTCCATCATTTCTTAGACAAAGAAGCTGCTACTAAACGAAACTTAAAGAGAGTTAAGAACGGCACTCATCCTTTTCTTAGGCGTGCCGACGGTACTAGTAGAACTAGTGATAGAGTTAAAGATGGCACTAATCCATTTTTAAAGAGGCCGGATGGAACAAGTGTTGCTAGTGACCGCGTAAAGAACGGCACTCATCCTTGGCAAGGTGCAGGCTACCATAAAGCAAGAAACCGCGAAATGTTAGAAAACGGAACTCACCCATCCCAGCAACTTTGGAAGTGTGAACATTGCGGAACTTCCGGTAAGGGAGCGTCAAACTTTAAGCGATGGCACGGAGACAAGTGTAAGTCAAAGTGACCTCACTTATCTCCCAATCTGCAATAGCCCTTGCTATCAAAGTGATAACCAGTTGGGGCATTCTTTAATGTACCAGATTGCCCGGCTTTGATATTAGCATTATGTCTTTTGATACTTTGATCTAGCTTAGAACCAGTCTCTGCTTTAGCGAGAGTGTTCTTTAATGCACCGCTCATTGTCTGTGCTTCTTCAATATTAGTTCCGGTTAAATGTGGCTTATCTCGTAATTTTTTCATTACCATATTCTTGTAATAGTTGACTTCGTTCTTACCCAATCCAGTGACTGCTGGCTTACCGTCGACTAGAACAGCCCAGCTATGCATGTCATTTCCGCCCCATTTTTTGACAGTGATTCTTTTTGCGATTGGGTCAGCAGCCTCACCAACGCCGCCACCTGCAATAACGCCGGCTGTAGTTGCCATTTCAGTTGGCTCATCTAGGGCATCACCTTCTTGGTGACTAATGAGATATTCAGTAACACTAGTCATCATACCCTTAATAGTGCCAATCTTTTCACTTACCCATTCTGGAAATTGATCGTGATTTTCTAATCTACTATGAAGTTCTTTAGCATTGCGAGCAATAGTTCTAAGACTATTCTTTAATGTTTCGCCCTCATGTTCTGCTTTATCTGGATCAAACTTATGAAAACCTGTCTTTAATTTATGACCTTGCCCCGGCACAAGAATCAAATCGTCTTCTTCTAGATGTGCTTCCTTTACTGGCTTCTTTTTTAATGAAATCTTTTCTCCTGCTGGGTCAGTGATACGTATTTGATTACCGTGTCTTCCGCCTAATAATGACCGGGCCGCAGTGCGGGCCTGATCCGCAGTGTCGTGATCACTGTGGTGTTCAAACCGATTGGATTTGTAATTAAATTTAGCCAGCTTATACTTGGAATCATCTTCTTCTAGATGTGCCTCGTGAACCGTCTTCTTTGATTCAGGATCACCTAATGATAATCTCATTTGTTCTTTGCTTTTGCCATATTTCTTTTTGAAATTGCCATTGTCCATATCTTTAAGATCCATAGAAAGCTCTTTCATCTTGCTTTCGTTAACAGTTGTCATCTTAGCAATCGCCTTATTAGCGTCCTCTCTAGTTCTAAAGATTCTAGTGCTTAACGCAGGCTTGCCTTTATATTCTACTTTGAAACACGGCTTTCCCTTGTGATCTTCTGCCTTTACAACCGAATAGTTACTCTTATCGGTAGCTGGCGATTCTGAAATAGAGTTAGCATACTTCTTTTTAGTTTTTGTGCCAGTAAGTAGATTGCCGCCCTTCTTACCACCATAGATACTAGCATTACGAGATTGTGTGGTCATTGGAGAGGCTACTGTAGCGATAGCGCCACTAGTAGTACTTTCATAGATATCTTTAATTTTCATATTGGAAACCCATTGTTATAGAGTATTTATCATCCAACCTAAATAACATATACTAACCTCACACAATGTTTTATTTGAATATTGTTACTATAGTATAAATAAAGCTGAGGTATTTATGTTTAATGACACTGATTATACAAAACAATACTATCGTATAGTAGATATAGCAAATACAAGAGCACCTGGCTATCTATCTAGGAAACAAGCAAAAGCTATCGTAGGCTATGTAGAACGACACCATATTATTCCTAAATCATTGGGAGGAGAAAATACTGCGGACAATCTAGTGTGGCTAACAGCAAACGAACATCTGGAAGTTCATTTGTTGTTACCTAATATGGTTAATAACATTGAACCCAAAAGAAAGATGCTAGCCGCGGCGGTTAGAATGTGTAATCCGCAGAGTAGAACACAACAACGAACATTCAATAATGACTATTCTGATATTAGAGCAGAAGCAGCCCGATTTCATAGTGAATTCATGAGGGGTAAAAATAAAGGGAATAACAATCCCTTTTACGGCAGAACTCATTCGGAAGAGTCTAAAGCCCTCATATCAAAAGGAGGAAAAGGACAGAAGCGAACGGATGAAACGCGAGCCAACTTATCAGCATCTAAGTTAGGTGATAAGAATCCGGCTAGAGAAATAGTAACTTGTCCTCATTGTAACAAAACAGGGATGTCCGGCGGAATGAGAAAACATCACTTTGATCATTGTAAAAAGAAAGGGTTAACTTAAGTTAACCCTTTCTAGTTATAGAAACTTAAATCTCGTTTCCATTTTCATCAATAATCTTGAATCCTTTAGCTTTTTGAGCTTCAGCCCACATGGGGCCGATTTGATCAAGCAAATACTGTTGATTTTCTAAGCAGAAAACATATGATCCACTGTGACGCAATAATACTCTTTTGTCAACATAAATCTTGCCTCCCAAATCTCTAAAGTTCTCTGAAAATGTCCAATCCTCGCTATAATAACGATTCTGACGAACTGCGGTATCAAAATATGTCTTTAGATATTGGTCATACTTTGGATCAAGGCCAATATCATTCTTATACTGCTTGACTGCCGGGTGAACATTAAGCTTTTCGAATACGTGCTTCTTCATCAATAAGAAACCAGTACCTGCCTTTGATACTTCCTGCAATCCGTCAGGACCTTCTTCTGCACCCTCAAACCCGTTAACAACCCACTTGATAGGCATTGTCTTCATTGGGTATAGTCCGCCGATAACGTCAACGTCCCTGTTCAAGAGGACCAATAGATGCCAGGGCTCCCAGCCGATATCGGCGTCAACGAAGAATAAGTGAGTTGCGTCGGGCATATCAAGAAACTTCGCAGTAAGTGTGTTACGTGCGCGGCTAATGAGACTTTCATTAACCATAGTTTCTAATGTCCAGTCAATGCCAAGCTGACGGGCAGTATTTGCCCACTTGATAAAACTCATAAATGTTGATTCTGTAAGCATACCGCCATAGCAAGGCATAGCGATATGTACCTTAGTAGTGCGTAGAAAATCTACGTTAACCTGAACTTGACCTTCCTTGGGGCCTTCCTGCTGCTCTTGTGCAGCCTGTTCAGCAATTTCCTGAACGGCTTCTACGGGAATAATCTTCTGTTCGTTCTTTTTGGTATTCTTAGTAGTAGTTGGTTTACGTGCCATTTGGTCCTCTTTTAAATTATAATGATATTTACGAGGAATTATGGCAGTGAAATTATTTTTCTTCTAAATAATCTCGACTTTCATCTACTTTATTAGATTTTTTACTAACTTTTTCCAACTCATTATGTAACGATTTTACCCGATTCATCAATAAATTAATATCTTTACTATGACGCTCTAGCTCTTGATCTTGGTTTCTATCGTCTTCTTCACTGTGCTTTAAACTACGTAAAACAAACTTAACGAATGCTGTCTGTAAATCAGGTTCCTCTGGGTAATGCTGTTTGGCATAAGCAAGAATACTATGTGTTTCTGGATCATTGTATAAGTCTTCTACACTAGATTTTTCTTCATCAAGACTTTGATCTTGAACAATTAGTTTTTCAATTTCGTCTTCTAGTTGGCCGGGTCTACGGAAACGTCCATATGGACTTATATTTACATACCCAACGTGCCTGTATTCATCAGGTCCTTCTCTATGCCACACAGAATAACTTTCTTTAGTGAATCCTTCGTCATCATCATAACTATCATCACCTAAATAATAATTATTACCTAAATCTTGAACAATATTAGCCATTCGTTTAGAGTAAACATCACCGGGCTTTTCTTGAAGAATTGATTCATTCATTTGTTCTGTTCCCATACCCAAATCAAGCATCTTAATAATATTCTGTGCTAATTTTTGATTTTCTTGTGCAGCAGGATATAAACTCATAACCATAGCTAGTTTACGACGATCATCTAATTTAGGCCAACTATTTCGTATCTCAGTTGCACTCTTGATTCCAGGACCAAACTCTACTGTAGGTAGATATGCCATATATGCGTGTTTGCCGAATGGTTGCATATTCTTACCTGTATATGGTTGAAAATACGCAGGCGACCCATCTTTCTTTGTGCCGCCGGGCTGTGGTTGTTCTGTTCTATCTTTTTCGCTACGAACAAAAATTAGTGTGTCGCGTTCTGGATCATAATTCTGTGTAATTTCTTTAGCTTGAAACGGACTCTTTACTTGTATGAAATGCCCAGGCTTTACACCCGCAACTTTAGCTAGTTTCTCTTTAATCTCAAAAGGAAATGGGCGAGTCTTAGTATCATTAGTTGCTGCTACATAAACTTCTGCGTTAGGGAAGGCTTTTAAGGCGCTATTATATAATGCAGCGTGTCCTGCGTGAAAGGGGTGAAATCCCCCTGGCATAATGACAATTTGACTCATAGATTATTTTCCTGGTGGATTATATGTTTGTTCGTATTCTACTTTGGCTATTCTATAATATCCCTGATCCCCATCCTTAACAAGATAGTCGCCGGGCTTTAGTACCATTGATTCTCCCCAAGGTGCAGTGAACGTGATAGGCTGCTGTGCTGTATAGACTGCTACCATTCTAGGACTTTGTTCTGGAACAACTGTCTGCCCTAGTTCACCTTGATATAACTTAGGAAACTTAGCAGACTTCACCACATAATTTTCTCTGCTCGGGCCACTCATAATAATATCGCCCTTTTCTGCTACATTCTGCGTTTCTTTACCATCGCTAGTAATAGTAACAACCGGCTGTTCCATAGCAGAAACAGTATATGTCATAGGAGGTAATTGTCCTGGCTTGCCGTTGTTGACAAACTTATATTGCTTTGCTTGCTTTTTGGTTGGCAAAAACTCAAGTTGGCTTGCAATTTGATTTATATCAACATCCGCATTTTCATTGATGATATCAATATATTTCCTAAAAAGTTCAACTGACATTTAACTTTCCTTAATATGATAATTTGACGTAATTTACTACGCCGCCCTGAAAGTCCTCAATCTTTGCTCTCATATAGACGAAGTTACCTTCAACGTTAGTGTAGATTTTAGCATTGCTTGCGATTTGAGGTGCTGAATTACTAGCAGCATTTGCGTTTGCTTCCAATTCATAGACTTTAAACCAATCAGTTTCACTTGGGTTACTAGCTAATGTAGCTTCCAATACGATATTACCTGAACAATTAGATAATCCAATGTTCACTGTTTGTAAATCTTGATTTCCTAGATAATATGCAGCAGCAGCCTGGCTATTGCCAGTTACTGTATAGGGGGCACCGTTACCAGGATTGTGATAAACGGTTTGTGGGAATAGGATCAGAGTAGTGACTTGAGACATTAAGCTTTCTCAACCTCTACTAAGACCCCATTACCTGCAAGTTCCTGTGCAACTTGCTCTAATGCAATTTGAGCATCTTCTGTTACGATCTGGTCAGTATCGTCACTGTCTTTTACAAGCTTTGATAACTTGATAACAATGACCTCTTCGATCATTTTTGCCATTATAATACTCCAAAATATATAGAGTATTTATCTTACTTGGGCTTCTTTTCTAACTTGTAATTTTTACCAATTATTTCTGGAAACTTCAATGCCATCATAGTATAATTACTAGAATCATTGTAATTGATAAAATAGTTATCCCACAAGTAAGTATAGTTATAGCGGCTCGACTCTCTATGTAACCAATCGTATAATCTATTACTAGGTTCCAAGTCGGGTGTTCTATTAATATATTCAAGTATATCCCGCTTAGTTTCTAAATCAATTTTACCATTAGTTAAATAAAGCCTAAAGGTACTAGGAGGATCCTTAGCAAAATACTTGATACCAGTTGGCATCAGTTCTACTTTATACAACTTAGGTGATAGGTTATCAATCTTGAATATTTCTTTCAAGAACTTAAGATCATCGCTATAGAATACAAAACTATCATTTTCTCTACGAATAGTTCCATCTATAGTCTTAAATCTAGTCTTAAACTTAATGATTTTATCAATTGTGTTTAGGTCTTTACCAGTTAAATCCTTATATTTAATTGGAGTATGATACCATTTTGACTTCTCGCGGTCCTTAACATACATTTCAAACTCAGCAAGAGTATTAGCATAATGGGCACATCTTAACCCAATATATTCAACTGACATTTTATAGTTGTATTTGTTCCAATACAACTTATCTCTATGTTCAGTTTTCAATTTGAATGATGCCGTCATCACCGATCCTTGCATTCTGCTTGACAGTAATTTCAAACGTAACATCTTCGTTATCCATTACTGCTAGCACATTCGCATTGTTGATACGCTCAAAAAGAATCTTCTTTGACAATGGAACACGAATCAACTCGTCAATCTTACGAGCTAAAGGACGAGCGCCCATCTTGTTATCATATCCTACCTTAGCAAGATGATCAACAACTTCTTCGGAAAGATTGAGAGTGATATCGTGCTTGTCAAGTAGTGGCTTCTTAAGTTCTTCTACGAACTTGATAACGATCTTCTTGATAGAAAGCGTATCAAGCTTGTTGAACTTACAGACCATATCAAGACGATTTCTAAACTCAGGCTTGAAGAACTGCTTAAGTGCCTTATCGTCTTCACCGGTGCGTTCAAGATCACCGAAGCCGATAGTGTTGCGTTCATTGTCTGCACTACCAAGATTGCTAGTCAAGATAATAAGAGTATTCTTGCAAGATACCTGCTTACCATTTGAACCAGTAACTGTTCCCTCATCCAAAATCTGCAAGAAGATATTGAAGATATCGGGGTGCGCCTTCTCAACTTCATCAAAGAGTAGAATTGAATGAGGGTTCTTGCTCAAGTCTGAAATCAAACGTCCACCCTGCACCTGCGAATCGCCGAAGCCTACATAACCCGGGGGCGGACCGATCAAGCTACTTACGCTATGCTTTTCTGAATATTCACTCATATCATACTTAAGCAATGGCATATCCAAATTCTTGGACAATAGCTTAGCCAATTCTGTTTTACCCGTGCCAGTTGGGCCCAAGAACAAGAAACTTGCGATAGGCTTAGTATCGTTACCGATACCAGCAAACGAAACATAAACACGTTCAAGAACCTTGTCAACAACTTCGTCCTGACCATAAAGCTTGTTCTTTACGTTCATTTCAAGATTCTGAACACGATCCATATTATCGCCATTCAACTTGTCAGCCGGGACACCAGTGAACTTCTCGACCTGCTCAAAGATCAACTCCTTAGTAATGTCTACTCCCTTGCGACCAAGCACCTTCTGCTTAGCACAGGCAGCATCCAATAGGTCGATACTCTTGTCAGGATTCTTTCTATCGTGAATATAACGGGCAGCATTATCTACTGCGGCCTCGACCGCCTCGTCAGTGATATGGACTTCGTGGAAATCATTTAGCCTGACTGCAAGACCCTTAAGAATACGCACTGTGCTGTCACGGCTAGGCTCATCAACGCTTACGCGATAGAACCTGCGCATCAATGCACGGTCCTTCTCAAAGCTCTCATAGAACTCTTCCCAAGTCGTGCTTGCGATTACTTTCAATGTGCCCTTAGTGATGGCGGGCTTAAGCATATTCGCAAAATCAACTGCACCATTACTTGCTCCACCTGCACCCTGCATAGTGTGTGCTTCGTCAATGAAAAGGATAGCCTTCTTCTTTACGTTAAGCGCATCGATGACCTGCTTGACCTTTTCTTCGAAGTCGCCGCGATAACGACTACCTGCAAGCAATGAACCTACTTCAAGACTGTAAAGTTCAAAGCCCTCAAGGAACTCAGGGACATTGCCTTCTACGATTGCGTTGGCGATTCCTTCTGCAATAGCAGTCTTACCAACGCCCGGGTCGCCGACCATCAATACGTTGCTCTTGAAACGCTTAGCAAGAACATTGATAATATCGTCAATTTCCTTAGTGCGTCCAATCACTGGCTCAAGCTTTTCATTGCGAGCCAAATCAGTTAGATTGATTGTATATTCTTCGAGGATTTCATCAGCTTGATTGTCTGTAATGCCGCCGGAATAGTCTCCGCCCTTATAAGTCTTCTGCCAGTGAACAAGAAAATCACCCTTAATCACACCATACTTGAGAAGGAAATAGTGAGCGTGGCTATTGTTTTCGCTAGCAATGCTCATATAAAGATCGATAGTAGCTACTTGCCTACGACCAGTAAACAACACCTGCGTAACACTGCGATTAATAACTCGCTCAAGTGTATTAGTGCGCTTGGGCTGGATACCTGCTTCCTTGGAAACGATTGACTGCAATCCACCCAAATATGCTTCAATTTCTTGAATCATCATATCAGTGTCTACGTTAAACCCATTAAGACACTTCTTAAACGGAGGATGATTGACCAATGCGTGTAGTAGGTGTTCTACGGTCACATATTCGTGCTGCCTCTGCTTAGCAGATTCAATAGCGTGTTCGATAATGTTTTCAATTTCAGGTGAGGATTGCAATGTATTTTCCTTTTAAGTATTTATTTGGTGTTGTTTGATAGTCTCTATGACTTCAGTTGGTATATTATCAGGAACGAAGGGTTTTAGCAATAGTATTTGGTCACCAAAAGTCCCATTTCTAAGTGGCATTCCATATCCGGGAACTCGTATATGTTGTGTGGGCTGCGTTCCTGGCTTAATCGTAATTTTTAATGTTTTACCATTGATAGTATTAATATCTACTTGCGTCCCTACTATTAGGTCCAATACTGATATTGGTTGTATTGAATACAAATCATTTCCGTGCCTTTCAAATCTATGATCCGGCAACACATAAAACTCAACAATAAGTTGTGCGTTATCAATTACATTATCGAGCCTAAGTGATTCTCCTGTTTGCACTCCCAAAGGAATTTTTACGTTGATTATTTTTTGCACGTTGCCGGTATTTAATTGTAGGGTGTGATCGTTTCCATTATATGCATCTAATAATGATACTTGAACTTTTGTTCTATAAACCTGCTGTCTAGGTTGTTGTCTAAAGTCTCCGCCCCTGCCGAATACCTGACTGAATAATCCATCAAGATCGAACCCATTTACATTAAAGCTGAACCCTCCCGGATGCTGGTTGAATATATTATGTTGTTGTGGGTTGTCGTATTCTGCTCGCTTTTGAGGATCACTTAATGTTTCATATGCGTTAGTTATTTCTTGGAACTTACTAACATCACCTCCCTTGTCAGGATGATGCTCCATTGCAAGTTTACGATATGCTTTTTTAATTTGATCTGGCGAGGCATCCTTGGGGACACCTAGTGTGTTATAATGATCCATAATCATATTTAACACATAGTATGTTAAATGTCAAGAATTATTTTAATGATGTGCTAGGAGCAGAATTTACTGTAGTGGTAACCTGAGTTACACCTTCGATTTTTTCCTTAGTGCGACCATATGCAGCGATACCTAGGACAGCACCCATTGCAACGTGGAATAACCCAGCACCTTGCAAACTAATTGGTTGCCAGGGAGTAGTTACACTACCCTTGCTTACGACTTGTAATATAGACCATAGTATGGGGAAAATAATGAAGTCGCAAATACAGACTGCCATATACATCCAGCCCATTGCTGGTCGCCATTTTTTGTTGATCCAGTCTTCGTTGTCATTCGCAACCAAAACATCTGCATTCTGTGCAGCATTGTCGCCAGCTTGAGTTAAAGCGGCGTTGTTTAAATTCATAAGTTGGTTAGCTTCTTGATTTCTTTGCTGTACCTGTGCCATAAAGTTTAAATCTCCGGTCATCGATTCTTCGTGTTCATCGTTTCTTGCGACTAATTGAAGTTCCTCGCTAGTATTTTGCTGAGCTAACCACATAATTATATTCCCGCTATTTCTTTCATATTTTGAATAAGTCCATCATCTTCGTATACCGATTCTACATCTAGTCCGGCAATTGTTCTGAACTCATTAAGTTCTTCTTCTACTTCATCATCTTTTTTGTATTCGTTTGGATTTAATATCATAGTTTGATGAAGTAAATGCTCATCTGCGTCATATTCTTCATCATCAATGATTATATTCCAATCTTTGAGTTTATAACCAGTTAATGTTTCTAGGTCCGTCAACAAACTAATTATTTGTTCTGGAGCTTTACTTCTACGTTTGATTTCAACAAATACTAACCATTGTCCGGGTTCGATTTCACCATCGCTGACGCTTGCATCTAAAACAAATTTATATCCCAATTCAAACCAAGTTACTAAATCTTCTGCTGCTAATTTTGAATTAGTAGTAAATGTTATGGTGATAATATCTTTGTCTTCACCCATCTTAGCAGCATACTCATCAACTGTAATAGTGTCTTTAAGTTGACCTTCAAGGTCCATGTAATCTAGGCTCATATTACATCATCCCCATTTCTGGACCGGGCGCTGCCATTTCACCAGGAGCTCCGCCTAGTGGCTGATTTTCTTCTGCTTGTGTGTCTGATCCTGCATCTTCTTTAGTTGAATCGTCTAGGTCTTCATCGTATGCGTCTTCAATTTCACTTAAGTCAATAGACTGGTCAGCAAGATCAATAGAACCTTCTTTAATGTCATCCATTAAGTCAGCAGGTACTACAATCTCTATGAACCAAACTTTATGTTCTTTCCACTTAGGATATCTTGTACCGGGCTCAAAGTCTTCATAGTCTTTAACTTGAACGGGAACTTTGATTTTACCTTTACCAAATGTAACTTTGCACCCTATGTTTACCAAACGTAATGCCCCTCTAGGGTCTGGCATTAACTTGTATGGCCACATGAATGTGCATTTGCAATTGTATCGTCCGATAACTGGACCATCAACTAATTCACCGACGATCCAATTTTTAAAGGCATACAAGTCGGCTTCATCTAATACTCGTTCAAAATCGAGTAATGTGGACATAGATCCGTCGCTCATATAGACACCCTTGATAGTATCTACAATAGAAACGAAGTCAATATCGTTAAAGAATTTATCTGCTGGTAAAGTAGTCATATATGTATTTATCTCTCCAGCTATAATAAGAAGGAAACAACTTTAGCAATAAGCTTTATATTTATCATAGGAAACTATTTTTCACATACTCATAGTTTACTCATTATCCCCTATCTAAGTAAGTTTGAGAGCAAATGCTTTCAAACGGTATCAGGAGACCATACTTGACAAAGAGAAAAACAAGCGCACTAAGAAAAGACACACGATACACACAGAAAAAAGATTATGAAAGTAAACCTTTCTATAGTAATGAATCAAAGACAATTGACTTCAATCAAGCCAGTCCCAAGAGGACCAAAAAGTCCATCGAACTAATACCGCAATCGGTAAATCAGGAAAAATATATAATCGCATTAACTGACCCTGACACAGATATAGTCGTGGTGAGTGGCCCTGCGGGAACTGGTAAAACATATCTTGCAATGCTTGCAGCAATTCAAGCTATGCGTAGTGGTCAGTGTGACAAGATTCTACTAACAAGACCCGCGGTTGCTGTTGATGATGAAAAGCACGGGTTCTTACCCGGCGACTTGAACTCAAAGATGGAACCGTGGGTCAGACCATTGTTTGATGTTTTGAAAGAGTTTTACTCAACTAAAGAATTGGAGTATATGATAGATGAACAAGTTATTGAAATAACCCCACTAGCCTTTTGCAGAGGCCGTAACTTTAAGCACAGTTGGATTATTCTGGATGAAGCCCAGAATGCAACGCCTAGTCAGATGAAAATGCTAATGACAAGAATTGGTGAGGGCAGTAAGATTGTCATTACTGGCGACGTTGAACAAACCGACAGAAAAACTCCCGACAACGGATTATTAGATTTGAAATCTAAAATTATAGAGTATCGTGTGCCAGGTATGGTATCTTGTGAATTTACTAATAAGGATATTAGGCGTCACGAAATTATTGAACACATATTGAATATGTATTCATAAAGTAAATGGGGCGAAAGCCCCATTTACTTCTTTTTACTTTCTTGCGCTCTACGCTGCTGTCTATTCATTGGCTGCTCTTGCATTGCAGTAATATTAGCCTCACGCTCTAACTGATCAATTAAGTTAGGATAGACCTTATAATAATAATCTCTTAGTTGCTCAAAGGTAGAGTCGTGTTCATTGCCCTCAATGATACACTTAATAATCTTTTTATCAGCAAAGTCAAGAATGACATTAGCATTGATCTTATCACTATCACGAACTCTTTTGCCAACACTGACCATTTCGTCAATCTGTCCACCCATCTTTCTGAGGAAACTAATCAATAAGTAACGGATAATAACCTCCTAGTATAAATAGTTGTGAGTCACGGAACTGGCATTCCTACTCACTCTAATTCTGTTAAGGAGAATCAGCATGAATATTTATTATGTCTACGCATATCTACGAAAAAATGACTCAACTACAGCTAAAGCAGGAACCCCTTATTACATAGGAAAAGGCAACGGGAACCGAGCGTTTGCTAATCACGGAAAACTTAAGGTTCCAGATGACCTTTCAAGAATTGTATTTCTTGAACAAAATCTCACCGAAACCGGAGCGTTTGCGTTAGAAAGACGGATGATACGATGGTACGGTAGAGTAGATAATGACACCGGCATACTACGAAATCTCACCGACGGTGGAGACGGATGTAGCGGATATAAGCATACCGAAGAGCATATTCTAAGAATATCAGGCGAGAACAGTCACAACAAATTAGAAAAATACCGAACACTGCAATCCGAGAGAATGCTGTCTTTGGGTGAAAGACACCCTGCAAAAAGCCAAAAAAGTCGTGAGGCGTTTAAGAAGCGTATGAGTTCTCCGGAAGTACGAGCGACTAGAAGTAGAAATAGAACAGGTGCCGGTAACCACCAATATGATCACACTTTATATTCATTTAGAAACAAAGAAACTCAAGAAGTAGTTACCATGACAAAATACGATTTCTGTAATTACATCAGTGCCTCAGCCAGTAATATTTATAATTTGGTCAACCGCACAAAATATTACAAATCAGTCAAGGGTTGGGAATTAGCTACATAATTCAACCATCATGGCCGCAATGCTTATTTCAGGTATCCCTACTAAGGGCAGGTTTGCTAACGTATTGCGAATGATCACAATTGAAGCATCTTTGCTCTCTTGAGTCTTACCCCAAAGATCAAGATTGTCATATGCCCATCTTACCACATCTTCTACCCGAGTTGGATATAGACTGATATATTGTAACAATTGCTGACGACCTTCAAGAATCTTACCACTCTTGAACAATTCTGTAGCAGCGACCAATAGTTCATCTTCGCCACTACCAGTTGACTGTGGCTTGGCAAGAGAACCAGTGATGCTATTCTGCTGTAACTGATTCAAACACTTTCTTAGATCGGGATAACAGGCACGAACATATGTGTCAAGGTCATCTAGATCAAACTCAATGTTTTCGTTTATAAGAACAGTAGCGGCACGAGTTGTGTATTCCGTGATATCGGGCTTTGCGATATGGAATTCGTGACAACGACTTTTCAACGCAGGAATAATTTTGTGCTGATAGTTACAAGTTAAAATGTATCTGACTGTTTCGTGATATGCTTCCATATCATTACGCAATGCTGCCTGTGCTGGCTGAGTAAGATAGTCAGCTTCGTCTAACAAAACAACCTTGAACTTGCCGAAAGGCATAGTCTGCACAAAGCCATTGATTTTTTCTCTAAGGTTGTCAATGCCATTTTCTCTACTAGCATTGATTTCTAGAACGTCAAAGTCTTCTACATTAAGTTCATTGATAAGAACCTTAGCTAATGTAGTTTTACCTGTGCCGGGATCGCCTGAAAGCAATAGATGGGGAATAGACTCGTCTTTGATCCACTGCTCAACTGTGTTCTTTTGTCTATCGTCAACAAACACATAATCATCTATTTTAGATGGGCGATATTTCTCAACCCACAACCGATTCTTCACTGATTAATCCTTCTTAAAAAGAGAAGATAACACACTATCATCGCCAATGTCAAGATCAATGTTCTCCAAATCACGAATGGATTTGTATGTCTTTAAGAACATATAGGTTGCTGCTCCTGCTGCACCTATTAATGCAGCAAGAGCAACTATTTCTTTTTTAGTTTGATTTTTCATAATTTTTCCATTATTTAAAGTGACCATAGTACGGAATTTTACTAATATGGGTATTTTTTTCTCACTTTAAAGTCTTAAACAAATAGTGATTCTCGGCTCACGGCCCTACTAGAAATGTTTCTCAATATTCGTTTAAGCAATAACCTTATCACTCATTGTATAATCTTCTACTGGTTCATCACTAATTAATAAAATGTCATTTGGATCTACTTTACGGATCGTTTTCTCGCCGTCTTCGTCTTCAATTGCTATCCCACGACTCCAGCGACCGTGTGCTATCATAATATAATCATCTACTTTAATATCTGTAACATCCGGACCAACAGCGTAGACCTGCGCCCATCTTGGCCGAATGCCTTGGCTTTTCATATCGTCGTCCATAAGAATGATTCCACCCCTACTTAGACGCTCTTTAAACTCCATTCCGTGAACTAAAATAGTATCCTTTAGTGGAGTAATCTTCTCAATCTTGTGCTTTGTAATGTGTATTTGATTTGCCATTTTTACTTTTTCTTAGTAGTTACATCAATATTTGGATCAAAGAAGTCAGGAGCTTCACTTGCAGGCTTAACGACAAAGTTCTTTTTGTTTTCTTCGGCCTTCAATACTTCGATAGCAAGTGCATCTTCGTCATTTTCTAATTCAAATTCCTCTTCCAATAATTCGATTTCTTCTTCTACGGGTTCAGCAATAACTTCATTTTTAACTTTTTGTTGGTTAGTAGACTGAGCCTTGTTTGCAGCAGCAATTTCGGCAGCTTCTCTTTTCTTCTTGAGAAGATTTGCCGCTCTATTTGCTACAGTCTTTTGGTAAGCTTCTCCTACCTTTTTAGTAACAGGAACGACAACTCTACCGTTACTGTCAATAGTATCACCTCTAGCGTTGACGTTCATATTACCTACCGCACGAACTCTTTCGTTCATTGCAGCAAGTCTTGCCATATCAATTGTTTTTCCTTGTGCTGATCTATAAACACCCATAAATTAACTCCTTGTCATTTTTATTTATACAGCGAAAACCTTACTTTAAAAACTCATCAACAGAAAGGTCATAGTATAATGAATTAATCTTATGGACACCAATTAAAAACAATACAAAACTACTAACGCTAGAGCCTCTCCCAACTCCCCATACTATTTTATGTTTCCTCATCGTATCTACAAAGTATTTTAGATATCTAAGTAACATAAACATATCACGTTCTTGGTAAAGCAATAACTCTTCACCAGCACGTTGTAGTTCTTCCTGATTAGTGCATTGATCTAATACAAACTGTGCAATATCAAAAGTTTTGTATTCGTCAGGAAGAAACCAATTGTTCTGACATTCTTTATCAAAATCTTCAATGCTACTATCACTAACCAGGTAGTCAATCAGTTCCGGTATATTTTCTAGTGACAATTCATTATTGAATACTATTTTTTTATTTACGATAACGTTATTTAAGCTAATGTCAGGATTGGATAGATACAAGTCTATTAAGTCATTCTCATTATATATGATTTGGCCGAACTTGTCTCTTTCCATAGTGTCAAGATAGCACTAACTTAACATAATGTCAATATTAAGTTTTACCCATTTCTTTCCAGGATAACCCCAAACTAATCCAATCGTCTTCGTGAAATAACTTGACTACGTTCTCTCCAGGATAACCATTCTCATTTGTAATTGACATACTTGCGTTATTCCACCAGTTATTTCCAGCTAATACACTTTCTGCTTCTTCACTGACGATTGAATATCTAACACCCTCGCTCATCGCACTAGCCAATACCATATCAGTAATACGTATTCTATTTTCCATTATAGCATTTAACTTGTTTAAAACTACCATTGCTACAACTTGGTCCCAGGGTTCTTCTGGTAGTTCACAAACTCTTATGCCCGCCATTTTGTATTTGTTGATAGATTCAGTATCTAAACAGTGAACAAAGATACAATCACTGAATATACATTTCAGATAATGTAATATCCTGTCCATAGCCACTTGCTGTTCTCTTGCACTGTCTGTATCTATGAGCATAGATAACGTAATGTCATAGGTATTAACGTAAAACTCCTTTTTGAAGTGTAGTGCAGCGTGAAAATAGAAGTCTCGTTCAATCCTAGTGTTCATAATTTATCCGACTGAATGTTGATTTGATTGTTTAGTTTTTGCTTAGCGAACATCTCATCCATCTTTTTAGAATATTGACCTCTATAGCTTTCAATCACCATCTGTAATTGATGAATTAATGGACCATTACCAGTTCGATATGCAAAAGTCAATTTGTTCATTAATCCAGATATGGTATCTTGCAATTCTTCTAGTGACTTGTCAGCAAGCGTAGATTTATCAATGAATGGATGTTCCATATTACCAGTTATTCAGTTGTATTCTTTTCCAAATGTCAGGACCAACGTATACAGTTGCTACAGCGTCTACATTTGTTTTATTACCAACTGCGTATTCAGTTCCTGCAATACCATTAAAGCGACTTTGACTTATAGTAATGTTGGGTGAACTAATAGTCTTGATATAATAAACTTCATTCTCAAGAATATTAGTATTTCCACTATCAGTATTTCCAGTAAAGATGATCGGAGAGTTTTCAGTTAGATCAACTGTGCTGCTCAGTTTGATGATGTTGCCGGTTGAATAAGTGTTAATTACATCTTTTTCTTCGATGTTTGCTGAAAAATTGTTAGTGCATACATACATATAGCTGACAGGGTTTAAATACATATTACCACTGTCAGCAGAAAGATTTACGTTTCCGCCTCCCGCAGTTGATGAGATAGTAAAAGTGTTTCCATTTACAATATTATTGATATAGTAAGTAGTATCTTCTGTGATACCGCCTAGTAGTTCGCCGGTAAATGTTACGGGCATATCAATATACATACTGCTAGTGCTTGACGTTAATATCTCATCATTTGCATAAGTATTTGTAATTGATAGTTGAGATTGTGAGGTCCCTACACTAACAGTACCTGTTACGTCGCCTGGAATCCCAGTCGGGGGAGGATTTCTATTTACTATCTGTGTTGATTGGAATGGTCTATTAATAGGTGATACTGTAATAGTATTACCACAATCAATAGTGCTGAATGTGTATTCAAGTATTTGAGTATTTGCGGGCGCAGTCAATGTTGCAGTGTTTGCAACATTAGCATAATTCTCAAGTAAAGTTACACCAAAGTTATTGTTACTACTTACACATTGACTGGGCAACGACACAGTAGCATCAGTATTAGCTATAGTAAGTCTTACAACAACATTACTTTCTGTGTTAGTAGGAGCCCAACTGCCAAATTGTAACAAAACATCCTGAGTGACAGTACCATAATGCACATCTGCTTTGTTAACATCGACTAACACTGTACCTGAAAGAGCGTTTCCTAAATTATATGTAGTAGCTCTAAATCCTCTAGTCGATAAATTGCTAATCAATGTATTAGCCATATCATTGTTTAATGTCGAATTATCTAGTGCAGCTTTCAATACAACTTTGTTTTGCAGGTCAGTGATTTCCGCACTGGCAGTATTCAAGTTGGTTTTTATTTGAGTAAAGTTATCACGGAACCCCTGAGAACTATTGTTTTTCCCGGGTATTGGATAATTTACGTTGATGCCGTTAGTGTTAATCTGACTCATATTAATAATTCCATAATGTATTTATTACTGTGTTTTATCGGATAAAATAGTTTGCCTAGGGAACCAAACATAAAAGTTCTTAGAATCCTTAGGATCGGGTACAGGAGTAGCACTAGGCAAGCCTATCCAGGCGGGAGGATTAAGATTATTATCATAATCATAGCTTGTGCTTTTGTCTACTGTGAATCTATCAATCTTGAAGTTAATCTTATTTAGAACGAAGGGCGTTCCAGCAGGAGTTGTCCAATTATTTTCAATATTTTCTTTGATGATTTCACTATACGCAACTTCTAAGAATGTTACATCCATACTACCAGTTGAATCAACTAATGTGTATGCCTGTCCCTCTATTGTCTCGCTAATAATAATTTCAGTTTCAGAAACTATTTGTTTAATATAATAAGTTTGATTGTTAACAATGTTACCATATGTTTTACCAGTAAATATTAATGGCTTGTTTACTATAAAGCCCTCAGTGCTATCCACTGTAATGATATTATCGATACTCTTAGTTTGTGTAGCTTGTGTTGTGTAGGATCGTCTTGGTTTTGTATAGCATATTACCCAAGCCGGCGTGAATCCTAAGCTAGATCCATTTAGTTGCTGACTTGTCATCCATAATGGCAATACGTAAGTATTTTGTTCCTGCCCCAACTCATCAATAACTTGTTGACGCATATTAGGAAGACTATTCGGATATAATGTTTGTGCAAAGCCCGGGGTTAAACTTGTATAATAATCTTGCCCATTTGGATTCATTATATAGCTAGTATATAAATTAGTCTCGCTAGTATACCACTGACCCAAATATAATGGGATAGGTCTTGGCCAATCAATCTGCTTTGAAATACTAACACCGTTTGGATTAATAATCAATGTTTGATCGAAAACATTAAACTCAATATCTTTATTATAGTTTACTAGATTATCATACACTACACTGTATAACACTTCATATATTATTTCGCCGGTGTTCTCATCACGCGCTATTGCTGTTCTCAATTCACCTAAAGTTATGTTTCTCCAATAGTGATTTTTAGTAACTGCTGCAACATATTCGTCAAAATTACTGGCATTTATTCCATATGCGTGTTCATATATAATTGAACTTGCCTTGCCAAAATTACTATCGTCCGGTCTATAAATGAATTCATTCGGAATCAACTCAGTATTGTTTAACAATGACGCTAATAAGTCTCGGTCTTCAACACTAGGAGTGCATTTAATATATAATGTATCCATCGGTTGACTAAACTTCTGAAATACTGTAATTGTAAACTCTTTGGTACTATTGACAACTGGATAATTCGGTGAATACGCTTTTACCGTAAAAGTAAAAGTTGTTGAATCTCCTTGTTCCAATAAATCAGTTGTGGGCTGAAATGCCACAACGCCGGTTATTTCACCGTTCTCTTGAAGAACTAAATTAGGTGGCAACGAACCCGAGTCAATAGTATATTGAAGATCAAGATCGCAAACCGCTTGTATTTTGAAAACACTAGTAGTATCGTTAAAAATTGTTCCTAGGTTGTTATTAGAAAGCCAAATTATATCACCACCTACGTTGTCTCTTAAGTAAAATGAAAAACTATAGAAAGGAGACTGAACAGATGGATAAACTCTTTTTCTTACTGCCGCATTAAACTCAAATTTTCCTATACTATTATCTGCAATAATAGGATATCCGGTAATCCACCCTGAAGAAGTATCGCCGGTCAATCCATTTGGTAAATCAGTGAATACATATTCAACATCATCTTCGTCAAAATCATATCCTAATATCCTAAATGAAAACAGATTATCGCTACTATATTTTCCTATATAAGCAGGGGTGTTTGGCGGATAGGTTGTTCCCTTACTGTTAGGAGGAAAAGAATAATAATTATAATTAATGTCATTTTCATATATGTTATAGCTTAATGGTCTGGTATTGAGTGCTGTAGGTATGCGAGAATGTATTGGCCTACCGGGTCCGCCCTCAGGAATTGGTAAGTTTTGATTTATAATAACCATTCTATATGCACGTATACTTGAACCATATGCACTTTGTAGTTTAAGAGTAAAGCTATAAGTTTTTTTAGTTGGAGTTCCTACCTGATAATCAGGTAAAGTTATGTTCATATATCCTGTATCGTTTTCTAATCCAAATGTAGGACCATCTACTGACGTTGAAATAGTGAATGTTGTACTGTTAATTACTGATTTAACATAATACGTGAAATTAGCTACAATACCACCAAACGTGTCTCCAGTGAAGTTAATTGGTCTACCTGCAAAAAAGCCAGATGTATTATAACAAATAATAGTGTTGTCTTTAGTTTCCGTTGCAGAAGTATTAATCAATCCGGCGTTTGTTAGATAGATAGGAGGTTCTGGGTATCCCCTAATAAGCCCATACTGATTAATTTCAAGCCCCGGAGGCAATTTACCTTGTATGAGTCTAATTAAGATATCAGTATTGGGTATTGGATTAGTATATTCGATTTGCAATTCAGTCCATATACTATCAATCGTAGTAAGAATATTCCCAGCCGGGGTAGTGAATTCAGGGGCATCTATACCAGACATTAATATAGAAAATGTCCTATCGTTAATATTTCCTAAATTATCGGTAATTCGCACTACAAATGTACTTATTGTGTTTTCAAAAACGGGATTGCTGATTCCATATATAATCCCGTTGTCAGTAATTTGTAATCCATCTGGTAAATTACCACTTATGATCGCAAACGTTAATGAAGTTGCAGGCGCTACCGGCTCAGCCTCGAGGAACACAGGTATAATTTTAGATCCAGAAGGGAATGAACCTATTTGTCCTGCACTAGTAATCCAAACTGGTTGAGCCATAATAATCCTTAGGTTAACGCCTTTAACGCAATTGCATAATGATGCTGTCTATCAGCAAGACCATTAGTGCCGCCATTTATTCTACGAGTTAATCCAACAAAGTCACCCTTGTCAGCATAAATGTTTAACTTGTTCACATCCCAGAACCAAGCCGCACTTGCTACTGCACCTTCAGGAGTCTCAAGATATTGAATAGCTTCATCAAGTGTTTTACCAATTGCAGTTGCAAAGCGTGTATAATTATTGCGGCCGGTTAATTGAATTAATCCACGACCGCAGAACTTATATCCGTCGCCTGAACTTTCTGGACCATTGCCCATACGATTCGCATACACTTTATTTGCAATCTTTTGCGGATTGCGAGCATATGGTTGCGCACTTGCAACTGTGGGAAAATACTTCTTGAATGTTCTGTTTAGTGCTTGTGCAGAATAATTCAATCCTTCTTTGGTGAAGTTGAAACCACCAGACTCGTGTGCTACTTGAGCAAGAAACGCAGCCATTCTTTTTGGATTAGCAAAAAGATCATAGTGACTACCAACTGTGTTCAACGGCTCAACATATTTTGCAAGAGTCGCTGCTTTAGTTGATGGACATAATTGTTTCAACAAGTCTAGTGTTACTTGAGTCATTATGGCCTCCCTTGACCTCGATATGCCTTATAGCTTCTACGCTTGTTTTTATTCATAGTACCAAACTTAATACTGTTTCTACTAAGACCAATCGTAGTCTTTCCCTTTACTTGATCTGAAAAAGATACTTTATTTCCTTTGTTAGAACCGCCACTTGATTTTGGTTTTGCCATTTTATATTCTCCTATATATAAGTATTTATTGTTTAGTTAAAAGAACATCATAAGCATATTGCCTGTGCTAGGTACAGCAACAGTGTAAGTTATGATCAATGCACCTTGCGCGCCATTTCCGCCATTACCAGTACTATATCCGCCGCCGCCACCGCCGCCGCCATAATTACCAGCAGACCCGCCTATATAATTAGCAGTAGTGCCATAACCCCCGCCGCCGCCGCCACCACCTGACCCTGCAGTGCCTCCTGCGGTGATGGTATATTCAGTACCATTACCTCCAGCGCCGCCGCTGCCTCCAGTACCACTAGTAACAGAGTAGCCGCCACCACCGCCGCCGCCATTTGAACCTACTCCCCCTGCAGGAGTGCCAGATGAACCACCAGTACCTCCAGCTGCACCTAGATATGTTAATCCGCCATTACCACCATTGCCGCTAGACGTAGTAGTACCTGCGCTTCCTGTACCGCCGCCTCCGCCGCCACCTCGAACACCACCAGTTGCAGAAGTACCACCAGTTCCGCCATTGCCAGTTTCGTTTCCGGCGGCGCCACCACCACCGCCACCCCAGAAACCAGCGCCTCCGGCGCCACCAGAATTTTTTGTATCTCCAACTCCAGTTGCTGCTGAACCACCGCTATTACCGTTTCCGCCGGAAAACCCGCCCCCGCCGCCTTTGGCTAAAGCGCCATCACTAGAAGTAGTAGGAGCAATATTAGCTGTTTTATTCAGCCAAGTATCGCCACCACTACCACCACTAGCTGATCCAGAAATACCACCAGAACCAGCACTGCCAATATTAATAAAAACTGATGAACTTCCAGGAGCAAGGCCGGCCATAGAAAGCGATACTTTTGACCAAGCGCCCCCACCGCCCCCACCACCCCCAGCACTGCCGCCACTTCTAGCGCCACCACCACCACCACCAATACAAACGACAGTGACGTTGACTGACGTGTCAAGATCGCTAGGAAGTGTCCAAGTAGTACCGGAAGTGACTAGAACAGTTTTAGTTGCCATCTTTTGTCCTTAAGCCTGTGTTGTCACAGCTACTACATCCCAGAAAGTATCTGCGGAATTATACACACATCCTACATATGTAGTTTTAGAAGCTGTGGTTGTAGTTGGCAATGTTGTTCCTATGACTCTATAACCACCTGATGTTGTAGTCCAAGTCAATGCTCTACCCACCCCATTGTCTTTAAGTCGTATTAATAGTTTTTGTCCATCGAACGCAGTACCAGTTGGTGCAAGGATATTTGCTGCCACAGCTAACGCAGTCACATTATATTGATTGACTGAAGTAGTGGGTGTAATATTTGCGTTACTCGTAACATTGGCAGTTCCGGAAATTATTGCACCGGTAGCATTCAATGTTCCTGTTACATTTACACTCGTGCCAGTTACAATTAATATATTAGCATTACCACCAGAACTAATATTAATATTTCCATTAGCAGAAGGTATAGATATATTACTATTTCCGTTTGTTAATGTACCAATTAAATTACCAGTAGTTATATTACCAGTTACTGAGAGACTTGTTAACGTACCAACACTAGTGATGTTTGGCTGTGATGCTGTAGTAAGAACACCGCCTAGTAAAGCAGCATTAAGAGCACCGGTTGCAACCGCTACGTTAATATTAGTATTAGCTGCTAAGGCAATGTTACCTGATGTAGCAGATGAAAGTGAGAGATAATATGTACCAGTAGATGTGGCAGCAGCAACTGTGTAGTTTGCCACGTTAGCATTTGCTACCCAACCTGTTACATTACCACCTGTAATACTTGTAAGTCCGGAGCCATTACCTGCAAAGATGCCGGTATTAGCAGTAATATTAGGAGCAGTGATATTGCCACTCACGCCAAGTGAAGTTAATGTGCCGACTGAGGTTATATTGCCCTGAGAAGCAGTTGTTACAGTTCCGGCCGTTGTTGCACTAGTTGCTAAGCCTGCACTCGTGGCGTAAGTGGCGTTGGCAACTGCACCAATTACATTACCACCTGTAATACTTGTAAGACCGGAGCCATTACCTGCAAAGATTCCTGTGTTTGCAGTAATATTAGGAGCAGTGATATTTCCACTCACACCGAGTGAAGTTAATGTGCCGACTGAGGTTATATTGCCCTGAGAAGCAGCATAAACGGTTCCTGCAACTAATGCGTTTCCTACCTGTCCAGTGACATTTCCGCCGGTAATAGAAGATAAAGTAGAACCGTTTCCACTTACATTAGTGAATGATCCTATTGTAGCACCCACATTACCGAAGTTAGCATTTCCAGTTGCGTTCAATGTTCCAGAGACATTAACCCCTGTCGTTGTAGCAACAATTATATTTGCAACGCCGCCGACTGATGTAGTAACGTTACCGCCGGAGGTAGCAATGGTTACATTTGATAATCCATTTGATATTGATCCGCCGCCTGATGCTCCCGGAAGGCCCTGAGGACCCTGTGATCCCCCGCCTGAAGTTACAGCGGCATATCCAGCTTGTGCGCTATCGAAAGTTACAGTTAATGCACTTGTATTATTAAATGTGATAGTTGGATAGTTATATCTACCAGTCCAACTATTTCCTGTTGCATCTACGAGTTGAACATTAACATACTGAATACCTAAGTTGTGAGTTATTACCCAACTTGTAGCAGCAACAGATTGAGTATATACATATGCAGTAGTTGGAGTAGTCCAACTCAGATTACCTGTACCATCAGTCTGCAACAATGCATTTGCAGTTCCGCCGGTAATCTTAAGATTTGAGACATTTCCTACACTTACATTTGCACCAGTAAACGAAACATTACCTGTTGTATTTAACGTGCCGGAGACATTAACACCGGTACCAGTTACTGTAACTACATTAGCATTACCCGCAACACTAACCGTAACATTACCGCCGGACGTTGCAATATTGAGATTAGACGTTCCGTTTGTTACATTAGATACGCTTGTAATGATACCTGTTAGTTGACTACCGTTACCGACAAAGAAATTAGCAGAAACGTTGCCATTTGCATCTCTTATTGCGACCGTGTTCGCGGTGTTTGCAGTAGCGGTATCATAACCATCTAATAAATCAGCATTGAGATTGGCCACTTTAGTGGTAGAACTTACTAGAATAGGAGCATTGCCAGTAGCTAGGGTAGATATTAACTGTCCGGTTACATTTGCATTGCCGGCTGTTATATTTCCAGCTACAGAAAGGTTAGTTAATGTACCGACACCTGTAATGTTTGGCTGATTATTAGTTGTAACTGTACCAGCAGTAGTTGCACTAGCTGCGGTAGCAACGCTTAGGTTTGCTACTTGGGTAGTAGAAGTTACGACGAATGGAGCAGTACCAGTAGCAATATTTGAAATAATCTGCGGAGCTGTAATATTTGCGGTTGCAAATACTTGTGCAGCACCCAAATTACCGACATTAGCATTTCCTGTTATGTTAGCAGTACCATTAATGTTTGCACCGGTTGTCGTGAACACTGCTCTCGCTGTAGCATTACCTGCTACATAGAATGTGATGTTCGCATTCGAAGTGATAGCAATATTACTATTACCATTTGCTAATGTACCTATTAAATTACCACTAGTCGTGTTTCCAGTTACGCTCAAGCTAGACAAGGTGCCGACACTTGTAATATTGGGTTGTGCTGCCGTATATACTGTGCCGGCAACTAATGCGTTACCAACCTGACCAGTAACATTACCGCCTGCAATATTTGTAAGTCCAAATCCGTTACCTGCGAATATGCCGGTGTTAGCAGTAATATTGGGAGCAGTGATATTACCACTAACATTAAGTGAAGTTAAAGTTCCGACTGAGGTTATATTGCCTTGTGCAGCAGTTGTTACAGTTCCTGCTGTTGTAGCAGCACCTGATAGAGCACCTACAAATGTTGTAGCAGTTATACTTGCATTTGCTAAGTTAGCGGTGATTCCTGTATTGATAACTGCACTTGAGTTTCCATTTGCACTTGATGTGCTGAATGTTGGGTAAACGGTAGTTGCTGCACTCGTGTTCTGTAATAATGCAGCAGCATTCGTTGCACTGCTAACTGTTCCGGTTACATTAGCACCAGTCAAATTAGTTAGTCCAAATCCATTTCCGGCAAAGATTCCTGTGTTTGCAGTAATATTTGCAGCCGTGATATTTCCACTTACTCCGAGTGATGTTAATGTACCAACGCTAGTAATATTAGGTTGAGCATTAGTTGTTACCGTTCCTGCTGTGGTAGCAGAACCTGCTGTGGTAGCAGAACCTGCTGTCGCAACACTGAGATTTGCTACCTGCGTAGTAGAAGTGACAACAAATGGTGCAGTGCCTGTTGCAACATTTGAAATTAATCTTGATGCAGTAACATTGCCTGATGTATTTAAATTGCCGCCTGTAATATTACCACTTGCAGTAATAAGACCAGCAGTACCTAAGTTACCAACATTAGCATTTCCTGTTACAGTAAGAGTTCCGGCAAATGTTCCGTTTCCTGATTTGTCTACTGCGAATTCAGTCACACCAGCTACCTGCAAGTCAATTAACTCAGAACCCGCTGCACTAGCGGTGTCAGTTATATTCGCTGTTATCGCCGTAAATGCGACACTCGCATTATTCCAAGTTTGGGTTACACTTATGGCAGGAGTGCTAGCGGTTAATGTTCCAGCAGTAGCTGTTAAAAACTTAGCATTAGCATAGTTGCTTAATGTTAAACTACTAGCATTAATATTACCATTAACGATTAATGAACTTAATGCTCCTATGCTCGTGATATTAGGTTGTGCTGCTGTAGTTAATGTACCGGTCAATAACGAAGCACCTATTGTGCCTGAATTAGCATACACGTTTCCAAATGTAGAAGTGCCTGTTACAGTTAATCCACCGCCTACACTTAAATTACCGGTAGTCTTGTTGAACGTTAGATTAGCATTACCTGCATAAGTTGATCCGCCGTCGTTGAAGATAACTTGTGTATTCAAACCTTGCGCAGGAACTAATGTTGCAGTATCCCAAGATAATGATCCAGATCCATTCGTCTTTAAGAATGCGCCATTCGTTCCACCCGTAATAATTACATTACCGTTAGGACCTAGATTAGCAATACCTGCCATCGTTAATGAAGTCAAGTTTCCTACACTAGTGATATTAGGTTGCGATGCAGTAGTTAATGTTCCTGTTAGATAATTACCTGCAATAGTATTGGCGCCGTTTAGATTACCAACATTAGCGTTTCCAGTTACAGTGAATGTTCCGTTAACATTGGCGCCGGCGCCTGTAACGATGAATATATTAGCATTGCCTGCAACGCTCGTTCTTACGTTGCCACTTGCATCAACTGTAACGTTACTTGTACCATTGAGAATATATGAGCCGGCTGCTACAGAGATATTAGAAAGTAATCCGCCGTCCCCTTGGAAATAATTAGCTTTAGCTAAGTTACCGAGATTAGCATTACCTGATGTAATATTACTTGTTACTGTCAAGCTTGACAAATTGCCAACACTTGTAATGTTTGGTTGTGATGCTGTTGTTACAGTTCCTGCTGTTGTAGCAGCACCTGATAGAGCACCTACAAATGTTGTAGCAGTTATACTTGCATTTGCTAAGTTAGCGGTGATTCCTGTATTGATAACTGCACTTGAGTTTCCATTTGCACTTGATGTGCTGAATGTTGGGTAAACGGTAGTTGCACTTGAAGTGTTTTGTAGAACAGCAGCAGCATTAGTTGCGCTTGTCACAGTTCCTGTCACATTTGCACCAGTTAGATTAGTTAATCCAGACCCGTTACCTGCAAATATTCCTGTATTAGCTGTGATGTTTGGTGCGGTGATGTTTCCGCTTACATTTAAACTTGTTAATGTGCCGACTGAGGTTATATTGCCCTGAGCAGCATTGGTCACTGTACCGGCTGTAGTTGCGCTCGTAGCAGCTCCGCTTAATGACCCAACAAATGTCGTAGCAGTTAATGCACCATTTGCAAGATTTGCACTGAACGCACTATTAGCAGCTAATGCATAATTTGCAGTTGAGCTTCCATTAATAAATGTCGGGTAATAAGTACCTGTAGATTGAGCAGTTACAACATTGAAGTCACTTACATTGGCGTAATTAACATTCAAATTGCTGACGCGAGTTGTTGAGGTAACTGTTAAAGGAGCAGTACCAGTTGCAACATTGGAAGTTAATGTGCTTGCAATGACTGCGGCTGAGGTTAATAAATTACCACCGCTTACATTGCCGGTCGCTGTAATATTTCCAGTAGCCGTAATAAGTCCAGTTGTGCCTAAGTTGCCTACGTTAGCATTGCCACTTGAATTAAATGTACCAGCAACATTAACGCCTGTGCTAGTCACGACTAGAACATTTGCTGATCCATTAACACTAAGATTGATGTTACTATTTGCAGTTGGAATATTGACATTGCTTGTGCCGTTCGCGTGAGTACCAAGTAAATTGCCACCTGTAATGTTTCCGGTTGCAGTAATAAGTCCAGTTGTGCCTAAGTTGCCTACGTTAGCATTAGCTGATACGGTGATTGCAGTTATGTTGGCATTAGTAGCACCGATATTACCGACATTAGCATTGCCGGTTGCTGTGATCGCAGTTACGTTTGCATTAGTAGCACCGATATTACCGACATTAGCATTGCCGGTTGCCGTGATCGCAGTTACGTTTGCATTAGTAGCACCGATATTACCGACATTAGCATTGCCGGTCGCGTTTAATGTGCCCGCAACATTTATGCCGGTTGAAGTAATGACAAGAACATTGGGAGTTGCACCAACCGAAACGTTAACATTACCACTAGCAGTTGGAATATTGACATTGCTTGTGCCGTTCGCGTGAGGACCAATTAAATTACCGCCTGTAATATTACCGATTACAATCAATGAAGTGAGATTGCCTACACTTGTAATATTTGGTTGCGCTGCTGTTGTCACTGTACCAGCTGTAGTTGCACTTGTTGCAGCGCCACTCAATGCGCCGACGAATGTAGTAGCAATCAATGCGCCGTTTGCCAAGTTAGCACTGAATACGCTATTTGCGCCCAAAGCATAATTTGCACTTGAACTACCACTTACAAAAACTGGATAATATGTTCCTGTAGTTTGTGCAGTAACTGCTCCAAAATCACTTACGTTTGCATAGGCAACATTCAAGTTAGCTACACGAGTTGTTGATGTGACTGTTAAAGGAGCAGTACCTGTTGCTACGTTTGATGTTAATGTTGATGCTACAACCTTAGCAGATGTGTTGATATTACCGCCGGTGACATTTCCAGTAGCCGTAATAAGTCCACTTGTACCTAAGTTACCGACATTACTATTACCAGTTGCATTTAGTGTGCCAGCAACATTGATTCCTGTGCTAGTAGTGACAAGAACATTAGCTGTTCCATTGACTGAAATATTAACATTGCCGGCTGCTGCTGGAATAGAAACGTTACTATTGCCATTTGCCAGTGTACCGATTAAATTGCCACCGGTAATGTTGCCAGTAGCAGTAATAAGTCCACTTGTACCTAAGTTACCAACATTACTATTTCCGGTTGCATTTAATGTGCCTGTTATATTTGCACCGGTTGTTGTTACAACCAAAACATTAGCTACACCACCAACTGAAGTATTAACATTGCCACCTGATGTGGGTATTTTTACATTGCTTGTACCTAATACTATCTGTGAGTTAGCAGCAGAAGTAACATTGGTTAATAGACTACCATCACCTTGGAAATAATTAGCTTTAGCTAAATTACCCAAATTAGCATTTCCTGATGTAATGTTTCCGGAAATACTGGCATTTGGTGCAACTAAAAACCCAGCACTAGTTGTAATATTACCGGTTGTGGCTAATGTTGTTCCACTATAGTTTACTGCGCTTACATTGGCAGTAAACGTCCCGTTTGCTGCATTTACATTGCTAACATTAGCATTTGCAGATAGTGCAAGATTGGTGGCAGAGATATTACCGGACGATATGTTTGACGTAACTGAAATATTATTAGCACTTATGTTAGCATTTGCTACTACATTATTCGTTACTAAAGTATTACTTAAGTTAATATTTGCTACGTTGTTTACTGTTTCAGGAATGTCAATAATGAAAGGGGTTGTACCTTGAGTAATAATAGCAACGTTTGCAGTATTAGGGCCAGCGCCGGTACCCAAACCTAATGTAGAGGTTTGTATCTGCACACAAGCAATTTTTGCACTAACTACTACATTTCCTGTAGGAGCATTTACTGTAATTCCCGCACCCGGTGTCTTGTTTACCGAAAGAACAGCTTGCTGTTCTTGACCGGCGAAAAGCTCACTAAAGTTCTCTTGAACTTTCTGAAAAGCGGTTCTAATTGCATCTGCACCGGGATCATTTGGAAAACTACCAAAATCTATATTGCGTTGGCTCATCCGTTAAAATACCTTCTTATAGTGTATTTATCTTTTTGGGAGAATTGACGATAGCCAAAAAAATAGCCGGGAACTAGCCCGGCTATTTTAGTTTGTAGTAAAATTACTTAATTCCGGCTAACTTAGTCCAGTCATCAACGGTGTCGCTTGTCTTACCAACGTGATCGTGCATACGCTCGTGTTGACCAGCAATTACAGGAACTGTAGTCTGACCAGTTGACTTAGGCTTGTTGAGTCCACCAGCAATAACTTTAGTCATAAACTCAATGTCTTCTTCAAAGCTAGCATCTGTGCCCTTACCTGGACCCTTACCTACTTGATTAGCCCATTCGTTAAGGCCTTCAGTTAGGTCTTCTTCGTCGTCTTCTTCATCATCTTCAGCGTCATCATAGTCCTTGTCATCCTTCTTATCGTGTTCAGGATGCTTTGGCTTATCACCTGAGCCTTCTGCTAAACTGTCTAAACGCTGAAGCATTTCAAAAAATGATTCAGTAACTTCTTCATCATTTCCAGAATCTGCACCTGCTAATGCAGCATCTTCTTGTGATTCCGCTTCTTCATCTGCTTGTGCGTCAGTTTCTTCAGCTACTTCAAATTCCTGTTGATCTGGAGTTTCTACTTCGTCAACTTCTTCCTTGTCACCACAGCAGCACTTTGTTTCCATCATACCGCATTCGTTGCAAGTTGATTCATCGGTGTTTTCTTCATCACCTTCTTCGTCATCTGAATCATCGTGGCTGTGAAATTCGTCACTTGAACCTTTTTCATCAGCATAATCTTCGTCACCGTCATCCATATCTGTTCCTTGAATTCCGGTTAATTTCTGCATAAGAGAAAGCATATCGTCAGAACCATCTACTACGTCAATATCTACTCCACCTGAGCCAACTTCATCAGGCTCACCGTGTGCAGGTTGAACTGACATTGCACTTGATGGTTCTGCGTGATCATCACCAAACAATCCTAAACCAGCGTGCTTTACAAGCTGTAATAGTTGATCGGCGTCAGCATCTTGTGCAGTGATAGTTACTGAGTCAGGGCTATTCTGCTGTCCCTTAGAAACTGACACAGAGAGTCCTTCGTTTACTTCACCTTCGTTAAGTAATGCATTCAATTGACGATCAAGTGATTCAAATGCATAATCCTCTTCCTTAACTGGGTAAGTTTTCCCACCTACTCTGATTGTTTCACCAGGCTGAATCCCATCGCTCTTTGCGTCTCTTACGGCTTTGCTAAAGGCGTTACCTTCATCAAACTCATCTTCTTTAGTGAAATCTCTTCCGCCCATCTTGTCCAAATCATACTGTGACATACCGATGCGCGGATCTGTCTTATGGTAGTCGTATGCACCTTTTGCCATACCAGCACCTGCTGCTAAAGTGCCAATGCCGGCTGCTGTAGCCAAAGCTTTACCAAACTTGCCCTCATCCATAGCACCGTCTGCCATACCACCGACTGTTGCAGGCGGCATTGCGGGAGCAGCTTCGTAAACGCCCATTCCATAGCATTCGTCAAGTCCGGTCTTATAACCTTCACAATATGCTTTGCGCTCATCTAAGTCTTCATACTTAGAACCACAATGTTCTGCATTTTCTAAACCGTGTAAATGTCCTCTACGGCGAGCAAGATCAATACGACTTGCACCTTCCTTCAATTTCTTTTTATCTTTGATAGCTTTTTTCATTGGCTCTTTCTTGTTGCCATCACCGTCAGCATCAAAAAAGTCTGGCTTTAATTTCTTCATAGTTTTTCCTTCAAGTGTTGTTGGGCTTCTGCCAGCACCGAGATTTGCGCCTTCTGTATCTACGCCTTGTGTTGATGGGATATCAGCTTCTTTAACTTTCTTATTCTTATTGTCAAGCATACCACGCTTGTTAGCAGTTGCCCAGGCAATGTCCGAAGCCTTTTCTTTACTCTTGCCTAGCTTACGCTCTGACTTTTCAATGTGCTTGACCATGCGATCAACCTTTGCGCCTTCTTCAAGTTCGCCTTTTCTCATTTTGCGCTTGAGTAGCTTTTGTTGTAAATCAAGTGGTGAATGTTCTACTGAATCTCTACCAAGCGTCCAATCAACTGCATCGGGGCTAAGAGTGTCGGTGTCATATTTCACAGAGGCTGTGTTACGACCTATATCCCATCCTTGACCCCAACGCTTTACTGATTTAGCACCTTTCTTGATTTTGTCTCCGAGACCTTCATCCATTTCTTCTTCAAGTTTACCTTGCTTTGCTAGCTTTGCACGAACTGCGCCGGCTACACGTTCACCAGCTTCCTTACTACCATAACGCTTACCGGCACTCTTAGCAATCTTAGCAAAGTTCTTGCCTGGCTTACCTTCGTCTCTTTCGTTAAGTGCCTGTCCGCCACTGACAATAATTCGTCCGCCACGATCAGGAAAAACGTGATTATCCTTGTCTGCATCCGGCACAATTTTATAATAGCCTTTATAGGGCTCAACTAATGCAAACTTCGGATTACTTTTCACAAAATCAATAATTTCGCTAGTAATCCTCGGTAATGCTGCCTTACCTCTTGCCTTAAGAGTTTGAATGATTTCTTCTACTGTATCATTTCCTTCACGCATTTGCTGTTGTCCTGCTTGTGGCTGGCCAGTTGCACCAGCTTGTGCCGGTTGCCCCGGAGTAGCTGTCTGTGTACCAGCCGGCTGTCCAGGCTGTCCCGGAGTCATCATTACTAATTTTTTATCTTTTGCTAATTGATCGATCATAGGACCTAATGTTTTTTGAAGTTGTGGGTCAGTAGTTGCTAAGAATGCAGGCTGACCTACTCCTCCGCCAGTCTTTTCGCCTGGGATAGGTATCTTGTTCAATGCTGATTCAAAGAAGTCTTTCAATGTAGCTGGGCTAGTATTTACAGGAGGAGTAGCTGAATCTTCAGTTAACATCTTCTTTGGCTTCGGCGCAGTCGCTTCAAGTTCCGTAAGTTTATCTAAAATATCTTTCATCTTATTATCCCTTGTGTGCGCCGGTTTGTGGCTTTGCAGGACGAGTGATATGACTCATCGGGCTTGTTTGGCCCTTCTTATCTACATATGTCTCTGGCTTAAATGGATCGAATGCAGGTGGAGTGGGTTTTCCTTCAAACGGGATTACAATCTTATCGTCTTTGGTCTGCTCTTTAATGCTGTCAAGATACATATTTCCATATGCTTTAACTGCATCTTTTGCACCGTGCTGTTCTTCAAGTTCTTCGTGAGTTAATAGAGGACTGTGATCCATTTGATTGACATATCCGTCCATTTCACTGTCTATACTATCATCATAGTTAGTATTGACCATTCTTACACGATTTGGATCAATACCTAATAGTTGTGCCATCTGCTTTACAAATGCATCAATTACAGGATAACGACAATCCATTTCAATTGTTGTAACTCTCTCGTTATTGATGCCAGGAAATCCTGCAACTGCTTTCTGAATAGGAGTAGTTTTAGGTTCGCTAATGCGAACTGGGCTAAACTTTTGTAAGTTGTATTTTAGCAACTCTAGTTTATTGTCATCAATGTCACCCGCAACTCTAATTCTATAGTTGTAAGTGTGTATTGATTCCATCAGGTAGTATTTTAAACTTTTCATTAGTGGCCTCTAATATTCTATTATGTATTTATTCTTTGTTTTCATTTTTGTTGGAGAGCATCTTAAGCAATTCGTTACGATCAAGTGCTTGTCCTTCACCTAGTGGAGTATTTTCAACTTCTTCATTTTTGGCAGCAAGTCTAGCATCAAGTTGTGCCTTCTTTAATTGCATATCAAGCATCTTTAGCTTTTTATTAATTTTAGCAGTCTTTGCGGTTATAGCGTGACCTAACATACTACTTGCGCTGTTGAAGATTTCGGAACTAAATCTGGATTCCACTTGCATTCCAAGATCCATTAGATCCTTATAGCTAGCAGTAGCCATATCTGCTAGTTCATCCATTTCATTGTCTGCTGCTTCAAGTCCTTTTACTTGAGGTAAAGCATTTTCAATTTTTTCTAAGGTGCTTAATGCAGTTTCTGTTACTTCTTCAGTAACTTCAGGTAATGGGATAGTGAGGTCGGTGTCATCGGATGATGCCAATTCAAACAATTCTTCAAGCTTTCGGGTCATAAAAGTATTTAGTTACTTACGCCCATTATAGAACAAATCATCTTCCGTAATTACTCGAAAGGCAAACCCCTGTGATTGACAATATGCTGCTGCTGCTTTCCATTTAGCGTGATTGATTGCAACTATTGCTCTATCTCTTGCGCTGGCTACTTTGCTTTCAATAAGACTTTGTTTTTTAGGTTTGATTTCTACTACTTCAGCTATTTTCTTACCAAACTTGTTCTCATAGACTACAAAGAAGTCCGGTACATAGATAGTTGGTTTACCTGTCAATGGATGACGATATGGAATTCTAATACTTTCACTTGACCAATATAAAACACTCTTGTTTGAATCACAGAATGTCATAAATGTAAGTTCCCAACCAGAACGATATTTTGGTATGTGATTTCCTATATATTTTTCTGGATTTTTAGGTGTATATTTGCCTTGTGCCCAATTACCCATATCATAGAACTACGTTTCTTTGCACTGCCTGATTGGGTTTTGGCACGATTCCTATTCCGTATAATGTGGCTCTTAATCTAAATGTATTTAAATAATAACATATTATTTCGTTCATTTGTAATTTAGTATTGGTGCCTTTGATAGTAGCTAACAAATCTAATACACTAAAATTACCTTCTTGTGCAATCCTAAACAACAAACTAGCAAAATTATTAGCTATTGTTTTGTTCTTGCTAGTTCCATAAAAATATGAATATACAATATCCCAATCAGCCGCATTTACCTTCAATTGGGTATTATAAAAGTTATCAAAAACTTTAATCGTGTTGTCTATTTGTTTTACATCTACTATACTAGTCATATCATTTACGCGCTAACTATAGGCCCGGTTTTGAACGGTGCATCGACCGGAAAACCCTTACCATTATAATTATTTAGTAGAGTTGAACCATCTACAGGGTATCCTGATGTAGGATCGTTTCTTAATACGTCAGGCTTTTGTTTAGCAGCAATAGTTGGGCTGCTCGCTGTTCCTAATGGACCAGGTGTAGAACCTGCTGTAGGAGAAGAAAAATTAGTATTTCTATTCTTCGGAGCATTAGACAATGTATTAAAGAACATACCGGCTATTGCTAATGCAGAATTTTCTACCAAGTTTGGATTTTTAATATTGTCGTATGCAATTCCTGCATTTCTAATTGCACCCGGTATATTACCATCAGTAAGTGATTGAATTGTTCCGCCTGCTGCATCAATTAGTCCACCTTGACCCAATATTGTCCCATTTGCGCCGCCGTTCATAATTGGACTTGGATCAGTATCGTAGTGTGCTGTTTCTCCAAATCCAGTAACTATTTGACTTGGATCCCTTCCGTCTAATGCTCCATAGTTGTATACAACAGTTTCATAGTCTATTGTCATTCTATTTTGCATTATTCCTCCGCCTTCATTATAGTTGTAGGTGTCGTGCGAGAAATTTGTAATTACAGGATTGACTAGAGTATATGCGGTAAAATTATGCTGGTTTAATCCAAAAACAGTTATATTCTTAAAGAAGGGAGCCTTTTTATCATCTTGCTTATTTGCTCCGCCTATAAAACCCCAGTCATCATCTCCGGAAATACTATCAGTGTATATATTTCTATCATTATATGAAGTAAGAGGGTCGCTTGAATCCCCTGATAAACTCGATCCTCTTGATCCCATTAATACACTTTGCGGTTTACTGGCATCATTATAATAATAACGATAGTATGCTTCCCATAATTTAGTAACGTTATTTCCTCCGTCATCGTGAAACGTTATTTCAATGGGTTCATATTTTATTTTAGTCTGAACTATTCTTTTTCTATTGTATTGATTTAGTTGATATGTCTGGAAACTAAACGTAGGGAGCTTTACTTCTTTAACTAATAAGCCATAGTTAACATTTTGTCCATATGCTTCTGGATTAATTTCAAAATAAGTATGGAATAGAAATTTGAACTTAGGAGCATATTCATATGAATTAGTCCTAAAAGTTTTAGATGCGTGTTGGTAGTCTTTAAGGTCAATGTCGCCGCCAGTTAAATTAGCAGCGACATTGAGTAAAGATTGTCCCCAATTTCCTAGTGACATTAAATAGTCCTAATTATTAAGTAGTAGCGCCAATACCAGTTGCTGATGCTCCGCCGAACGCACGACCAACGTTTGTTCCAACACCAGAACCAAGAGGTGCCTGAATTGCGTTATCATAGCGTAGCGTTAATGCAATTGAAACGGCATCACTTGTACCATAGTTTAATGTCTGATAGTTTACCTGCTGCAAGAAACAACCATATAGTTCCCAAGTTTCTAATGTTACTGGAGCTAATGCTCCATTACCACCATCTAAGATATCGATATTTGTTTGAAACTTGTAGTCTTGACCGGTTGCAGCAGATGCCTGCTCAACAAAATCAAGTTGCTTCTGTAACTGCTGTCCTACAGCCTTAGAAACTGTTCCTGATGCATCATCACGAATGTTAATTGCAAGTGTTTGCCACTTATGCTTACCTGCAAGATACATTGTTGAGTTGTAAACGTTCAATGTAACTTCGTCAAACTGCACTTGAGGTCTTGCACAGTCCATAACCTGCTTTGTCAACTGAAGACCACCATTTGCATCAACCCCAAAGTTCAAGAAGTTGACTCTAAAGCGGAACTGTAGTTTAGGCATCAACAGACCTTGGTTGCCGCCCGCGTTATCAGATGCTACGGTCATGTTGAACAATGATTGAGAGGCTGTTGCCATTTTGTATTCTCCTATAAAAGTATTTATCTTTTTAGAGTGGGCACTTTGTACCCACTCTAAACTTTATTTCTTAACCTAATGCTGCAATTTCGCCAGTGTTGAGAACTCTTACCGGAATGTAAATGAACTCAATTGCCTTAACTGGCTCAATTGCAATATCTACCCAAAGCTCATTTCTGTCGATACGAGCCGGAGTATTATTTGATTCATCGCAAACTACGAGATAATCGTAAATACCACGTTTTGCAACAAGATCAATAAACAATGTTTGAATTACAGATGTAACCTGCTGACGAGTAATTGCATCATTTGGTTCAAACACGAACGGTCTTGCAGCAATTGTCAACTGTCGACGGATATAAGCAATAAGTCTTGCAACATTGATTCTATCAAGTGCTGACTGTGAATTAAAGCTTACTTTATTTCCATAATTCAATAATCCATTTCCAGTAAAGAATACCATTGGATTAATCTGATTTGTGTAAAGAACATCACGAATACCAATTCTAGTCTTAATTACTTGGAATTCACCAGTTGCGCTATCAATATAACCAATACTTGTTGCGTTATCAATAATACCGCGACGAGTACCAGCCGGTGCGAACCAAGGATAAGCAACAGTATCGTTTCTAAGAATAGTTCTCAACATCATATGTGATGCAGGAACAGCTACTAAATTGCCATTCAAGTCGCTGGTGATACCTGATGGATAGAATAGTCCGAGATATGTATCACGAGTTACAAGACCTTCTTCGCCAGTAGATGTAGCTCCGGCTGCGTTAGTTGCCCAGGCTTGAATTGCAGTAGCATCATCTGGAAGTCTCATTGGAGTATCACCGACGATGAAACCTGTATTTCCTCTATCGTTGTTTAGAACAACCATATTAGGCTGCAATTCAGGATAGTTAGGGCAAGCAGTTAAGTTGAATGGATTATCTTCGTCGCGAATTGCGCTATTAGTATCAATTGCTGCACGTAGTGCCTTAACTACAACTGCACGCTGTGCCTTACGACCCATATATGGACTACCGTTTGACTGATTGCCTGAAATAGTTACCCAAGCATCTGTTTGATCAGGAATGGGTTGATCAGGGAATCTATCAGTGTTAAAATAATTAACACGATATTGCTTGACGTTGTATCCTGAACGTCGAGTGTTGAACAACAACATACCAACTGGATACAAATCTTCGTCAGGAGCTCCAAGATCCAAGTAATTGCTTGTTAACAAACTCACAATAGACGGAATCGGATCGTTTGCTGGATTAGTAGTTCCATTTGTAGCCCAACGTGCGTCAGCAAATAATACACCTTTTGATGATGTTTGGTCAGTGTTATCAATTCTTACCCATTGATTTACGCCGCTAACAGACTGCCAACGATTAATAATTGGATAATTTTCAACATCACTAGTATCAATCCAAAGATCACCGTATGAAAGTGCTGTACCATCTGATTGAGTGGTTGGTTTAGTTGCACTTACAATAGGTCCGTTTGGATCAGTAGTATTAATACCTGAAGGAAGGGGGAAACCGTTATTATCATATGAAACGTTTCTATAGCCATACCAACCGCTAGTGGTATTAACCATAATGTCTACTTCATCAACAACACTATAGAACCAATTGGTCAAATCATCAGGAGCCTGTGTAGGTGAACCCTCGTTAGCAGTCATATCAAACTCTACCCAATTTGATAACTGTACTTGATAGGTTAATGCAGCAGTTCCTGACACGTATGCAATGCCTGTAACAGCGTTGCCATTTCCTGCGTCTACACTTGTAACAGCAACAACCAAATTATTTGTTCCAGATGAACCACCTAAGTATGAACCATTGATTGTTATAGTGTCACCAACTGCATATCCGCCGCCGGCATCAACGAAGTTATCTGTCTCGAAATAATAAGTTTGATATTGACCTCTGATTGTCATTTCGAAACCTGATCCAACTCCACTTGTAGTAGAATCAGGATAGCTTGGGCCCTGACCGGCATTAAGCATAGTCATAACAGCAGGTCCGTATTTTGCACCTAAGGTCGATCCCGGTACAAATCCGGCTTCTTCAAGTAAACCAGAACTTACACCAGTCGTATCCCAAAGAATATCGCTTAGAACAATCACGCCTCCTTGCGTGTGTGTTAATTGTATTGCTCCTGCCGAAGTTAAAGATGCTATAGTATATGGGATAGCAGCAGTGTTCCAAGCATTTACAAAATCTTCTGCATCAGTGTTATCGCCGAGGACGACCGTGTAATAATTGCCTAATGTTGACGTTCCCGGAACAGATATTTGTACTAATAAATCATATGGTCCATTTGTGAATGAGGGTGAGGTGTTAGTCCCAGTAACTACAGTAGGGCCTTCTGCAAGTCTTTCCCAATAATAGATAGGAGTTGCCGGATATTTCTGTATAATACCACCTGTTACTCTCGTATCGTAATCATATTGTACGTATACGGTTCCTGCTGGAATATTTTTACCACCTGATGAATCGAGACTGCCTATCGCGCTCCAGTCAGCAGTAGCGTAAGATACCGTTTTTGCCACCCAATTAGCAGTAGTAGAATTAAATTCAGAAACTACTGAATTTAAACCTGAACCTGCAGTTCCTATCTTGATCCAAACTGATCCAGTTGGTGCAGGATATGATTGTCCTTGTTGCCATAATGGCTGCTGAGCGGATGTTCCATAAGAAACTATAGGCTGATAATATGTTCCCGCAGAAATTCCTAATTGTGTCAATAGTCCTGCCGTGCCGCCAATTGTTACCTCATAAGGAACAGATGATGTAATATCGCCGCCTGTTTGTCTGGAATAAAGAACTAATTTACCATTCACTGAAGCAGCAAATAAACTTCCCAAATTACCACCGTTTGCAAATGTATTGATTTGATTCACCAAATCTGCTACAGTATTGTCGGGCGAAGAACTTACTGATACTGACACTGTTGCCATACCACTTAAAGTAATAGTAAGCTCATTATTCATTGTTAAAGAACCTGGGGCTAGTGTGCCCTGAACAGTAGGCCAAGAGTTTAACCATTCAGCGGTACCAATTCTTACCCACTGATTAACATCATTTTTATAAAAGAATTGTCCGGCGGCTGTTTGGCTTGGCCAATCATATGTAGGAATTGCAATTACTGCATAACTTCCAATTACACCCAAAGAGTTAATGGGATAACTTCCGCTTATTTGATCAGGATCAGTAATTACAATTGGTGTTTGCAGAGCAAATGTTCCTGTTACTGAATCAAATTCATAAATGCCCCAAGTTGATGTAGTAGTGTCTAACCAATATGTACCATTTGCAGGGTTACCAGTTGGTCTACCAGTTTGTCCTACTAAGCTTGCAAGATCAATGTCTGCACGTAAGCAGTATACACGATTTGTGATACCCAATGCAGAATAAGCAGCAAGCAGCCCATATTCATTAAGTTCATAGCCCTGAATTGGAGTACCGTTTGCAGTTGTGTAGAAGAATGGGTTTCCATAAAGAGCAACAAGATCACGCTGACTTGTTACTTGGAACAACTTACCAGCATTTGCGGCTGTAGTACCTGATGCTACGCCTGTGCCAGTTGGATTTGCTTTATCTTGTGCAGTTGCAAGCAAGACGAATGGAATAGTATTAGTTGGTGCTGGAAGATATTGAGATTCGTCAATGATTGTAACTTCTACACCTGGTGAAACGAGTGCCATATTATTTTTTCCTTCGTATGATTATGAGGTTTACCACCTGCCCTAGTAACGATTACTAAGGTTCTAGAGATATTTAGCAAAAAACATAAAAAAGTGTGGTTAACGGAACCTTTAAAGGTGAAAATGACTAAATAGTGTTATGTTGAAAAGACCCATATGCAAGGAATGTAATAAGAACTATTGCGCAATAAATTACATCCGCAATGGCAAAACCTACTATCGCAGTATATGTGATAGTTGCGGAAAGAAAAGGGCCAAGAAAAAGCCACAACTTTATATATGGGAGAAGGCTGGATACAAAAAAAAGACAATATGTGAATGTTGCGGATTCAAAGCGTCTTACCCAACGCAAATGCTTGTATTCCACATAGACGGAGACTTAACTAATGTCAATCTAACTAACCTTAGGTCAATTTGTCTCAATTGCGTTGAGGTAGTGAAGCGCAAAGAGATAACTTGGAAGCGCGGAGATTTGCTCGTAGATTGGCATAAATAAAGATGTAGTTCGCGGGACGGCAATCCCCAACTACTCTAATACTGTCAAGGAGTATCAGCTATGACTATTTATTTGTACAAGAAAACCCACAACAAAACCGGATTCAAGTATCTCGGAAAAACTATCCAAGACCCGTATAAGTATATGGGTTCTGGTACAGATTGGGTACCGCATATCAAAGAACACGGGTGTGATGTAACTACTGAAATCCTCAAGGAATGCCAATCCAACGAAGAATTAAACTACTGGGGCAGATATTACAGCAAGCTATGGAGTGTTGCAGACAGCACAGAATGGGCTAATAAAATTCCAGAAACCGGCGGGGGAGTTGGTGGGAAGGTTGGCGTTCCCAGATCAGCAAAAACTAAAGAAAAACTTAGAATTGCACAAGCCGGTAGAAAACACACAGAAGAACACAAGAGAAAAGCTGCCTTACCTAAAATAGGTAGAAAAAGACCCGAGCATAGTAAAAAACTCACTGGTAGAAAAAGACCAGATCAAAGTGCTAGGATGAAGACCTGTCAATTAGGCCCTGATAACCATATGTTTGGAAAAACTCAAACTCCCGAATCAAACGAGAAAAGAAGAAATTCACAATTGGGTGAAAAGAGTGTTAGGTATGGTAAAAAGGACCCGGTATTTGAATGCCCGCACTGTCATAAGAAAGTAGCGGGCATGGGCAACTTCAATCGTTGGCATAATTCAAATTGTAGATTGGCGTAAAATACTCTCAATTTGTTCGTGCAATTCTGTTACCGTCTTATTGTTGTCTAGATGATAATCATACGCTAGACCAACGCTAGAATACTCGCTAGCATGAACGTTGAACTTTTCAATTTGCTCTAGACAGTGAATCTTTACGGCTTCGTCCGTAGTAGTGTTTATAATTGCAGCGATATCTAACCAATTGGGAGCCTTGCCTCTATGAGTTCGCATTGTGATACCACCTGCGTTCTTGATAGCAGTAAGTTCGTTGGGGAATCTACAATCAGTGATTACGATATCATCTTTATTGTTGAGAAGTTTGTTCTCTACACTCGCAACCCAGATTTCATCATGGAAACCCTTACGAGCAACTTCTGTTCCCCATTGCTGTAGTACCCAACGAGGAGTTAGATTGGGAATGCCTAAACGATCTGCCCACCAAGTGTCAACTTCTTCTCGCCATTCTCGGCTAGTCTTAGTTGACCCTTCTAGTAGTTCGCGATTCCAATTAAAAATGACTGCTACTGCGTCCTTGAGACTGGCACCAAAGCTCATACGCTTGAAACCATGTACCGTGCAGAGATAGTCGGCGGCGGTGTCTTTTCCTGATCCTATCAATCCGGAGATGGAGATAATTTTATTTGTCATTCTTATATGATATTACATTTCTTTAAAAATGTCAACCTTGTGTTGCCCGATAGTAGTCCTCATCCGTGAATCCAAGTTAATTTAGCCCTGTATCCATGTCAGGGGTTGTGAAAAGTCCACATAAGCCTTAAGTTCCATAATTAACCGTTCCTGATCGGCCTTACTTTCAGCCTTCATTGCAGAACCATTTAATGATGTGCCTCCACCAGGTCCGGCGATTGACTGAAACTTTTCACGGGCTTCGCCAATGATCCCTTTTAGAATAGCAAGAATATAGTCACCGATCCATACACCGGCACCCGGGTCTTGCAACAATTCTAACTCAGGACGCTGAACGTCAGCCCAAATCAAAACACGCTCTCCTGTGCCCTTAAAGTCTCTCACGATCTTCAAGAGTTTGGTTACTGGGTTGAATGTATAATTGAGATAGCCACCGAACATACGTGCTGTAAGCTCTACATATCCAGCGTAGAAGTCGTATGTAGCAAGGCCGCCCGTGTAGTTGTAGTTGAGTAGATAGGTGTTGAGAATTGCACTTGAGAATGGATCAAACGCAGTGGACGATGGACCTGTTTCCAAGCCCACCGTTCTACGATACAAGCATCTTACGTTGATGAATTCTTCCGGAAGCGTATACTCATATACGTTCTTTTCAACCATAAAAAGCGTATAGCTTTCAATCGTTGCGTTCTGCGCTCTTTGCCTGTATAGTTTGATAGCATAGTTGTAGGCAGCTTCATAGTGCTGCGGATCCAACTCAAGATCAATGATATCTCCGCCTAAACGCAGGCGTAGATTTTCAAAGAGAGCATTCTTGTATTCTTGAAGATCATAATTGTTTGGTGTTGCTAAAAGGTCTGCTGCCATAGTTGTTTCCTATTAATCTTATTTATCAGGAAACGCTCTGACCTCTATTCTCTCTAATAATTTGTGTATTGATTTCTATAACTAGCTGATCGTCCCTTGTAAATTCAAATAGACTATCGTGTGTTTCTAGGTCACATACTGGGCATACCCAATATCCCCGCTTATTAGGAATCACATTGGGCACGTAATTAGAAAATACCCTACATCTACCACAGACACTTGGACCGAGACCCATTACAGGTCTCCGTCCTTTCTATTTTCTGAATAGTGAACATCAAACTTGCCACCCGGATATCGTGCTTCAAGCTTCTTGACATTCTCTGCAATAACATCGTCAGGATCAAGACCAAGCGCATTACAAGCGTTAGCCCAATACCAGATAATGTCCCCGAGTTCACGCTTGGCGTGATGGACGGTTTCATCCGTCATTGGTTTTCCTTGGAAATAGACCTTCTTTACGATTTCTTGGAATTCTCCGGATTCCGATCCCAAACCCAAAGCTGCGGTTAATAGCAAAGGAACATTGATGTCCGGACCATACCCCATAAGCTTCGGATCATAGTTTGCATCTAATTCGTCAAGCCGATCCATATACGCAGTAAGATTCTTGCTAGGTTCACTGCATACAGCCAACACAAACTTTGCATACTCACTTAAATTGACATTGTTTCCCACGATAACTCCTTTTGATGATTTGTTTAATATATTAGATTAATGGTTCTAAGTCAAGTAAAAAGGACTAAATAAAAGTGTGGTTCACGATGTTGACGCATCTAACCACTCTAACACTATAGCGGAGTATCAGCAATGACTATTTATTTGTATAAGAAGACCCACAACAAAACCGGTCTACAATACCTAGGTAAAACAGAAAAAGATCCATTCAAATATAAAGGTTCCGGCATTGATTGGATACCTCATATCCTTGAACACGGAAATGATGTAACTACAGTGATATTGAAAGAGTGCCAAACTAAAGAAGAACTGACAACCTGGGGCGTATATTATTCCGAACTATGGAACGTTGTAGAAAGCGATGAGTGGGCCAACCGTATACCGGAAACAGGCGGTTCCGAAGCAGGGGTAAATCATCCTTGTTTTGGGAAGTCTCGCCCTGATACAGCAGAGAGAAATAGAAAACGCCAGGGAGAAAAACATCCTATGTTCGGTACCAAGAACCCCGAACTTAGTAGACGCAACTCGGAAAACTTAGGCGAGAAGAATCCAATGTATGGGAAACCGAGTGCAATGCGTGGGAAGAAAAACCCGGCCCTGTCGGCACTAAACGCTAACAAGACCGGGAAAAATAATCCAATGTGCAAACCAGAGTATCAATTAACTTGCGAACACTGCGGGAAGACAGTTAACAAGGGTAATTTCGTCAGATGGCACGGGGATTCGTGCAAGACGATCACCAAACCTTAAGGATAACAATATTCTCATTGAATCGACCATTCGGGATCGCTGCAACTGCCTTGATATCGTCAATCATCTTGCGAGTGTTCGGGCGACTTGCGCTCATCATTCCCTTAAGGAACTCTTCCGGTTTCCTAACAGTCTTGCTCATACTCTTTTTCTTGTCAAACCCAATTACTGCATTGCCCTTGACAATCAAGCACTTACTATACTCGTCAGCAACCAACCAAATGATCTTGCGCTTAGCAGTATCATACAGGAACGCCTCGGCGCACTGATGCAGCTTGACGGGACTGACACTTGTGATACCAAGTGCATCGTTGGTTTTTTGGAACTTTACCTTCGCCACGACCTTCTCAACCGGAACAACCTTCTTAGCACGAACCTTCTTCGTAGCCTGCTTAAGACCGATATAACCATTCAGTTCTGCAATGATATCTTCAATAAACTTGACGGTATAGCGCAACTGCATCTTACCATAGCTGGAATATGCTTCCTTGACTTGGTCATCGTTACCAGCAACTGCTTCATTATACTCGTTAAGCAGGCTAGTATAACGCTTGATAGCGTTGGCAATGTGTTGGGGGAGAACATTGCGGCTAGTCAGAAAACCAATGATCTTCTTGTCTACAGAAAAGTCCTTGGGGCAACCGGCAGTGATGAATTCATCAAACAGTGCTTCAACATCACTCAGTGCTTCATCAGCCTTTTCACGCATCACTTCCTGAATGTTGACAGTGCGCTTGGGCTTTTCAACAACAGTTTCTTCGCCTTCGGCAGGCTCGTCCTTAACACCAGCCTTAGCAAAGTCAACTAGACGATCAACACAAGCCTGAATATAATTCTTCTGCTTCTCGGTCAGAACAAGACCACGAGTAGCGCAACGAGCAGCCCAACCAGCAGTCGTAACCATACGATTGTCAGGGGCCTTACGCACTAACTTGACAACATCCTTGCTCATATTAGTATCTTCAAGATACTGAATTAGGAACAGCTTGGAATCCTTGTGAGTGCAGAAACGCGAATACCAATTATATGCGTCGGAAAGAATAGACTGACGCTGTTCCTCAATGGGCTGGCTGTCAGTGAAGCTGGGTTCAGGACCATACCGCAGAACATCACTATCCTTAGGGCGAAAATCCTTCGTAAGTGTATTACCAGACGAAGCGAGGGCAACACCCTTCTTACCAACACGAACTGTGGTCTTCTTGGGCTTGCGAACCTTAGTAACGATTGCACGACGAGCCATAATTTACTCCTAAGTTTTAAGCTTATGTATCACTATACAACGGTAGGCTTGAAATGTCAAGCCTTAAGTTTGTCAAAAATCATATTTTGTAGCTCAACTTGTTCCTCATAAGAGAGGTAAAAGTCGGTTGTAGGGTCCCAATACGCGCCCTCAATCGGATCGTAATATGTCACACGACCATTAGGATAGAAGAACGGACCTTCAAGACCCTTGCGAGGCTGATACTTGTCACGATCAGTGCGATTAAGAACACGATATCCCATCTTGTATTTCCTCAAGCTTTGAGAGTGTTAATAATTATAGCTTTTTCGGTATTTTTAATGTAAAACTTCATTGCATCTTCTGGAACGTGGGTACGAAACAGATGAGCGAGATATAGATATGCACTGCGACTAGGATCAGCATCGTTCTTGTAACGAATCTTCAATAGGTCAAACAATGTATCAAAGTCGGACATTTCAATATCTCCTTGCTATATATTTGTTATAGCAAAATGGGCAAACAATGTCAATTGAAAAGTTACCTAATCTTGACTTCGTTTAGCATATTACGATTGCTAAAGATGCATACACCCTTTTGACGAGTTAGGTCAGCAGCACATTGAGGACTATTATCCCAAAATTCCCACAGATTTTCTTCGGTGATGCCTTCTTCACAATCCATAGCATAGATTTCAAAACTACGCTCTGTATTGAATCGGGCCCGCATCATCATAGCACTAATGATTTCATCAAGAGGATTCTTACCTGTAGGTTCTTCCTTGAGAATCTTCCACATGTCAAGCTTACTTTGATCTTCATACTGTGTGATCGGAATGATGGATTCAATACCATACTGATTCCACATAAAGAGGTATGCATTAGTAGTCATAATTGCTCCCAACGCTTAGTGAGAAAGGCCCAATCTTCATCTTCTTTAGTGGCAATCTTTACTGCCTCTTCCCATAAAGGGTGAGAAGTTTCCTTGATTATACGATATTGCCCTTCATTAAGCCCGGGCAGAGCTTCGCGGAGAAGTTCAAATGCGCGGTCTTCAATGGTCATTACCAACGATTCCTGTAGCTGTCAAGAATTTCACTATCACTAAACTGTCCGCCGCTGCGATCGGGGCTGTTGCGCCAGCTATCCTCGAGGTTACGTTGTTTAAGACGTTCGTTTTCCTTATGGAACTGTTCAACTGCGTTAACCAGACTGTCGATAAGTTCCCGATCTTCTGCACGATGCAATCGGCTCTTAAGTTCAATGACCTTTGCGCGGGTTTCGGGCTTGAGCATATCACTATCTCCTTGCTATAGTTCTCTTATAGCAGTTTTGGGTAACTATGTCAACCGAAAACTCAGGTCAATCTTCATTTTCCAAGCGATGTTCGTGATACTTATCGACATTGGTACCGCGGGATACCCACTCCAAGTTGTTTGGATGGAAGTTAGAATGATCGTGGTCGATGTGATTTGCTTCCCAATAATGTGAATCAAAATGCTTCTTAATAGAAGCAGGAGTTCGGCGCCATTCAGCTTCGGTAACCCCGTCCGGTAGAGGATAATCGTGGAAAGTCTGTGCAACAATTTGATGAATATGAGGAGTGAGTCTGGTGCCAAACTCATCAACAGTTACACTAACCTTAGGGTATTTGCTTTTACCACTAACGCTAGGTGACAGCGGCTTAAGTGATCCCCGGCGATTACTCATAAACACTATCTTGCCCTCTCGGAAAACAAAGTAGTATCCGGGCAGCTCCTTCCCTCTAAAAAATGCCGGGAAATAGGGGTTCCCTTGATGATCAAAAAACTCAGGATTGCACTTATACTTAAACATCATATTTTTCCGTCTATGTTAATGCGGCATTGCATTTCTCTCTTTTAGCAGTTTAGTGTAGCCGTGTCAACCGTTTTTTTCGATAAATAAATGTATGCCAAAGCTATCACTTTACCGTTCGAACAAACAAAACGATTATCGTTTTCTAGACCGAAATATCTCAGAGATGTTTACGGTCGGTGGTACCGACTTATATATTCACAAGTATATAGGTATAGCCAATCAGGGTCCATCTACTGATTACACTCAACCACAATATCTTGAACCTAATCCTACACAGATTCAAGACTTGTTGTTCTTAGAAAACCGTGATCGTAAGTATGATCCAAACATTTATCGACTGCGCGGTCACTATAATGTTCAAAACTTAGACTTTGATTTAAGCCAATTTGGTTTGTTCCTGAACAATGATATAATCTTTATCACCGTCCACTACAATGATATGATAGACATTATAGGTCGTAAATTGATGGTTGGTGACGTATTGGAACTTCCACACTTACTAGATTATAATCCATTAAACGAGACTATTCCCGTTGCGTTAAAGCGATTCTATCAAATCACTGATTCTAACTATGCAAGTGAAGGCTTTAGTCAAACTTGGTACCCTCATCTATGGCGTATCAAGTGTGAACCACTAGTAAACAGCGAAGAATTCAAAGACATATTAGATCAGCCTGTAGAGCAAGACAATTATTTAGGCGATTACGATTCTGCTAAAACGTATCCGGCCGGATATACAGTAACATATGGCGGCAAAGTTTACGAGGCATTAATAGAAGTTCCGATTGGAATCACTCCTCCAAACGAAACATATTGGAAGGTAGTAGACAACGGCAGTCTTGCTGATATTCTTTCTACGTATAACAAAAATATTGCAATCAACGATGCTCAATTACAAGAAGCACAAAGACTAGTTCCACTATCAGGGTATGATACAAGTAAATTGTATATTGTTCCTACTTACGGGGAATACGAATCAAACGGTGTATTATCTCGTAAGTATGACCAACCCGCGCCGCCGATTGACGTTAACGTGCAGCCTGGTACTACTCCTGGATTTACTCCTGCATTAGGTAAGATAACAATTTTTAGAAATTCAAAGTATAAAAATCCAAGTGCCGGAATTAAAATTTCCTCCGAAGCACTAGATGCAATTTATAATATGACCGCAGACGGTGGAACAATTGATAAGTTTATGCAAGCAAGTCTGCAAATCATAGAACAAGCACCCTCTAGAACTGACGGTGGGTCCGGAGCAGTAGAAGGTACAAAGATATTAACTGTTGAATCATATGGCATTGTATATGGGCCATATGGCACCGCAGACAACACCTATGCTACTGCCGACGCTGATCCTACTGCTCCTGGATTCACCGGTGATATTACACAACAAATGGATTATCGTGCTGACTGCGATCCTAGATTCCAATATATAGCACGAGCAAGCCCAAGATCATTCGGTTATTCCGCAGGATATCTAACTGGGGATGGTTCGACACCAAACGGTTATCCTGCAGGAGTAACTGGACCATATGGTACAACCGGTGCTGGTATTAGTTTCCCACAAAACCCGCAAGTGGGTGACTATTTCTTACGTATTGATTATGCTCCGCAGTTGTTATATCGTTGGGACGGGCAATTGTGGATTAGAATCTCTGAAAATGTAAGAACTGATACAGGATTTACGTTAGCTGATCAGGCACTGCTCTCAGGATTTATTAATGACAAGCAAGAAATTTATGTAAATAATGAAGGTAAATTGGTTCCTGAAGCACAACCACTGTCATCAATACTTCAACCGAAGCCAGACGTTTTGCCACCAGAATAAGGATTTAATAATTGGCACAATATTTTTATGATAACCAAATACGTCGGTTTTTGATTCAGTTTGCTAAGATTTTTAGCAACTGGGAAGTAACTAGGGGTAAAGATCCGAACGGTAATCCAATATATATGCGAGTTCCTATTATGTACGGTGATAGTAGCAGACAAGCATCTACTATTATTGCAAACAATAGTGCAAGCAATCTTCCCTCTGCACCTATGATTACTTACTACATTAGCGGGTTAGAATATGATCAAAAGAGGACGCAGGATCCTACTTTCGTTGACAGAATTAACGTGAGACAACGAGCATATAATCAAGATACTCAAGTTTACGAGACTACGCAAGGGCAGGCATTCACAGTCGAAAGATTAATGCCAGTACCATACACTCTTAGAGTGACTGTTGATTTTTGGACCACAAACTATAATCAGAAACTTGAAATAGTAGAGCAATTGGGCACGTTATTTAATCCTGCTTTAGAAATTCAAAGCACTGATAACTTTATTGACTGGACTTCTCTTTCAGTTGTATACCAGGATGGCATAACCTTCACTAGTAGAACGATCCCGCAAGGAACACAAAATCCAATTGATATTTTGACTTGGAAGTTCTATATGCCAATATGGATCAGCACTAGTTCTAAACTCAAGAAGATGGGAGTTATTCATAAAATCATTGCAAGTATCTTTAAAGGAAATGCTTTACAAGATATGCAGGACGAAGATTTGTTACTCGGAACTAGACAAAAGATTACACCATATGGATACAAATTACTGTTAATGGGTAATCAACTACAACTACTTCCGGCAAATGAACCATTCTTTCCACCTAACGATAGCTTTGAACAACCGATAAATCCCAATACTGATTTATATTGGTCAAGTTTATTAAATGTATATGGAGCTGTAAAACCGGGAATTAGCCAGATTTGGTTACAAAATCCATATATGGAAGACGATATCGTGGGAACAATAGTTCCTAATCCTAACGATGACAGATTCTTAATTTACAATATTGATGAAGACACCTTGCCACAGAACACGCTGTCTCCGATAAACGCCATTATTAATCCGTTGTTGACTGGTCCTAATGCAGGATTACCCGGGCCGACTCCCGGAGTAAGATATTTAATTGTAGAGAACATTGGATATGACAACGATACTACTGTATCTTGGGGCAACTTAGTTGCTAGTGCCAATGATGTTATAGAGTTTGACACCAATACAATGGAGTGGGTAGTATCATTTGATAGTTTAAATGCAACCTCAATTGAATTTGTAACTAATTTAACCACTAATGTGCAATATAGATATGTTCCTACTGAAGGGATGTGGGTAAAATCATATGAAGGTTGGTACGATCAGGGCGACTATAGTATAGTAATATGACCCATCAAGCAGCCGGCGTATTCTTTCATAGCAAGAAAACTGACCGATATCTCTATCTATTACGATCCGATCAAAAAAATCCAACGTGGAGCATACCTGGCGGAAAGATCGAACAAAACGAAACACTATTCGATGGTATCGCAAGAGAATGTAATGAAGAAATTGGTTTTTTCAACGAGGATATCAAACTAATACCCATACAAAAGTTTGTCAATGGCAACTTCGTGTATCATACCTTTTTTTGTGAAATAGAAGATGAGTTTGTACCCGAACTAAATTATGAACACTGTGGTTATGCTTGGGTTATGAATGGGTTATATCCTAAACCATTACATCCGGGATTATTTTCTACGGTTAATATTGATATTGTTATAGAGAAATTAAACAGTCTTACTTAGATACCAAGCAATTTAGATAGCACTGGCCAACCTAATGCTCCGGCTAAGATTCCTGCGCCCATAAGCATCCAGCGCCATTTTTCTAAAGCAGAAATCTTATCTGCAACTTCCTTATGTGCCTTAGCATTATCTTCTTTGAACTCTTTAATAAGTCTAAAGGCTGTTTCACTTGTGTGGTTAATTGCTTCTCGCATTTCCTTCAGGTCAGTTTTCAAATTATCTACCTTTTCGTTGATATTTTCGAACTGGACCTGAAGGACTGCGACTTCGGTCTCAGTCTTAGCACTAGCAAATTGTGGTGAAGGCTGAGCCATATTTTATTCCTTATGCGTTGCCGATTTGTACGATCGGGTAAGGTTGTGCGTTGCCATAACTGAAATCATACAACTGAGTCGAGTTAGCAGCAACAGCGGTGTTGAACGTTGCAAAAGCAGGGGCAGCATTGTTAATGTTGTCAGTGCTTGTTGCAGGTCCACCTGATGTTGCAGTGAACAATTCAGCAGTGTGATCGCTCAAACTCTGAACCTTAACTGTTGCACTGTTGGCATAGGTTGCAGTGATAGTCATAGTGTTTGGAAGCATTGCAGTATTTGCAACGTTTGCAGTGTAGCACTGTCCAACGAGACCTGATGTGGCTCCCTTAACAAGATACTTCTGCTTGCCCTTCTGACGAACAATATATCCTGCTTCTGGTGTTGCAAAGATATAAGCAGCGGCTGAAGTAGCTGCTGCTGCGTTAGCTGCGAAAGTGACCAAGTCCTGATTTGCGTAAGAAGTTGCATCTTCGCTGCTTAATCCAACATTAGCTCCGCCCGGCGTTAATGACACTGAAAATGCAGTTGCATTTGGAGTTGTTTTAACGAAATAAGTAGTTCCTGCTGTTAGACCACCGATATCGGCTGTTAGAGTAACCGGAAGATTTAAACTCAAAGTTAATGCATTACCTACTGTTGTCAAGAAATTACCAGTTGCAGTTGCATTTGAAATCTCAATGTTTGGCTGAGCATTGCTGCTTACATATCCAAGAGTAGCTGGAACACCATTTGCTTGCACATACTGAATAACAGTGCCTGTACCGCTAGTGTTGGCAAAATCTGTTCCTAGACCACCAATTACAGGGCTCGTAGTGTATGAATAGATTACACCTGAACCTGTTTGACCTAGCGCAACATTGCAAAGTACTTGTTTGCCATAAATTGATGTATTACCGCCTACTACTGAGTAAGTATTGGCATTTGTTGCTGGCCATTGAGGACCGTTTGGATTATTGAAATACGCATCAACTGGACCAACTGTAGTTGAAACAGTGCCTGATGCAGTTGACAAATCTTTGGGTGTGCTATTTACATTAGCATTTAACGGAGTTTCAGAAACAGTGAAAGTGCTGTTATTTCCTGAGTTTACTACCTTAAGAATCCAATATAGTGTTCCGGCGACAAGCCCGCCGATGTTCGATGCAGTTACAAACGGCATACCTGCAATAATACCAAGATTAGTGAAGTTTGCATTAGTTGTAACTAGATCAGTTGAGTTAGTTGTGTTTGTGATTGTAATGACTGCTTGTGCTTTAGCAATCTTTAGTGGGCGTCCCATTTGTTTTCTCCTTATATAAGAGGGTTCTAGCCTCTACGCAGCGGGGACTGCATAAACTCTCTTGAGCTTGAAAGTATTTATCTTATTGGTAAGAAATAATTATATGCTATGTTAATAAAAACATTCAGCCTTGAAAAGTATTAATATATAACGGAGGCGTATTATTTTCTTGTTGCAAACGCTGTTGACTTTTTTCTGCTGCCATTACTACTTCATTTCTGAAACTTTCTACAGCAGCACCGGTCTGTCTCTGCTGTTGACTATTTTCAATCATTAGTATAGGTAACCAAGTCATAGCGCAGCCCCATTCATCAACGTCTTGACCTGTCTGTGGATGCTTACCTCTAATTAGCATAAACCAAGAGCATTGCAAGCCTATGCAATCTTTTTTAAGCAGTGGGCAAAATTTTCCGGGTTCTAGTTTCATTAATATATCCTGTTAGTTTTTCGTTGCGATAATAACGTCTACGTATTTAACAGCGAGATTAATGCTGGTTCCCGAAAATGAGTGAGTGTGTGATGCTGATCCGCCCGTACTGCTAGTAATACCTAGTGTAGCCGGGTTGCCATAGCTGTCAGCCAATTCATATTCTTCTTCACCGGGGTTGTTTCCATTCCACCACGCAATCGGAGATGACGAAGTGATTTTTCCAGATCCCAGAACATCGGCTACAGTATAGTGTGTGTGGGATGGCATTTGATTCGCAGATAATGCAGTATCACCTACTGTGCCGCCCGCAGCCTGTGAGGTAAATGCTGAAGTGAAATCTACTGAGCCACCTGCTCCGGTGGCACCGCTTACTACTCTGAGAGCCGCGTTATCATATGTAGTATCCTTAGTCCATCCGGTGGGAGCAGAGGTCTGTGCAAACAACATTTTTGTTCCGGCCGGAATAGATGTTATACTTCCCGCAGTAGTTGCATACCCTGCATTATCTGCATAAACAGCATTGGCTACTTTACTGACATTTCCACCGTTAATTGAATATAATCCGGCGCCACTCCCTGAAAAAGTGCCGCTAGCAAGACCCAGTGTTGTTTGCCCATTGACATTCAACGCGCCGGATATAGTTGCTGATAATCCAACTGAAAGGTTCTTTTGAGTAGTTAAGTTTCCGGTGAGAGTACCATTGCCGTTAATAGTTAACCCTGTTCCCACTAAAGTAGTGCCGGCGACAATATTTCCAGGAACATTCAAATTACCGGTTGTTTTATTAAAGGTGAAATTATTATTTGCCCCCATTACGTTGTTGTCATTGAATTGAACTTGGGTGTTTGATCCAGCCGGAGAAGCAACAACTGCTCCAGGGTTAGCAAAAGTTAAATTACCTGAACCGTCAGTAGACAACACGTAACCACTTGAGCCGCCGGTAATTTTTACGTTGCCAACATCACCTAAACTAATATTAGATCCGGTAAACGAAACGTTAGCTGTTGCTACAAGAGCACCGGTTCTTGAATTACCTGTATTAGCATTACCTGTTATATTTAAGGTGGCCCCTGAAACTGCACCAGTGAACACAGCAGCAACTGCTCCGATATTACCTACATTGGCATTACCGGTTACATTCAACGTTCCGTTAGTCGCTAAATTGCCTCCTGTTATTGTACCAGAAGCAGTTATAATTCCACTTGCACCTAAATTGCCAACATTAGCATTGCTTGAAACTGTGATCGCAGTAATATTTGCATTAGTAGCTCCAATGTTGCCTACATTAGCATTGCCGGTTGCATTTAATGTGCCGCCAGTTGATAAGTTTCCGCCTGTTATTGTACCAGAAGCAGTTATAATTCCACTTAATCCGAGATTACCGATATTAGCATTGCCGGTTATATTTAACGTTCCGCCGGAAACAAGTCCACTTGTGATCGTATTGCCGTTTACATTGACATTATTAGTTGCTTTATTAAATGTAAATGCACTTGTTGCGTTCATTACATTATTATCGTTGAACTGAACTTGTGTATTTGAACCTGCAGGAGAAGCAACTACTGCACCAGGGTTAGCAAAACTTAAGTTACCAGTACCGTCTGTTTGTAATACATATCCACTTGAGCCTCCAGGAATCTTTAGGTTTCCGATATCTGCTACATAAACGTTTGCACCCGTAAACGAAGCATTGCCCGTTGCAACAAGTGCTGCTGTCCCTAAGTTACCAACGTTAGCATTTGACGTAACATTCAACAATGTTACAGCAAGATTTCCGGTTGCTGCATTAAACGAAATATTAGCATTTGCACCCAAAGCATAATTTGCACTTGAACTACCACTTACAAAAACTGGATAGAATGTTCCTGTTGTTTGTGCAGTAACAGCTCCGAAATCACTTACATTTGCGTAATTAACATTCAAGTTTGCAACACGAGTGTTGCTAGTTACAGTTAATGGCGCAGTGCCAGTTGCAATATTGGATATTAATCTCGGAGCAGTGATATTACCGGATACATTGAGGTTTGAACCTACGTTTGCTAAATTACTGATTGATAAATTATTAGCAGATATGTTTCCTAATGCAGTAAATCCGCCGGCATTAAACACGCCAGATGTAATATTTGCGCTGAAAGCACTGTTTGCACTTAATGCATAATTACCCGAACTTGTTCCATTGATAAAGGTAGGATAAAATGTCCCTGTTGTTTGTGCAGTAACAACACCAAAGTCACTTACGTTTGAGTATGCAACGTTAAGATTTGCTACACGAGTAGTTGAAGTCACTTGAATAGGAGCAGTACCAGTAGCCACATTAGCAATAAATCTATTTCCCACTACATTACCGCCGGCGTTGACATTTACTATATTAGCAGTACCATTAACAGTTAATACTTTACCGACATAATCAAAGGTAAGATCGGTTCCTCCTGCTAAAAATCCACCTGCGTTATACTGAACCGAGGTATTAGTACCTTGAGCATTGGCACTAGAAGTTCCCCCGGATAATGAAGAAACTGCTCTACCTCCGGTTTGATATACAGCAGCACTTAAACTCGTTGACGTAGCGAGTATATAAGTGTTTCCAGCTACGCCGTTCGGTAACAATGTATCAGAAACAGTAATCCAAGTGTTACCCGAATCTTTAGACTTTACATAAAATGTAGTCGAAGTATTTAAGTTTGTTACATTGCCACTGCCATTTGCTGCAATATTTCCTGAAAATTTTACAGGAGCGTTCAATGAAAGGGGTGCAGAGTTACCTACAGTAATCCTGTTGGTACTTGCAGTAGTAGCAGATACTGTTGAATAGGCATAGGGAGAAAAAGATAGAGTATTGCCTGTAGCTGATAAAGTTGAATTCGTGTAAAGAGCAAAAGTATTAGCAGTCAACACATCAATATAATAGGAATTACCATTCAACTGAGTCATTCCTTGAGCACCAGTTATAGTAACTCGCAACCCATCAACGAATGCATTATTTGCTGTAGTTGTCACAATACCGGGATTGGCTTGAGACACATTTTCAATATAGGCAACTATTGCTCCCTTAGGAGTCCAATTTAAATTTCCGGACCCATCTGTCTCAAGAACATATCCGATTGCACCCCCGTCGATTTTAACATTAGATACATCACCTAATGTAATTAAGCCTCCCGCAATTCCTCCCTTATTTACCCAATTGTCTCCATCAAACACTAGTGGTTGTCCATTAGCGGCGGTTAATGGGTTAATATTGAGATTGCCTACAGAACCATCAATTTGACTGAATGCAATATGCGAATATGAGGTTAATATTTCAATGTTTTCGTTTGGGGTGGTTTTACCAATAAAAAGACGTTTTTCGTCAGTCGCCCAGCCAAATTCGGCTTCGTCAAGTTGCGGCAGGTCTACTAAATTACCTGAGCGTTGTTGGATTTTTGAAATCTGGATAATTGCCATAAGTGTATTCTTTGCCTACTGAATACACTTATTTATGCTAGGTTATAGGAACTTGGTGTAGTATTCCTCTACTCGCTTCCACCAGCGATTGCTCCATTCATCGAACTCATTGCCTTCAACAATGAACTCTTGGTATTCGTTTGCAGCACTACACATAAAGATTACACCCTTACGAATCTTAGTTCCATAGACTTCGTTGTGAGCGTTAGCATAAGCAGTCAACTGCAAGAAATAGTCTTCAATCCATTCACGCTTCTTGGGCTTATTGGTTTGTTTGTGGTCCATAATAGCTTCTGCACCATCGTGAATTCCAACTAAGTCTGTTGTACCTGCATAGATTTGAGGGAAATAGAGGGAAACTTCTGTTCCCCAAAATTCATCACAGTTGGATAGACCTTCCTTGATAACAGTATGTGCCATCCTATGTGATTGCTGACTTGCAGGATGACCACCTGGTTCACCCGTGTCATCATTTAAGATGTAGTTCTCAAGCCACTTGTGCATTCGAGTACCGCGACCTGCTGCCTCGGCTGTAATTTCTTTAGCTTTTTGTTCGCCAACTCTGCGGCGCCATTCAATGAGAGCTTTCTTTGCTTCGATTGGTTTAGTTGCGTCTAATATCGTAGTGACGCTAGGAAGCTTTGATCCATCTGGAGTTACATACTTACGACCTTCAGTAGTCGTTTCACGCTTCATTTCTTGATAAGGGAATTTGTTTGTTATAGCCATATAATATTATATCACTATTTTATGTGTTATCAACAGTTATGGTTAAATTTTCATTGCTCTTTTAGCCATCTGTTTAACTGTTTTTTCATTGTCGCCGCCATCTTCCGGTCTATCAGCGTGTTCTTCTTCTTGTCCCGCAAATACTACTTTGTCACCTTGAATATTTTTTACCAAGTCATTCATAGGAGGAACTTTAATCATATTGTATAAGTCTTCTTTACCTAACACAACTTCATTATCACTAAAATATCGAATAAGATCATCGAGGGTAAAATCATCATTGATCTTACCCTCTTTATAGTCTTGTTCTAATTGCTGAACCAAAACATCTATTTTAATTGCAAGACTATCTTGATCCACTAGTTCAAAAAGACGCATTATCTTTTGGGACGACCAACTGCTGCGCCAGGAGCTTCTTCTTCTCCGCCCATATCTGGAACAGGAGGAAGCTCAGGTGCTCCTCCACCTGCAGGACCTGCGCCCGGGGCCGGCGCATTTAGTTCTGCTTCTGCATCTGCACCCATTTCGGCGCCCATCTCTGCTCCCATATCAGCACCTAATTCGGGCATTTCTCCGCCCATCATATCACCAGGTGCTTGACCAGTCAATGCACCCAATGCACCCTTAAGTGCAGTCTGTGTTTCTTGCAATGTTGAATTAAGAGTAGTAAGAGCTTCACTTGCCTGTGAGTTAAACGTATCACTTTCGGTGACGCCAATCTCGCTTTGAATTGAGTCAACTAGAGCAGGAAGTTCTTTAACTAGCATATCATTAATGTCTTCATACATCTTCTGCACTGAATCAATCATATCCTGCGCAGCGAGAATAACCTGGCTCTTTTCTACTTCTTCGTTTTCAAATACGATACGAGGACTCTTTGCAACTTTCATATGCTGAGTAAGAGCTTGCTCCATAAACATCAATTTCATATAAGAAGGATTCTTCTGTGCGGTGTGGAAATCTTTAGATTTCCTTGTCTCATTGATAAGACCCTTAACCTTAGTAAGCATATTTCTAGTCTTTGATTTATCAAGGGTCGATACATCAAAATCCATTGCAAAGTTTTCTTTCAATGCTTTGACTGGGGTATTAGTTTTATCTAAATCGGTAAGTCTCATAGGTTATTCTTCCATCCTGATATTGTATTTATCACAATTAATTAAAATTGTGGGATAATTTTCTTGATAACATATCCTTTGAACTATTTATGAAATAATCCATCTCATCACGTAATAATCTCTTTTGATAAAAATCTTCCTGGATCTTAGTAGTATACAGTATTTTAGAATCTTCATCTATACTTTGTTTTAATCGTTGTTTGTGAATCGATGCATCAAAGGTTAAGCTTATTAGTTTCAAGTCAATAGTCTTCAATCGTTTAGCTTGATTATATTTTTTGTTATGCATCAATGTGCAATATGAAACTGCTACCTTTAAACTCGAAAAGTCAACTGATTCTTTATAATTCATATCATATGCAACCACCTTGTCTTGTTCTTGAATAACTCTATACTTATTGAACAATAAGTAAGTGTTCTTTTCTAAAGGAACAATAAGTTCATCTGCACAGTGAGGTAACTCCCTGTCGAAAAACTTAACAAGTTTAACTGCGTTCTTCATATTACCTCAAAGTATATATTAGATAACTCGTCACTTATATTCAAAAAGTTTGGTACATTTTTCAATTGATTGTTGCAGTTTATCATAGGAACTCCATTACAATCATTATACAATGCACCAAACTCTGTAATTCCGTTCTCGAAAACACTAGGATGTTGAACTTCAAAATCAAACTGCCATATATTAGCGTTTTCTTCCTCTATAGTATATAAAAATCCAAAGTTTTGTAAATCATCTTCAGTAACAATTTTCTGTGTGGGTGACTTCACCACATCAGGTTGTGATCTTAACGAGATAACCTGAAGTATTGTATCAAAATTACACTGTGTGTTTCGGTTTTCTACCCAATTGCCAATGTCGGTTTCGTTTGGTTTGGATCTATTCAACACTCCCGTCTGTGTAATATTAAACAACGTATAACATCTAATACGATAAGACATAAAGTATTTAGAATAATAAAAAACCCGGGGATATTTCTAGCCCCGGGTCTTCGTAGATTTGTTTAGCTAACTATTAGCCGTTGAAAGTTGCACCAGTTGCTACTGAAACGTTAGCACTTGTCCAAGCATTTGAAAGTGCGTTGTCAAGTGTAGTAGTGGTCCAAGCTTCTACTGGATAAACAGCAATAGCAAGAGTGTCATCAGTTGCGTTGGTATACTCATAGAGATATACGGTTGCAAGCTGCTGAACAGTCTGGAATACTGCATTGATGTTAGTTGCAATCTGCGCGCCGTTGCCTGTAATTGTGAAGAATTCAAGCTTTGGGCCCTGGGGCTGAACTGTTACACCACTAGTAACTGCTGAGGTTGAGCCAGGATTGCTATATTCAGGTGCATCGAGCCATAGTACCGGATCCAAATCACCATTAACGCGAGTAAATTGTGCCATTTTATTTTTCCTTATATAAATGTGAGCGCATAGCTCATAAAAGTATTTATCCCAGGAAGAAAAAAACTCGGTTTTGGACTATCGGCCGGCTAGATTTTGGCGACTGAAGCCCATTCTGTCTACGAACTTGAGACCTTGACTGACAAATCCCTCTTGTGTTTGGGTACCATCCTGTAGATAGCCTTTAACTGGGCTATGTGCTGCTGCTTGATCAAGTTGTTTCACTACATTCATTTTAAGATTGTAAATAGCTACCCATACTTTGAATGCGCCCAACAAGCCTTCTTTATTGACTTTAAGATGCTCCATAATTTTAGCTTTCATTTTGTCGCTCATTGGCCTTGTTTGAACATAGTCCATAAAACCCTTTAACAAGTTTGAAAGATTACCACTAACAATCTTCTTGTTGATATAGGTAGTAAACAATTGATTGAACGTGTTTCTAGCTTGAGGCGCAGTATTCATCAAATCTCTGATAGAGGGTCCATATTGATTTAATTCTCGCTGAGCGACATTTACAAGCTGCTTTGGCATTTTTAACTTAGGAGTAATAGGCATCTTACTGGGAACAATAGCAACATTGCTAGTATTTTGTAGATTTCCAATTGTCCCGTTCAACGGAGTAGCATCATCTGTGCTTGTTGCATTAGCGGGAATAAATTGATGGACGGCTATACCAGCAACTTTATCGGTTAACAGTTTACCAACATCACTGTCAGCATCTACTGTGTAGGCAATACCATTTGGATTGGCTCTAAATTTAAATACCCCGTTTTCATCCTGTAATGGTCTGCTGAATAATAGATCGCCCCAATAGTAGCCGTTAGAGCCTCTATCTTCTTGTTCTAACCCCGGCCATATTGTATTAATTAGATTATACAAATCGCCGCGGTCAACGCCTCTTGCCCTATCATATTCAACGAATGCTTTAGGGCTGTAAACTTGTCTGCCGGATCCGTCCTTTTTGTTGAACATATGCTTGTCCATAATAGTAAAATTACCATCAGGACCTCTACCGAAAATTAGAGCAGGATATCCGTCCCACTTGATTGTTACTGTCTGCGGATTTAAAACAGTAGCTTCAATCGCTTGAATAGCTCTTTGCGCGCCAGCTTCGTCTTCTAAAAACACAAGATCCTCAGGATGGTCTAGGTGTCCTTTAGCCTCAGTAATAGTACTGAGTTCAGTAATTTTATCAATGATTGTTCTTAGATCATTCATATGTTAGGACCTTAAACTATCCATATATCTTTTGAATCCTTCAGGATCTTCTTTCTTTAAAGCATCCAACTGAGCCGCCAGTGTAGAAGACCCGCCGCTAGGTGCTCCGAAGTCGGCAGTTGGCTTTTTAGTAGCGCCGGGAGCTTCAGATCCTGCTGCACCCGGAACGTTTGCAAGACCCTTTGCTTTACCTACTCCAGGAATCGCATACGCGGCTTTAGCTAGTGTTCTTATTGCTTCTTTCCAGTTACCTTTTCTATAACTATTTTCAATGTTTTGGCATAACTGAATAATTTTAGGTTTATACGAATCCCAAGCAGTGCCTCCCATCCAAGCAGTGAACCACTCTAGCATATAGTCACCCACACTCTTAACTCCGGTGTCTGCTTCAAGTATACTTTCGAAGATATAATTTAATTTTGCAAATTTTGTGCTAGCAACAAAATATTTTTTATTTTCCTTCAGAACACAAAGACCCAAATCTTTCCAAGTTAGACCTACAGCTTCAATAAGTTTATTAGCAAAATAGATTCTCCAAGCTTCAGACATTGTTTTGCCTGCTTTGAGATTGCCGATAGCAGCATTTGCAAATCCCGGATCTACTCCTCCTCTCTTAATAATTTGCTGAACAGTAGCAAGTGCATTATTCCACTCGGGAGATCCTTGCCTATCAGCCATCGCGTTCACTAATTCTTTTGTGAGCGCAATTTTTTGATTTTTATCAGTAGCTGTGTTAAGTGTTTGCGCTGCTTGCTTAATATAATTATTGATATTTTGTGTTGTTTGTTGTTGTGCTTTTTTAGCTGCAACCGCCGGGGCAGTAGCAGATGTTTTGGGAGTGGGTGCTCCGGGCGTTGTTGTGGAAGTTGGAGATCCGGGTGCTGCCGAACGTGTTATAGACATACTTGTGGTAGGACTCCTGCCTGATATAGAGCCTCCTGTAGTAATGCCACCTCCTGATGTAGGACCTGGAGTAGGACCGGGAGTAGGACCCCCTCCCGGTTCGCCGGGTTCAGGAGTAACGGTGGGTGGATCAACTTCACCGTCGCCTGCAGGCGCGGGTATACCAGACATTGATAGGTTTTTGTCAACAATTCCGCTTTTGATTCCATTTTGTAGTGAAGTGACTGCATCATTGAAGAAGTCTTTGAAGAAGGTATCATATTCTAACTGCTTTTTAGTACCCTTACCAGTAAACATTCCTTTAATTGCAGCAGTACCATAATCACCTATCAAGGATTGAGATAGCCCTGTTAGAGAATCTCTAATACCTTCATCAACTTGTTGAGGTTGATTAATCTCGTTTATCTTCATTTTTCTTCCTTACAGCCTTAGCAAATCTAGTTTGATCTTTGCTCTTGATTGCACTCAAAAGTTTCCTTTCAAGTATTTCAGCCTTTTCAGAAGAATAATTTTTTTGTATCAATTCAAGTAAATTGATGGCGCTAGTGATTACATTTGATGCCCGTGATTCAATAATGTGATTAATATCACGGGTGTCGCCATATGCTTGTAATTCTTCAAGAAGGCTTCTTGTTTTCTTTTGCATAATAAGATCCTATATCGTATTTATTCAAAGTTTAAGTTTTCTTGAGAGAATTCAACAATGATTTTAGTTTAGCTCCATCCACATTTGCATTTATCTTAGGTGTATTTTCTATTGTTGCAGCCGGGCCATTCGAGCCCGGCGAAACAATTCCTCCCGGCCCGGGCCGTATTTGACTCATAAGTTGACTAGGTGTTTGGGTATGTGTTCTTCCCTCTTCTGGGTCCTCATCAGTAATACGCATAGTTTCGATATTATATTCTAGGTCAATCTTTTGTCCCACACCAGTAGAACTACGACTTTTCATACATTGAATCTGATATTTGCCGCGCTCCTTCATAGATCGTGAAGTAAAGATACCAAACACATAGTCAGCAGTATTGATCTTTGAGATACCGCCTGCAATATGACTATGATCAAACTCAATTTCTTCAACTGCACTACGGTTCAACTGACTAGCAGTGATGAACAATACATTAAGTTCTTCTGCAAGATTGCGAAGTTCTTCCGAAACATACTTGTCTTTAATGAACTGATCGTTGGGATTGACCTTGACTGACACAGGCATAACAAGATCAAGATAGTCAACCATAACAAAGTCGATCTTGATCCCAGTCTGAATTTGAACTTCTTTGATATATGCTCTGATAGCATTGACATTGCTTTGAGCGGGCAATTTCTTAACACGATAAGTACCCATCTTTCTACCTGCCATCTTGACACGCAATGCAGAATCATCTAGGTTCTTACGAATATCTTTGGTGCTCATACTTGTAAGCATAGCATCGGTTCTAAGTGAAGTAAGTTCTTCACTAAGTTCTAATGTGATATAAACGCCACTTAGTCCGCGCTCTAACCAATTCAATGCGATGTTCATCATCACGAGACTTTTACCAGAACCTGAACCACCTGCAAAGATATTCAACTCACCGCGACTCATTCCGCCATACATAACTCTATCAAGCTGAGGCCAGCCTGTAGATACCTGACCACCCTGATTAAAGTATTTGTCTAGTCGTTGCTTAGGATCAGCAAAATAGTCTGTGCCCATATCACGCATCAAGCTAATCTGAACAGCATCTTTAACTAGTTTTTCAACAGGATCAAACTCACCCTTCTCAAGCAAGTCTGCTGCCTTAAGAATAGCTCTTTCAAGTTCTTGGCGTTTAGTGAACGCTTCAAACTCTTCCAAGAACCACTCATAATGCCCCTCAGTTAAGTCAGGTATTGCTTCAATAGTTTCGCTTGTAGTAGCCTTAATCTGCGTTGGATCAGGCATAATACTATACTTGTTAGTATGATCAACTAAGAATTCAGCAACCGGCCTAAGTCTACGATCAAAGTTCTGAGGATTCATAATGTTCATAACGCGAGTATACAACTCTGCGTTAGTTACCATCATTCTTAAAAATAGTTCTTGAACGTCGGTGTTATATTCTTTTAGCAATTTTCTTCCTCTGTAATTCTATCTTAATCTTACTATTAGTTGCTGACTGTAAGATACTTAGTAATGTAGGGACTCTGCCATACTTTAATATAGCATCATTGGTATCCTTTATGTCATCGTCCCAATTAGGAATAGATACATAAAATCCCAATTCAATTGCTCTATCACATATTGTCATTCCGGACTTATCTAAGTCAGGCACTACTATTATCTTTTTATTAAGCTTTCTTAGTATTTCTGCCTGTTCGTCGCTTATAGTATCGTGAGTTAATGCACACGCATTGATACTCAGCGCATCAAATATACCCTCGACCACAACGCATACTTCATATTCAGGTTTCTGTAAATCATATCCAAACACATATCCTACTTGCTGCTCTTTAATATACTTAGGAATACGATTGTCAAGATATCTACTAATATGACCTACGATTTTGCCCTCAAATGTATAGGGTATGACAATTCTATTACTGTTTCTACCCTCTTCATCTGGCGTGATCATAAAGGGATAGTCATTGACTGATAATCCGCGACTTTTAATATAGTCTGCATACTTTTTATGATCTATGTTATTCTCATCAATGAGTATAGCATCTTCAGGAAGTTTAGTTTCTTTAAATTTTACCTTTGATTTCTGTTTCTTTACTTTGATATATTCAATTAAGTCTTTTTGTTGTAGACTCTCAAAGTTCCATTTAGTAATCTGCTCGTCTGGTACTCCGCACCAAGACAAAAACATCTTCAAGTTCTTACTAAAAGTGTTTCCCAAAATGAATCCGCATTTGAAATCACAGTTAAAGCAGTGATATGACCAATTAGTATCACCATCAAATTTGATGCCGCCGCGACTTCTTTTGTCTGGCCTATGTCCCCTATTGTGGCAACAAGGTGCATTAAAGCTTACCCAGCCCTTGCCAGTTGTCTTCTTTTTACCAGGAACAATGGTTAATATATCAAACACAAATGTATTTTAACAGGTTTCTATTGTAAAGTCAAATATTATCGGGACAATACGTTAGTTACGGTTCCCGCATTGCTTGTGAATTCCATCTTTACGAAGGGATGATACCCTTTTATAGTATACCCCTTAGTCTCAGTTACATTAGCAAAGTCGGTTTCTTCTACAATAGGATACCAATCACCATCAACAATAGTAGAACCTAGTATTGCGACATTACCATAATACTCATCATATCTAGCCTGAATAGTAAGAATAGGATTATCCTGTGTATTGATAACGCTTGTGGAATATACATAGTTCGCATTTCCCGAGTTGTTGCTAATATTGGGAAACGCTTGTCCTGTTGGAATCGTAACTGATTGGGAAGGGACAAAGGATGGAAGTACCGAATTAACGATATTCATATCGCCTCTTGCTCCTGCATTTTGATCAACAAATACAGGGAAATCAAACTCACCTACTGGAATCTCTAAACTATAGTAAGCTTTTTGAGGAACGATATCTTCAATTTCAGCAGCATTTAGATAAAGTGCAGCAATACCAGTCACTGACAATTCAAGAGTCAATGCTTTTCTTATTAATACTTGTGTGCCGTCATAGTTGATTATTCTACAGGTGATTTCTTTGCCTGTAATGTCAACTGGCTTCTGTTCTTGGTTCAAGAACTGAAACTGTATCTTGTTGTCTACGCCTTTATGTAGAGTTAGTGGCTTGGCATATACTGGCATATACTTCCTCGGTGAATTTCCTATTAGGAGCACGACAATTTGACGCTGTGTGTATAAAAATACATTAGTGCTATACAAAATGTTTCTCCTTTGATAACGTATTTAGCTAATAAAATATGAAAATATATAGTTTGGGTAAAATAGTGTAAATACTTTCACTATTATGAATGAAGATTTTTTAAAGAAGCTGAGCGACAACCATCCTTTCATCACCATATGCACCTACAGTAATCAAGATTACGTGGGCATAATCCAAAATAGGGATGACACTGTTACAACATTATATGATTACGGTGCGATTGTTGAGATAGAGTTAAAAGCAAAATTTTTAGAATTAGGTGATATATGGTGGTGGGAATCGAATAGATCGATTCCCATTAATATTTTTCTGAAAACAGAATGGAATATCTTTAAGCCTTATATCAAGACATTCAATAACAAGGGGCTGGAAATCGTTCATGGTCCTATAGTTAGTATGACTGACTTTGCTAAAAAACGTTCTAAAAGACGTAGTATTACGCTTGTGAAGCGGATGCCCTAGATAGTTTCTTTATTGACTTCTTTCTCTTTTCTCTAGCCATCTTCAAACTTAATTCCCCTACCCTGTTATCAAATGTAATGCCAAACAAGTGATCAAATTCGTGCAAGAACACCCTTGCAGCAAGTCCATCTAGTTCTTCCTGAACAGTCTTGCCCTCAATATTCTGATATTGCACTGTTACACTAGTAGGTCTTTTTACCTTAAGCCATAGTCCCGGAAAGCTCAAGCATCCTTCTACATCAACTATTGCATTATCACTCGTTTCAACTACAACAGGATTAATGCAGGCTGTCAATTTCTGGAAGTTGCCCATTACAAAGATGTTCTTCATAATTCCACATTGCGGGGCAGCAAGCCCAACACCGCCATACTCAACTAACGCGGTGAACAAATCTTTGACTAACTCGGTAGGATCACCGTCTTTCTCAAAGTCCCATTCTTCACAGGCATTAGTCAGTAATTCGTTTCCTTCTTCTAACAACTTTATCTGCATTAAATATCCTATCATAAACTTCTATTGTAACTATATAGACAACAACGAAAACAAACTTTAAAAAGTCTATCATTTCATTAGTGTGTTAATTATCCTCTTCTGTTCTTTTCTATGTTCCTCCATCAACTCTCTATATCTCACGATAGTGAACATTACCAACAGACTAAACACAAGCAGTGCTATGACTACCGGGAATCCTGCATTAGGACCTAGAAAATAGAATATAGGTATTACCACAGTAGCAACCAATGCTAGTAACCCTAGTATTAGTAAAGGAAACTTGATGCTATCCCAAAAAGCCCTAGCTAATATTCCGTAATTAATCTTCACTTACATCACCCGTTCTATAACTATACCAAATCGTTTCTAATGGAGTTTCCACTGAATAGGATTCTTGATTCAACCCTACTCGTAGTTTTTCAGCAATCTCAAATGCTTTCTTGGTAATGGTAGAAGGATCACTAGGGAAGCGAGGGTAATTGATAAGTCCTACACGAATTCCGTGTTCGCTTCCTCCTTTGTATACATAATAAGTAGATTCTACTGTGACGCAATATCCTACTTCGTCACAGTATTCCTGTACCAGCTTAATTGCCTTACTATAACTTCCAGCAATGTAAATTGATACTGGAAACGATCTTGCGTGTTTAATTAGTGGTTTCATCTAATAAGTCCATATCCTAATACTGCTAATACGAATCCGTTAACCGTAAGCAGAGGGTAATCTTTCTCTTTAATAGCAGCATATGCCCAGCAAGCAGTACCAATAAAGCCTACTGTCATATCAGCAATATGATAATCAAATGCTCTAAGTAGTGTAGAACCAATGATACCTATTGTTCCTAGCCATTTAACTATAGTTAAGTGAGTCATTGGTCTGTTATCCATCGTTTGCCGCAATCCGGGCATCTCCAATCAATCCAGTAACTGTCAGCAGAGGGATCGTAGTTGCCTGTGTTGGCTTTATACTTCTTCTCAACATTTGTATGCTGACATAGTTCCTGCAATTGCTTAATCTGCTCCTGTAGTGTTGTGATCTTTCCAGTAATGTTTATATGCTTACGCCTAATTTGCATAGCTGTCATATTTTCATTCATTCTTACAGGCTTACGCTTGATTTTGATTTCGGCCATTATACTCCCCTCAATAAATTCATATGAACAACAACTAATTGGGCATAAGCTATTGCGTGAGACTTTCGGAAGCTGTACCCGTCTACATCTCTATCCCACACAGTTTTAGCAACTTCTTTCCAAGATAACCCTTGCAGATGCTTTTTAGCAGGACGAATAACTGCTAGAAACATAGCAAGTCTAGGGATACTATTAATTGGCTCTGGCATTCTTTGAATAACATAGAATGAATTATTAAGGTGTATTAGTTTTTCAACTATAGATTTGTCATTGAGCATAGACCAATCTGGTTCTTCCATCAATCTAACTAAATGTTCTTCGTCCTTTACTTTTTCATATACGTGGACATTAAGAATGTCTAGTTTAAAATATCCTCTCTGTTCGGCTTCAACATAATCAATTGATGCCATATCGTTTATAGGATCATAGGGAATATCTGTGATATAGATACCACTTGGATGTTTGCGGATAGGATTGACTTTGCGCATTGCGGCAGGAATATGCTTGATCACTGATAACAGTTGATCACGATTCCCAACATCAATGTCAATGTCACTATCAATTTGCATTATTTTTAGGACCTAATAATCTGACGGGATATTCTACTCTGGGTAATCCGCAATCCGCACAATTACATCTTGCAGCAGCTCCATATCCCATTCCATAATCACCGTCAGTCACTTCAAAGCTAGTCCAACGATGCCACCCCAAACGACACTTTAATGGCTGAATAGGCTTCAACCCTTGCAGTGTTCGCCAAATATTTTCTTTTTCAGTGTTCATCGGATATGAGTCAATCCAGCCTTCATAAAAATCTTGTATGCGTCTTGAATAACAATAGCCTGGTGTATAGCATCTTCTACGGCCTTGTGAGTAGTCTTAGTCTGATACTTTGCATCCTTCAACGATACACCGGCAAGATCATAAATAGTGCGACAATCACGAATGTTCCAAAACTGCCAGGGCATCTGCATTTCAAGATCACGAAATGCACTTTCTGCCACTGCGATATCAAAGATTGACCCGTTAGCCCAGACCTTATCACAGTTCCAGCAGAACTTATAAAGCTTTTCCATTGCGTCACGATATGGGATACGATCACGATCACCCATAGCTTCTTCAATCGCTTCTGGACTCTGGCCGCTCCACCATTGCATAGTAGCGTCACTTATAGTGCGACCATATGTGTCGGTCTGTTCATCAATCGTGGGGCGAAGATCAAGAGTATCAGTGACTCCCATACCGCGCGGATCAAAAATCACTGCACCAATCGTGAGGATAACAGTTGACGGTGCAGTGTCAAGCGTTTCCATATCCAGCATACAATGCCTAGCCATTTGAACTCCAAATATTATCTATCTTTTTCACATCTTCTACTATATCACCGTTTAGATAATTTAGCAAGAGCATTGGGCGAGGTTCATGAAAATAATTTGGCATACTACTATGAAGCAATCTACAGTTATACATCAATACACTACCTTTCGGCATATGTTTCTGTTCACAAAAATCATAAAAATATTTGTTATATGCACCGTTATAGCATAGATGAATGTCCCAGTCTGGTATATGACTGTTTGGTACAAATCCAGTTGCTCCCATTTCAGGAGTAGTATCTTGCAATGAAACGATGCACTGCACTCCTAACAGTCTATCATCCATATTCCATTGATCAAATCTATGTGGGGTATCCACATGTGGATTCACCCACTTACTATCACCGTTAATCGTGACTATATCGCTAGCATACCAAACTGAGTTATCTAACTCCTTACTTACTTGTGTAATTAAGAAGTCATTGATCAAATATACTTCTGGCCAATCCATAGTCATTTGACTCCACCAAACGCTAATATCAGGTAGATTCTTTATGTCATCTTTTTCTGCATATTGCTTACCTGCACTGGATGCACGAACAGGATATAGTGTATCTAGTTTACTGTTGATCCCATCAATAAGATCGTGTGGTATAATATTCTCTAGGAATATGTAACCTTCACCGGTTGTTAGATCACTCACACAACTTCCAATGCGTATATGTCTTTTCGTCTAATATGATATAGCCAGAAACTTTGAACCAGGGACCAAGATAACGAGGTTCATAGTAATATGATCTACACCAAATTTCTAATTCACTTATTTTATGTTCTCCGACTGGAATACGGATAAAAGTTCTATCTTCCCAACCACCGTCATTAGAAGGAACTGTCTTTTTAATCTTTCTAGGAGGAGTTGGTTGTTCGTCTATATATTCATAATTTATTGGGGTTAACCCCAAGTTAGGTTGAACCATAAGTAATGTCTTTCATATCTAAACTTAAAACATAGATAGTTGCCGTTATATCGCCACCTGCAATGTCGTTCACAACTATCTAAGTTTTCATAAATCCATTCTAATATTTCGTAATATCTTTTTATTGTTTCGGGTGGATCTTCTATGTATATGATCTTTTCATACCATCCCGGATTAGTTTGTTCCCAACCTCGTTTAATATCGTACCAGCTACTTCTTATAACCACCTTAATTTAAACCAAGTTGCAGCTTCTTGAGTGTCAAACAAATAGGTATAGATAATATCATCAGTAGCACTAACATCAGATACATCAGTTGTAATTACGCCCTGGAACCCTTCAGTATTACGACACCAATCTAATACCTCATTTTCATCGATGATTTTGCTGTCACCGACAAGGACACTGTATGGGCTTTCATCTTTGAATATACTCATTGGTACCTCAATAGAAAGATTGCATATTTCTTTTCGTCTATAATATAAAACGATCGGTCTTGCCAATTGATGAGCCTCAACCCATATTTAGGCATTGATATATCATTGCAATATTCATTTGAAAGTCCAAGTTGTTTCCAATCGTATGCTTCATCAATCAAAGCATATGTCCACTTGTTAAATAAATCCTGACTCATATGAAAATAGGTCGCGCTCATTTTGTAATGATACACGACCTATTCGTAATTGTCAACAAAAATCAGATTTCGTTGGTTTCCAAAACATAAGTTATTCCGTGTTCTGCATTATATGCTTTCTCAGCAGGTAAAATGTCTATAGGAAAAACTTCCTCAGCCGTTAAATTATTGAAAGTCATCCAGGCATCAAAATCAGGAAAATTATATTCAAATATAGTAGACAATAAATTTTGAGAGCGTGTCTCATTAAAATATACCAAGTTATTCAATTGTGAAGAATAAAATCCTTGTAATCCGGCATTTAAGGAAGTGTCTTGCAATCCAGCAGGCGACTCCCAAAACCATGGAGTTTGAATATTTGGTCTAGAATAAGTAATTTTTGTGTAACGCGCAGCCATTTTTAACCCTCTTCAAATATATTTATTCAATAACCTGCTTTTTTCAATAACTCTTTCACTTGATCAATGTTATTAGTTTTTCTAAACTTCAATGCCCACTGTTCAGGATTGATATAGTCAATGATTAATTTCTGCTGCCCTTCGTCTAAACTTTCAACAAACTCAATCCCACTCTCGCTTTGATATAACATCCAAGGACTAATTTTACCATTCGTTATAAGATGACAGATACGATTCTTATTACCATATCTTAAATAGTCATTGCTTTGTATTTGTTCTTTCTTGGCCAATTCAATTGTAGTTTCAATACTGCGCGCAATAGCATCTAATGGATCTTCATTTTTCAAGAAGTCGATCAAAAACTTATCATAATTGCTATCACTACACCAACTATCAATCTTGATATTATTCTTCAATAACCAATCTGCATATCTATTCACATTGATACATTTAATGTCAACACAATAATGTCCAAACTTGACAAAGGCAATATAATATGCACTCTTTGCGAAATCTTGATATGTCTTTTGCTTCTTACTTGCAGTGTTTCTTTTATAGAACTCAAGCCAAGATTGAAATCCTATACGATTGCCTGGCATATCGCGGTCTTGCCATCTACGCTTTGTTTCGCATAAATGGCTAATCATAGTAGTTTCCTTCAGGAAATACCTATTACAGAATTCACATTGAAATTCTGTTTTAGTTACCTGAGGCTTTTTCGTAGTCTTGGATATCTTCGTTCGTAATAAGGTCACTTAATAGCTCTATCTCATCATATTTAAGTTCAGGAAACTTGTTTGCAATATACATCTTTTTTCTATGACTATCAACAAAAACCTCAGTGACTAATGACAAATCTGAACTAGATGCTTTTGGATATACCTTTTTAAAATATTCCTTTATGTCACTACTCTTGGGTGATTCCTTCAGTTTAGATACACGTTCTTTTATGTGCGGGATCCATTGATGGAACTGTTTTCCTCGATTCGGACTTGCTGCACATAGCATCAGCCATTGTAGTTTAGGATTTTTCTGCACATACTCATTGAACAAATATCTATTAGCGTGATAGTCAGTGCTTCGAAGATAATATGACTGTAAATCCTTGCTACCCTTGATAGCACTGACCCAATGAATTAGCATAAAAGGAACAAACTTACGCTGTTGTTCTGTAGTTAACCTATCATAATAGTCGTAGTCTTTCCTATCAATAGCCGCAAGTGCTTCAAAAAGGTCAAACTCAACCTTCTCAAACTTTTCATCTACTGATAGTTTATCTTTAGCCATTAGGACTTTAGTGCCTCTAGTGTAAGAATATGCTCAACTGCTGTACCGAGGCTATCACCGGTACTGACGATAACAAGTTCAGGACCTTCACTATCTCTATAGCGATCTTGCTTGTAATATTCAATGATATGTCCTCCTGACGCAGCATAAACGGTGAAACGAACACTAGACTTTCCACTAACGCCTTCGTGAGGTCTGACTTCATTTAAATGATGCAGTTCTTTCTTACCGTCTTCCCAGGCTCGCTGAGACCACTCCATAAACTTTCTTCTAAACCAACCCATCTTCTTTTCCTTCTTCGTTGTATTATCATAATATACTTGAATCTTTCCTGCCGGAACTGTCGCAGGGTTCGGCAATGTCCAAGTTTTACTCGTAACATTAATTACTTTGGCGTGTTGTGAATTAGCGATAGTTTTTCCACTAGACATTTTTATTCCTATTTTGCAAAAAGGTTTCAACTTCAATGTCAGGGAAAAGTGTGCGAATTACTCCCATTACATCGCCCTCTTTCTTCTTACTCTGCTTCTTATAGGATTCAATTACACTAGTCATTGTCTTCTCCTTAATATACTTGGCTATAGTCAACTACTTCACAATTTCTACTGACTTCTTTAACAAAGTAAACGCATCTTGGCTTTTCTCCTTCATCTATAGGTACGGCTAAAAATTGTCCATTCTTTAATCTAGGTGCATACCAAGTTACTTCTGGATATATGTCTAGTATCTCAATAGGTAGAAATCCCGGAGCATACGAAGTTAGTGGATTAAACTCAAAAACATTAAACCCTCTGTCATTAAGACTTGATAGTGGCAATGATTCTAAATCACCGTGTTCTTGCTCTCCTATCAATACTTGCCAATCAATAGGCATCTTGATAATTTTATTTGCTATTTTCAATACAAGTGCAGGACTATTAAATGATTCCAAAAAGATCAATGGAATAAAATGATAGTCTACATTTGAAGGAGTAGAGTTATCTAGAATAGCAAACCTAAGGTCATCAATTTCCTCAGGAAGTGTCTCTAGGTTATAATTTGTATTTTCTAATGTTAGTATTCGCATATTAGTATCATAGCAACAATATTATAACAAGTCAAGAAATTAATAATCTAATTTCTCCAAACTGAAGGGATAATTAGCTTCTTTGTAGAATTGTTTGCGCTGAGTCAAATGTCGTTTTGCAAACTTACAAGTGCTTGTGATATCCCAGATTTCCACGTGGTCCTTATCCTCTGCTTTACGAATGCCTCTACCTATTGACTGAATAACACGAACAAAGCTCTTACCAGGCTCAATAAGAACAAGATTGAAAATTCTAGGAATATTAATGCCTACTGCTGCAACACCATACGTGGCCACGATAATCTTGTCATCGCTTATTGCAACCTCATCATATTCTTCTAGTCTATCCTTAACCTTAACAGAACCATTAACAAACACTGCGTTATTCAGTCTACTTACCAACTCTTTGCCTGCGTTGACTCTATCAACAAGCACCAATGTATTTCCAGTCTCATTGACCTTTGTAATTAATTCAGCTATCCTATCTAGTCTAGCTTCGTCTTCAAGTAGATGCTTCAATTCGCTTTGGTAATTAGCAAACTCTTTATTATCTTTCATCTGAATGATATTAACGTGGCAGTTAGCTAATACACCTCTATCTTGTAGTTCACTAGCAGACAACTGCCCTATAACAGGACCAAGTGAAACAAGCAAGGATACACGGTCCATTTCAGCTTTAGGAATCGTTCCGGTCAATCCCCAGCGAATAGGAATATCACTGAACACGCCAGTTAGCATTGTCTTGAGAACATCAGCCTTAGCCATATGCACTTCGTCAACCATAACACAGACAACACCGTCAAAGAAGAATTCTGCTAGCTCGGCGTCTTCTCCGGCGTCAGCAACATTCTTGAATAGGTTATTCAATGATTGCCAAGTGCAGATAGTATGAGTCTTTCCATACTCCTTACGATCACCGAAATAAACCCCTACGTCCAATCCTAAGTTAATGTAGTCTGCTTCTGTCTGCACAACTAGACTCTTGTTGGGGACGATCACTATAGAGCGTCCTAGATGCTCTACACTCTTAGATAGAGCAGCAGTCATCAGTGTCTTGCCTGCCCCCGTAGCGACTTCCTGCAAGCTCTGAGGGTTGGATAGGAAGTTATTTACAATCTCAACCTGATAGTCTCGTAACATAATAGGTTCGCCGGCATTGGGATGCTTGTCTGGCCAGACCTTGTCACTGAAACTATCTTCTTTGATAGGTTCAAACGTTATATTACCGTGATTCTGTCTGTTATCTACTAGTTCAATGTCATAATTTTTATCATAAAGATATGTTATAACATCTTCCAGCAAGTTCAAATAGGTGCTGCCGGCTAATGAGAAATAGCTTATCTTGCCATTCCAACGACCTAAACGAACCGAGGGCAAATATCTTGCACCGGGCTTTTCGTAGGAGAATTTATTATTCAATGTTTTACGATCAACTAATGACAAATTTTCAATTCGCACATTAACTTCATCCTTGATGATTATTTTTGCTTCGTTCATTTAACCTCAATAGGTCGGCTATCTTTTAGCACGACAATTTTACTTAGCTTACCAGAGAAAGCTTTGGTAACATCTACGCTAGTAGTATGCTGTATAAGTATGTTGACGCCATCAGGTAGAGTTCCAAAACTCATAGGTCCCATAGGCTGCATACCTCGCATTGCAATTAGTTCGTCTATCGCATTTTGATTAAGAATATTTCTCAATCCACGACCAATGATGACATTACCGCAGCCAACATCCTTCATATAAGATAACACAGTTTCTAGTTGTGTGATCTCCGCTTCATAGACACGCTTGCTTGCAAACTCTAGTCTAGGATCATTCTTGTATACAGATTCATCAACAGTGATGCCTAATTGTGACATTTTGAACAATGTTTTGGCGTCTAGGTTAAGGTTCATATTTTGAACTATCTCGCCTAACACATAGTTGCAGGCTCCTACTACCAACCTATCATTTATGTTGAACAGTGTTGGGTTATATACCTTAGCGTTAAAGTTTTCTAGATCATTCAATATCTTTTCAATTTCGTCACAATACTTCACTGTAGAGAAATAGTGCGGTAAAAAGGTGGCAGCAATTTTCAACGCAGTAGTTGAAAACTTAGCCTTATACAACTTTAACTCATTGTTCCAATCATATGGGTTGTTGAACACACTATTTCTGAAAGCAGTAATGAAGCCCTTGTTGAATGGCACACGAATAATGATATCGTCATTGAGCATAGAGACGGTAGCTCCAGTGTAATCACTGGTGCTTTCTACAACCATAGTCTTCCAAGAAAGAGACTTCAATGTGTCCTTGTCATACCCATTCTTAGTAAGCTGTTTCTTATACTTGCTAATAAGATGATCGAACAATTCTGCCTGATTGGTAGTGACACGATTCTTATTCTGTATCATCGTTTGCAGGTTGGCCATGAACTTGTAGTCATACTGGCTAAGACTTATTTTCCCCTGAAGGAAGAAATATAATACTTGTTCCTTATTGTTCATATCCATACTATATCACCATCAGTTAAATTATCAAGTACATTGGAAAAAAGACAGGGACCGAAGTCCCTGTAAGTTTGTGACTACCGTACTCACAATGAGTTCTTTTATCCCCGCTTCATACAAGTGCTTTCAGCAAGCGCCTTCCAGTTCTTGGGGGAAATCTTGATAAGATCAGCAAGCTTGAGAGCCATACGAATTGACATTTCGCGAAGCTTCTTCTGATTGGTCTGCATAAAGTCAAGAACCTCTGCACCCTCGTTGTTAGTGAAGTTGTAATCAGCAAACAATCCACCATCAGCATCACGATCAACCTGACGGATACGCAGCATCTTGTCACGCTGAGTGTCGATGGTCAGATCGATGAAGTGACAACGCGACTCCAAAGCCTCAAGGTGATCCTGCAACTTCTTGCTACGAACATTCTCAAACTTGAGGTTCGTGATGAAGATAGCAGAACCATTGAAGTTGAAGCTATTCGGGATACCCTCTTCACGCAGAAGGCGACTGTCGCTGTTCCAGCAGATACGCCTACGCTTACCGCTGTCAAGAGCAGCCTTGAGAATGTTCAGAGCAAGTTCGTCACCAAACACGCTATCGCAATCGTCAAACACGAGGATATTACCCTTGTCGCTGTAACGATACAGCTGGGCATAGAGACCAAGAGCAGTCATGGCACCCTTGACAACTTCGTAACGCTGACGCTTGTTAGCAAGCTTGTCAAACAATGAAGCCTTTTCAAGCTGCTGTTCAACACCAAAGCTCTTGCCAACACCCGGAGGACCCGAAACGATCATTGCACGAACATCGCCCTTGATACAAGCAGCACTCATTTCGTCAAGGATCTCAAAACGACTAGCGATACGATCCATCGCTTCCTCGTCAGTTTCAGTGACAGTAGCAGTAGGAGCATCACCGTCAAGAAACTCAACATCGTCAAGGTTGTTGACCTTGATACGGACTTCGTCAATGTTGACGGGGAAAACACCGTCGTTCTTGACAGTCACATAAGTACCCTTCTTACCAGTCTGAAAGCCCTTGACAAGGGTAAACTGGCTGTTGACGACCGGGTTATTGCGATATTCACCGTTCTTGATAAGAATGCGAGACATATTCATTCCTTCTTTGCTGTCTTGATATATTAGTTATAACAAAATGGGCAAGCAATGTCAACCGAAAAATGACCTCGGATGCGATTTTTATGCGTTCAAACGAGCCTGAATCTCAAGAAAGAAACGATTGTATTTTGCAACACGATCAATGTCCTTCTGAGTGACACCCTTGAGACGACGGATATCAGTGTTATGACGAAGATCACAAAGCTTAACACGCATTGCATCTTCGTTAGCGAACACAATTTCCTGATATTCATCATAGGTCTGTCCGGGCATTTTTGTGAGTGCCTTAACAGCTTTCAGAACACGCTCGGTACAACCAATTTCTTCTAGGTCTTTCCAAGTCGTCTTAGTATCTTCAATTACATCGTGAAGAAGTGCAATGCACTGTAGTTCTTCATCGTCGGTCTTGAGATAGTGCATCACTTTGAGGGGGTGGAGAATGTAGGGGTTGTTGCCCCTGTCAAACTGTCCTGCGTGAGCGTTAGTAGCGAGAACTAATACTTTACCGAGAAGTTCACCCTTTTTCATCTGCTTCACCTTTCTTCTGTCTATAACTAACAATAGCAAGTTAGGTAGTCAGTGTCAACCGAAAAAACGCATCATTAGATTAAAGTTGGTTTTCGTGTTGAACAATCTCTTCCTTTAACTTAAGTTTCTGCTTCTTAAGTGTTTGTATCTTAATATCGTCTCCGTGACTATTAATTAGATCATTGATTTCAAGTTCAATATTGTGGTGCTTGTGCTTCAATTCAATAATGTGCAACTTCAACTTATCACCGTTCATTTATAGTCCTTTTTTAACATTTCAAGTGTTCTATATTTCTCTACCATTTCATCATATTTTTCATATGAAATAGCAGCAAGTTCGGGATACTTTTGTTCTAGATTACGATCGGTTAAATCCAAACGATATCTAAACCAACGATTTTCATATCCATGTGGATCAACAATGTCCTTGAAGGAAATGTATGGCATAGTTTGCACTTTGTCCTTGCCTAAATTGAATGACATATGCTCAGTAGTTTCAATCAATCTACCGTCACCTTCGCAGTGCAAGCAATGCGATCTAGAAGTGGTGTATTCACCTTTGTGGTAACTAGTGCATTCTTCCTTTGACTGAAAACCATAGCCCTGACAGCGAGGACAAATTATTACCTTATTGGACCTAGACATAGAGCCGGTTATAACTTCCGGCAAGTCTTTAATTTCAATAGTGTTAGCCATTTATTTTCCATCCAGTTGCGTTATAATAAACCCAATTGTCCTTACGCTTCTTTTCAAACTTGGCTTTAATTTCAATGTCGTTGTTGATAGCAATGTCCCACAACTTCAACAGTGGATTATTCTTATCAACTTCAACTAATACCCGATTGTCCTGATCATCACTGAACCAATATTCATACACAACCTTACGCTTCTTATAAGCATCAAGTTTAGAAATAAACTTAAGATTCCTAGATTCCTTAACTACACCGAAGCCTTCTGATTGGAAATATTCACCACTGAATACTTCTTCCGTAAGCTTAATATCATACTCATAGAAATATGGAAGCTTGTATAGCATACCAACGAACTTAACAGATACGCTATTAGTACCGTGCGTTAGATATTCTAACAATTCAGTTCTATATTTGGTAAATTCGTCGCCGCGCAATTTAGCTGCTAGTAACTTGCCTCTGTAATATCGCTTAACAAGTTCAGCAAAGATCCTATCTTCTTGTGTGATCCTTGCAGCAATCTTACTGGCATCACTTTCAATTGACCAAGCACGGACTACATAATATGTCTGATCTTTGTTTACTGTAGTTTCCGGCATCTTGTTTAGCCTATATAGTGTGCAGCTAAGAAGCAAAGGATCCTCAACAAAATTGATGATTCTATTATCTTCTGAGCTAAAGCTTATATTAAAATGTATGGCTTTGGTTGCGTTGGCAAGTTTCATAATTTTCCTCTAGATTCACACTACTATAAGTTGTAAAATAAAGCAACATTGTTGTTACCCAATTGATATATCTTCCATACCTGCTGTGCGTAGACGAACAATGTGGCCCAATTGCCACTGTTTACTGTCTAGGCCCTTCATAATGCCGAGGTATTTGTTTCTTAATAGTGCTACTTCATTAACCAAAATCTCAAAGTCAATTACTTCATCTTCACCTTCTGCATACTTTTCAGCATCACGAGGCTGTAATTGTCTGTTATAGTTTTCTAGATATTTTTTAAAGTAGGTTCTTTTTAGTTTTTTAAGCTGAATCTGTAGATAGTTCAATACCGCTTCAATCTCTTGTAGTTGATTGAAGCGATATTCGGTTACTCCGGGTAGTGCGGCAATGTTCTTTTCAACATTGCCGTACACCTTTACATCATTTTTTGACGAAATCAACTCATTCTCATAGTGAGCAATAAAGTCAGGAATATGACTTAAATCCTGAGTGATTTTGCTGTACCAGGTCATTCGTAATCGTCATCATAATCATTGTGATAATCGTCGTAAATATCCTCGTCATCTTCATAGTCGTGATAATGACCGGACTCTGGAGTTTCTAGATAATAATCAAGTGCTTCCTTGATCTCCTTATCACCCCTAAATGCATTCTTAATCTCGTGAGTAGAAGCATAAGCTTCATCAACTAAGAAATTAACCAATGTTTCTGCTGCTTCATCAACATCACCGTGTTCAATGCTTGGCTTGAGCAACTTCCACACTTCATTAATAAGACTTAAACTCATTCTACAATCTCCCCAAATAACGGGTACCAAGTAAACTCCATACCCTCAGTAAATATTTGTTCACCGAAACCTAATTTAGTAGTCCTAAGCAAATAGCAGTGATCTATTGAGTTTATAGGACGGGTTACTTCACTAACCTCGCCTGTTTCTTTATTTAGATCAAATACATAAAAGATATGATGCTTTTGTATTACATCAACTAGTGCTTGCCCGTCATCAAAAATGGCACCGTCTGCGATTACATCTTTATTTACAGTTTCTTTCACTGCATATAACAACCAATATAAGGCGGTACTTTTTCTAAATTGAATTGGTACATAAATTCCGGCTACTTCTAAATAATCTTTTCCAGAAACCACAGCATTGGATAATTTAAGCATTCCGACAATAGTTTTATCTTGTTTTGCAAGCATAAAAATATCATTATACTTATACAAAGTATAATCTTTTCTCACATCTGCAATTTTGGATGCGTTAGTTAATAATTTCTCATACTCTGCCCGGAATTCTTTAGAAGTTTCAGGAGTTTCTGGAAACTTTCCAACTTGAAAGGCTTCCATCAAATCCTTAATTTTCATTCTACAGTCTCCCCGTCAAATACATTAAATTGGATCTTTCCAGTGCCTTCAAGATTACTTAAAAAGTCAATGTAATCTTCCACGTGGTAGACATTTGCTTTTTCTTTGCTCATAAGCCACTCACCGTCGACATAAATGTCAAACCACGAATAGCTAGGATCGCGCTTTGTAATTGTTATTTTCATTTACTTAACCTTCTGACTTTCCATCCTTTACACTTTCCTGAGTATACTGCTGTACCGTTTTTCAATGCCTTTTCTAGTGTAGGTACTACTAAGTGGTTATCTTCACAAAAAGCATAAAACCCATCCACAATGTGTGATATTCCTTTTGGATCAGTAAACTCGTAAGTTTTAATATTGTTTTTGTTACCCTTCATTCTCATTGAGTGATCATTTTTATTTTTTTCAGTGTGTTTTTTACCATAGAATCCATTTTCAATACCGGATCGGCCCTTCTTTTTGTTAGACTCAGGACTACAAGGTTTTATGCCTATTGTATCAGCAGTGTGTTTTCTGCTTGACATTCTCTTATTAATGTGATCTAATGACTGTTTTCTGCCTGTGTGGTTGGGGGGACGCTTATCTATCAAAATATTAGTAAGTATCCCTCCTGGATCAATGTTTATTCTTCCATATTTTTTAATGAAAAATGTTTCGAGGTCGTAAGCAGAATCTTCATTTTTTATTCCTGAATCTAATATTAATACCGGAACGTCACCAAACTCAAGCAACAAATATTGTATTTTATATACTTTCTGTCGGTTATCCGTGTTTTCAATTGACTCACAAAAATGATCCAAGTGGCGGTTGTTTCCTTCTTTACCTTTACCTATATAGAATGGTAATTCAGTTCTCACATCAATCAACGCATAAACATAATACATTAGCGGCTCCATATAATGTATTTATATTGAACCGCTATGTATCCATATTATTCCTCAATTAAGCTATCATCTATTTTAGTATCTACTTTTTTCTTGCCAGACATTATTTCATCCATTACGATATGAAGACACGCATCATCGTTAGCTTCCCAAGCTTTTCGGAATTTCTTAATAACGGCACCGTCTGCTTTAGTATACACTAAACTATTTCCCTCTTTGGTTAACCAACCGCTTGATTCAAAAAGATCCACAAGACCTGATGTAGGTGACATTCCCCTGTCATATGGAATCTTGACCTGAACACTTTCGAAGGGCTTTGCATAACGAGTCTTCATTACCTTGATAGCACTACGAATGCCGCGAACCTGACTAATCTTGTTGCCGTCTTCGTCTTCTTTAAGCTTAAGCTTCTTCATAGCCACAACAATACTTGATGCATAGATGAAGCCCTGACCACCACTAATCTTATCGTCAGGATCAAACATATCCTGTGACGCATAAGTGTGATTAGTTGCTACAAGACCTACATTATGTGAACCAAACATATTCACACAGTTACGAACCAACGAAGTAAGAGCCTTGGGCTTACGACCCATATCACCCTTCATATCACCTGCTTCAAACTGATTAACATCAGTAGGAGTCAGTAACATACCAAGACTGTCAATAACAAAAAGAACCTTGGGCTTGTCATCTTCTGACATTGCCTTATAGCCCTTCATAAATTCACTGATAGTCTTAGCAACATCATCAATCATTGCCATATTTAACTTGAGGAGCTTGTCCTCGCTAGTGTCAACGCCTAATGCGTGAAGCCAAGCTTCGTCAAGTGCGTTTTCACTGTCAATGAGTACCACATAGATACCCTGCTCTTGAGCGTGACGAACCAAGTTTCCCGAACAAATGTAACTCTTTCCTGAGCCACTTTCTCCGGCAAAGACAGTAACCTTTCCAAGAGGTATGCCTTTATTAAAATCGCCACTAATTCTATAATTTAACGCATAATTTCCAGTTGACACCCAATCTGTCGGATCGTTAAATCCTATACTAAGGCCATCAATTGCCTTAGTAATGTCCTTTCGGAACCTACTAATATCGAACGGTTTTGCCAATGTTTTTTCCTTATCTTACAATCTGCTTGATCTTATCAGTATTTGAATTTTTTTCAAGAAGTTCGGGACTATTATCAGCCAGGCATTCAATGTCATAATCTGTAGGATAATGACGAAGAATTGTTCTTGCTCTATCTCTAATAATACTAGGAACTCTTGGAGTTTTGCCTGGATCGCAAAGTTCTTCAAGCAGTTTTCTGCTTTGCTTCAAGGCTCTATATCTTTCTTCTGGTTTATTCATAAAACCTCCTATACGATAAATGGGGAGGGATTTCTCCCTCCCCTAGACAAGTTTAGGACTTGTTCTGACGAGCGCGGATCATCTGTAAAATATCCTGCGCCTTATCGCTAGAAGTGTTATTGCTCGGAACAACTACTGGTTCATCGGCTTCCCAAGGAACTTCAGGTGTATCTGTTGAAACAGAAGCAGCCGGGGTAGTGCTGGTTTCAGCAGTCACTGTAGTTTCGTCCTGTGCTGCTCCTGCAGGCGCCTCAAGTCCATATGGACGATAGTAAGCACCAAACTTGTCAGGATCATATGGACGACCATCGACACTTGCTTCAAACATTTCCTTGATAACACGAAGTTCTGCTTCGCTGGGCTTCTTGGGCAAGAAGTCCTTAAGATTGAAAAGACCATGTGCCTCAATAGCAGCCATTTCTGCCTCAGTCAATGGGCTTTCCTTACGGGCCCAGTTACTAGTAGAATAGTCAGCATAACCACCCTTACTAGTCTTCTTAATATTGAAGTCAAGACCACGAAGATAATCAGTTGGCAGTTCTTCCAACTCAGGATCCATCAATGATGCCTTGATAACAGTCTGAATCTGAGGACTGATTACGAAGCGACGAATGGGGTTAGCTGGGGTCTGATCATCACCGAGTGGATTAGCACGAACAAATCCCTGATAGAGATAAGAACGCTTCTTCCAATACTTATTAGCGAGGTCCTTAAGAGTGTCATCCTTGTACCAAGGACGAACTTCTGCAAGAACGGGGCAGTTGTCCCCATACATTTCTACACAAGGAACCTGAACGATTACTTGCTTGGCTTCGGGCTGACCCTTGATGCCATTGAATGGAAGCTTGATGATCTGGCGTTCAACCCAGAAAAAGTCGTTAGTGTTGTCGGCGTCGGGGAGGAAACGAGTAGTTACAGTCGTTCCTTCTGCCATATTCCAATGTGGGTAAATTGCGTTATCAGACTGAGTGCGAGGACCGTTGTTCTGATTCTTATTTTCTTGGGCTGCCAAACGAGCCCGGATTTCTGCTAGACTTGCCATTTTGTTTTCTCCTTTTTAAATGTGCCTAAGTTGAGCCTAAAAGTGTTTTTATGTTTCGTTGTTTGGAGACAACTACACATAAGTTATGTTATAACTTATGTGTAATATATTTACAATAGTATTGGGTGCATAATATATTATTATATTACACTATATACCCAATTATTGAGCAGAGGTAGGTTTAGTTGATTCCATTGCTTTTACTGGTAGATTATCAATGGCTCCTTTTGGAAGAACTTGCGGCTTAGGGAGAGGTTGACCTGGAGGAGGAGGAGGAGTATTGCTATCTACCGCTGGTTTTTTTGCTAATTCTGTAATTTTATTAATAGTATTTTCCATTGATTTAAGTGCAGCATCAAATGATGTTGTATCTAAATTGGTTCCTGCAGGAAGATAATCTTTAATACTTGCAATCGCATCTTTAATTGTTTTAGTTTGTGCGGCTAAAAGTGATGCTGGATTATTTCTGCTATTAGCTTGACTGGCAGAGGTTTGTAAAGTCTTCTTTATTTGAGCGCGGTATGCTTCAATTGCAGCTTTCAGTTTAGCTCTATCCTCAGCAGTAGTGGGAGGAAACTTGACACCCTTCAAAAAGTTTTTAATAGATGCAATTCCTTCTTGCCCCTTTGCAAAAGATGCCGGAGTATTTTTTTCTGAAGCTACTGTGCTGGATTCTGCCATTGTGATTATCCTTTTGTTATCAAATTATTTATCAAGACCAGAATATTTTAGTATCAGTTGTAATTCAGCATATTCTTTACTTTCGTTAGCTCCCACTAACTTTCCTCTGAGAGGATTCTTCTTAGTAATTTTTTCAGTAGGACCAAGTTGACCAACCTTGCGTTGTTCTTTAGAAAGAGTTTCGTTAGTAGGTTTAGGTTGATTTATTTCAGCGTTCGCCAGCTCTTCGCCTTGATTCTTGTATTCGTGTGTTTGGTCAACATATGACTGTAGTTCTTTGTTAACTTCATCAAGCTTTTCTGCTTTATGTGCCTTGTTTAGTAATTTATTCAGTTTGTTTTTTGCACCCTTAACCATCTGTTCAGGTGAAATTGGTTTAGCAGTTTTATCCGGACCTCTTGCGTTGTCAAAGTCACGGCGTGAGCCCTGGCTCTTATCCATTTCACCTACTTGCTTTTTTCCAGTTCTATGCGGATCACCAGTTCTAGGACCAGGCTGTGATTTACGGTCAGCTATCTTGTCTTTTAATTTTGATCCTAACGCTGCTGCTGCTCCGCCTATTGCGGCTGCACCTAACAAGGATTCATCAATTTCATCAAGTGATTCTTCTCCAGTAGCCCGTTCGATTCCTTGCTTACGATTTGCAATTTTCTTGTCTAATGCAGCCGTCTTTTTGTCAGCATCGGCACGGTCGTCATCACTACTGTGCCAGTTATAATATGTATCACGAGCAATTTTACCTTTTTTACCCTGAAGTTGAGGGATATTTTTAGTAGCCGTAGATACATATCCTAGCTTTGTTTTATCCGAAATCTCATCAAGTTCTAATTTCTCATTAATGATATCGTCTGCCCACTCTGCTAAACTATCAACTTCTTCCATTTCAGTGACTGGCTTCTTGAGTCTTGATAAGATAGGCATAGCAGCTTCAATTCTCGGATCCATTGAGCTTGACATAAACATTTCGCTGATATCTTCTCCATCACCTTCCATTAGTGTGGGAGTATAACTTTCAAAATAGTTCTGATATCCTTTATGTGTAGTTAACTTGTGTAATGTTTCACGCAAGTTATTATAATGATTGATTCCCTCATTCACTAACTCTTGTGCTGATTCGTTAAACTGATTGTTCTTTGTTGCGCGAACAAATCCAGCTAGCTTGCCATAATCTTCACAGATTGACTTAATATGATTCCACTTGTCATCATTTGGTACACCGCCTTCTGCGATATGACGAGCATATACACGAGCAAGGCCAGGGCGAGTAGTTGGAGCTAGGAATCTTTCACCATCCATATTTTCTAAGAAGATACGAGCTACATTACGAAAACGTGCTTCACCTTCTTCAAGGCTACGATTGTGCTGTAGAATGATCTTCACATTAGGAACAGCATCATTATAACTTGCTTTGCGTCCCATTGGATGGTAGCTTTCGCCTAATTTCTCTTGCATTTCGTTATACTTCCTTTGAGCCAAATCGTAGTTTTTCTTGTCGTGATAGTCAGTTTGAAACTTCAAGACGTTCTGTTGAGCAAAATCTTTTAAAAATCCAAGAAATCCATACCAAGTATCATCGTATTCAATTCCCGATGTTCTTTCGTTGGGACTTTCCTGCTGTTCCTTATCGTAATAAACAATCAATTTTTTATCATCGTCAATAGTAGCCCACGCATCTCCATACGATTTTCCATCTTTCTTAAAAGTGAATCGTATGATATCAGCTTCTTGCGGTACTGGAACAGTTTTGTCGCCTACTTTAGCGGATACTGGATCAAATCCTCGCGTACGGAGAATGTTAAATAGATCCTGCTGAATTGATTTTACGTTTTTTGCCATAACAATATTTATGCCAAATTAGTTAATGACGGCAAAGAATGGAAGTGGTGCTATGATTTCATCGTGATCACGAATATGACTTTCTAAGTCACCGTGATAGTCAGCTAATTGCTGCATAATTCTGACAGATAATAACGAAGCCATTACCAAATCGTCTGTGTCACCTATCTTAGCTGCATAACTACCTGCACTTGCTACGAAGGCTTTTAACTCTGTTATCAATGACTTGCTATAAATCGTCATCTTTCCTGATTCAAGTAATGTCTTGAACTTTGCGCAGGCAGCAAGTTTAGGCTTCTGTGTTGTATTAAAGCCTTTACGTTTTTTTCCGTTTTCGCTTAAGAATATGCCAGGAATATTGCTCTCACCAAACTCGTTTAATGAGATAAGACTTGCTTCACCGATACTATTGTTTTCTACTGAGTAATAGATACTGTTTGGTTCACCGGTACACTCTGCGATATACTTGCAGATTTCAGCTAATAGTTTAATTTGACTAGGAATATCTGTTTTATTATGTTTCCACTCACCGATTTGTGTAGTTGTATTAGCTTCAAATACTTGTATAGCAGCAGGGTCACCGCCCGTACCCAAACTTGGATCAAGACCGACTACATATAAATTGCCCTTTTCGGGCTTCTTGTACCAACGAACTTGTCCCATTCTTGCTGTTGGTTCTACCCCCTCAAGTTTGAACAATGTGTTTGGATTGATCAACGTTTCATCTGCGATAATGAATTCACAACCAATTTCACGATTAAAGCGATCTTCACCTAATTGGGCGCGCATTTCTCTAGCCCATTTTTCATCTCTTCCGGGCTGTTCATTCCAATATGCGCGATACGATCTGAATCCATTTACACCTAGCTCAGTAGTGTTTCCAAATTCATCTTCGGTTTTGTTAGCCATCTTCCAAATAAGAGCAAATTGATCTTCGTCACTGTTTGGAGTAGAAGTGATAATTGCCTTACCACCTGTTGCTAATGTTGGTGTGATAGAAGTCCAGAATTCAGTTGCGATTGAGGGTCTAACGAAGGCGAACTCGTCAAGATATAGTAATGAGATAGACATACCACGACCGGTATTTTCAGTAGTAGTTGCAGACACAATGCGTGATCCGTTCTCAAAATCAAGCGAGCCTTTATTATAAGTGGTCACCCCTGCTTTGATATGGTCTGGACAGTTTTCATATGCATATCGTATACGCTGCATAATTTCTTGTGCACCGGTATACTTGTGTGCTGCAATTAGAATAGTGCTGTCAGGTACGAACATCGCATACCAAAGCAAATATCCTGCTGCTGAGGTACTCTTACCTGACTGTCTAGGCATCAAACTAATACTAAAACGATATTTGTGATATGTTTCGATTAATTTTTTTTGATAGTCCCAAGGGTGATAATTCATAGCACCTTGTGTGGGATGCTGAATCATAAAGAAGTTATCCATAAAGTATAGATAACCAGTGTCTGGATCACAACACTTGATAAAGTCCTCAATCTCCTTTTGGTTCTTGAAGACGGTTTTCTTATATGGATCCTTAACTAATGATGCTGTGTTCGCCATAAAACTATTTAGTTAATATTAGGTTATCTCTTGCCATTCTAAGCTTGCATATATGTCTTCATTTGTGCCGATAGTTGCCATCGTGATGACATATTCATACGCAACACTAGTAAATGGTTCTCTTTCAAGTTGATACTGAAACTCAAAAGGAAGCTGTGAAGCTGCACTGCTAGATTGATTGCTAGAGTTAAGGAATGTTTGTTCTGCAATGTCTCCACTTACTAATGTAGTAGGAGATAGATTGTATTCCACTGAACTATCAGCAGCCGAACTTACCCACGAGCCACCTGATGTAATAGCCCTTTTGTATATACGATATTGGAATATACTCTGACCTTTAGGGATTAATGAATATGCTGTGGGACAAACTACAGCATCTAATGTTGTGCTTTTCAATCTTATTGCTATTACTGGCTTAAAGCTTTGGTCGTTATTAAGTCTTACAGGAGCAGCAAGTGTATGTGCGGCGGCTCTTGGATTACCTGAGCCTGATATTTGGAATCCACCTTCACTAATAACACTAGCACAAATCTGTCTCATCAAACTTGGACTTGCAGTTGCACCAGTATTAGTAAGTTCACAACGCAATGGCAATGTAGCAGTTGTCATATATGTAGTAGTGTTGTCAGTAGTTGGGGTGCTTATTGTGTTTGCGTGATTAAATGTATGGCAAGTAATATACGTCCCATCGATGATGAAACCTACTCTAACACTGCCAACCCCCAACCATTCGACATCTATCCAAAAAATCTGGTCTAATGCGGGGTCTAATTCAATTCCACTTGGATTGTTGGCGCCGCCTAGTCCAGTTAGTCTATCACCGTTCCATTGACTTTGTGGAATTCTATCTTCTACGAGTGTACCTGTGCTACTACTTCTGATAACCATATTCAATGTAGTGCCATTAACTTCAAAAAATATTCCGTTCTGTGCTCCGAAATATCCTATTCTTTGACGAAGATTTACTTTAGGTTGACTCATAGAGAATGAAGAAAGAATCAACAAACTCTTTCCCGGCTGATATGGGAAGGTCTTAGTTGTTTCTCTTAATACACTGTCTCCTACACTTTGACCCACAGTAAGTTCATATGAACCTGAATCAGCATCATATTGAACATCTGCGGTACCGTTGATATTATTACTAAATTGTTTATGATCATAATATCGTGCTTGTGTATCAAACAGTGTGTATGGATTGCTTACCCTAAGTCTACCGAATGCGTCTGTTGCTTCTGCGGCGAATGCTACTTCGGCTGTTCCAGTAATAGCAACATTACCTTCAACCATCCAAGGATCAGTGCCTTGAGTGACTTCAACACTGTTATCAATGTTTATATTACCAGTAACATTTGCGTTAACATTACCTTCAACCATCCAAGGATCAGTGCCTTGAAATACAGTAACATTACCTGCATCTATGTTGATATTGCCGCTGACAGGTAACGTATTACCGGAAATGTCAACGTTGCCTAAAGCATTAACACCTACTTCGCTGACAATAATATTACCTGCGATAGTAACGTTGCCGCCTACTATACTTGAACGAACATGAACCTGTCCAGTTACAGAATCAAGCTCTAGTGCTTGTGTGATATTACGTAAGTACCACGGCGCTACATTACTTGGATTTGGTTCAGACATTATTCAGTTCCTGTATCTTCGTGTGGCATACCTAATTCAGTTACAGAAAACGGTTGATGTGATCCTGTTCCAATTCCAATATATGCTAAATAATTGCCCTGCCCCACGACAAAGCTACGTTCTACTGTTCCAGACGGGATGACTTCACAAGCAGTCGTGTTAGCGGCTACACTGGAATTTCCTACTGCTACAGCAATTGATGAAATAGCAGCTATACGAACTTTATCAGTAGCAATTGGGCCTATACTTGCAGTATTTCCAGAAGCTGTTTGAATGTATGAAGCCATTGATCTTTAATCCTTTAAAGTATTTATCATACTTCATACAAGAAAAGACCCGTACGGGTCTTTTCTATTTCTTACTTGATATCTAATGGTCTTGCTTTTTTAGCTAAAATGCAATAGAACTTTTCTTTAAATGAGACTAGCGGGGCAGTAGCCGGATCGTCGGCTTTTGGATCCGGCCCTTGTGCATCAAACTCTAAATTATTGAATTCTATAACATCAAATCCAGTTCTTACTAGTAATGCACCCAACTGATTGGACCCCATAATACTATAATGATTGGGATTGAACTCGTGACCTCTCTCGCAGTCGGGAGCAGGAACTTCAATGTAAATATAAGAGCCTTGTTTTAAAATACGATTGTATTCCATTAGACTAAAAATGGGATACGGGCTGTGTTCTAATGCTTGACGAATAAAGATAAAGTCTACTGACTCGTCGTAATATCCATCCTTCTGTGGTAAAAAGCTCAAATCATACTTCTTAATAGTGTGACCTTTGTCTTCGCAAGTTTTAATATCCCCTGGACTTAACGTGACTCCAATCAGATTGGTATATCCCCTATCCTTCATTTCGTCAAGGAAATAACCAGGTCCGCATCCAAGATCAAGAATATGTGCGTCTTTGGGTAAGTTTAAGGGATCCACATAAGTTTCTATTGCTTGCTTACTTAAAACTTTATGTAATTGACTTTCGCCTTCATCGTGAATGTGGGCAGTATAAAGCCATTCATTATAAAACTTTAGCTTGATTAGGTCGAGGGTTTGATTGATATCTATTAAGTTGTCCATAAAATTACTTATTCAGTAATTAGTATGTCATTATTTTTTTCTGTAGTTTCTTTTGTTTGCTATTACAGGGCTGACACTGTTAGTACCGTCTAATTCATCACTTTTTAAATCACCGTGATTTAAATCTTGATATGCTGATCCCATTGCCTTATAAGCCTTTTGTAGCATCTTTTGCTCTATGTCAGTATACGGGTGGGAAGTATTGAATCTTCCAGCCCAAGATTCTTGATCTACATCAGGCTCAATTTCTCCGTCAGTGCAAGCAAGAGCCATACCAATGCGGTTCATTTCATATGTGCGATCATATCCTTGAGGATCACGAAACTTGTGCATACCCTTTGATGCATAATGCTGTCTTTTTGTGGGTTTGGCTGCATCATAGCTTTCATTGATGAATTCACTTGCTCTCATCTTTTATAGCCTTTAAAAGCTTTGATGGGAGAAGTTTTCTCAACATCTGCTTGCTCCTCGCTAGTAGGTGTACTAGCGAGCTTTTTGCCACTCTTGTTAACTTTTTTTAGTGCTTGGTCTATTACCTTACCGATGTTGGGGTCAAAACTAGTTACAACTTCGTGTTCTCCCCAAGAAGTCTCTGCTTCAAATGGCACTTGATACTTTTTATTTTGCACCCCATCATCTTGACCACCTTGCCCACGAACATCGGCAATAGCTAGACCAAATCGATAGATTTCATAAAAATCTTGATTTTTTAAATCATTGATAATGTATGTATTTGGCAAAGGTCTAGCTGCTAATTGCAATCCGTTTTCCCTATCATTGGGATCATTTGATTCTGTAATGAATTCATATGCTCTCATTATGGTTGCTCGGTTGTGACTGGAATCTCAGTTTCTGTAGACATTGCACTATCGTCATATCCATCAAATCCAATATACATTCCAGGAACATCTGGACCTGAATACATAATAGAACTTGCAATATAATGTGTTAGATCGTCATTGATAAGTGGATTTACTAGAATTCTTACATTACCACTAATACTATCATAATCCATATCATAACGTGTTAATGGATCACCAAAGAATGTGCTGCCATAACCAGTGAATTTAACGTCATCGTGACTATTGTTTATTTGTGCAAACAATTCAATACTTTGACTATTTGCAGTATTTCCATTCGTTGATTTAATAAAAAACTGACCTAATGTAAAAGTAGCTGCATCTGTCTCGAAAATAACTTGACCGGGGGCATCTCCAAATGAATATGATACTGTTGAGTTTACGAAAGTTTGGAAGAGATTACTAAAGTTGTTGTTGATCTTTTGAAACGCAGTGCGTAATGGATCACCCTGTCCGTCATTAGGATTGGCGCCTACATTAATAATTTCCTGAGAATACAAAGTAGTAGTCATAACATTCTTCCGTCTTATAATGTATTTATCACAACGTAGACTAGAATGTTATTTGGTTGCCTTTTCAAAGATTTCTTTTTGTTTATTATACCACTCGTTCCAGCCTTCAACTTTGCGTTCGCATTCGTGGTATAAAATATAATTTTCAACTACAGTCTTAGTGAATTCACTGAGAGACATACCTTCAGTAGCTTCTTTGAGCTTGGCGCACTTTTCTTGTAATGTTGCAGGCGCTTCTGGGAATTTAACAGTGACTGGTTCTGCGTGAACACAGCCTACTAACATAAACATTGGTAACAAGATAAGTTTCTTCACTTAGTTGCTCCATCTAGTTTACTAATATCCATCGTAGCTGCTGCATTGTGTGCGTTGATGACTTCTTTGGGGATAGTGCAATCTTGATCGTGCTTGACTACTTCGCGGTCTACATATTCAGTGATAGTCTGGCCCTTTTGGCGTATTACCTGAGTATCTTTGACTATCTTTTCAACTATTTCAGTGTTGACTTTTGCACCCTTAGCTTCTGCTTCGGCCAATTTTTGTTTCAGCTCGGCCACTTCTATGGCAACGCTATTTTTATATCCTAATGCACCCTCAAAATAGACACCGGTCAAGCATAATATCAATGCTATAATTTGAATAGGAAACTTATATTGGTTAATGAAGGGCACTGCTTGAACAAATGCTGCTACAAACAACCCAATGAGGCCAATAACCAAAACTAAATGAATTACTAATTCAGGAACAAAAGTTAAGATCCAATATAGTGACATAGCACTATTATTTATACTAGTTATGGAAATCCTTAACTTTACTTGCTATATATTCAACTTCGTTGTCGGTTAGTTCTGGATATATAGGCAAGCTTAATACTCCCCTAGATAACAAGATACTATTACTCATCAAGTCTGGCTTGACTGATACATTTATCTTAGCTATTGGTAATTCACTTAGTGCAAGTTCATAATGAATTTTGGTTTCAATTGAGTTCTTTTCTAAATGTGCTTTCAACCCATTTCGGTTATCACTATAGACTACAAACTTTTGATCACTGTGAGTTTGAATACCCTTACTCAAACATCTGATTGGTAAGTCGTTAAACTGATCTATGTAGAAGTCTCTAATCTCTCTGCGTCTTTTTTGCCAACTGTCAATATATTTTGTTCTCACTAATAGATGACTACAATCTAGTTCACTTAATTTTGAATTCGTTCCCCAGACATTATTATTAGGGTTACCATTGTTTCTTGTTTCGGTTACAAAGTCAAATAAATATTTGTTGTTAGTTACTATAGCTCCACCGTTACCAGTAGCATTAAGATTTTTAGTAGGGTCAAAACTAATTGCCATTGCTTCACCAATTGTTTCAGCTACTAACCAATGTTGGGCACCGTCTACTATAACATTCTTGGTATGTTTAAGCGGATGTGCGCCATATAAACCCACATAACAATCAAAATCAGAGGGAGGACAGGTATCTATTTTAAATATGCCGTTCTTGTCTGTATCAACTAAATTGATATTGAATCCCACCTTGTGAAAGGCATTGAATGTAGCTACATAAGTTAAGTTCGGGATATTGATTGTAGGTGTTTCAATATCATAATTTTTTGCTATAATATACCAATATAGTGCTATCAGTTCTAGTGCCTGAGTGCCGGAATGCACTAATACTGCATATGTTGCCCCAGTCTTTTTACACAACCATTCATTGAATTTCTTACTATATGGCCCATCAACAAGTATACCGTCCCTAATAGCTAAGTCGGTTGCCTCTAGTAATTCACTTTTTAGATTTTTATACTGTCTTTTGAGACCAAAGTGGGGAATTTTGTAAGTATTCATAATATCTATTTAAACCCTCTTCAAGGTCTATCTTGGGATCAAAATTAAAATCTCGTTTGGCAGCATTAATATTTAACGCACCCCTGCTCGGATAATCCTCATCTCGGTAAGTTATCTTGATGTGACCCTTTCCAACAATCTTAGTCACTAGTTCTGCTGCTTCTAACAAGGTGAATGCTTTTCCTCGCGTGATATTGTATGTTCTGTATACTGTATTGTCGCTGAGGGCCGCTTGCACGATGCCTGAGGCGGTGTCTGTTACATATGTGAAGTCAAGCTTCTCATCTTTGCCTTTTACTACTAGGTCTTCATCACGCATCGCCGCCATAAAGAACTTTGAGATAACACGATCCTCAACATCACGAGGACCATAAACTGCACTAGGCCTGAGAATAGTGTAATCAAAACAGCCCTTATGCCCATAATCTCTCACAAGATGTTCTCCTGCAAGTTTCATAATAGCATATTGTCCTTGCGGTTTGCAGAAGGAATATTCATCTGTACCTTCTATATAATTACCATAGACCATACTGCTACTGATATAGACAAACTTCTTAACCTTATATTCACAACTTAGTTCACATACGTTTAGCAGGCCCTTCATCATCGTGTCGGCAGCTAATACAGGATTACTGTTCACTACTTTCTGCCTAGGGAAGCTAGCAAGATGGATTACAATCTCTGGTCTATTTGCCATAAATGCAGCTTCTAATGCAGGTTCTGCAATGTCATAGACATAGTTTACAGAATAAATCTCTTTCTGCCTCTCAAGCATTAGAGCATTCAATTCTTCACTAGGAATGATTCCATAATCAGTAAAGTTATCAACTATTGTAACTTCGTGCTTTAATTCTTCTAGCTGAGATACAACATTATGTCCTATAAAACCCAGACCGCCGGTTACGAGTATGCGCATATTATTGGTTGGTAAGTATCAATGAGCGGTTGGTGTTACGCTTCACGAAAGCAACTTGGTATCCAACCTGAAACGTTTCGCATAATAATGAGTTTTCCATAAAATAATCAACAGCTGGTTTAGGAGTTTTAGCAGGCTCAACCTGCTTCCCTTCGCCCCACTTATAATCATCTATGACGAGCATTCCGTTAACAGCCAATAACCTTTCTGCAATAGCCAGGTTGCATATATTATCCATAGCAGTTTTACCTGCATCAATATAAATGAAATGAACTTTCTCTTCCAAAGTGTCTAATAATTTAGGAAGTTCAGTTAAAGATGAACCTTCAATTACGGTGACTTGTTCCTTTTTAGGATTAAGATCAATATTATAGTGGCAAATATTTTTAGTGTGTTCTAACAAAAAACAATCAACTGTATACAAATGCCCGGTTTCACCTACCATATTGTCAAGCATATACAATGCTGACATAGCCTCGTAAGTTCCTGCTTCTACACAAATTAAATCTTTACTAAATGTACCGACAAGATATTCCTTATACTGGTCCCACTGAGATTTCCAAGCAGAAAAATAATCGCCAGTAAAAAAATAATCAGGTTTGTCTATAAATGTCATATATGGAGCAATGTCATTGTCAAAAATTTGTGCCATATTACGGTACAATGATTCACGCTCTCTCTTTGTCATACCTGACATAAGCGTATACATCTTATCGTCTTCGCTGATTTCAAGTCCATAATCGTGACGAAAGGTGAGACACATATTATTAATGATTTGTTCTCTAGTCACACTGCCATCTCCGCTTTAATTGGTTCGTGACTAAAGTAATCATCCAACTCAATAGTTTCCATTGTAAAGTCAGTGACTTTCTTGATATTAGGATTGAGCCAAAGCTTGGGTAACTTTGTTGGGCTGCGGGATAATTGTTGTTCTACTTGCTTTAAGTGGTTAGTATAAAGATGCGTATCACCAGTAGAAATGATAAGCTCACCGGCTTCTAGGTCACATTCTCTAGCAATTAAATGCGTAAGTAATGCATAGCTTGCAATATTAAAGGGCAAACCAAGAAATACATCAACACTACGCTGATACATATGGCAGCTTAGCTTGCCCTTACTAACATAGAATTGAGCAAGGACATGGCAGGGTGGCAAAGCCATTTGATCCAACTCTGCCACGTTCCAAGCAGTCAATATATGTCTACGACCATTAGGATCAGTCTTAATCCCTTCAATCAGGTTGGTTAATTGATCAACTTCAACCTTATCAGCCGCTACTCTATTTCCTCCTAAGTGTGCTGGTCCAAAGTCTTTTCGCTCAATATACTTGTTCCAGTGTCTCCACTGCACTCCGTATACTCGTCCCAAATCACCGGGGTATAATGCTTTGTCTCGCCAATAAGCTGCCTCAGCATTTCCTGTCCATATCGTATTACGTTCTGAATCTGGTCGTCCGTATAAAATTTCTCTAAGTCTTCTCTCATCATTACTCCCTTCTATAAACCACAATAGTTCGCTTACAACCGACTTGAACGCAAGTCTTTTAGTTGTAACAGCCGGGAAGCCTTCTGCTAAGTCGAACCTAAGTTGTCGACCGAAGACACTAATTGTCCCTACACCTGTTCTATCTTCTTTCTCTATACCGTTATTTAGTATGTCTTGTAATAGTTCTAGATATTGCCTCATTTTCTTTTCCAAATTTCATATCTATGGTCAGGGAACACTTCACTAAAAATCCTGTTATAGTTATTTTCTATATATAACAAATCTATGAAGGTATCGCAAGTATAATGGTCATATACTTTAGTTAGATGAATTTCGTCAATCTCTTTCCAATATCCTTCGATTAGCTTTGCTCCGCCGATAAGCCAAAAATCTACATCATCTGGTCTATTCCAATTGTTAAGTTCCGAAAATCTTAATGTGTCGGTGTAGTCGTGTTCCGGTTCTAGTGGTCTAGAAGTTATGACAACGTTGATTCTACCGGGCAATGGTTTCTTTGGTAAGCTATCCCAAGTATTGCGTCCCATTATGACAGTTTTATTTTCTGTAAGACGTTTAAATCTTGGCAAATCGCCCTGGATATTAGTCCAGGGCAACTTGTTCTGATAGCCTATTCCCCCTTCAGAGTCACAAGCAATAATTAACTTCATAACTTATTCAATAATCTATCTGTTTCTGGCTGAACAATGTCAGCAATTGTTTCTACATTTAGAATAAATTCAATACCCAAAACTAATTCATCTAATTCTATTAGTCTTCCGGATATCACTTCTTCTATTTCGTCGGGGTCCAGTCCTTGCTTGATTAACTTTTCAATGTTAATAGTTTGTTGGCGTTTGCCGCGCAATCTTATAACAAGCTTTTTAATAAACTCAATAGGTATCTTTTGTTTATCAACACCTTCCAGTAACTTTTCCCATTTTTCAAAAAACTCAGGGGACATTTATGTTACCTTAAACTGGGTTTGCTACCTTCTTTGGTCTTCCTCGACTACGCTTAATCCCTGTCCCATCAATGACAGGAGTTATAGAAGCTGTCGGCCCGACAGTAATAGTAGGACTGGGTGTAGCTGGATCTAAACTTGCTGCTTCCTGCAATAGTCTATCTGCTTCGGCTAGTAGACCCTTTGCTTCTGCTGACATTTTCAATGCCTGCTGACGCAGGTTGTTTGCGATAGCATTATCACCTAACGCATCACTGCCTGCTTGTATTCCAGACGGTGCTTGAGGGATCGTCTCAGGGGTGTAAGCATCACGATCTCCTCGCATACGCTTAGCAACTTGAACTGGATCCTGCATACCCATCTGCTTATCCATTTCAGCAAGCTTTTGCACTGCTGCTTCGCCCTTCTCCATTTCGTCAAGAATCTGGTTGAGTTCGCTAAGCTTAATCTGTGTATTAGGAGCGGGAGTCATTACGATAAGTTCAGTCTGAACCTTCTTGAGCATTCCTTCTGCGTGAAGCTTCTGTAGAATGATGTGACCGTCGACGGTGTGAGTGCGATTTAGTGCGTCAGCTAAGTTCTTGCTGTTCTGACCAATATCGCTTTCGATGCACTTAATAAGTGGATCGTGAATATTTCTGTTGAGTATTTCAGTGTATACTACTAAACACATATGCGGCTCGCCGGGTACTTCACGGAATACGACTGCAACTTTGCGATCACCGTGCTTACCAACGTGTCTTAAAAAAGCCATTTGATTTTCTCCTTAAATCTGTATTATTTAATAGAGAAAATATTAATAAAATATTTTTATGACCAGCGAAGGACGAACAACGTAAGGTTCTTTTCGTCGCTGAACCAAAAGATATAGTCTGGGTCGTTCTGAAAGTCCCATCCAGTCGGTGTGTTGTTTGGATTGAACCCTCGAGGACCAAATGTATCGTGGCACCAATACGCCATTTCTTCCATCTCTGCAAACGAATACATTATTGGATTGGCATAATAATGTGTTTGATGAAAGATTTTGCTTTCCCTAGAGAAGGTGGCTATACGCCGGTGGGCCGGAGCAAATTCATCAAATAATGCTATGGTGTGATTAGCCCCACGTAAGTTCATAAAACAATGCTTCTTTAGGATCTTCAAACGCTACTTCTGTATTACCTGCTGTAAAAAAATTTTGGTTGGGAATAACAGCAAAACGCCCAGTAAGCTTTTCAAGAATCCACGCTTTTGATTCATCAGTTAATGATGTTTTGGAAGACACGAAATGTTCAGGAGCGAAATTAAGTTCCCTCTCACTGAACCAAGTGTATAGATTTATATCATCAATCGTCTTCATTTTTCACCAATAGATATAGTTCTTTAAGCTTTTCCAATTGATCAGCTAATGCCGGAACTGTGTATGACAATGGAACAATCTTTGTAATAAGAAGTTGCCATTTACCTAATGCGATTGATCTAACAGTTTCTGCATCCTCTTCACTGACTAACTTGCGAATAGACGATCTACGCTCTCTGGCATAGATCGTCTTTCCGCCGTCCGGGGACTCATATATCATAGCCCCCACTTTTGCTAATGTCTTACTTTCTGTGGTCGTCATAGATAGCATACGTACCGAAGGGCGGGTTCGGATTGGGATCACCGTGAATGATCCAAGTCGTATCACAGTAATCCTCATCACCCCAGCTACCGCAAGGATAACCGTCAGTGAATACGATCAAGCGAACCGGGACACGTCCTGCTTCCTTAAGGTCGTCAAAGATGCAGTCGAAGTCAGTACCGCCGCCACCTGCAAGCTCATACTCCTCGATATTCTCCATATTCTCGCTAGTATACTCCTGTGTGTTATAGCAGCGAGTATCAAAGCAAGTGACACGAAGCGAATAACCATCGAACGCTTCCATCATACCGGCGACTTCCGAAAGAAATGCCATACCCTGCTTGTTAGAGATAGAACCCGACATATCGATATAGATATCAACATCGATTTCTTCACCCGGGTTCATACCGGGCATAACAGCATCCATATGCCAAGAACGACGAGAAGGACGCATCCAAGTGTAATCGCTCTTGATAGACGAAGTAAGGTTCGTCTGGATCAGTTCACGCCAGGGCATAACAGGATCAGTAAGCTGCTTGATCATACGCTGAACGCCAGCCGGGATAGAACCAGCTTCGGCACTCTGTGCAGCATTGATGATAGCCTGCTTCATCTCCTGACGGGCGCGCTCACGCTCCTCAGGACTCATCTTAGGACGCTTGCCATTACCCTTCTGACCATTTTCATCACCGTCTTCATCACCCATACCCTGACCCTCGTCTTCAAGGTGATCGTCAAGCATCTTGTCAAGGAGTTCATCAATGTCAATATACTTGACATTCTTCATAAGGTCATCATAGATTTCCTCAGAAGCCTTACCATCATACTTAGGCTCAAAGAGAGCAGGAACAGTAGTGATCATTTCACCGACCTTGTGACGCTTAAGGTCAGCGTTAACAGCATAGTCGTTAGCGATGTTCCAGATTTCAGGATCACGACTGTCACGACGACCAAGGTGATCGTAGACTACGTGAAGCACTTCGTGACCAACGAGGAATTCAACCTCCTTAGTCTTAAGCATCTTGATAAAACGACTGTTGTAATAAAAACGAAGACCGTCAGTAGCAGCAGTGGAGCACCACTCGTCAGCATTTACAAGCTGGAGACGAGTAGCGAGGTTGCCGAAAAAGCTATGACGAAGAAGGAGACCAATACGAGCAGTGATCAGACGTTCACGAGCTTCGTGGTCAATCTTAGGATCAGTCGGACCGATCAGATTTTCAAACTTTTGGCTGCGAGTGCGCTTACCCTTCTTGGGCTTAGTCGCAGTACCGGGAATAACTTGACTCATAAAAATCTCCTTGCTTTATAGAGACAATATAACAAACCTTGAAGGGAATGTCAACCGAAAAAAAGGGGAGAGGCTGTCTCGAACCTCTCCCCAGGAGCCGCTAGCTTAGTTGCCAGCTTCCACGATATACTTACTGTACTTCTTGTGGAACTCGTCAAAATTAGAAAGCTGCGAGGGCTCAATCGGCAGACGATAAGTCTTGAGCGCAATCTTCGCACCCATCACAACCAGTTCAGTTTCGAAGTTCTTCATGATGTATTCGAAGAAATTGTCAGCCATCACGTGGAACTGCTTGTTGTCAACACGCTTGTTATCAAGTGCGTCCTTGAGTTCGTAGCACATAGAAATCGTGAGCGAGTACATCGCAGAGATTTCCTTGACCTTGAGGTCCTTTACCTTACCGTCGAGAATGTCGATCGGCTCAGGCATCTGACCAGCAACACGACGATGTGCCATAAACTTAGTAGCAAGACCGTCACCGACAGAACCTGCAACAAGATTGAACAGTGTATCGTTGTCAACATTGTCCTCGTCAACGAGCAGGTCGCTCACGAACACCCACGAACGCGGGGTAGCAAAAGCACGAGAAGAAGACTTTGCATCAAAGTCATACATATCCTGCTTAGCGAACGAGAGATAACCAACAATGTCCTTGTGAACAGCCTTGTGAACAGCCCACTGCTGCCAAGCATTGAAGTCGGGACGCATTTCAAGGTGAACGAAACGATTAGCAAGCGGCATCGGCATACGATAAGTAACGCCCTTGTCGCTGTCACGGTTACCAGCAGCAACGATAACAACATTATCGGGCAGCTTATACTTACCAACACGACGGTTCAGAATAAGCTGATAACCAGCAGCCTGAACAGCCGGGGGAGCAGAGTTCATTTCGTCAAGGAAGAGAACAACGATGGGGTATTCAGCAGCAAGTTCTGCGCTGGGAAGATCGACGGGCTCGGCCCAATCCATCTTGCCGAGGTCCTTGTTGTAGTAGGGGATACCACGAATATCAGTGGGTTCCATCTGCGCCATACGCAGATCGACCATATAACCACCGAGTTCCTCAGTAATTTCCTGAACGACTTCCGACTTACCGATGCCCGGAGGGCCCCAGAGGAAGACAGGACGCTTTGCCTTGAAAGCAGCAAGAATAGCCTTGCGCGCCTGGATCGAAGTAACAGTGAGGGTATCAGACATTTGAGACATAAATTAGCTCCTAGTTTAAGTTAGTAGAGAGATTTACTTTCTTGCTCTCTATAGTCTCGTTATACGCTATCTTGATGTTAGTGTCAACCACTTTTTTGCCTAAGTGGATATTTTTTATGCACAAAGTTCGTTGTATAGTTCAACGAGCTGGGCACGAGTTGCGGTCCAGAGAATCTGGAGGCGTTCTTCAAGCTCATAAGAAGGATTAGCATTGTAAGCGACGATGATTGCATCAAACAGTTCACGATCAGTCATATCAAGTTCCTTTTTCGCTTTTGATATACTATATATACAGAGGTTTTGGGCAAATGTCAACCACTTTTTTGCCTAAGTGGATATTTTTTATGCCATCAACCTAGCCATGAGGACTAGGTTCTCTAGATGCTTGATGGCATCGCGAATGGTTTCGCGCTTCTTATTATATTCAATATGATATCTAGAACGGGGAGGAGTGCGACGGGTGTATACCTCGAGGCGACTAAGTTCTGTCACCATATCGCAGATGTTATAGCAAAACTTACTCAAGTCTGGGTTATAAGGGAGACGACCTAGCTCGGTGTTAATGTCATACATTATGGACCTAGCTTCTTCTGCGGTGTTGAATGTCTTAGTCATATTCTCACACTACAATGATTTTGAGTAAATGTCAACCGATTTTGTATTACTTACCCAAAAAGTTTTTAAACTCTTTCATCAAATCTTCTGCTAGTTTGCCATCTGATCTAGCCTGGGGAGGAATGCCGGCCCGCGATGTTTTCCAGTTGAACGCATTAGCATTCTTTTTGATGCTGTCTGGCTTTACATCTACAGTGAGGGCAGTCTTGAAGCGAGGGTCGTTCTTTTCTTTTTTACTTGGAATATATCCCGAGGCTTCATTCAACGAAGATTCGTTTAAGTTAGCGGTGCTTAATTTCCATCCAGCAGGAACAACTAACCGTAAAGCAGTCAACATATGTTCGGCTGCTTGCTTAGACGGAAAGAAAGTAGTTATGATACCATCCAATTCTCCGCCTTGTCCTCGGTCTAGAAATGATTTGTCCGGGAATGTTGATCCGTCTTCAAATTGTATATAACTGATTGATCCTCCATCCTCATAATATACATCTGCTATTTTTTTAGGGTTTAAGTTGCCCCTCAACTCAAATATAGAATCATAAGGATGAGACCAACATTGTATGACACTAACTGAACTACCGGGCTTTAATTTTACTTCTTTACGACCGTCTAAACGAATCATTTGGTTCCAGAATTCTTTGACTTCATCTTGCATAGATTCACGTAATTCCTGTCTAGTGACCAATTGATGAATTCCGTGTGTTCTGTGGGGAAACCATTTACCATCTTTCTTGTAATATTCTTCAACCGCTTCTTGCATCATCCAATAATCAGGTTTTGGTTTTGTGAATTCCCAGCCTAAATAGTTATTTTCTTTTTTTCTGGGGATATATCCTGATGCTTCCTTAACCTGTGTAGTAGGCTTTCCTAATATCCAATTGACTGCCCTACTTACTATATTCTGAGGCGTTGCTTTCTTGGGAGCATTTAATTCTGCTTGAAAAAATTTATATGCTCTAGTGAGTAATCGCTTATATTCTGCTTGGTTCTTTCTATATATATTGTTTAATTGATTTTTCTCAAACGCATATCTAATCAATTCGGGCAAATCTTTTTGTGTAGTTCTTGATCCATCTTTTTTCGGTGTAGCTATATACTTTGCTATATCCATAGTTGCTTGCTGGAATCTAGCATTTACTTCATATGGAAGTTTTAAGTATGATTCATAATCTTTACCACCTGAATAAGATGCTAAATCTTTAAATGCGTTTCCTTTACTTTTAAAGTCATCCAATGCGTGTTGTATTTCGTGAGCAAGTGTGTCTGCTATTTCTACTTGCAATGATGAATCTCTTTTTTTAGCAGTGAACTCGTGAGCCGGAAAATAAAGTTCAATATAATTTTCTCCGGGATAATAACTACCGTGCGTTTTTATACCCTCATCATTTTCCCAATTTTTAGAAGTTTTAACCTTGATTTCCATAGTTTTTAACAATTTTGCTAATGTGGGATCCTTGACTTTAGGAATACCTAAATCTTTGATTTTGACACCAAACACTGTAAGATTGTGTTTGGGAGTCATACCTGCTTGTATAAATGATAAAAATGCATTTTCTTTAACTTGCATTATGTCTACGATATTATCAGCCGCGTGTTTAGCTATCAAGCTAATTATTTGATTTTCTTCTGCGGTTTCATCTACAATCTCTTCTTCCAACTCAGCCTTAGATAATTTATCATAGTATTTTGGATCCTCAGCAATATGGTCTAATGCAATCTCACGAGCTACATTTTTATGACTAGTGTGTTCAAGTTCAACCTTAATGCCTTTGTCCAACTGCGTTGCAATTTCCATACGAGATACACCGTGCTTCTCTGCTAACTGTGCTATAGTCATTTCCGGCTTGTCAAGTAATTTTGAATCTTCTTCAATACTCAACCGTTCAGCGTGAAGCCTAGCTTTAAGATCAAACAAATCTTTTACAGCACCTTGCTTCCTAAGAGCCTTGTATGCGAGATTTTCAGGACCAAACTCACCTTCTTTTTCCAACCCAGCTTTACGATAACGCTTGAGCAAATCAAGTGTATTTTTCACTTTATTATAGTCTTTTGACTTCAATGTAAGTTCAATCAAGTCAGCTAGTTTATCATATTTGGCTTTAGTAGCAACTTCGTCAAAGTTAGCTCTACGCTTTTTAGGAATACGAATCCACTTGTTGTGAACAATACTATATTCACCCAATGACTGCACAGGTTGATTAATATCTTGCACATATAATTCTACAGGAACACTATGAACCGTTATATCGTGCATTTCATTATATATTGTTTTTTTAGCAGTGAATAGTTCTTGGTACACTGGATCGTTAGGTAGATCATTAAAATCTACTATGATATGCAAATCTAAATCACTGTGGGGAGTATATGAATATGCAGCGTTACTACCACTGATAGTAACATCTTTTACTTTAAGTGTACCAATACCAAGATATTCTACAAAGTCTTCTGCAATCAACAATAACTGATCACGAACTTCTCTGTCTAATTTGTGGTCTTCCCAAAGCTGTGGGTTTAGTTCCTCGTGAAAAGATACTGCATCACTTAAATTGAAATTGGCGAGTTCTGAAATGTCCATACTGTATTTATCTGTATGGAAAGAGGCCCGTTCTGTTTCGGGGTGGAGCCATACCCAATGAATCAGGCTGCTAGAGCCAATTCAAATGCAAAGTCATTATCATTTGCAGTTGTTTATTTTGGTCTATATGCGACCAACCAATCAGTCTACTCTCACCTCCGCCTTGCAGTCGATCCTGTTTCAGGCCCATCAACAACCTTGTCCTCCCGCATGTCGAGCGGGCCATTCCCCCGTCCCCCGGAGAGCTTATCCTCCTTCGACAGGTTTATCCTTTTTCACTAGTCAGCTTTCACTAGCTACAGTGACAAGGTTGATGGTGGACCTGCCGGGTACCGCCCCCGGGTCCTGCACAAACATCAGATTGTATCAACAACTGATAACTTTATATATCACAATGTGATATAAATGTCAATCTTTATCTATACCAGCAATTTCTACCAGCAACATAGGGGTTATTGTAATAGTCATACTTGATGATATCTTCACAAACCTGCTGTGGCTGATAATACTGCTGCTGATCCTGATAGGTGTTGCGATTATTCCTATTACCATTAGCAATCAATGCACCAACGATCAATGCCCCAAGCCCAATTGCAACAGCACCTCCTGTGCTTACACCACCATCACGATGCCTATCATAATTGCGATCATATCCACGATCATAATTTCTACCGTAATATGGGCTATGACGATTGCTGTCTACTCCCCAGCGATAATCGCGACCGTCTGCAAGAGCAGCAGTGCTAGAAAAAAGCACTGTAGCGAGGGCAATAGCTGACACAATCTTCTTCATTTTAATATCCTTCAAGATAAATTGAACTATGTTCTAATATACTTATCTTATACCATATTGTCAAGTGAAATAATCACATTTCCCCAAACTTTTTGCGTAGCCAATCCCATTCATAGCTTAGCTTGAGTTTGTCAAACTCGCCATTGACTTCATCATAATATTCATCAGCATCCAATGCACCCTTAATGCTATATTGAGCAAAGTCACCTTCTGCTTTATTCAACCATACATCAAGTCTATCTTTGGCTATATCACTAATGTCTGCTTTAAGCTTGATTACCTCTCTAAATGCTGTTCTCCAAGTAGAAAATTCATCTGTATTATAATGTGCGGTACCAGAGATAAGTGGCACAACCTCGTGTTCGTCATCTAATGTAAAGTCTAGTCCATATCCCTCATTAGCAAGAGTAAGCTTTTTGTTGTATGCAATCATTGCCTGGTGACCATATGTCAACCCATTGACAGGATTCTTTGCGTGGAAGATGTAGTGCTTGGGGATTTGCATTCTGTCAGGTTGCCAGTTAAAATCAAATTTGGGACTAACCTTCAACTTAGCAAACACCGTGAAGAACCACGGCGTTTCGCTAGCTTCTGCTGCTTTATGATATGCTGCAACACGACCGTTCACCCCATCTACTCTCACTACACGGTTCTTCAAGTTCTTAGTGATATTCAATAGATGTTCATAGTTTTCTTCTGCACCAATTTCACCGTTGCTCAAGAACACGATATCAATAGGATTAGACAATGCTAACTTTGGAGCGCGTTTAATATATGGATATTCGTATAGTTCTTTCTTGACATAATCTTTAATTTCTATAGGAGCTACAATATGAGTTGCACCGGTGCTTAGTACCTGAATGTTCTTAGTTTCAGGTGACCATAGATTCATAGGTTCAATCTCAGGAACTTCAACATTCAAGTTGTCCTTAGTAATCAGTCTTGCATAAGGAAATCCTGTAATAGTTTCTAATGAATTGGTATGCGTATCATTTTCTGTGACGATGATTGGTGGCAACAATCTATTCGCCTTCGTAGCACTGTTATAGCTCACCTTATTATAATCTTCAAGTTTTTCTAGATCATCTATGATTTCTTTAGTCTTGTTTACATCCAACAAGAACGTGTCCCCAAACTTTTGATTATTGCTGGGAAATACGTGTAGATTATCTTTAGCAAAGGGATCACATATATAACTAAAGTCAAAGTTAGTATAGTCGCATACGCTTGAGCAAATCCAAAGATAATGTTCTTTTTTGTCAGGTAACTTCTTTACATAGTTACGAATTGTGTTTAGATAACTATCCTCATATTTTATAGTAGTAACATTCCTATTAGGAGCCCAAACTCTTTTCATCGTTTCTGTAACTGATAAGCTTTCTATATTATTGTGGTCTATAATGACAATATCATATACACATTCAGTTGCTTTGGCTCTAATGTCCTTGACAAAGTTTAGATTTGACAAATGTTCAATGATTTTAATATACTTTGTATCTTCGGGAAACGTTTCGCGATTGACCATAAAAGTTGTTCCCCAATGACTATGTTGTGTTCCAAATACGTGAACCATCTTCATCTGCCAAGGGTTAGGGTAATAAGTAAAGTCAAAGTTAGAATAATCTAATTCGCTGTTAAGAATCCAAATTAGATTACTTGTAGCACGATTAATACAGCGATTAATTGTGTCTACCCAACTGTTGAGATATCGTGTCTTTTGAATCTTTGAGCCGAACTTGTTTTTTAGTATATGGAATCTTTCATTAGCTTCTGAGTTTCCTTTGTCCACAAAAAAGATATCCAAATCAGAAACAGTCTTTTTCTCTTGTTCTTCTACATAATTAAACTCTCGCAACCCTTTAGTCCACAATGTAGAATTGATCAAATAAGTTTGAGTTTTTATACTTGAGCTTTGACCGAATACCTGAATATAATCTGCTTGGTCCAATGAAGGGGTCCAGTCAAAGTTAAATGTAGAATAATCTATTTCTTTATTCAGCGCCCAGAACATTTCATCTGGATGTTTAATAATCAAGTCATCCAACGTAGTTTCAATATAATATCTATTGATAGGCATAAATTCAATTTCATCAAGTTCTATTCTTGGTACACGAACTATTTCTCCATTGTTGCCTGGAGTAATATATCTAGGTCCATCCAACGGATCCTTTAAGGTGCCGAACTGGTAGATATATGGAGGTGCTTTAGGATGAGGGATCCAACTAAAATCAAATCGCGAAACATCGATTCCTTTTGGTATTTCCCAATTCGTAAAGTTTTTGTCTAACACAACCCTAATATCATTAATATATTTTCTTTCAGTAGCACCAAGAGTGTGATATTCTACAGTTGACATTTCTTCTGCTGAATACCATTGATTACCGAACACATAGATATAAGGAGGAGAATGAGGATCTGGTATCCAACTAAAATCAAACTCTTTCACTACTATATTATTAGCTATTGTCCAATTGTCTTTGTTTGGTTTTATTGTAGCAATGATATCGCGAACATACTTAATTTCAGTTGCACCTTCAACAATATATCTTACAGTGGGCATTTTTTCTGCACTAAACCACTGATTGCCGAACACATATATATAGGGAGGGTCTTCTGGATGAGGGATCCAAGTAAAATCAAACTTACTTTTATCTACCTCGTCCGGAATTTCCCAATTTTCAAGACCCGGTATTGTATTAGCTTTAATGATACGTGTATCAATGTATTTTACTGGGCTTGCGCTTGTTGCCCCCGGTGCAATATATTTTGGTCCACCAGTTGGCCACCATTGTGTACCGAACTGATAGATATATGGCTGATCTTCAACATATGGATGCCAACTGAAGTCAAAACTTTCAACATCAATCTTTGTTTCGTCATATACCCAATTGGTCATATCAGGTAATGCAGTAGCTATCTGTTCATCGACATATTTGTATTCGGTTGCGTTCGGTACAGTATATATAGGTCCGCCACTGAGTGCCCACTGAGTAGCAAATACATAGATATAAGGAGGGCTAGTCGCATCAGGATGCCAACTGAAGTCAAACAACGTTGCATCAATATTGCTAGGAACTGTCCAATTTTTTTCAGAAGGCAATGCTCTTGCTTTTTGAAAGTCTAAATACTTTACGTCAGTAGCACCCGGCACAATATATCTAGGACCACCAGTCTTTTGCCACTGAGTAGCAAACTCATAAATTAATTCAGGTTCTCCGGGATTAGGACACCAACTAAAATCAAAATCAGAAACATCTATCTCGTTTGAGTCGTAAAACCAATGTGTCATATTAGGACCAAGAATAGCAATAGTATCATTTATATACTTGTATTGGGTTGCGCCAGTCATCCTGTATTCAATGGTTGGCATAACTTCTGCTGTATGCCATTGATTGCCAAACACATAGATATATGGATCTTCTGTATCATCTGGATGCCAACTATAATCAAACTCCTGAACAGCATTGTTTCCCAATACAATGAACTTGTTTTTGTCAGGCAGGTGAGTAGCTTTGATAATACGAGTATCAACATACTTGATCGGGCTTGATTCATCCGCGCCCGGAGTAATATATTTCGGACCTCCAGTCTTTTGCCATTGAGTACCAAACTGATAGATGAAAGGGTCGTCCCCTGAAAAGGGATGCCAACTGAAGTCAAAACTAGAAACGTCAATTTCTTCTTCGTTGTATATCCAATTTGTTTTATCGGGGAGTGCAGTAGCTACCTGAGCGTCTACATATTTGATTTCAGTTGCGCCAGGAACTGTGTAAACAGGTCCGCCACTGAGTGCCCACTGAGTAGCAAATACATAGATATAAGGAGGACTAATATTATCTGGATGCCATGATAAATCAAATCCAGCAATATCAATATTGTCAGGAATCGTCCAATTTTCGTTTGAAGCAATCCTCGTAGCTTTTTGATCATTGATATACTTCCTTTTAGTTGCTCCACTAGCAACATAAATCGGTCCACCATCCTTTTGCCATTGCGTTCCAAATTCATATATAAGCGGCGGGTCAAGAGGACTGGGTCTCCAAGAAAAATCAAACCCGGATTTATTTATACTGTCAGGTATTACCCATTTATCCCAGTCAGGCAAAAGTTCCGCAGAAATATCCATAAATTTTTCTTGAGTTGAGCCCGGAACACGATATTCTAATACGTGCTTGATTTGAGCAGGATAATATTTGCATCCCCACTTATAGATATAAGGAGGATCAGTAGGATCAGGATGCCAACTAAAGTCAAACTTAGTATGGTCAATTAAATCTAATTCAACCCAATTAACACTTTGCTTTTCGTTCTTGCGCCAGATAGGATCAACATCACACCGATATATAATTAAGTCACTATGCTGTTTGGGGCATAACCAGGTTCCTGAATCTTTTTGATGTTGGCTAGGCCATACATTGTTATGATCTTCTGCCCATACATCTTCATCTGGGAGAAACTCAAAATCGAAATCCCAATTAAAATTACGATAATCGCAGAATTCGTTGATTATCCAAAAGTCACGAGTAGTCGCTTTATTCCTAGCATCTTCTAAATCTTTAGCAAACTGTTCTCTCGGATGAACGTTTGGTTTCTGTCCATAGTAAAATACATCACGTAGCATAATAACTACTTATGAATATACTTTTACTCCATAGAGTTTTTCAAAGCGGTCAGCATCATTTCTATCGTTGACCATGGGTTCACCGCGAATATTCAGTGATGTATTAAGAAGCATAGGGCAGCCGGTCTGTTCGTACCAAACTTCTAAAAGCTTTCTGATTCCTGATTCATCTTTAGGAACAGTCTGAACACGACTAGTCCCGTCAGCGTGAACGATAGCAGGAAATAAACCAGGATGCCTACAAATAGCGACGACTTGCATATACCTAGAGTCAGTCCAACCAGTAGGCATATCAAAGTAATCAGTAACCAACTCCTCCAAAACGATCGGCGCAAATGGTCTGAACTTTTGTCTTCGCTTAATCTCATTAACCTTATCCTTAATATTAGGGCCGCGTGGGTCTGCTAACAGACTACGATTACCCAATGCTCTTGGACCGAACTCTGCTCTACCACTAGCTACTCCTACGATCTTATTACTATGCAACTCTTTTATGAGATTGTCAACCGGATAATCGCCTTTGATTTCATAACCCAAGAATGCATTAGTCCAATTTAATTTCTTACCGTACCCTAATGCTGCTGCACCAAGACTATTGCCTGCATCACCTGGGTTAGGCATAATCCACATATTTTTGAAATAGCTTCCTAGATATCTATTGGCTGCACAGTTGAGTGCTACTCCTCCGCTATATACTAGGTTACTACTTCTTCCCAGATGCATCGCCTTTAACAATACAATTCGAATCAATACTTCTGCCAACGCTTGCGCAGAACTAGCAATATCCATATCATCTGCACCGGACAAGAAACTTTGATCTACTCCTGTATGCAAGTTCTGCCTAAAATCAATATACGCAGGATTAGACAAAAAGGTATCATTTAATAAATCAAAATATTTAGGTTTGCCATATGCTGCCATACCCATCAATATGTATTCTTCGTCTAATGGTCTAAGACCTACTCTCTGTGTCATAGCTGAATACATTAGTCCTATTGAATTAGGATATTTCTTTCCCCAAAGCTTCTTATACTTCGCTCTACCTTTCTTATTATAAGTGGCGTGCCAAATACTAATAGTATCTAATTCCCCTATCGCATCAATGACAACTACAGTAGCATCATTGAATGGGCTTGTTTGAAAGCCGGCTGCGGCGTGACAAAGATGATGATTGTGTGTATGAATCTTACTATCATACATTTTTAGAGTATCTAATACATCTGAGCCAATTATATCTTTAACGTTCAATGGCCCGATATCTTGTCCAGCTTGCCATTGCCTGATAGCCTTAATGTATGGTCTCTCATAATAGTGTAGTTCCATAGAGCCATATGAATGCGTTAGTGCATCTTTGACTAGATCAACAGATAAGTTTTCATCGTGTTTTTTCTTACTATAACGTTCGCTATGTCCGGCGAAGGTGATATTGCCAACACTGTCAACTACACTGACAGCAGCATCGTGAAAGCCGCAGCTAATGCCTAGATAACTCATTTGTAAATGAACGGATCTCTTTTGCGTAGTTCTTTGACACGCTTGCGGTATGTAATCTCTCGTTTAATCTTGTTGACAATTTTTTTAATGAATTTGAACATAGCTGCTCTCCTGTAATATCGAGGCAATTATTTTTGCCACTTCATCGTGAACTACTTCCGAATGATGCCCCGATGGACACCTAACGTTAACATTAATTTTTCTTGCAATCTCTACCATATCTACAATACAAGTAAGATTTGCATAATTCTTCATATTTAGCAAATCAGTATCAGGGTGCGAGTTAGATAGATTAGTAAAACCCGGGTTTACCCAAAACAAGGGAATATGATTTACTTTACAGAAATCTTGTAAAAGAATAACATTCTTGTAGAAATTTATTTGACAGTGATAATCCGTTTCATAACGCAGTTTGTAGTTTCTGACTGCTTCTAGTGGCTTTACCCCTTCATTAACATAACCCAATGACATATCTACCCATCTAGTTGAATACTCGTTATTGTAACACTCATTGAAGTTAGCAAGTTCTGATCTACTAGCCTCAGTTATTCCTATTATAGCAATAATATCCTCATTTTCTCTCTTTAATTCAATTAAGCTATCAATAGTAGTTCTTGCTATTCTATCCATACTAGAACCTCCTAATGCGTTATTGATTACAGGAAGATTAAGTAATTTACTAATCTTGTTAGGGAAAGCTCTACTGCGTTCGATATCAAAAATTTGTGTGAATAGCTCTTGTCGCATAGCCGCCCACGGATGTGTGTGATTCTGTGTTTTTAATATCCACTCTTTTGCCAGATTTATTACACTAGTGGGAGCATCAAAGTCTTGTGTGCCGGGATATTCAGGTAAAATATCATCCCCCAATTCGACTCCCGCTACAAAACTGTCTCCATTACAGTACAAAATCATTCTACGTCTTCTAGAAACTTAAGAAGTTCTTCTGCATACAACCGGTGAGGTTCTTCATCGTGATGCCAATATGTAGCTTTCTTATTTTCATATCCTAGATTTGCATACTTCCAATAGAACGACATATTTTGATCAGTAAGTAAATTAAAATATCTTGTTTTATCTATTTGACTAATCAAGAACTTAGTAAAATCATTGTCTGGTTGAAACATATGCATAGTATTGCTCATTACATACTTAACATTCAACGATTTTAAAAAGTATTGAATTTGCAAAACGCTAGTTGCTGACCAATTTTCTAGAATTGAAGGATTATTTGCCATAAAGTTTTGATATATAGGAATCATAATCTGTTCTTCTTCGGTTGCTCCCATCCACCCAAAGTTTATTCTATGAAAATAGTTAGCAGAAGCGTCATACCAATCTGCACTGCTATTAGCTTCGTTGTAATAACAAAGCCTAGATTCTGCCGGAACTTCAAGTCTTGAGCTTTCAGTCCACCCGATAACAACAAACACATCCATCTCATCTTTTTTATAAAACTCATCAAACCACAACAAAATACTTCTTGCGATGCCGCTATTTGCCGCGCCGCCCAATGCAATGTTTATTGGTTCGTACCCTAGGCTTTTGCACAATAATGAGCCAAATGCATTTTGACGATTATAATAACTATCCTCTGTTCCATCCATTTCTGAGCCTGCCGAATGGCTGCATCCAGCTACCAAACCTATCTTTTTCATAACACAAAATCCTTATACCTGTCAAAATTATGTTGCAATACAGGCAACATCTTATTATAAAGGTCACGTTGCTCTTGATTAGACATTGCAAACAACTTATCTAATAATTGAAAAATCTTAACTAATCTCTCCCCGTGATCAAACTCGTTATCATAGCTCTCATCCCAAAAATCACTGAAGGTTTTAAAACCGAGTGATTTGACGTATTCAAGGGACTTAGGTGGGGCAACTAGCACAAAGGGTTTAAAATATTGCATAGGCTGGAAAGTCTTCTCACTGATGTTAGCAGTCGGTTGTGCAAACCGAGTTTCGTTTACTACATCCAAAAACACGTGGAAATAATAATCGGACAAGTTATTGGATACCTGATTGTACAGTGAAGGCGTGACACCTGGTTCATATTCATTTGAATCTGGCCACATTTCTACATATTTAGGATCTAACACTTCTATTGCACGATTTGATCTTTTGTCTAGGCATAACGGTGAATGCTGACTAATATAGTCACATCCTTGTTCTAACCTCTGATATATTGTGGGATATTTCTCTTTCCACTCGGCTAAATCAAAAAACAAATCTTTTCCTAGTACATCAAACTTTGATTTGAAATGCCAACTCAAATGTCCTGACTGCCCAGCAAGATAAGTAGCAACTAATTGTCTATGTTTAGTAAAGCGCCAGTTTAAACATATAAAATTATAAATGAATTCATTACTAGGTGTTTCCCGTATGTTAACTATTGTTTTTTGTGTTTTCAAAAACAAATCGTCACATATCAAATTCATTCGATCAGTGTAATCTTTATACCAATCTCCTGCATTATAATCACCTGTATGAACAGTAACATTGTTCAAATTATTTCTTCTAACATAAACATATATGCTATCAAGTTCTTCAGCTTGCAAATCATAAGGTGATATATCATCAAATTCTGAATAAAACCCTTGAGTATGATTATCCTGCTGCATTCTATAACTACACAGCGGTTCATACATATAGATATGCAATCCTTCTTTATTCAATAATTCTTGAACATCCTGAGAGTGGTTAATAGAATCAAGCTCAGTTATATATCCGTTATTTAAATACACCATATAATGAGACTCTTGTATCTTATTAGATATATCTTTTAGTAAGGGATGATTATCCTCCTCCTCAACGTCCGGTATATTAAATGAAAACAGTCTGTTTAACTGACCGACTCTAAAATCAAGACCAGTAACTTGTAGCGTATACCTAGGCTCTATTCCTATGTTGCTTGCGGCATGCGGAACATCTCCTCTCCATTTGAACCAGTCTCCTGCCTTCCAGTTAACATATCCAACACCGTCGAGTTCAAAATAGTGGCCGGGTTTCCAATCTTCTAACATCAGTATTGCCCTATAGACTTTATCAGGCGTGGTGTTATTTATTTTGCAATAGGTAGAGAAGTGATCACTGTGCGTCGGCATAATTTCACAAGTTTGCATACAGTAAAACGTGTAGGATTGCTTATATAAACCAAACGCATTTTCAAATCTATCTATCCATTCAGGCATCACATTACTGTGATCATACATTGATCCAGTGTAGCTTTTTACAAAATTTTCAGAATATCCCAACCGCTCCCAGTTTTCGACTTCTTCTTTAGTTACACCCTGTTTCACATATGGCAAAGTTTTGAAATCATCGTTCCAATATCTACCCATATGACCAACTTCAACTTTTGCTTGTTTCATAAGAGTATTTAAGTATTAAATTTATCTGCGTTCTAAATCTAAGGTAACGCAGTGAAAACATCCTCCCAGAGTACGAGCGTGTCGCATTGGAAGCATAGCCGAATCAATGTTATATTTTTCTAATTCTTTACACAGGGCGTGTTGATGTTCCTCTAGAACAACTAGCTTAGGATTAACTGATAGTAGGTTCACGCTCACCCATTTACTTGCATTACAGTATCCCGGATAGTGGCCAATGTCGAATGGCTCAGGAGCCCAGATTACATCCCAATTATGTAATACTTCAGGAAGTTGATCTATGCTTTTAATTCGCGAAGGGTTCAATAACACCAATCCTTCACGCAAGAATGCTATAGTGCTATCAAGATGAATATAGCTATACACGTTTTCAATAGTGTGTACTCGCTTGCTAGGTCCTACAATCTCTTGTAAATATTCTGCACCCTTCTTATTACCGGTATTGCTCACGAGATAAAACAAATCATCGTTACATCTAAGAATGTTTGCAGCATCAAAGACTGGTTCATATTCTCGTAGTGCTAATATATCAGGGTTTCCTACACATCCTGAGTTATAAGTATCACTGTGTTCGGGTTTAGGAGCTACTATCAATCTGTCTATATCAAAGTGTGCTTTATTTGCTCGCCACTCCTCTCTCCTGCAGGATAGTGCAGTAGGAGTTGCAAGTATAATATCATCGTGTACTAATACAGTATCTCTAGGGCAATAGTTATAATAGTCAGGATCGTTGCTTTGAGGGCGCAGAACTTGAATATCTTGTTCTCGTAAAAATTCACATAGAATAGATAGGTCTTCATTGGCTTCCTCTATAACTTGATCTGGATATCTTCCGTGCTTAACCCTTAGGTATTCACTAAAAGTTAAGTCGGCATAATTTACTGTTCTAAGTCCTATATTAGTTCTTGGAATTTTTGCATCATCTGCAATACCCACGATTACAGTTTTCAAGGGATCCCATTCATTTTTACTAAGCATCTAACAATTATCCCAAAAATAATCACTCAGAAAATATTCTGAGCCAGACAACACTAAATCACAGTTAGTCGTGAAATATAATTCTTCAAAATCATTTCCATTTGGTTTAGCCAATGAACACTCTGTAAAGGGTGAGGATATGAATTCAAAAGTTTTACCTAAAATTTGTGTCGCAAAGGTCCCGTATATTTCGCATTCCGATATCGGCAATGTACTGGGATCATAGTTGCATTGCAAAAATGTCTCAAAAAGATCACACCCGTTAATAGCATTTGAATAATTTTCTAATTCGACTAATACTTCTCTTTCGAATCTAACTAGCGGAGAAATAAAACTAAAGTCATTCTTTTTTTGTAATCTAAGTGCTTTGTCAATGAATTCAAAATAGGGATAGTGATGCTCTGTAAAAGTTAGCATTCTATTTGGCCTTAGGTCTATTGGATTACGAACTAAAGTATCACCGTCAAGAATATAAAAATCTTCATCAGTTGTTAGTAAATGTAGCTGAAGCTTTACAAATTGCTGTCTAATCCAACCACTAGTGGCTAAATTAGTATGTTTAAAATAGCTATAATTTATAACATTTGCGCCAGTACCATATGGATGTTGTTGTCCAGTTAGATGAAAATCATCCCATAGATATACTATTTCGGTTACTCCTAAAACATTATTGATTGCAAACTTTGCACATAATTTTGATAATTTTGCGTGATGCGGAAAAGACAAAATGAATAACTTCATCGAAGGTATCTCAGGAGAACACCTTCATCTTAGATAGGTCAGGATAATCTAGATAAGACCACTGCTTAGGTTCAGTAGTCTTTGCAATAGAAAAACGAGATATACCAAGCTGTGCAGTTTCAGGCGTCATATAATAATGATAACCCACTGTGTCGATATCTTGTTCAGCCCAAGGTATGCCATCAATTCTGCCATCATACCTCATCTTCTTTAAGGTAAGATATTGATCGTAGTTGTCGAGTAAGATCATTCCTCCTCTGCCCAAATTGAGATGTTTCTTAAATTGAAAACTGAGACACATCATAGATCCAGGAAGATATCCGTTTTCTTTCCAATATACGGCAGCATCAATAATGTTCGTTCCACCAATCAGATAATAGTCATTCCATCGTTCTTCTTGAAACTTCCAGTTAAGTCCTAATTTCTTGAATGTCATAGGAACACTAACATATGTGTTCTTGGGGCAGGTGACAAGTAATGTCTTTCGTGTGCGCAAACACAATTCAATTGCGTGAGTACAACAATCAACTGCTACGGCATATGGTGCATTATAATAGTCTGCAATTAACTTTTCAAGTTCTGCAACCTTTTCCATTATTTCTTCTTTTTTATAATACTATCTAGTGATATAGATGATACTACATCACTACCGATATCAACATCCTTTTCGGGTAATAAAGCTCTCTTTTGGTTAGATACCTCAACTTTATATCTGTCGATATCACTCCAGTCACCAGTTGCAGTATATTGAGTATGAAACGAGAAGTCAATTGTTTCATTTAACTTTCTTTCTTCTTCTAAAAGTTCCCAAAACTCACTATCGTCTCTGCCCGTTTCATTACTCCAAGTTGGCTTAGCTAACTTTCGGGCCCGCTTAACAGTGTTTGTCTGCGCTCTACTATAATCCTGAGCATAGAAAGGACCCTTGCGTCCCTCCGGCGGGTAAGGGCGGTCATCTAGCGGATTATCAACTTGCTCAAACTTGATATCAAAGTCTGCTTCCCACTGTCCTTCGTCAGTAATCTTGAACTTATATGTCGCCCAATACTGCCCCGGACCATACTGAGTTCCAAATTCTTTCAAATCGATTTCAGGGTTGAACAATACTTCTGCTTCATACCCACCTCTTGCTCTCCAAAGATTTCTAAAGAAGGGCCACATTTCATTTATCAATTGATTAGCAAAAGGATTATCGTCTGATACAGGAGGAATGATATTATAATTGAACTTTTCGTAATACATTTCTTTTTGCACAGTAGGATCATTTAATATAATTTTATAATGCTCTTTTTCAAGAAAGAAACGAGCAGGATATCCGATCGGAACTTCAGTACAACCTTTGAAAAAATCAAGCCACATATGTATAGTTTTAACGCGAGTCATAACATGCGGGCCTCCCATTTTTAAGTCAGCAGTAATCCAATGATTTTGATATTTGTGATATGATACATTGAATCTTTGTGGATTCTGACCTACAATCGTTTCAGGTCCTAAACCATATCCTACTCCTAATCCCATATTGTTTATGTTATTATTACGCATACGCCACATAAAAGTCATAGTATCGCTATAATCTTGAAAATCTTCTGTAGGGAATCCTACAATCCAATTAGTAGCACAATAGATGCCTACCTTCTTACAATCGATAAAGTTCTGTTCCATTTCTTGAATGGTTACACCCTTGTGCATATCGTCAAGAACTTTCTGTGATGCTGATTCACACCCAAAATTAAACATAATGCAGCCGCCGTCCTTGAGGTCTTGTAAGTAATTTAAATCCATTCTACCGTCGTGTCTTGCATATCCAGTAAACCTAATAGGCAGATTCTTTTGTTTTAGTGCCAATGCAAATGCGCGTAACTCATTAATGTTACCATTGATAAGACTATCAATGAACCAAATAATATCTGTTCCTTTATTATAATAAAGCCATTCTATCTCAGTAATTAAATCAACTGCTTGTCTTTGTCTATACTTCCAAAAATGAGTTTCTTCGCAGAACGAACACTTGGCCGTACACCCGCGGCTAATCTCGCTATTAATGCCATTTGGAATTTCATACTCACTAAAATCTATGCTTTCATAATCAGGCATAGGAAGACCATTTATATTAATACGCTCGTTCTCAGGCTGTGTTAACACTTTAGTTTTAGTAGGTACCCATCCCTCTTCAATCTCATCAAGCATCTTAAGAAGATTTTGCTCCCCTTCTCCTACTATAACATAATCATAATAAGGATGAATTTGAAACCAACTGTTATGAACGTTAGGTCCGCCTACTGCAATTAGAATGTTTGGGTTGCGTCTTTTAATTTCCTGACACATCCACTTAGTGGGTTCTTCACTGATATAGTAAACACTAAAGCCAACTACAGTTGGATTCATTTCAATAATTTTATCTACTGCCTCGTTCAATATAGGTTCCAAAACAGGATGAATATCATTCATGTATGATTGTCCTAGCCAATGCCAACTAGAACTGGGGTACCACAACCGAAAAGGCAATTTATTATTTGGTTGCCAATCATTCTTGAAAGCATTATATGCCTTCACATTCAAATCCATTATATGTGTTTCATAGCCCGCAGCTTTAGCAATACCACTTAGCCTAGCAAGACTAAACGGCGGCATATAAGGGCTCCACTCGGGACACAATACAAGAACCATTGTAGTTTCTCTTGTTTTGTAATCTACGTAAACCGGAGTTAAGTTCTTTTGCACTGTAGATTTAGCATAGGGAGCAATGGCATCCATCATTGCTCTATGCCTAACGTCAGCTATATCTTCAGTTGGCCTTTCATTTGGCTTTAAATCTTTTTTTGCCAAAGAAGTTAAATTAAAATCCAAAATAAATTCCATCCAAGGATAGTGCAGCCTTATTAAAAAAGTGTTTCGACATTTTTTGTGGCACGGAAATCTGTCTGATTCTTAAAAACGTCATAGTTGTGTTCAACGATATCTTTAAAGCAATGTGTTAATTCTATTAGCTCTTCCTCTGACATAGAACTTAATCGCTTAACTTCATTTACAATAGCAGCCAATCTTGCTTTATCATCTACAATGGTATCATATGACTCATCAATGTATGGACTAAACGTTTTGTAGCCTTGTTTCCTTATTTCTTTTAAAAACCCATCAGTACTTACCACAATAAAGGGGTGCTTCATTCCTATAGCCTTATATGTCTTCTCCGTGGGGAAAACGCAATGTTCGGAATCTAATAACAAGGAATAGAACGTTGATTGTTTAGACAGCATATCATAGAAAACAGTTTCAGTGATAATACTAAAATAAGAATTTTCAAAATATTTCAGATCATCCTCAATGATATCCAACCCAAACATAGGACGATCTTCGGTTAAGTTAAGTATTAACGGAAAACTATCTTTTAAAGATATGACATTTTGATAAGGGTGTGGCTCAACTGAGCTATAATATTTCTCTAAGTCTAATAATTTATGCTCAGGTAAGGTAAAACTATAATACGATTCTTTTAACAAATCATACTTTATAATTTCTTCTAATAAATCTATTCTATGTTGTCTATACATTCGATTGAAGCACAAAAACTTTTTACTTTTAGGCCCGGGTGTATACATCTTGTCATACGTATATTTTCTTGAATACAAAAACTCCTGATGATAGCAAGCAAGAATATCTATTAGTGGTTCAACCTGTAGTCTCTCACAAAATTGCTTATATGCTAACTCAGCTTGCGGAGAACCAGATATTAAATAGAATTTGGCTAGTGGCACAAACTCTTTAACCTTAGTAATAGTATTGTGTATTTTTAATAGATGTTCAGTTATCACTGTCTCACTGAAGCACTCAAAAAGAAATCTAGTTTTTCCTGAGTTGTAGTTCAATGTAATCTCATCGCATAAATCTTCGACAGTTCTTTTCCAAAAAGGGTGGTCTGGATTATTTGCTGCGTATATCAAATATATAAAGTCATCAAACTTTTTTAGTTCAGGCCAAACTGAATATAGTTCTTGCTTAGCCCAATCACTATCATAGGGTCTACTCATCTAGAATTTCCATAGTGAATGACTGTTCCTGAATAGTTGTCGTTTGTATACTTTCTCCAAGGATCAATGATAGTGGCAATGGTTTCTGCCTTAAATTCTATGTCTTGCACATACTTGTCCCAATAACCGATCAAATATACTTCTGTCCAATCTTCAGCTAGATCAAGATCGCCTGTATGAACATCGTAATAATTAACGTTTCCGCCTAATTGCTCTACATAATAGCCGACCAACATACTTGAACTACCGTTTGTATAATGTACTCCTGGCTTATAAGCTTTTCCTATAATTGTTACATTCTTTCCGTGCTGTAATATCTTTTTAGCCATATTCTCTGCTTGCACTTCTCTAGCTCGCATTATAGCATCAAATAGATCATATCCCAAGTCCAAGCGGTCAGCCATATAACGCAAAGCAATATTATCCCTGGGGTGACAGGCGCCGCCATCACCCATACCAGCAGTCATATATGCCGGACCAGTAATTCGATACGACGATTTAGCTAACGCATTAGTAACTACATCTACATTAATATTGCCGTTTCGTTCGGCTACATCCTGAATCATATTCACGATAGATACTTTCGCGCTAATGAAAGTATTATAAAAAATTTTAATTGATTCTGCCTCGTCCCAAGTTCCAACTTCTATCCTAGGATGGTTCTTCATTAATGGCTTGTAGAATTGAATTAGTTCTAAGGCGTCGCCGGTTTGACTACCATCTTCAGTTCCAATGATGATCATCTCAGGGTTGACCATATCCCACTTAATAGTACCCATTGCAATAAGATATGGGTTATAAACAAATCTTGCATTTGTGATTTTAGGACGGAGAATACTGCGAACTGTTCCGGGTAAAACTGTAGAAATCAATACCACCAGCTGCTTAGGATTAACATACTTGTTGACTTCATCCAAAATATCACTTACGATAGTATAATCAAAATCTTTATTGGGAAGATGACTAGTAGGTGTCTCTCCTCCGTACATAGGGTCGTGAGGAGTAGGAGCTGCAATAAAAATAATGTCCCTATCTTCTACTGCTTCTTCAATCGAGTTGCACATAGTAAAAGAAGGATAGCGAGGTTGAACATCGTATCCCACTACATCATATTGTTCTGCCATAATTTCGGCACAATCTTGTCCTAACTTTCCAACACCAATCATTGCTACTTTAGTCATAATATCCTTCTTTAATAATAGCTCTATTTAAAACATTTTGGTGCTTGATAAAAAATTTCTGCTTTGAACTACAGGAAAACAAGACATTGCATTACTTCGGTCTGGTTTAAGTAAAAATATCCTTTCAGTAGATTCTTCTGCATACGCTTTATTGCTTAAATTGACTCCTATATAGGTCAAGTAGTTATAGTAATCAATCGTCAGCGGATGATCGTCTTTAAATTCTTTGCCGGCGGCGTCTTTTCGGGTAATAATTTGTTTACCCCAATTATTCTTATATAATGTTTCTTTTAGAGAGGGAGGAAAGCTATCAGTTAAATCTTTGTATAACTCAATAGCCTCTTGAACTTTGTCGCCGAACAAAGGTTTTTCATTTTCAATCTTGTCTGCTCTAAGCTTTAAGATATCACACGGTAACGACTGTAAATACCTAATAGATAATTCAATCAATGCTAAATCTCTTAATACAAAACCGAACGGATCCACATAATTTTTGACAAAGTTTGTATCATAATATCGTTGATTATATATGTTTCCTAATGTTTGCCATCTGCCGTCAATGTACCTATCTTCTCTAAGCACCGTAGTATACATTACCATAACCAAATCAGTTTCACAAAACTTAAATCGAACATTAGCTTCTGCAATTCTAGAAGATATAAACTGGTTCCCGCCGCCCGGCGATGCAAAGTTATAACATTCTATGTTTGGCAATTGGTCAAACATTAGGTCTGCCCAAGTTGGGTAGTCATATTTCGTAAAACTACAACCAAATGCAAACGCCCTTTTATACTTAGGAAAATCTATTAACATTTTTTTCGCACCTCGCTAGCAATTCCAATCGTGAATGTATATTACTAAAGGCTAGTTTATACATATAAGGAGTGAACATATCAATAATCTCTTTAAGGTATGTTTTTGCGCATTCTCTATTATGAATTAACTTGGGCTTTACTAAATTAGTAAGTTCCCTCAATTCTTCTTTATTATGATTACGATATCTATGCACATTCAATACAAGTTTCTCAATTCTGTCTTTAACATCGTCGATATTATCGAAAGAATAATCAAACAACTCATCAAACAACTCAAAACCTAATTCTTTTAAATTTTTATGAAAATTTTTGTCGCTCACCACTAAGAAGGGCTTGTTAGCTATAATAGGTAACACTGTCTTCTCTGAAATAAAAAACATCCTATGTTCAGACTCAGCAACCAACTGCATAAAGGAATTTTTGAATTCATTAGGTATTAGATTTTGATTTACAGTACTAGTGTTATCATTGGGTATGTCCAGAAACATCCTAGTAGGAGTCCAATATTTAAAATCATATCCACTCTCATCAGTGTTACCTAATGATTCTCTTACATTATCATATCCCCTATTTTTACCTCTCCATACTATGGCTCCCTGATCAATTAGTTCATATTTACTAAGAAAATCCATCATAACACAGCGATGATACTTAGCGATGTTGTTGAGAGTGATATAAAGATAGTCGATGTCTTGAGCGAACCCAACATCTTTGTCAAAAATGTCGTAGCCGCGATTCAAGTTTTCTTGATAGTGTGTTTGATTAGTTAACATATCCAAATATATAGCTATCCAATAGCAACTATGATCAACAATTTTAATTCGTTCTGCAATAGTATCATCAAGCATTTCTTTGTTAAATCTATATCCAGCAGACAATAAAGTCAAAGGGACATTTTCTGAATGGCATACTGTTGCTAGATTTTGAACTCCCACTGATGAATGTTGCAGCGAGGTGTACCTAGTTTCAACAGTATTATCTACAATAACTTCTCTCGTGTCCTGATTTTTAACTTCTGTTAGATAGTCTGGATTGTTTTCCCAAACCGAATAAAATTTCAGTTTTTTTATATTAACATTTAAGTACGATCCTATTCTACTAGATATTGCATTGTTAATACCGGATTTATAGAAATCCATAACTGATTCAGGTATAAAGCTATTGTCTAGTAAAATTTCTAATGCACGATTGTAATTGCGAATTGTTTTGTCTATTAAAACAGAATATATCTCGCGAGGACTATAGTTTTCTAGAACGCGCAAGTTATTAACAAAACATTTTGCTCTTTCGTGTGTATCCGAAATAGAATCGAATGAATAATCAAATACATTATCATACAATTCAAAGCCTAATTTCTGTAAGCATTGGTTGAATCCCATAGCACCAAACACCAGGAAAGGCTTCTTGAGTAAAAGAGGAATTGCAGTTTTTTCAGTAATGAAGGTAGCCATTGTCGTGCTTTCTACTACAACGTGCAATGCTGATTCGTGCCACTCAGTGGGAAGTAAAAAAGAATTAAGTTTGGTTACAAAACCATCATCTAATAGCACCTGTCTATTGTCAAAATATTTGTACGGATAATCACTATTCTCATTCAAATGTTTTACCCAGGTAACAATGCCTTTATCTAGTTGATTTTGTCCTGCCATTTCATCGATGAAGGCGCATCTATGAAGGTGACTTCGATTATTGAGGCTAATAAATTTATACTTAAATTTGCTAGGATTCGGAACATAGAATTCAGGTCTGTATATATTATCGATGGCATAATATGTTCCATTAATCCAATGGGTACCCCAAAAGTCAACATCATTGATAGGAACCCCCAGCTCAGCATAGAAATCTTCATAGTATTGATTTCTAAAGGACCCGTGGACAATTTTTAATTGAACGTTCTTCTTATTCAACTCCTCGACAAATTCTTTAGTTAAACCTGTAATTTCCCATTCTTGCTCGCATAACAATACTACTCTGCTTGCAGACTGAGAGTAAACATCTGACAAAATTTTGGTATGATCTGGTAACCCGAACTGCTGATTATAGTATAGGGTGTGAGTCATAAGCTAATCCTTTATTTTATATTAGCATAGTATAAAATGTTTTTTTGCTGTGCAGCAGATCATAATTGTACCTACATATTATTTTGCATTCGTTTAAGAAATGTTCAAGTTCGTTAATATTTAAGTTGCACAATCTACGAGTTTCCTCTAATATCATTCGTATTCTTGTTTGATCATCTTCTTGAATGTCATATCTTTCATCTATAACATTACCGAACGTTTTATAACCTAAACTTCGTAAAGCAGACAAAGAAAACGGCCTATTTAGTAATATGAATGGGTGCATCTTTTTGATGGGTTTAAACACCTTTTCGCTAAGAAACACTCCCTCACCAAAGTCTTTATAAAAGTTAGTCTCACTGACTACACTGAAATATGTGTTACTGTAATAAAAATCAGTGCTATCAGTTAATATAGCCTGGTTAATATGTAGGTCTTTAGTATCTAGATACAAAGGTTCCGTATTTAATATCTCCTGCTCTCTGCCGATGAATTGAGGATCATAAGTACCTAATATGTCTATAAAATTTTCCCAATTTCTATTATCGTCACTGGGAGCTAGACTCACATACCCCTGATCTAATAAATTATTTAGTTTTAACAATCCAACAAAAACAGGTCTGTGTGGTCTCCATCTTCTGTTAAAATTAAGATATTTTTTCGGGTATTCTTTAAGTTCAAGAGTATCAATAACGGTAGTATTAGAAATTCTAATATTGTGTTCGCAGATTCTAATCCACTTAGACTGCATCCTAGGCAAGTTATATTTTTTTGCTATAGTAGCAATCTCTTGGTTGATGATTGCAGATTCACTCAACAGAACAATTTGTTCCGGCGGCAAATTCAACTCTACACATAAAATTCTATACAAAGGATCTACGATGTGATGAAACGCTTCGTGCGAGTTGTTAATAACTAGTGTAACTTCTCGCTTTCTGATACTATCAAGAATATGCGGAGGGGTAACTGTTTCGAAAATATGCATATCCTCACCGGAAAAGAATTCCACATAATAAATAGGAGAGTCATCAAAGTCAGCTAAATTGTTATGAATAATTGCACTCCCGCGCAATTCAAATCCATTACTACTGAAATAGGGAATACCTTGGGTGTTTAAAACATTCATACTTTTGAAATCCAGGCTTTACCGAAATTTCGGCGGCGGGCAAAATATATTTGTTCACAGAACCGAATAAGTGACATATCTTTATCTTCCGGGAAATCGAAAATATAAGTAGAATTCACATTTAGTTCGGTGTCATTCTGCACATATCCAAGAATATCATACTTCAAATTGACAGTCTTGGGGTAACTACTAATGTCAGTATACCGTATAAAATAATTCTTTTGTATAGTTAATAAATCTTCAAGTATATCCTCAGGTATATCAAAGTTGTTGTTTAAAAATTCTTCAAGTAGATTAAACATATAATCGTGTTTATCTAAGCTTGCCAAATTAATAATTGTACTGTGTATTAGATTCCATCCGTGTATTTCAATACCTTGAATCGGAGTATGGTCAATCTTACCAAATTTACTCCAATTAGAATAGTGAAGTTTGATTCTCTCAATTTCTTCCTTGAAGTACTCATCGTTCTTAATGACTTCAAATAATGTTTCGTAAAATTCATTATACGGAATGCCAATCTTATGTAAATACCTAGCAATATAGTTAGTAATACCGTTAATGTGAAACGTGTTTTGAAACCAACTGAAAACCTGACATTCTATCATCTTCTCAGTAGGCAGGTCTCGGGTAGAAATCACAACTTCCACACCCTCTTTTACTTCGTGTTCATTATAAGTACCGGCGATATAGTCATAAACTATCGTTCCCTTAAGATCATAGGCTTCACGCTGAGTTAGATTCATTTCGGCATTTTCAAGCAACTGCGCCTGGTATATAGTAATACCAGTATGATTGCCAGCTTCATATAACTTGTAAAAATTATTTTTCCAAGTATCTACCGTTTCGCCCGGTAATCCTAAAATCAATTCAGTAAATAACGGAATATTGTTTTCTTCGCACATCTCAAACACTTCTTTGATTCGATTCATTTCGAGGTTCTTGCGTTTGATTATTTCTAAAGTATTTTCGTCCATACTCTGAACGCTGAGATTTAGACCAATCTTACTTCCGCCTTCATATATAAGCTTCTTTACAATTTCCACTACTTCTTTTTTCTGGTTCTTAGCCCAAGCGAATGAGTAGGCAGTAGGCTTATTATATTTTTTCTGTATTTCAATTAATTTATCTGCTATTAGCATATCTCGTTCACCGAAGATACCGAAATTCGCGTCAGTAACTGATATGAAGTCGCAGTTGTTCTTGCCTACCCATTCTAGCTCATCAAATACGCGCTCTAAGTTAAACTTCTTTACCTTACTATATGTCAGGCTTCCCCAATCGCAAAAGGTGCACATATATGGACAACCCCTGTTGGTTTCAATAATTGCATTCCAAGTAACGTCTGGATGTTTCCTCATCAAATCGTCAAATATCCCTGTTAAATAAGGACTAGGGATATTATCCAAATCACTTATGCGATCTGGTTCGCCAGTGTTGATCACTTCTCCGTTATTATTAACTAATAACCCTGTTATAACAGTATAATCTTTGTCAGTTGCAAACCTCTCAAGAATATTCTTAAGTGCTTTCTCGCCTTCTTGCTTCACGCAAATATCAAGATAAGGGAAACGCTTGAAGAAGTTTTTATCAGTAATGGGAGGTTCGGGCCCGCCGGTAAATATAAAGATATCGGGATTAGCTTTTTTAAGCTCTCTACCCAAAACGTTTATATAACTTCTGTTCCATATGTAAGTAGACAGACCCACGATATCGTGATTTTTTAGACGTTCAACTACTTCTTCTATAGGATCTCTGCGCCAAATAAACTCCCCAAGCTGGAAATTATCACTAACTACATCGAATTGGTTGGCATAACTCCATATCACGCCAGGACTATAAGGCAGGTAGTATGCATTAAATTCCTTAGGTCCCTGAGGAAAATTAGGACACACAAAACTTACTATCTTTTTTCTCATTTGAATATTTAATCGATAAATTTAGGTATGATAATATCTGTTCCGCAATGACAATGATCTTTATGACAGATTATTTGTTTTGGGCCAACCTGACTGATATCTTCTAATATATGCCCTACTATACCACCTTGACCGCAGCTTGCCAACGATACATCTCCGTTTGGGCTTATGAAAATGCTATCTCCCACATTACATTTCCAACCAGTGAAGAAATTGTCCCCATCGACAATAACCTGATTAGAATTAGTAGGGCAAATGTCACCATTGTCATATCTATTATAACTAGACGTTTCTGCGGCTTTGTTGGGTTTAGGTAATGACTGCTTAATTTCGATAGTATGTTCGTGTATGAACTGTTCTTTCAATGGGTCAGTATAGTTCCACGGACCTGCATTAGTTGTCATCTCATCAAACAGTGGTGTCCATTCAATAAAGTAGTTTGGCATCACTGTTTTTAGATAGTTGCCAAACTCTACGACTTCCCAAAATCTTTCATCGTGCAACAGCATCTTAGTTGACAGATAATTTACCTTATCGCACAAGAAGATGTTATTTTCCTCATATCGTTCTTTCTTTGTAAACTCTACGTGAAAGCTGGCAACGATATCATCAAACAGATGATAATGCTTTTGCCACCACTCAATTGGTCTACTTAGATTGGTATTGACTGCTAATGTACAAGTTACATATTCTTTTAGAAACTCACATATGGGAATAAAGTTGCGCCAAGCTGTAGGTTCACCACCACTAAAAAAGAACTTAAAATTCTTGTATCCTATACTAGTATATTTGTCGATAATGTCTTTTAGATTATTGATATAGATAGCAAGATTGCCATTGTTGGGATTGGCGCCGCCCCAGTTACCAGGGTTACAATAACTGCAACGAAAGTTGCAGAAATTGTTGACTTGCCAAGTAACCGCTAAATAGGGTTCTGGTGCTTCAATTGCGATTAGGTTTCGCTTCATTATATTCCTTAATACATTCTTTTACAAAAAGAAACAATGACGCTTCAATATCTATTCCGTATACTTGATCTAAATTGTAGTGATGTTGGTATTCAGTAACAAATTGCCGAACCTTTTCTACTAATAGAATCTGTCTACAATTAGGATTGTGCCCACTCATAAACTTCCTTAATTTCTGGGACAAGGTCTTCGAACTTTTCTTTTCTCCACTTGTCCATTTCTTCATTGTACTTCATAAATTCTTGAATGCCGCCCTTATTTTCTTCACCCACACTAAGATTATAAATGATCATCTTGAATCCATTGTGCAAATCTACGTTATGTTTTCCATACTTGTTTGCGTATACTCTATATAATTCAATCAATCTATTCTTTACGTGCTTAGGCATAATCATAATATTAGCAAACCAAGGGCTTGTTAACAGATTAAATCTAGGACAAGAATCCGTAGAAATATAGTTGTTTTGTACCATATAGTCAAAGAAATCAGGAAACTTAAAGATATTCCAAATACTAATTGTGGGAGTAATTTGAAATTGAACGTGCGGTACTTCTGCTTTCAAATCCTTAATATTTTGTTCGATTCTTTCCCAATCTGAACCCTTGCGAATACATTCTGCTAAAGGCCCGTGAGCATCAAGACTTGCCCAAACTTGAACATTCTTAAACTTCTTCCAGTATTCTAGTAGATTTTTATCTTTGTATCCGTGTAGTGTACTAAAGTTGGTTGTATAGTTAAGTTCAATAGTATCAGCTTGTCCGTTCTCTATCCAATAGTCAAGACATTCATAATGCTCAGGAGTAATGATAATTTCGCCACCTGCGAAATAAACTTCTAATACATCGGCCAAATAAGGCTTAAGTTTGAGCATAAACTTTTGTTCTTCATTATTGTTGATAATGACTTTATCAGTATTAAAATATTGTTTATACTTATCCTTGCCCTGATTTTCTATATATTCTTGTGCGTGTTGGGAAGAGCAAGCAGGACCGCAGCTACGGCACTTGAAATTACATAGATTACTAAAGCGTATATCCATATACTTCATCTCAAATTCACTCAAATGCCCATCTTCTTGCGTATTATTAGTGATATAGTCAACATACTCTAGTCCTCGTCTAGTATTATGCGACTGTCTCATAGTCCAGGTGCCCATCAACTCAATATCAAAACAACGCTTACACTCATTGACCGGTTCGTCGTTTAGCATAGCAGCGCGTATTTCCTTATACCTATCGCTGTTCATTAAATCAATAATTGATTGGTCGTCTTCAATCTTAGCAACAGGCAATTCACTATCAGCAACACAACAAGGCATCACTCTTGAGTCAGGCCAGGCGTGAAAATGTACCCAGGGTAATACACAGAAATGCTTACCGTTCTTTACTAGATTTTCTACTTGCTCTCTATTAGGCATTATCTATTCCTCTAAATCTTGTAATTTACTTAACTCGGGAAATACTTCCCACAAACTTTCGCCTCTTATATTGTCTATGCTGTTAGTATGCATAAAAAATTTATTTTTATATTGACTCCAGTTGTGGCTTTCATTCATAAAAGAATTACCCTCAGTCATTAATCTAGGAACACAAGTTTCATCGTCTTTATGATTATTATACCAACTGTTAAGTTTTTGGGTAGCAATTAGTTTAAGTTCTTTGGGTAAACTTTTAGCACAATAATAATTGGGATGAACAGCTAGATATAAACTATGGTACCAGTCGTGCTTTCTAATAATATCCTTTGAATAAAGATATGTGTAGAAATCATCTAACGTTAATACGTTAAAAATAGATAATACTGTATTAATTTGAAAATCAATGTAGTCTAGTTCTCTAAAAGTTAAAAGGTTACTTTCTACCTTACCCCAATCGGTTCCCTTTCTTATATATTCTGCCCTAGATCCATAATGGTCAATGCTGCAACTCAATTCTATCTTATTAAAGTGTTTCCACAATTCTAGAATATCGTGTTTCTTATATTTGATATTACTAGCATTAGTATTATACCTAAGTGTGATATCTGTTCGTCCCTTGCGTATCATCGCTTCAAGCATTGTATAATGCTCGTCAGTGATGAGGGGTTCGCCGCCGGCGAAATATGCCAAATCAATATAATCAATGTGTTCTAACACCTCATCAAGAACGTTCCCTGTATTATCATCAACGTGAATCACAATTGGATGTGAGGGATCAAAGTGCTTTTGCATATCAGTAGCCCACTGACTACTGAATTCACTACCGCAAGTACGACATTTAAAATTGCAAATATTACTAAAGCGAATATCAAAATACCGCATCTTGAAATCAGGGACGGTTCCGTCCTCTAATGTGGTAGGAACAACTTCATCAAAATATTTACTGAAATGTGTTTTACTATAGCTTCTAAAACTATGAGGTCCTGCTTCTTCGTGCTTATAACAAAAGTCACAAATATTATTTTTACGCTCGTTTAGCATATCCAAACGTAATTCCTTCATCTTTGGACTGTTAAAAATTTCCTCTAGAGTATTCTCTTTAGTACTTCCGAACGGTTCTGAATAATTATTTGAGCAGCAAGGGTAGACATCTCCTTTAGGTGTAGCGTTAAGATGCAACCACGGGAACATACAAAATGTTTTACTTTGGTTTAAGAGAAAGGGTTTGTCAAATTTGCTTGCTGACATAATCTATAAAAATCCATCATTTCAGGGAACACAGATAACATATCGTTTTCACGACGATCATCTAGCTCATTAAACCAATTATAAAAGTCTCTACGACCTTCAATCAACTTCTCATCATTATACACTGTTTCTGCCATATAGTCAACCACTCTCTTGAACTTTTCATATTCAATTGTAGTGAACGCATCCGGGCGTGTGTCATCTAGGTTGTCTTCTATGAACTTTAATGAGTCATACATATAGGGCATAAATTCTTCCTTTGGAAGAATGTTCATATCATATTGAATCGGGTCACGAAGATATGGCGTATCAAATCTTACTCTATGCATAGGGTAGGATAACTGTTCAATATCATACCAGCCATATAACTTTCGCCACTCTAAAAACTTCTCAAGTAAACTCTTAAAGCTTGTCACACTGAAAATATTAAATGTGATCATAAATGTGACCGGACAGCCTGTCTTTGACATATAAGTGTGAAAGTTCTTTTCCCAAACGGTTAAGTCTAACCCAGTGCGAATATATTCTGCTCTAGGTCCCCAAGTGTCCATTGATGTGAACATCTTGAAATTTCTAATTTTCTTTTCGCTAACTAGTTTGTTTACTTTTTCACTTAATCTTTCAAACAATATATGCTTAGTACCAAAATTACTATTAATATTAAGTTCTAACCATGGCATTGGGTCCTCGTCGATACTGTCAAGAATCTGCCAAGTTGATTTGTGTAATGTAGGTTCACCTCCAGTAATACGCATAATGTTCAATGTCTTGCGTAGTTCAGGCCACCACTTCCAGAATGCATCAACATATGGATTTTCTTCTTCGCGCTGGTATAGTTTCATCCAGTCAATATCACAGCGATGGTTCTTTACGGTTGTTACCGGCCCGAAGTCTTCAATCTCTTTATAAAATCGAGTAGAGTATTTTGGATGACAATACCCGCACTTAAAATTACACTCATTACCGAAATTAATTTCCAAATACTCAGGATTAATATTTTGATCCCATGGACCTTTAGATGTATGAACATAACGTTCCTCCGTAAATATGGAACTATTTCTAATGTGTCTATCACTTATATAGTCCGGTCCCATACTTTCTATATTCCAGCAATATTGACAACCTACCGGTTTCTCACCATTAAGCATTTGCTGGCGCTCTAATTTCTTATGCATTGTATTATGTAATGCTGAGGGATTATCCTTCAGTTCTTCTAGTGGAATCTTATGCGGCTGAGGGTGATAACAACTATGTGTTTCACCTGACTGTAGATACATCGTAACGTGATGCCACTTGGCCAAACAGAATGTAGGCGTAGCATCTACATCAATGTAGTCACGAATTCTTTTTATTCTGTCGGTTTCTGATTCTGACAATTTTTGCTCTTTTAAGATAAATAAAGTTGTAGTTCGCGGAATGGGGATTCCCAACTACTCTAACAGTCGTGAAAGGACTATCAGCTATGTGTATTTACTGCGGTACAACTAAGTACCGAAAAATCTATGAAGCTCATTATGGGTTTATTCCAAAAGATTCAGACGGCCGCACCTATGAAGTGCATCATATTGATGGAAATCGCAAGAACAATCATCCATCTAATTTAGTTGCTCTTTCTGTTCAAGAACACTATAATATTCATTATGCTCAAGGTGACTACGGTGCCTGCTACAAGATAGCTATTCATAATATGCAGCTATCCCCTGATGAGTTGTCAATGCTTTCTAGAAACACTCAGAAAAAATTAGTTAACGCAGGGACCCATCATTTCTTAGGCGGAGAAGTCAGTCGGGCTATAAACGAGGAGCGGGTTAAGAACGGTACTCATAATTTTCTAGGCGGAGAATTACAAAGAGAAAGAGCTAAGAACGGAACGCACCCGTTCTTAGGTGGCAATATTCAAAGAGAAATGAATCGCAGAACCCTTGAAGCTGGAACACATCCTTCTCAACGCAAATGGAAGTGTGAACATTGCGGGAAAGAAGGTAAAGGGGCAAGTAACTATACCAAGAACCATGGCGATAAATGTAAGTTTAAGTAACTCACCATCCCTCTAGGCGGCGAATCACATCCATCTCCTTGACCAATGGTCCTTGATTGTGTTTGTCAGCGTTGTAAAAATGCTTGAAGAACTTTGATTGTTCCGGGCTGAGTAAGCAGACGGGGAGACCTAATTTATTATCTAATTCTCTGCCAAGACGTTCAATTTCTTGTTCAGGATAATTATATCTATGGTCTTCCCACAATTTAACAAATGTATCAAAGTCCGCTACTTCTAAATAGTCCCAGTCAGTAAGCATAGTCATATACGTTCCGAGCCTTGCGCCATATATGGCCCAGTAGCCGTTCTCTGCGTCTGCGCCGACATTAAACCAAACTTTAAGATTATCTAAATTGCGGCCAGCAACTCTCTCTTTGAAATCGTCTATACTGGGCCTTGCACCCCGATCAAGCACCATCTTGACACCTTCACGGAATCCTGCTCTCCACGCTTGGAAGGGAGTGTAGTTTGGATACGTAGTAGAGTAGCAATCGTGCATTGCCCAGTATAGATTATCTGAAGAATCCATACAAAAGTCAACCGTCGTGGCATCACTACCGTCACTACTTTCGTGGGTCTTCATATTGGCAACATAAGTTTTTGTCCAGGACGACATACCGCCGTTGCCATAACGTAGCCCGTTGATAGCATTGACTGCTCTCCAACGATACTGCGCTAACTTGTAGTTAGGGTCTTTATCGGTAAAGTCTAATTGTAAATTAAAGAAGTTCTCATCGGGCAAGTTGTCACCGTCAATGAGAATGAATCTCTCAGTAGATGATGCTTCCCCTGCTGCTTTATGTGCAGCGTCACTTCCCTTAACACCATCTACTCTGACAGCCCAAGGCACCATATTCTTAATCTTGAGCCAGAATTCTTCTTTTTGAGGTTCGTCATAGCTTAGGTATATTACGTCTAAGTCTGCAATATCAATAATGTCGTCCATTGCATTATTTACTTTACTTCTGACATAGTAAATAATAAATATCTCTATGACAAAAACTGCACTAATTACCGGCGGAAGCCGCGGAATAGGAAAAAGTATTGCACTAAAACTTGCTGAACAGGGCATAAATGTAATCATTAATTATGCTAACAATGATGTTGCTGCAAAGAATACTGTTGAAGAAATTATAAAAAACGGCGGGCAAGCTGATGCAATTAAAATTAAATTAACCGGACAAAAAGATGCCGAGGAACTAGCATCACTTGTATTAAACAAAGTCAATAACATTGACATACTTGTTAACAATATAGGCGGCAGTGATTATGGTAACATATTGAAAGCCGATGAACAATTCTTCGATGAAATTATGAACAATAATGTCAAGAGTGCGTTCTTCTTGACTCGCGCTTTTTATCACAATATAAATGATGGAGGTAGAGTAATTAATATTTCATCTGCTGGCGCAAGAATAACAGATCCAAACATCATAGTATATACGATGGCCAAAAATGCATTGAATGCGTTTACTAGAGTAATGGCAGCAGACTTGGGTAGCAGAGGGATAACAGTAAATTCAATAAGCCCAGGATTTACTATCGGTGAGACAACAGAATACGTAACAAATGATCCGGCTATGTTGAGTGAAGTGTTAAGTATTACTGCGCTTAATAGATTGGGAAAACCCGAAGAAATAGCGGAGATGGCAAGTCTACTCTGCTCTAATGCAGGAAAACACATTACCGCACAAATAATTGAGATAAGCGGCGGGTTTAAACTTTAACTACTCTTAGTTTATAAAAGCATCCGTCTGAATTAGTAACAATACTTATGTCTTCTTTTTCACACATAATACCTTCGTCGGATGAAAATAAACGAGATATGACAGAACCGGTACCGATCTTTACTAACTTATTATCTACCACTTTTACGTCGGGTCTGGCTTCTGCAAACGTCAGTGCATCAATGATGATATAATTGCCATCAAGCTTCTCGCAAGTATATGTAATTACATTACCTCTGTCGTCATAGTATAAACGAAACTCTGGTTTTTCAAGAACAGGCGGTTCCCAAATGATTACATAATCTTCTTGATCATCCATTTAATGCTTCCTTAGCAAAACTCTTGATATGGTAATGAACCGGATACATCTGTGCAATTGTATTGATTCTAAACGTGTGCGGTAATATTTCGTGAATGAATATATCTGTCCAATTCTCAGTTGGAAGACTATTAATAAACTGCTTCATATGAACCATAGACATTTCTTTAAACGGAGGCAATGTAGTATTCTCAACTCCTAATATATGACTAGCAATAGCGTAAGCCCAGTCTGTAGTGCATAATTCATTTGTATTGCATTTGAGAGAACTTCTATATACATCCCAATTCTCAAACACATCTCTAACAATCTTAAAGAATTTTTCTGCTAATTCGCTTTTACGAAAATATGTAATTGCATTATATGTATCCGGCAAATTATTATCAATAATAAATCTGCGATATGCTTTGATATCTGAAATCTCTTGTTTAAAATTTCTAATAGTGGTTGATACTACTAAATCTCTATCCTTTAATATATCCCACCAATAATCGATTGATCTAGGAATATACATATCAGCTTCTAGTTTTATAGTATATTCATATGGACTAGCTTCGTATACTTGCCAATCATTCTGCAACTTCCAATCTGTATCCGGGGCTTGGTCTCCGTATGGAAGCATCGACGTAGTAACGATAGTTATATTGCTGTCGGGCATTACATTCAATATAGATTTCTTCAATAATTCTGCACAAACTTCATAATCAGAACCCTGTGCCATAATAACAAAACCCTTATCCATTGATCATCTCCGCATATAGGTCTTTGTTCATAACGTGAAAATCCATATCTTTAATAAAGATATACTCTTTACGAATCTTACCTTTTTGCCAGTTATCAAACATCACTGTATATTCAGTGTCGAACTCGTCTTCTCCAGTCTTAAAAACTTGAGTATTTTTTCCAACGTGCAGTAAATCCCAAGGAATAAAATCGCGGGGACCAACACTATGACCGTTAGCAATACGATGGGCAAGAGTGAGAGCATAATCGTTACGATATACAGGGGCGATAAAATTATGAATGTTCGCGTAGTGTTCATAGTTCTTTTGTACCATTTCTAAAGATTGAAAGATTTGTTGTGTGCGGTTGCTCTTGCGAAACATCACAACTGTTGCCCATAATGTCTCATAGCTGTAGGCGCTCAATATTTCTTGAGGAACTCCGGGGTGCATTAAAAAATTAGTTTTATTGTGACAACAAAAATCAGTATCAATTTCAAAAAGAGTTAACAACTTATCTGAGTTGATAATATAGTCTACGTCTAATAGGATGGTTTCTTCGTAGGGGCTCAATTCATAGGCCATATATCTGCCTTTGTTTATCCACATCCCCCAATCACGAAAGTTATTTTTATCCGGCGTTACACGTATTATTTTGTCCCACGTTCCTCGTTTAACTCTATCTGGCACAGAATCTTCATCACTAACTAAAGTGACGGGCAAATCTAAAAAATGTCTAATTCTTCTAGCAGTATATTCTGCCATATCATAATAGTTATATTTGGGACTGTTAAACGCGAACAGTATTACGCCACGACTCATCGTTTACTTTCTAGTTCTTTCCACTCATTATACCAGTCAGCCATCACGCTACGATAAACTTCCTTCAGCTTAGTTAGTAATTCACTGCGGGTTACAAGTACTGGATTTTGAAAGGTATCTATTATGACTACTCTATCATCCCAATCATTTGACATAACAGCTAGAAATGCAATAGTCTCTTGATCGGCTTTCCACAGTCCACCCTGTTCTGCGACTAGCAGTTTTGCTTCATATTTTTCTTTAAGATACTCTTTTGCCGAGTTATGGTTGAATCTAGCTTTTGCTTCAGCTATTAAAGTTTTAGTATCCATCTTTTACTCCTAAGAGTATTTAGATGGATACCCCATAGTGATTAAAAATTATACGACCGACACTGATCCGGCAAGTGTAATGGTTCCCCAACTATTAGCTAGATATGTTGTTTCCGGCGGTACAACTGTTAGTGTAACCGCAGAACCTGACGATACCGTAAGTCCGTTTGGAATTTCATCCCAAACCGTATAAATTGTGATAATAGATCCGGCATCACTATTTGATCCTTGTGTACCGTTACTCTTAATTAAAATATTGACGTTTGTGCTGAGATATCCAGACGGTCCCGTACTTGCTGTCTGTAAGAACACGTTTGCGTTACTAGTAGTTAATGCATAATATCCATTATTTGTCAAATATGGACTAGGAGCATTGCCGCCGCCGCCCACTTTAGTAATACCAGAATAGGAAGTGCTGGCTACCGTAATAGTTCCGCTAGTAGGGGCGGACAACACAACTGTACCTACATTACTAGCTAGGTTATTCAACAACAAGTCGATACCAGTGCCACTTGGATGTGTCATACTAACTTTTAGTTGTCCGCCTGAATTAAAGAAATATCTTGCTGCATCTCCGTTTGCAAACGTTGCAGTATGTGTCCAAGTTGCTTTATCTGACCACGTTGAAACAGTCGTAACTGTATTTCCTGAAGTAGTTCCCTGGGTTGCTGCGTTTAATCTACTAGTGTAAATTGTTGTTAGATTAGTTGGTATAGCAGACAAATATGTAATTGATCCTCCTGAAGCAGGGGCTGTTACTGCCGTAATGCTAGTTCCCTGATGACTTGCGCTGTTAGAAGTTTTGTTTACTAGGTTAGCCCATTTTGCTGCGGCTACATTGTCTCCTATAGCAACATTTGCTTCTGCTGTTTGACCATATCCTGCATTTGAGCCGCCCGTTGCCCATACCGTATTTAAGGTACCAGATGTTGTCACTGGATTACCACCAACTAGTGTATTATAATCTGCGGCTTGTATTAAACCATATTGTGCGTAAGTCATCGTATACCCTTATTATCTTATCATAACGACGGCTTCGACATATCCGTCACCACCGGTTGTTTTTTCTTCTAACGCTCTACCGATTGTATTAAATGCAGTTGCTTCACCCTTCTTAGCGGCTCGTGCAAGACCTTCTCCTGCACTTACTAGTCTATCACCCTTTTTAATAATACCAGTTACTTTAACAGGAACACGTCCTGTTACAGCAACTGCAGGGTGAGTGTTGTCGGAACCTGCGCCGGCGTTCATTAAATACGCAGCACTGTTGCTTATGACGCCAAACACATCTTCACTCAATTCATATTTCGCTGCGGTGATTTCTTTAGTACCGCCAATTTCTACAACAGTTCCTGGAGCGTAGGATTCATCAGCTTCAAAACGTTCTGCAAGGTCAGCGTAAGTAGCGTTGAGTCTTGAACCGGCTGATAGTGTCCAGTTACCTGTCATAGTGCCCGGTGTAGTGTTAGCACCAGTTGTTAATGTCGTTGCTGTAGTCCTTACTGTTAAGATATTACCGTTGTATACAGGGAGATACAAAGCTACGTTTGAATTGCTGTAAGTACCTGCAAAAGATACCGGGTCGCCATTTGCCCACATATACTTGTCAGTTTTAATACCGTATAAATTACCAGTATTATTGATATAAATACCACCAGTATTCAAAATTAATGAATTTGCACCCGAACCGCCTGCTGAACCATTCAGTGTCCAAACACCAGTCAAATTACCTGCTGTAGTAAGTGATCCTGTTGTAATGTTGGTTGTAGTAAGAGAGGAGATGTTAGCATTAGTAATATTAGCATTAGAAATATTTGCGTTTGCAGAAACAGTCAAGTAGTTACTATTAATAGCATTGGCATTTGCATTGTTAGTAAATGTTGCATTATTAGCATCAAGTTCGGAAGCTACAGTTACATTGCCAAATGTAGTTGTACCGCCTGAAGCAGTAGTTGAAATTGAAGTCCAAGCTAGTGCGTTTGATTCACCATCCGTTGGACAAACATATAGTGTACTAGTATTTGTGTTATACCATAATTGTCCTCTCAGAGGATTACTAGGTGGGGTAGCAGCAGCAAAATTTTCCGTCATATGAACAAAGTTAGTATCTACTGTCTGTCCATATCCTGCATAATTTCTACCTGGCAACCCTAATGAGGTACTTGTTGTATTAATTGTACCATCAGCAATGGTAGTTAATGTAGTACCATCGCTTTTAACAATTACATATGCCATTTTATAACTCCGTTAAATCTATTTATCATAATATTTTGTCTTCTTATCGCAATTCTGACCAATATAACAAGTTCACATCGGCATCACTTGCTCTCCATCTATAATAGTGTCCTGCAGGAATAATTGCGCTGATTGCTGGGCCGCCTTCATTTGTGCCATAAGCGGTTCCTCCACTTAGCATACCTAATGTAATCCAAGTGGTTGAATCGGAGGATACGTCAAACCAATCATCTCCGTCGCTTTCAAACTCAGTTTGAACTATAACTTGAATGGGCCTGCCTGTTGTGTTTCGATATGAGGTGTTTCTCGTGCGGCTGCCTGTTAAATTTTGCCAAGTCTGTCCAACGCCAATGATGCCTAAATTAGTTCCTGCTGCTAATACAGTATTCCCGCTAGTGCCGCCGTGCGCAATGTCGTTAACTCCGCCAAAGGACCCTGCACTATTGGCATAATTTGCAGTGTCTGCATTTAGGGCATTTCCTGCATTCGCTGCATATCCCGCTGTAGTTGCAAAATTAGCGTTGGGGACATTTCCTACGATATTAGCAGCATTGATGTTTGTAAGCTTTGAACCGTTGCCTACAAAATAATTGCTTGCAACAAAGTTATTTGCGTTAATATTACCGGTTACATTGAGGCTGATTAATGTACCGGTGCTAGTAATGTTTGGTTGAGCATTAGTGTAAACCGTACCAGCAACCAATGCGTTGGGCACTTGACCGTTTACATTAGCACCTGTTATATTGCTTAATGGAGCTCCATTACCAAAATGCTTACCCGTCAAGTTTGCACCGTTTATATTGCCTGTGACATTTAGTGATATTAAAGTTCCCACGCTTGTAATGTTGGGTTGTGCCGCAAGTATAACAGTATTAGCAGTGTCAGCCGGGCCAGCGGTGCCAGCTATGTCAGCGTATATTGCGTTGGGGACCTTTCCAGTAACATTTGCACCCGGTAGGTTCGTCAACTTAGAGCCGTCCCCTTCAAAATTAGATATTACATTTCCTGAATTGACATTGCCATTTACGATCAGAGATGCTAATGCACCTAAACTAGTAATGTTTGGTTGCGCGGCGGTTGTAACAGTCCCTGCTGTTGTGGCACTTGTCGCACTTATAGCTGTAGTAGCAGAGGAAACCGTACCTGTAACATTTGCACCGGGTATATTTGTCAAACGAGAACCGTCGCCTGAAAAATTACTATTTACATTTCCAGAATCTATATTTCCTGTTACAGTAACACTTGATAATGTTCCTAAGCTAGTAATGTTTGGTTGAGCAGTAGTAGTTAATGTGCCTGATAGTAAGGAAGCTCCTATTCTACCTGAATTTGCATAAACATTTCCTGAAGTAATATTAGCATTTACATTTAATGATGATAATGTTCCTACACTTGTAATATTAGGTTGTGCGGCTGTAGTCAATGTACCAGATATAAAATTGCCTGATATCAAATTAGCGCCGGTTAAATTACCACTATTAATCGTACCGCTAACAGCTAAGCCAGTCAATGTACCAACTGAAGTAATATTAGGCTGCGCGGCTGTAGTTAAACTTCCAGTTAAACTTGCTGCTGATACATTTAAACTAGCAATTAAATTACCAGAATAAATGGTTCCTAGAACTGTTGCTGAAGTTAGTGTGCCTAGTTGAGTGATATTTGCTTGAACAGTGCTATTGATAGTTCCTTGTAAGTTGGCAGCAGGAATATTTGTTATATTGGCTGCAGGACCTGAAAGATTTCCAGATGCGGTAATGTCGCCGCCGGCACCTAAATTACCTAATAGGTTAAGATTGCTCGTAGCAGTATCAAAAGTTAATCCCGCACTTGCATTTAAATTTCCTGATGTATTAAATTGAATGTAGCCATTTAATCCTGCTGCCTGCAAGAAGTTAATAGACACCCCATTAGCATACATATAGTTGTCTGATTTAACACCGCTAGCAGACACATTTCCGCTTGGTACAGAAACGTTACCATTCAAATTCCAATTGCCAGTAAGATTTCCCGATGTAATGTTAGAGCCAGTTGTAATATTATTAGTGCGTATATTTGCTATATTTGATGAGCCGGTCAATGTTGCATCATTAACATTAGCACTAATATAAACAGTTAGATAATTACCTATTAACCGATTTCCAATTACATCATTGGTCATTACAGCGTTATTGGCATATATGTTGCCGGTTAATGTAATGTTTCCAAATTCTAAATTATCATCGTTTGAAGAAATAATTTTGAGCCAGTTACTTAAGTTAGATTCACCGTCTGTGGGGCAAATATACAAAGTTTCTGTATTAGTATTAAAAAACAATTGACCTCTAATGGCGTTGTTTGGTACATTACCATCTGCAAAATTTTCTAATGCGTGAACAAAATTAGTGTCCATCACTACACCGTAACTTGAATAGTTACGGCCCGGCAAAGACAAAGGAGTACTCGTAGTATTTACTACACCATCAGGAATTTCTGTTAATACTGAACCATTTGTCCTTACTATAGTATATGACACTGCTTACTCCAATATTATATTGTAACTAGATTAGTTAGACTTTGAATTCTAACTGTATAGTCGATTTGAATTTGTCTGTTTAGTGATTTTTGTACCGGGTGAAATATTACGTGAGTTAATAATCTAGTGATTACATTACCATTGTTATCAGTGCCATAGTTAGCTAATAGCCCTAGTTCATCAAATACATATGCGCCATCTGTCTGCGTACTATTGTCAAATGCTGCTTGTCCGGCGGGTTCACCGTAGTCCAGTAGACACTGAACTAAAATATCAGAATACAGTGTTCCTGTTGTATGATAAACTGTCATCTTATTACGAGTAGGGTCAAGATTGAAAACACTCGTGTCATCAACGATCTTGGCGTAAGTTTCATTATACAATGCGGCATTTTGACCAGTTGTGTTAGGAGGAAGATATGTAATAACTCCAGTGTCATCTACGCTGGCTCCGCCATTACCAAATGCCATCTGATAAATTTCCCCATACCCACGAGTGCTTAGCGTGTCTGCAATGGCTTCAGACATATTCTCGTAATTTATAGCATTCTTTTTATCTACAAATACTTCCCCGTTGTTGGGGTCATAAATCTTGAGAAATCCCTCAATCTTGTATGACAGATTAATAACTGACATTAACTATCCCCTCTTTTTTGAACCAAAACTTCTTGAGTGTTCGGGTCAAAAATCTTAATTCCAGAAGAAAAATAAAATCCGCCCACTTCGTTTGGTTTTCTATTAGAGGAAGGCTTATTATTTTCTATTTTGCTACGTTTCATCTAACTATTTATCTTTTACGGTAGGTCAGTATTTAAGAATATAGCCGGGATAGTATTGCTAATCTGCAATGGATCTCCTTCTACTTGATTATACACATATGAATTCCAAGTTTTATCATAGTATTCATTATAAAGTATGTTAGTAGTTAACAAGCCAAACACATCTAAGTACTTAGGAATTACAGATTGCATTGCTGTTCCGTTGCAACCTCTTTCTAACCCATTTAGTGTGTTGTTTTCTACATCTACTGTTGTAAATCTAATTTGTTCTCCGTTAATCATAATAGTATTACCTTCAAGTATAGTGATAGTCAAACTATCACCTTCATTAATGTAATTACCACCAAGAATTTTAACTTGAGGAGCAATACTTACTAATACAATTTCATAATATTCAGATGGTATTACTGAGTTGGTTGTGTTATTGTACACTGTCACTGATGATATAATTCGTTTGTCTGCTGTAAGACCGATATAGTAATACCCATTGTCAATCTCGGGGCAAGACACATTCTGAACTACAGTATTAGTTAATTTAGTTACATCGTATACTTGAATCGTATCACTTAATTCATATATTGGGTAAGTAAGCCAAGTTCTAGTATGCGAATTGCAGTTATAAATTATCTGCTCGCCTTCTTTATCGACTACATTCATATAAATTTGTTCGTTTGGTGTCGCAGTAGGAATCATACTAGTGATTATAACTTGATCACCTGGTAAGATTTCAGTTAAAATACTTACTTCATTGTATGGATTCAATCTTAAGTTACTTGAAGGTACTCTATAACCATTAACAGTTACATACAACCTGTTAACATTAGTTTGAGACCACTGAATAACATCCATTGCTCCAATATCACTTGTCAACACAAACTCTTCACCATAACGAACGTCGGATATAGTAAACTTATTAAATGTATAGTTAACATCCAACACATAATATTCTGTGCCTTGAACAAGTCCACCCAACAATACATCACCGTTTAGATTTCCGGGTTTGTTAAAGTATACAGGAGTTCCTACTATTAATTCACTCGCATCATCTACTGTGATAAAGTTACCTGACGTAGTTGTTTCTGTTGCAATAGTAGTGGCTAAGAAGAACGATCCAGCTACCCAAACATATCCGCCGCTTATATAAGTGGACACATTTGTAACCGGATAGTTAATTCCATATTGTGCGTCGGTATAAGGTTCTGTGTAAATGTCGAACACATAAGGTGTAATCACCTTTACATAGAATATATTATTATTTAATTGTGTTGATCCAAGCACGCCGTCTATTCTAACAACAATATTGTCATAGAAATCGTTTGCAGATAATGTAGTTATTCTCGTAGTTGGGGTTCCTCCAACTTCTACTGACATTGATCCACTATCGGTACTTAATGTTATTTGATTACCGTCATAATCCTTAATAGTGAACTTCGTAGAGCTTACTACAGTGTCAACAAAATACACAGTTCCGTCTGTGTAGATTCCCCCGAATGCAGTTCCCTTAAATATAACGGTTTGATTAGGCAAGAATCCAGTTGTGTTAAATCCAGTTGATACTGTAATTTGATTTGTCCCGCTCGTAGTATTAGATACCTCAATTGATATAGGAGCAACAATATTGTTATCAACGTTGACAATCTTACAAACTTGCAACGACGAAGAATTAATTGGCATCGAACCTATAACAGTTTGAACATAGGCAGTTCCTGTACCTGATCCTATACCAGTTGCAGTAAAGCTCAATCCTACTGTATTGCTAGCCGCGCCGATCAATGTAAAATTAGTACTTCCTAATGTCTCTATAACATAAGTTTGACCAATCACAAAATCACCGGCTGCGTAGACATTTAATGTTATGGGATCTCCGCCTACTGTTTCAGAAACTACAAAACTTACACTGTCAATAATTTGCGTAACATAATAAGTTCTTCCTGCTACAATTCCACCTATAGTAGGTTCACTGAATACTACATTATCATTAATGTTGAGAGAACTTGTAGTGTCAGGCGCAAGTAACGTTAGGTAGTTTAGATTTTGGTCAAACAACACGACACTAGGTGCGTTTTCATCGAATGTTTGAACAGCGGGCAAGTTTTGATCAAACGTGCCAATCGAGTGCGTAGTTGATCCCACAGTCAGTGTTAGCGGAGAAACAGTGTTTCCTGCTAACTGGTATTGACTAGTTAGATATTGCTGCTTAGTATCATTATATGTTGTGACGCTGATATTAGAACCGTTAGCCGGTGGACTTGCAAACAAGATTGTGTTTGCAATAGAGTTTATTACGTAGTCACTTGCCGTTAGTCTAAGACCATCTACCTCTACGATTGCATTATTGGGATTATTCTCACCTACAAAGTTATCTAAATTGAACTGAGACGTTGCTCCGTTGCCAACAAAATATTGAGTTTCAGGTATACTATATCCATATTGTTCTGGTGCTGTTTCACCTAACAATGAGTAAACTATATAATCAGTATTATTAGTATAAGTTGGAACAGGGAACATAATTTTAGCTGAAATACCATCTGGTTGAATACCAAACGCATAATCATTTGTAATAAATGTAGTTCCACCAGTTGAATCATTAAGTGGTAATATTGGACCACCTTGTGTCGCGCTGATAGTGAACTCATTGTCATCAACGATAGTTGCAATATAATATGTGACGAATGGTTCGATGATTCCACCAAATATACATTCACAGAAACTAATAGGAGTACCCACTATTAAACCAGCAGTTGTATTTGTCGTTAATGCGTTATTGCTCGCTTTTGTTCTCGTGACTAATCCGGTTGTTCCCAATACTAATTTGTTTCCATTGTGATATACAATTGGATCAGTCCAGGGAACTCCATTGCCATTTTGTATATTAGCATACATCTCACCAGTTGCTGTAGTCAATTCTACAGTTGGTCCAGCTAAGCCAGTAACTGGATTATAGCTAAGAGAAACAGTAATTGAGTTGGTTGCGTAACTAATACTTTTTACGTAGTAGTTTGTATTTTCTTCAAGGCCTCCGAACGGTAGTCCCTGAAAAGTAATACCGGTGTTGAGCGTGAACTGTGAAACATCATCGCAAGTGATTCTGTCAGTGATTTCGTTAGTTTCAAATGCACGCACAACTACACTACTTGTTCCAGTTTTAATAACACCACTTCCCAAGAAGATTGGTTGATTGTAGTCGCAGTTTACAAAAATCTCAGTAAACATTGTTTCTGGATTTACACGAATAGGATCAGTGTCAGTATTAGCTTTAACTAATTGATCACCGTTGCCTACTTCATATACATCGATTCTTAATATATCTTTTATTGGGAAAAAGTTTAATGGTTCATTAAGTGTAATTATTTTGTTTACCCAGTCAATAGTATACTCAGTAGGATATAAAGTAGTACCTAAATATGTAGACCCATTAATTACTTGTAGTCTAACTTGCGCCGGAGTTTCTACTATGTTCTTAAAGCTAAACATAGTTTGATATTGCTGAGATGGAATTACTTCTACCGATACTACGTTGAAGCCAGTGTGTCCATATTCGGGACCGGGCCAGTTAGTGCCGGGTCTCGTGTTGACAATCATCTGCAAGTTATCAACAATGTTGCCCGGTACTAACTCTTCAGGACCATATCCATATGGGAAGTCGGCGCCCTTTATAGTATAGATAGGTGCTGCGACTTCGAAGACAACATTAGATGTATAAGTCAACCCATTATCTTCAGTAAACAATACTATATTGTTGTCACCAGCAATAACAAACTTACTATTGTCAACATAACTTACGCTCGTGAGATTTTCTGTAGTACCTGTTGTTTGAGTAGTCCAAACAATGCCATCGCTTGATGTTCTCACTGTTCCGTTATCGCCTACTGCAAAGAAGATACCGTTTGCATAGCAAACCTTATTAAGGTTACTAGGAGTAGGATCTAGACTATCATAGTAATTCATTAATGTTTGCTCAGGTATTGTGCCACCTATTACACCATTAATTACGATTGATGCTGTACCGTCGCCGGTGCCGATACCAGTAGCAGTAAATGTTACACCAACTGTATTACTACTTGCACCTATAGCAATGAAGTTAGTTGTCCCTACACTTGTAATGATATAAGTTTGACCAATTATAAAATTACCAGCAGTAACGTCTACTAATTGTTTAGTAGTACCAGCTAATGTTTCAGAAATTGTAATTTGCGTAGATGAATCAATAGTTTTGATATAGTAAGTGGTGTAAGCAGTTATTGTTCCAAAGGAGCCAGTAAACTGAACAGTGTCATTGACATTAAATCCAGCGGTATTGTTTACATTGATTTGATTAGTAGCTGCATTAATGGAAGTGACACCCACTTCATTAACACCTAAATAATTTGCACCATTTAAACTATAATATATTACGCCAGCTTCACCTACTACAACAATAGTATTTGAATCGCTAGTTACTCCATACAATGCTTTGTTGGTAAAACTGTTGGAACGGGAATAGTTAACACCATCATTGCTATAGGCTACGATATCAGTATCTACTAATTCTGTAAATCCGTTCTCATAACTATATCGCTTACCAGAACCAACCGAAACGACGCCGACGAATCCAGGAATATTAACACTTGCTATATCATATAGATTAATGTCAAACGCAGTTTCAAACTGAGTCAATGCTCTCCAAGTATACAAGTCATCACTGTTTACAATATTATTTCCTGCTGCAATATACTTACCGTTATAATATGTTATCGCATTAAGTGATAGTCCTACTGTGCCAATTGGTTTGGTTACTACAGGAACACCATATTCATCATAGACACCATATGGAATATAGCCGCCGGTTACTGACCAGTTTATCCCATCTACACTCTTGAACACAGGAGTTACAACATTAGTAGATGTGATTATATAATTTCCATTTAGACATATTATATCAGTAGTATCAATATTAAACTCTGTTAGTTTACCTATGCCCCAAGTATCGCCGTCCAAACTAATAATTATTGCGCTATAGTTGGGTAGATTAGCACTTGCTAAATATATTCCATTGTTGTATATGACGCTTGAAATGTCTACGTTTGTTGGGTAGAACGGACTATCAATTATGATAGTATCGATATCATATTGCTGATCGGGTTCAAACTTATTGCCTCTTACAATAGGATTGGGGTATGTAATTCCTTCGAACAATTGTGTTAGATCACGGCCCGGCATATTGACAGTGGGCTGATAATAACCTTCTGCTCTATCTAATGCATTGAGCAATGGATAATCGCTGCCGATCGGTTCCCACTTACCGAGAACAAATGTATTGTCATTATTTGAAACAACGCAAACATAAAGTCTATTATTATATCTAACAATTGATTGATTGAAGTAGAATGGTTCAGGAAGTACGCAAAAGCTTCCAGCTTTTGCCATAGTCAAATCACTTGCACTACCTGTTCCATTACCTGGGTCAAACATTGGACCATAAGGGGTTTCGCTTACTATAACAACTGTGGGACTGAAGATATAATAAATGTAATAAGATTTGCCTATTACAATATTACCTAAGCTTGTTCCAGTGAATATGACTTCATCGTTCTCTGCAAACACACTTGAGTCAGTGACGGTGATATAATTACCAATGCTAGAAACTTGCGAAACGCCTACTTTAGTGAAGCCCACATAATCAAAATCATTATAACTTACTGGAATATCCATTAATGGATCACTATATACTGCTAGTGTATTAGGCGAACGAACTTGTAGATAATATTGATTACTTGTTACAGGCACAGTACCATTAGCAATTACATCAAGAATTTCGCCGGTCGTATTAATTTGATTTACAATTAATGTAATATCGTTAGCAGGGCTTGAACCTCCTACATCAGTGCCCGGTATAGTTATAGTATTATTAATTGCAAAACCGCTGCTTGAATTAATAATTAATACTCTATATCCTCCCAACAGATATGATATTGAGAATGTAGGATAGGAACCAAGTGGATCAGGATATTGAATCATCTTTGATGATCCGCTGTTATCGTCAGTTAGTGCGACAGGCGTACTAGGTGATAGTGTGCTGGAAAGTTTAATATAAGGATCACCAGTACCAATCATTGTTCCCGACGCAGCAGTAAGAACTACGATGTTAGCAATAGTAAAATTACCAGTACCAGTGCCCGGATCTATTGGCGCTCCCAATGTTCCATTTGAATACTTGGTATCAGTAACTTTAATAGTATTGACCCCAATAGTTTCAACATAATATGTTGTCGTTGAATCTAATTGCCCGCCTACTATACTTCCTCTAAACATTACGCCATCGCCGACATTAAAGATAGAGGTATCATTCACTGTTATATTGAGAGTAATTGAATCAACTTGTGTTACTGTTGTCGTAGATTCTTTCGTTGATGCAATAGTAAAACGGGTGCTATCATTAATTGAACTTACAAAATATTGTTGACCAATCGTTATTCCTCCTAATCCTACTCCAGAAAATACAATTGGCATACCTACGAATAAACTCTCAGTAGTATCGCAAGTTAGGACATTTTCTATATCACTAGTATTTGATACAGTAACCTGAATGTTTGGTCTATTAATATATTTACCTACATTTTCAGGATCTGGATCAGGGATTAATTCTCCTGAATATTCGGTAATATAATAAGGTGTTCCTGTCACCAATCCACCAACATTTACTGAGACTTCGATTGGCATATTGACATAAAAATTAGTCATATCAGTGTTGAATGCTAATGCAACTCTATCCACACTACTAATTGTAGCGTTAATATCAGTTTCAATTAGATTGCTTACGCTGCCGCTCAATTCTACATATTGTCCTGATGTTTTATAAAAACTGAATTTCTGTCCGTCAATTTGGCCAGGGCTTACTGGCAGAGAAACATTGACATACATTGACCCTTCAGCCGTCGTTAGTGCTACCGTGTTTGATTGATCGGTTAGTGTAGCCGTACCTATTTGATCGTTCAATGCATATACATCAAAGTTAGCTTTTGTAGAAATCTTGAGTTCAGTGCTACTAACAATTTCGTTTACACAATAAAGGGTACCAGACTCAATAGTACCGAACAAGTTAGAAGATGCTGTGCCAGTACCACTACCAACTCCAGTAGCAGTGAAGGTGGTTCCTACAACATTTGATATTGATCCTATGCTTGTATAGTCTGTAGTTCCAACTGTTAATATAGTATAGGTTTGTCCTATTACAAAGTCTCCGGCTGTAAATACAAAATTATTAAAGATAATAGGATCATTAATATTAAAGTTTTCAGTAGAATCAACCGTAACCGTATCAGTTGTTTGATTTGTTTCGGTTACTGTAGTAGAAATTACATCTTCACTTTCAGAAATAGTAAAGTTCTCATTATCTATAATAGTGTTTACATAATAAGGTCTGTTCTCTACTATGTTTCCAAACACACTGTTATTTCCATTGCTTGTAAAGAATAATGGAAGTGTAGGATAAAAACCAATTGTACCGCCCGTACCAATTGAAGTTAATGGTACCGTAATACTGTTAATTGTTTTAGTGGTGTTCGTGACATTTAGTATGCTAGGATAGTTTACAGTGAGTATAGTTGTGCTATTGATATTACCGGTATAGCACTTCAACAGTGTGCTATTATCTGGCCAAGAACCATTTGTTAATGCAAATACAGGACCATCGATAGATTCACTAACAGTAAATTCAATTTCGCTTAATATCTCACTAACATAGTAAGTTGTGCTATCTACTAAGTTACCTATTACCGCGCCCACAAACTTAATAGGCATATTCTTATAGAAACCTACTGTAGTTCCTGAATTATTTACCTCAGGATTTAATGGATCATTGTTGTTATCTTGCGGAATTAGTCTAATACTATTATTGGCACTTGAAGTTTCAGCGACATATCTAATATATGATGACCAATCGATATATTGATCGTCATTTACCTCAGCAATTTCAAATACTACACCGCTAGCACTAGCAAGTAGATCACCGATGTTAGGCATTGTATTTTCTAAGGTATAACTAGAGCTTGCTAAGGATTCAGGTTGATAATATTTGCCTGCAAAATATGCACTATAGTAAGAACTTTCTTTCCAGTCTAATACTTGTGATGTATATGTTGTTCTGTCAAACTTAAGCTTAATATTATTCTCTCTAGTAGGAGAGCTTGACGTAATTGCATATGCCTTTGCCCCGGGCAACAATGCCATGTCCGATGACGTTCCATTTACTGCAATTTCAATTCTATCGTGGTCTTTGATAGCATCAGAATAATTAGAATACAATGCAATGATATAAGATGGGACACTTTCTAATACGTTGACATAATACCATTCGCCATCTACCAACTTAGTCGGCGCAACTCCATTTGTCCCTGCCTTGAATCTTACAATGTCACCGGTATACAAATTAACATTAGATAGATTGATAGTGTGAAGCAGTGAGTTAATTGCTGTTTGTGAAAAATATATTTCACTTGACGGGGCAATTTCAATAGTGGGCTGTGCCATATAACCATAGCCTGGCTCTACTACGTCAACTCCTATCAACGTACCTGCTGCCATAATAGGCTCTAGTATGGCCGGTATAATTGGTTCAGGGAATGCAGAATCATATACGCATTTTATTGAGGGTGGGTTCACATAATTTCTGCCACCATCTAACACTACAATCGGGGGAAGATCCATATAGATTTCGCTGCCCGGAAGGTGGGTAGCTTGTCTTGTGCCCTGTAAACCTCTTACTAGACCATATAGTATATTGTATGCACGATCAACATAAGCATAACTAATAATTTCTTCATCAATGGTTATAGTTCCGTTAATAGGGAAGCCAGCTGAGTTATCTACCACAAGATAGTTGTCACCTATTGATACATATGTTGAAAGTCTAGTAATCAAATACTCGGGCTGACCATCTAATGTCATTCCCCTATTATTATAATACTGATAGTATGGAGCTGTATTCCAAATATCATTATTAAGTTCATACTCATATTCATTATTAGGAGTTGAATACACTAGTTGAGGACTAATATATTTTCTATAATTTTCATTATATGTTGCCGGAACATCAAAGTCAGTAAGATTTGACAAGTTGTATTCTTCGGTTCCGGTATACTTGAATAAGAAATCTTTGATAACCACGTGGTAGGGTTTTACTTCATTAATATAACCCTCGAGGAACACTTGATTGTCACTCTTGAATACTTCATATGGTTTTAGTTCGCGTATGATATGTGATACATCCATCAAGCTTGTTTTATTAAGCCACGGTAAATAATTCTGAGATTCAATAGTTTCAGATTGAATGTATTCAAACAATAATATCAAACTCTTGTTACGATAAGGCAATAAGTCTTCAGTATAAATCTGCTCATTCAACGCACGTATAATATAACGTGTTTCTGTGCTTGGATAATTATCAAAGGTAGCAGTGTCAAAGAAGTCACCTCCGAAACCTATCTTATTTGCACTATAGTCATATAAACTTGACTTGAACTGTATTGTACCGTTTTGCAAGTATACTCTTGTCCAAACATCTTGTCCATCATAACGATAGAATTCATTTAGTCCGGCTCCGTTTGTAAGTACCTTAACAATAGTGTTTACTGCAACATTTAACCCAGACAAGTCTGCATATTCACGAACTTGCAATGTAGGCTTCGTGGCACTGTTATAACCTGGATAATACCAATCAGTGTATTCCCAATAGTCTGCTGTATTATAATATTCACCGCTAGTGAATAAGAAATACAAGTCTGGCTTCAATTCAGTGATAGGATAATTCATTAACACTTCATTGGCATATGTGATATAATTCTTTAGTGCCAACAATCTATCATAGAAGAAGCTCTGTCTAGGTCTTACTAATATACCACTTTGATAATTAATTGGTAAGAACGGATCAGGTACAACTTGACCAGCTAGCTGCTCAGGGTCAGTGTTGAAAGTGCAACCACTTAAGCTGTCTAGCATTCTCGCATATAGTGAATATGGTTCTTCATTTGATATTGCAGGATATAATCCGTGCTGTGCTAAATTGTGAGATGTATTAACAGTTAACGGTAATCCCGGCAAGAAATCATCTTCAAAATTTTCTCTTATTAATGCGTATTCACTGTGTGAAACATCATCACTCGTGCCATTAGCATATCCCAAGTGGAACACAGTATCATCTGCATTTATATATTGACCACTATTATACAATGCAAATGTATTTGGTAGTATAGGTGCCATATATGCAATTCCAGAATTCTGAGGGTTTGCAACATATTGAGCTAATGTAATATCGCTTAGTGTCTTATTTCTTTTCTGTGTAACAATTCCTGAATTGCGTACCCAGAAGTAGTATACAGGTACTACAACATTGCTTGCATTAAGTGTTCCGCCAACTGAATATAAATTAAAGTCATATGGTATGCCGGGTCCAGGGTAATTTGACGGGGGAACGTCACTTATAACCCAGGTGTACATAGCAACATCGCTACCGGGGAATAATGTTCCCCAATACTTACTGTTGTATACTACATCATTTTGATGATAATTAATAAATCTAACATTTTCTGTGTTAAACCAAATTTCACCAATATTATCCGCTCCCCAAACTTTTCCTGTTAACGGAGAACTATCACTATTATAATAGGCTGGATCAACTTTACTTACGAAATCAATATTTTCTCTTACTACGCCTAATAGTTTGCCTTGCAAGGGATCCATATAATCAAGATTTACTAGTGTGTTGTTAGTTAAGTTGCTGAACAACTGAGTGTCCTGTATCTTACTAACATCAACTATTGCACTTGACTGTCTATATTCACTCCAATCTCTGACACCAGTGTAGTTAGTGTATACAGTTGCCTGACCACTATCAATAAACGGTAGATAATTAGGAGCACCTACTATTACATTATACTCGTTAAAATCAATTGCTATACCATAATATGGACTATTTCCAAACAATTCGCTATCGCTATTGACAGGCTGAGCATAAGCAAACTTACCGGGATCAACTGTGTCATTAGTATAGTTAGCCAACAAGTCAAACATATATACTGCGCCGGCGTTAGGCCATTGATCAATAAAGCGTGTAGCATTATTGTCAAACACTGTATCATTATGAAGATTTTCATCATCTGTGAAGTCGAAAGTAGTAGCTTGATAACGAGTACCAACTGGGGCGCCGATCGCTGCTGAACCAAACTCATTGAACTTGATCTTTTTACCAAACTGAGTAGGACCCTCTTTATGAGGGCAAGAAATAACTTGCGTATTTGTATATAATGTAATACCCAAATCTTCTAAAACAGTTTTGTCTACTACTGTAATTTGCAACTTACTATTAACGATAGACATATTTTCATTTAAGATTTCAATCATCAATTTGTTGTTAACTGAAGATGCCTGAACATTAGGTATTTTGCTAGTATTAATATTGTTTGCTACGTCAACAGCAGTATCACCTGCTGTAGCATAAACACTATATCCATTTAATAAAAATGCACAGTCACTTGTAATATTGCATTCGTTTTCTGCAATAATAATACCAATCTTAGCGCCTAGGTTAGTATATCTATAAACTTGTCCCTCTTGATTTTCGTCATTGATTTCATAAGGAGAACCGATTAAGATTTCTGAACCCTTCAATGCATTATCAACGCTATAACCAAACTGAATGTTAATTCTATCGTCTCTTGATGAATTAAATGTTTGTACATCATTATACTGGCTACCCTGAACATTAATAATGTCGCCGGCGTTTAATACTGTAGTATATACTAATTGACTATTAATAACACCATAGTTACTGTCATCAACTAATGTGCCATTTCTATAAACAAACAATGGAACATTAGTAATAGCAGCATCTGCATTAACTGTTACCTCAGTAGCTAAAGTCACCGGCGTAGTAGAACTTCTTGATGTTTTAATAGTGATATTACTTCCGCTTATGCTATTGATATAATATACTTTATAACCGTTGATATTTGTTCCCTCTAATCCTCCACCATAGAAGATAATAGGATCATTAACAGTTAATGCGCTTGTATTGTTGAGTGTAATTATATTACCTGCACTATTAGTAGACAGCACTGTTTTATTAATACTATTTGGGGACCAAATCAAATCAAAGAATTGGGGCGTATTCTCATTTGACGTAAATTGTGCTTCGAATGTTTGCTGTGTCTTTTGGTAAACAGTTGCACTGCCCCAATCAGTAACACCACTGACTTGATCAAAATTAGGTGCAGTTATAACAACAGAACTAGCGTCATCATTTGTTGAGATATCGAATCCAAAATTATCACCAATATTATAAATTGACGAACCGTCAATGACATTAGCATACTTATAGGATATCTGGGTAGCAGAACCAGTACCAGTTCCTATGCCAGTTGCAACAAATATTATGCCAACTTTATTTTCAATTGCGCCGATCGCAGTAAAGTCTGTATCACCAAGCTCAGTAATCTCATATGTTTCGCCGGATACGAAATATCCCGCATTTAATGGAAGATGTTGTCTTGCATAGACATAGAACTGTGTATTACCAACATCTCTAATGAACAGATAGTTACCATCGTTACTGATTGCAACGCTGCTTCCCCAATCAGTAATACTAATTGGTGCATCTATTGTTTGAACTAGTAGATAATCGTCTGTCAGTGCGGTATTAGTATTAATTACATAAATCTGTACTTTGGGGTTTGCACTAGTCGGTTCAGTAATTGCATATATTGGTTTACTTGTTGCATAAACAATTGATGAACCAAAGCTTGTGTCACCAGATAATGTTTCTGTTACCTGGTATGTCCCATCATTATTAATAGAATATCTATATACTTCACCAAGATTACTATCACCTATTAGATAATCACCTACGTTAGTGAAAGCAACACTTGAGCCGAAGTTACTACTTGACTCTTTTGTGATGCTTGCATTTAAATTATAGTTTAATCCCTTGCGATATACTGCCCAGTTACCATCAGTATTCTCATCAACCCAAACAGTGTTTTTGCTGAATTCACTTTGTGTTAAGTCTAGATTACTAATGTCGCCGGGCTTAGTGACTCTTTGCGAAGTGAAGGTTAAACCAATTCCAGTACCCTGTATCTGTGCATTAATAGTTCTATTGGGTATAGACAGATTGATTTCTACTTCATATAGATTTATTACCTCAGTGATAATATAGTAACCGTTAACGTTATTAGCGAAATTAATTATAGACAGTGAATCTAGTTTCTTTAGATTGTGCGGTTCTGCAAAGGTAACTACAGTAGTACCATTTAAATTGCCCCTTACTTGTAACACTTGTCCAATCGGTTTCCAAGTATATACCTGCCAAGTTTCTTTATAATTAGCTAACCAAACATAATCTCTTACATAGAAATCATTAATAGGTATTAATGTTCCTGATTTATCTACGCTGTTAGGTAATCCTGCGTAATAGAATGAACTCATTCTAACATCATTGTAGTTGACATAACCTGCCGTCGGATATAAAATATCATTATCAGTTGTATCTAATGTATTCAAGACATTGGGATCAGTAACATATCTTCCATAGTTGAATAAATCATACAATGGAACTTCTTGCTGAGAACCTACTGTTGGAGTGCCATTTGTTAATGATACGATAGTTGGATTACCGGTCAATGACGGTTGATCTAGTTTGAACTCTACAAAGTTCTCGTTAAGTACTCCTCCATATTCACCTGTCTTAATTGCCCAATTTTCATAGACTGTGTAATCGATTCCTCCCTGGGGAAGATTGGCGCCCTTGAAGGCATATGTAGCGTTCTTTGTTCCCTTATTGCGAATCAAATTCTTATATACATTGACTTGGGTAATGTCTGTCAAATCTGCGACAGCTAGATAATCTCTAGGGCGATATCCAATCAAGCTAAAGCTCAATAAATCTGCATCCTGTTCAAGATTAGCCTTGTCACTGTTGTAATATAGTGTGCTTTCATATGCACGATTAGCTGCGTTTGGTAACAACCCTTTTTGAATATCTTGATAATCGATAATCTTCCACTGCTGTTCAACGAACTGATTATTGGGTTCAACAGTAGTTAATGCAGTCCAATATTTGTTCTTATATTTTACAATAATACCCTTAGGATATTTTACATATCTTGACCATTCTTTTATATTGTCCTGATTTAAAATAAAGCCCCAGGCATTAATAGTGCCATTCCATTCAGCAGTCTTTGCACCTCGTAGATAAATTCTATTCTGTCTTAATCCGGTTGTGGTATTATATATCAAATCGTTAAACAATGTTACATTGTCGAATACAACAGCTTGTTCGATGTTGCCAATGTTAAACTGGGCATAGCTCATACTATCACCCTGATTTAAAGTATGCACCTTAAAGTTGTTCTCATCGCGTATAACACATAGATTGTTTAATTGAATAGGATATAGATCCTGATTCAATATAAAGTTCTGCTGTTGCAATGTCAATGGTTGAACAACATTACCATCTTTCTCAATGACGATATCTGTTGCTGAAGGATTTAATGTAATAATGCTTCCGTTTTCCCACCCAGTCTGAATCCAGTATAAGAACTCTTGAATCATTAATATAAAATTAATTTCTGTTCCATAAATCTGTGAAGTAAACTGCATACCCTTATCTTGTAGATATGCATCATAGTTCATCAAGAATTGTGCTACTTCTTGGGCAGTATAAAACTTAGTGCCATATGGCACTAGTTGTTCTTCAGTAGTGTGATCAACACTGACTGTTACTTTAACGTTACCGACTTCATAATTTTCTATTTTAGAATTAGTAGTTGGTTTATATGTAGTGAAATACGCAAAGTTCTGAGCGTTACCGTATATACTAAACGTGCCGTCATTATTAAGCTGAACAATAACGCTAGAATACATTAATTGCTCAAACGGTTGGTTGTCGTATAGTAATATACTATAGCTCTCGTCAGGAATCAATAATGCACTGTCTGTTGTGTTTGCACTTGACTTTTCTACATAAAACTGCAATAATGTTTTATCGCTGAAGCCAGCTAATCTGTATACCAATCGTACATCTAAGTTGTCAAGTAATGTAGAAATTTCAGTTGTAGCATCTACACCTACTTGCTTTTGATAATCAACGATCCAATTGATATAGCTTGTCTTAGCTGTCCCGTTACCATAGACTTCAATGTCACTTATGACAAGATGGCTTCTATCGTTAACCAAATATTGATTGAATTCTTCATTGTACTTGTAGTTATCCAAGTCAACACCTAGATTGTATAATTCTGCGGGGCGCGTCAATGCAAATATTCTAATTACATCGAATGGATAACTTGAGCTACGACGATAGCTGAATTCTACAGGACCATCATCTCCTACCTTCCAATCCTTTTGGAACGTACTTGGGTTGTAGTCAGCAACAATACTATACAACGGGCTTAATAAATTACCATCTTGGTCTACTGGAATTATATTCGATAATCCAGGACGAGCAAACAAACTATCAATATATCCATCGCCGTTATTATAGATATAACCCTGCTCTAAATCATTCCAAAGTATTTCATTGCCACTAGTATATGGAGCGGGACCATATCTATCAACCCACCAAGTTGGCATATTACTAAAGCCAAGCATTTGCCAAGGTGTTAAATTAGGAGTAGATGTATCATAGAAATACTCGTAGACACCTCTGAAATTGCCCTGCTGAATTGGCATACGATTCAACTTGTTGCTTGAATTCGTATAGTTATATGTGAATTCATTATTTCTATTGAAATATTGTGTCTTGTAATCTAATCTATTTTGTCCTACCCAATTTAAGAAACTACTTGAGTACATCTCTAGATATTCGTTATAGGTGTAAGTGCTTTCTCTAAAGAAGCCAGGCAATACTTCATAGATTCTAATAGGTACTTCGGTGCTTAACTTGCAATTATTATAAATTCGTTGTTCAAATTCTAATAATACCTGATCTCTAAAATCAGTCAGTATATCGAACTCTGGAATATAATCGCCATAGAGTTTGGTATAGCTGCCATCGTGACCTAGAATGAAATAAGTCGGAGTAATATAATCACTGTCCAATATTACCTCAGGAATGTATAATGGGTACAATCCTAATTTACTTGGAGTATTGGGAACATATGATCCATATGTCTGATTATATTCATTAACCGTAATATAGTCTCCCGGCACTAAGTCGAGTGTTACTACAACTGTTGGGCTTTCTTGATCTATAGTATAATCAACATTACGAATCAACTGTTTTGTTACATAATTGTTGTTTACTTCTCTAGTAATGTATACTAATACACCATCATAGTTAGCACTTTCAAAATTATACACGTGGCTCAGTGGATAACGAGTAGTATCTAAGTTGCTATTAAAGATATATGTGTTACTTCTAAACGGCGTCTTGCTAGGTAACATATCTGACCAGAAGAACGAATTAATCTCGCTTCTTGCTGCTGAGATTTGATCGACAGCATCATCTAGTATTTGCGCGGGACTATAACGTCTATCATAATCAGTATTTTGAACGGTGTCGACTAACAATTGCTTATAATTGATATATTCTCTGCTATTGTACAATAATGCATTGAACAAATTATTATTCTGCTTACGTAAAAATAAGCCGGGTAATACTAGACTTGCGCTATTCTGAATTATTTTTGTGCCATATGGAACAAGATCGCCACAATCTCTATAGTTATTCTTACCGAATACATCTCCTGTAGTATTAGGAGCGTTGATAAACATATCCATATATTGCATACGAATATCACCCAACTTTACGTCGGTGATATCGTTGTTTAGTGGATTGTTAGACAAATTGATAGGAATAGTATAATAACTATTTGCGCTAGTTTCATTACTTAACAATAATACTTGCACTACCGTGTCTACAATTGGAGGTGTGTTCAACTGAACAAATGTTACATTATCCTCGACTGTAACGGTATATGAACCATTAATACTATCAACGTATTTGTTATTGTAATATACTTGAATAGTTGGCCAACCCACTTGCCCATATGGGATAGGATCAATCATTGGAATATCGATCTTTAAGATATTGTTGGGTGTAGTGATCTTATAGTCAAAATTAAATACTTGATATTGAGTGCTTGGCGCAATAGCAGTTTCCCAACCAATCAATCTATCGTAAGTTAGGTCATTATTATAATCGTGTACATAACCAGTATTAATGCGCTGATTAATTGAATTGAATTCTCTGACATAATTAAATGTTTGACTGTTTAGTGTAACGTCAAACTCAATATCACCGATTGTAGCAACTGAGCTATACTTGATAGGGAAACCAAGAATACTATCATCAGGACCATCACCTATCTGATAGGCAAATAATGTTGATCCCTTGAAGGTGCTGCTATTATAAACATCAGTGTCACCGAAACTTATATTATTGTTATCAAACACATCAAACTTGGGAGGTTGATTAACATCAATTTTTAATTGCGCTTCATCCCACATAATACCATTATAGTAAAAACTTTTACCTTGATAATTATACCCTCTATTAACTGCAATCATTTCATCAGGTAATGGCATACTATCTTCAGCAGGACTTAATACAATAATAGGCTGTGAACTTGTTCCAATTGTTGCATAATCTACAACATAGATTTTATTTCTTACTTGTAGATCACTATCATTAGCAAAAACAATTCTTGCTCCCGGATATACTGCGTATGCATTTACTGTGCTATCTGATCCTACAATAACCGTAGTAGTAGTATCAACATTTTGAGGTTGATCCCAGGAAACGGTTAATATAGTATCTGACCCTACAATTTGTATGTTATCGAGTTGTGTGTTAACAGGAAGTACATTATTATAATCTGCAACATACATTCCTTCTTGGAATGTACCATTAATATCTGCTGTGGGTATGGTAATAGTTGTCCCATATGCTAGTTCAGTAGCTGTTCCTGTTCCAACACTAGTAGACTCACAAACAAATATTTGCCCTTCTACATAATAAAAGCCTGTTGTCCCGGCAGCCGTATTCCAGTTTGTCGTGCCCTTACTGGTAATAACATATGTCTTACCAACAATCAAACTGCTTGATGATACAGGGCTAGTTATTGTGCTGTCAATTACTGCTGTATTTTTTGTATAAACTTCTACGTCAGGATAATAATTATATAATCCCGCAACCTCACTAAAAGCATCTGTTGTTCGTGTGTCGAAGAAATCAACTGCGTTTTTACCAACAGATCCGCTATCAAACAATTTGATGTTAGGGTAGAACTCTATGATTGGCCTTTTCGCCTTGTTCTCTAGTGTTGCATACCTAGTTAAAATGTCTGGATTATTATTGTAGTTTGCCGTCTGAGTGATGATATCAGTATGGAACCAACGATTGCTGCGCGACCAGGCATTTTTGTTAATGCTGTTTCTTGCAATAGTAATATAGTCAGGTAAAACAGGAATATTTAAACTAATGTCCCAGGGGCCTGCGTCAAATCCAAACATATCCCAGGGAATATATTCTCCAATTGTAAACTTCTCAGGGCACTCTAGACTTAATACAGGAACCAATTCAATACTAGTTCCAACTCCCTCGACATAATATTCTTGATTTAAATATCTACTAGGGAAAATATTACCTTGAAATATTATCTTTAATCCGTTTGTAAATGCAACACCGTTTGGACTAGTATAATTTACTTTGCCGATAATCTGAGTATCGACATTAATATAATTGTCTGCGTTAGTGTCAACTAAACGAATTTCCCCAACTTTATTTGGGTTAGTGCCATCTTGATAGTATAACACATCTAATGGTGCAGTAATAATAGGAATTAACCCAATTACACCGTTTACATTGCGATAGAAAGGACGATTAATATAAGTAACACCGAATTGTGGTGTTATCTTTTGATTAGTGGGGATAGTGCCATCTGGTAATAAACGAATTGTAGGATTCGGGCCAGTTCCTACTAATTGTACGCGATAGAAGTTATCATTTACTGTGCTATAAAATCCCTGTTGATATTGTCCTTGATTAATGTTAGCAATCATTGTTCCAGCATCATCATTTACGCTGAGAGCAGGGCCTTCAATATATTCACTGATTGTAAAGTCTGTGGAATTTAATATTTCTTTTACAAAATAAACTACATTTTGTGATAGCCCGCCGAGTGTAGGAGTATCAAAAGTAATAGTTTGATTAACGATTAACTGATCAGTGGTATACCCTGTTCCAAGAGTTAGATATGAACCACTATTAGTGGTAGAACTTATTTCTACTGTCAATGGAGAAGTAAAATAATCATCATTTACGTCATATGAAGTCTCACCGTAATATGAATTGATATATCCTACTTCATTTGAGATACCGGTGTTATAGAACATAATTCGTAAACCATCGATACCGGTAATGCCGTCAATGTCGCTCAATCCATTATATGTTACACCGGTCGCTGGATCAGTAAACGTGCCTAGTATTTGACCATTGACCTGACTAAACGGAGTAGTGCAAATTAAATCTACTATATTATTACCCGGGAAATCATATTCGTCTTGTGCATCTTTTAAGGGAACATCAAATGTTACAAATCCTGTTGACGCGCCATTGTTTTCTACTCCATATACTTCTCGTGTAGGGATGTTAGGCTGAATGGGGCTATATCCGCTAGTGCCCGGCAAAGTTTGAATAAAGAACTGACTGTTTTGATTAACAGAAAAGGTATATGATCCGCCGCGCAATAACGTTAATGTTGGATTTAACGGACCACTATTCTGTGCTGTCTTCTCGTTAATTCCATATTGATTGTCATAATCTGTTACGATGTATTCTTCAACTGAATATACTAATCCGGGAGAAACAGAAACACTAGGTGGACCTTCTGGCAACCAATAATATTCTTGATAGTTAACCAACTTGTCCAGATCAACAAAGCTGTCCCAAGAATAAAATTGACTTTGGAAAAGCTCACTGTTATCATCAGTGATGCTTCCCTGCAATTTTAATGCGTCAAGTATACCGGGATATGTGATAAAATCTTGTGCAATAGTTTCATTGGGCTTTGTGAAAACAACGCTTGGATCTAACTGATAGTCAACTCGGGTTTTAGTTGGTTCAGTAACATAGTAGTCGAGAGCATTCACTCCATAACCTAACTTACTGCCGATATAGCCTTGTTGCTTAACAGTATTAGGCTCACTTACTATCTGATCAAGTGTAGCTGCCAAAAATTGGCTGTTGGTTGGGGTTTGAAAAACTTCAGGTAAAAAGTTTAGTGTTCTGATTCTAGCCATATATCATATTTATCTTATGCAATTTGTAGTTCTGCTGGGGTTAATGCGGGTACAACTAAAACATCGTTAGCCGTTGCTGCGTTTACAAATATTTCATAAGGCATACATTTGATTTCATACAAATCTCCGAATCGTTTATTGGGGTCGTTTGGTACGAGTACAGCACTGCTAATTAAGTCTCCGCACTCAGCGTGTAGATATGCGGCAAGCTCACTAAAGTAGAAAGTATCACCGAAGTTCCAATTATTAATATTGAAATAATTGTTCATTGCGGCCAATACTGCACTACGAATCTCGCTATCACTTGCATTAGTTTTACTATCCTTAATAACCTTTATTGTAGCCTGTAATGCGGTATCTGCTTTAGGACCAAATAAGGGCTTGAATACTACACTATTTAAGACTACAGCATCGCTCAACATTTTATAATCTTGAACTTTTCCATATGCCTGACTTAGTTCAGAAAGAGTAGGTTTATTGGGTTCAGGAACAGTATTAGTGCTATCATTAATGTAGTTTTCATATTGAGTGTAATAACTATATGGTACTACGTATAAATCAATAATGTTGGTCGTGGCCGGATCAATTCTATTAGTATTATTAGCATTATGCTTATACTGATAACTTAATCCCTGCCTACCTGACTGTACTGAATACTGAGGCTGCTCAACTAAAATATAGTAAGGAGTTACTACTGTCTGGTCTTGCACAGTCTTATAAAACTTATTATCTCCGTACGCATAGAACAATTGACCAAGTGGATAATCATACTTATTAACTTCAATCTGTGTAATAGTCTGATATGAATAAATTACATCAGAACTAGGTATAACAAACTGCCTAGTTAAACTAATTGCATCTTGTACTGTTTCGAAGAATACATATACTCCTACATTCTGAGCATTTGTAGAATAATCATATCCCGTCACGGCAGTAAAGAAATCAGGGTTCAGTATAAGTTGTCTATTACTCACATCAGTGGCAGCAACTTCTACTTCAAAGTCATTGACATATCCATCGCTTTCGGTTGTCTGGCCCAAGATATTAACTTTTAAGTTTCTACCAAATGCCGTGCTAGAGTTTGGTTGCGTATTAATAGGCAACAAGTCAATAAAGTCTTGAATGATTTTTCCTGAGAAAGGATCATATACTAATTCATCTTTGGCGAATGTAAATCTAGTGTCTGCAACACTTGCGAAATAGTAAATAAGTGATCTATACGTCACACTATATCTATTGTTTCCTAAACTAGTGAACCTAACAAAATAATTTGTATCTTCTATAGTACTAATAGACCAACGTTGCTGATTGATTAACAAACTATTGTCAAATACTAAGGTAAAGTTCTCGTTCAACTCCATTCGCAATATTGCTTCTTGAATTACCACAGTTGGGATGTTGTTTCCAAATGCAGGAATCACTGTTGTTAATTCTACGTTGTTTGGAATATAGCCATTCATTTTAATAGGTCCAGAACCATTAGCAAAATTACCATTGCCATTATTTGATCCATCCCCTACAACATTTAATACGGTGGACCAAATATATGTATATTCTGAGCTAGGTGCAATCCCTGCTTTCAATCTATTGTCAGGAGTAAAGTAAAATCCATCAGGAGCAACAAACTTGCAAATAGCGCCTGGCGTAATATACTTTAAATTGACAGTGCTGAATGTTCCTACGCTTTGCGGTATAGTTAAACTTCCCGATTTGGTATATAGATAACCAGACTCTACTCCAGTATCTACAGTGCTAGTGTTCCAATATACTTTATTGTCGTCACTGGGTAGTGGTGCAGTAATAGTATACCTGGGATAATGCTGAATGTAATATTGGTTGGCTCTATTAAGTCCTAACACACTAGTTAATTGTCCAGTAAAGAATGAAATAATATCGCTGGTATTGTTAATTGTTAATGATAAGAAACCATCATCTTCATTTTGATATAGTGCTCCGTCATTACCAAAACTGTTAGTGCTAGAATATTTTCCAGTAGGATCGAGTAAATCTAGATTTTTACTAACACCAATACTTGATCTATTGATAGCTTTACTTTTAATAATTGAATTGTATAGTGTATATGGGAAATTATTGTAGTCTTCACCATTTACCATACGATTCTGTGTATAATAACGTGTTGGTGCGCGTTGTTTAATCTCACTAATTGGTTCACGTGCCTGAGCAGTATTGACTACTTCAGTTAGTGCTAGTCCTAGGGTAAGTGTTTCTACTCTACCCAATCGTGAAACATAGCTGAATGCAACACTGAGTCCATTCATATCAGTTGGATATATAGTATAAGTCAGTGCATTACCGGCTCTTACATAAGCTCTAAAGTTGCCTACTGGCATTTCACTGAATACACCGTCACCAAATACATATGTAACTTGGTCATTAAATCTTGATGTGACGCTGAATATTGGCTTTAAGCTCGTTTCATTTTGCAAGTAAGCATCAGCATAAACGTTTTCTACTTGCTTCCATTGAGTTCTGGTACCATCACTATTAATTTTATATAACCAAGTATCAGTTTCATTAATACCTTGAATATTAATATCAACATTTAGATTACTAATTTGTTGCTGTTGTGTAAAGTCGCTTGTTTGCAAACTTCCCTGCTTGAAGTAAACAAAGAAGCCTGTGTTGGGACTTCCAAATCCTAGCTTGTCATTTCTATATAGTAAATTAAACTTGCCACTTGGAGCAGGTGGAATTTCGTATACATAATCTTCGTCTACACTTGAAACACTAACCAATTCAAAATTCATATTTTGATTATTGACAGTAGAAGTAAACGGTATGATTGGGACCGCACCGTCGAGAATTTGTATTGAATATTCGCTTGTAGTGACACCGCCAATGTCTGCTACGTTGCCCGGCCTACCTATCTTTTGAGTATTAACCATTGCTGCATTTAAAATAGTATTAAACTGTTCAAGCCAGTTTGGATTTGCAGGGTCATTCCATAATACAGGAACATTACTTAAATTCAACCCATTAATGTCATTGATGTTTTGTGATGTTTGAATGCTGGTGATTTTTAAATAACCTTGACCAGCATTGTTTCTTTTTGGAGTATAGCTAACAAGATTAGCAAGCTTGATAACACTATCTCTACGCTCAGCAGTATCAATGAAATTTTCACGAGCATTTAAGTCATCGCGAAATGCAAGACCTTGACCCATAAAGGCAATAACATCAAGTAGTGCAATGAATTCGCTAGATTCTACATAATCGTTAAACGTTTCAGGATAATAAGTTTGTAGGTAATCAATGAATGACTTACGTAATGTTTCGTAGTCATAGCTGCGAAAATCTGCTTGGTTGAAGGTTTGGTAAATAGTCTTCCAGTCATTGAGACCGAACAATGCTGATTGTCTTGAACTTGTTGCCATAGTTTTACTCTTTTGATAATATATTTATCTTATCTAAAAAGACGGTTATAGCAAGGTAGCAACATTTAATGTAGTATTAAATCCAATGTTAACTGTCTGTGGTTGGTTGAATGGATTGACAGCTATCTCAACTTCTACTAGTATTCCATTTTCATATGGATATGACTTAACGTAGTTCAATATAATTCTAGGATCTTGGCTTGCTAGTCTACGTACTTCGTTCTCGATTCTAAATTGAGTATCGCTCGTATTGTATTCAAAAATATAATTCCAAATATCTGATCCATAGTCAGGTCTTCCTACTTTGGAACCTTTTCTAATATTCATCGAATTAATAAAGTCTTGTAACACTAATGGATTGTCAGTGATAGTATATTTGTTTCCTGAGCTTATACCTATCTGACCTCCGCCCGGGCCTCCTACCCCGCCGGTGCCTCCATTGCCACCAGGACCCACTGTTCCACCAGTGCCGCCGGCTGACCCTGGTATGGCATTAGTTGTTTTGGGCCTGCAAGCATTTATTGAACTGTAACCGACGTATTGAGCCATATTATACTCCTAACTTTAAGAAATTGCTTGACAAACGTTTAACTATTTATTGTTTAACCAAACGCGGGCTAAGCTGCTGCCGACTCTAACGCTGCAAGCTTGTCTGCTTTTTCCTTCATAATTTTAACTTTTTCTTGCCAAGCTTTCTTCAAATTCTGAACATTAGGATCACTTTCTGGTGAAGCAGATTGATCTATTGCCTTAATTGCCATTTGTTTTGCCATCTGCGTATCAGCTATGGCTTGATTCAATTCATCATTTGCTTTCTTAATCGCTTCTCTTGATGTTTCAACTTTTTGATTTAGAGAGTTTACTGTGTCATCGCTGACTTCCCCTACCAAGTTTGGCTTAGGAATACCGGGATCTCCTAACAACGAATTAACTTGACTTGTGATTCCATCTCTGTTAAATGTATTAAAGCCCACTTCTGGTAATTTGATTGGACTTGGTCCGCCCGCGCCCAATGCAGACAAACTTGATAACAGACTGGACGCTTCACCGGAATTCAATGCACCGGTTATTGATGATGTAATTCCATTTAATTTCTTTCCTGCATCACCTAATGCACTAGCGACTCCACCTAACTTATCAGCAACACTAGTTACTTTGTTAGCTAAATTACCGATATCGCCGGTTGCATTTCCTAATGCTCCCTGTGCCGCTCCTACTGCTCCTCCAATTTGGCCGGCGACACCAGAAACGGTACCGACTGCACCAGAAACGTCACTTGCTACTCCTGAAACTTGATTGAGTACTCCGCTAGCCTTACCAGCAATGTCGCCCACTTTACCCAATGCATCTTTAGCTGCATTTAATCCAGACCCTACAGTATTTGCTAAGTTAGTCAATTCTTTTGCGCCCGGAATGTGTACGGGAGCATTCTTTTTATCTGCTACGGATGCGATAGCATTAAGTCCGCCGGGTAAATTATTAATGCCGGCCGCTTGAAGCACTGCCTTGGCAGCATTGCCCCCGGCTTGTACATTCTTGGCAGCGTTTGCAAGATCGCTTAGTCCGCCCTTCAATGCAGCTCCTGCGCCAGCCAGACCGTTGACTGTGTTGATCGCTTTGTTAACTCCGCCTGTAACATCGCCTAATGCGCCAGTTGCTTTATTAATGAATCCGGTAACATCACTTGCTGCTCCAGCCAAATTAGATAATGTCCCTCCCACACTATTACTACCAGTTCCGCCGGACGTGATATTCGATAGAGACGTAGCTACATTTCCTGCATCGGATAATACGCCCGAGACCTGTTGTGCGCCGGTTGTAAGCTTATTCAGTCCCGTTTCGATTGCGCCAGTTACACCACTAATCGCATTATTATTATTTCCACTTGTTGCGGTTGCATTATTAATAGCGCCGGAGACCCCGCCTATAGTATTTTCAATAGTTTTAGTACCCTCAGTAATAGTATTAACGACACTAGTTGCGCCAGATAATACTTTTCCAACACCTCCAGCTAAACTGCTTAGCCCACCTGACTTGGCTGCATTCGTAGTAGTTTGTGCAGTAGCAGCACTTTTAGCGGCTGCTTCTTTAGCAATAGCAGATAGTTTCTGTGGTACATTGGCTTTTAGTTTGGGGAAACCATTCTTGATAGCATCATATGCTCCTGCTGCAATACCATTAACTGAGTTAATCAATGATGATAAACTAGGACCACTGCCTCCTGTCAATGCTCCTACTGCATTAGCAATACCTGCTAATCCTCCTAATGACGCTGCTTGTCCAGCAGCAGAAGATCCTGATCCTATTGCATTTAATGCACTTGATGCTTTACCTAATGCGTTAGTAACTGATGCTGCTTTACTTGAGAATTGGTTAATAGTGTCGCTTACCTTATTAAGTGTAGCGCCAACTTCTCCACCTATCGACCCTCCAACTTTAGTAATAGTATTTCCTACAGCATCACCGAAATCAGTTACTTCATTTCCAATTGCAGCAAGCTTGTTAGCAGACTCTTTAACGGCATTAATTGTATTGTTCGCTCCTGTAGTCGCAGCCGCAACGACAAGCCCGGCTGTTTGCGTAGGAGTTTCTTTACCGGAAATTACTCCGGCTTGTGTCAATAACGTTTGTCCTTTTTGCAATGTGTTGATCACTGACTTGGCTTGAGCTTCAACATTAGTTGCGAACTTACCAATTGTTTCCGCGCCTTGTTGGCCAGTAAACAACGTGTTACTAAGTATTTTAGTTACACCAATTACTTTGCCAGCAGTTTGAGCAACACTTGCAAGACCATTAATCAGTTTATCAGCTCCGGGTTTAATTACACCTGAATCAGCAAGTTGTTTTGCAGTTTGACCAAATGCTCCGGCGGCAACAGTTGCAGTGGACCCGCCTTCTGCTGGGTTTTGTCCGCTAGAAATAATAGCAGCACCTTTTTGAACAGCCGGGGCAGTCGCTCCGTTGGCTGCTGCTTTGCCTACCGCTGCTAATGTTGATCCGGTAGTTCCCGTATCGACTGAAGGGCTAACTGGTTTGGTTTGTGGAACACTAGCAACGGTTGCAGTAGAAGGAGGGGTTGAATTTGCATTCTGTCCTGCTTGATTAGCTTGTTGCACTGCATTTGAGGGTGTAGGTGGTAAGCTGTCTGACGCGCTAGCAGAAGTCTTGATACTTATTCCTTGTCCTGCCGATGCCCACGGGGCGTGTGCCGGCGCTCTGCTCGTTACAGTCAATAATTTACCAGGCGCTGCTGCCCAGCCCTTTTCTTCATCGAACAGTGTATCTGGTTGGGCGTTTAATGTGATAATAGGTACTTCGGGCGGATTAAGTCCGGGTGCACCACTATTGATATTAACTTTAGCACCATTAACAAAAGTAGCTCCACCTCCTACTAGACTTGCTTCGCCACCAGCTGATATTGCAGCAGCAGACCCAGACTTGGCAGTAAAATTGCTTAAGGCATTGACATTAAAATCTTTGCCGGCCCTGAACTTAGTCATTTCTTCACTGTTACAATGAATATTTTTAGCTTGTATGTTTAGATTTTCCATTGCGTGAATATTAATATCTTGGTCGGCGTGAAAATTAATATCCCCTTGTGTTCTTACATTAAAGCTGTTAGTACTATAGATATCAACTGTACCTTCTTTGCCTAACTCAACATAACTTTGACCATTGCTATGTAATATCATTAATGTTTGACCATCATCACTCATCATTATTTGATGACCAAGACTAGTTCTTATTCTGATTAACTGATCGCGGCCAATAACATCACCGTCATCCATAACGATACTATGTCCGCCTCTACGAGCCACCACTTGAAGTTTCTCGTTATTACTGGTTTCTAAGTTTTTAGGTAAATTAGTATCATCGAAGCCACCGGTGTATATAGGTCGGCCCGGAGTGCTTACGCCAAAGCCAACTCGGCTTGCAGTTTCTCGGCTTGCACTAGATGATATGGGACCTCTTACCGCGTCACGCAATATACCCTGCTGCATCATAATACTTGCAGTGTAACTATGTACAGGTCTTGCTGTCTCTAAAAATTGTGCGCTATCAGATTTACTCTTGTTGTTTACGTTCATATTAGTAGTCGGCAATCTAGTTGCACCACCATAACTATTAGCTTCGCTTTCGTTTAATGTAACGTTATCAACTGCACCTATAGCAGGAACCATTTGTAATTTTTCAGGTTCAGGAATACAACCGATATAAAATCCATAATTAGGATCCCCGTTAATAAAGATGCAAACAACTTGCGTGCCTATATCCGGCGGAGCGTGCCACATTCCATATGAGCTTGGGTTTGTTTTATAAGTTCCGTGATCTTCAACGTCGGTGCCCGCATCTCCCCCTACCGATCCAAAAAAGTTGCTGAGTTTTTGGACAGTTACCCATCCCTCGCTGCTATTAGGATCTTGTGCGCCTTTTCCTCTTTGCAGTGCTACTCTAATTCTACCCGATCTAGTAGGATCAATATTGTCCTTTACAACACCGATCAAGGGTGTTGTGTTGCTATTTCCGCCGGCACCTTGAGGAGATAGAATTTTGGGTGGTTTAGTAATGGGAAAATTTACATCTGTTGGCATACATTATCCTTAATTTGAAGTGGCGTCATCATCGGCAGTTTCTGGGTTAGCTGCATTTCCGGTGGCTGAAGTGATTTGAGTTGTGGTTACATTAGATTGTGCTTTTACCGGCACAGTTCCATACCAAGTTTGTTTAGTCTCAACTGATTTATCCGGTGGCGGGCTGGCGCTGACAGTAGTATTTGTATTATTGGCTGCTGGCGCTGTAGATGGATCAGTGGCCACTGATCCATCTACATTGTTTTTGGTTGCTTCAGTTGGTGTTTTACCAAATGAATTTATGTTACAGTGTAGTGTTTGTTTAAATGTTCCGCCTGAAAAAGAGCTACTTAAATTTATAAGCTGGTAGCTAACTCCTTGAACCAGCGGTTTTCCTGTCACAGGATCAGGAGTTTGCAAGTCATTTGGAGTTTTAGTAAATGCTATACTTTCATTCAATGAAAGTGTACCACCAACTCCATATCCCTCACCCAACCCAGTAACTGAGCTTGAGCTATAATCTATTGCTTCTTTGAAGTCTATTTCAATAAAAACTTGTCCACCCGTTGGATTAACAGTATAACCATCTGCTCCATAATGTTTACTATAAACTTGGTTGACGCCGGTTATAGTCGGTTGCATTAAGAAGTCAGGGTCTCCCACAATGTTTATATCTGCTTTGGCCCACGCAGTTTGATCAAAAAGACTAGTTTTAAAACTTGAAGCCGCGGCTGATCTATGACCATCGCCGGCCGTAACTGCCGGAGATTGAGTTCCTGGGGCCACATGTCCGGCACCTTCAGAATTGTTAGTTTGATTCCCTTGCGCTTGGTCCGTTTTTCCTGGCACAACTCCTAGTCCTAGGGTATACCAAAGATTGTCCAACCTAGTTTCATAAGACAACACTTCTTTATTATTTCCAGTATACCAGTATTCATATCTTTTATGCGGTCCATAATATTTTGTTGTTTTATTAACATATGGATTATCTATAACCGGAATTAAATAAGTTTGAATCACATAAGTTATTGTATACGTCCAATCGTGAATTTTTTCAACCCATTCTATATTAGAAAGTTTAGGACTTATACTAAACCACATAATTGCTTTATTGTACGACGGAGTAACATTCGGGGCACTTTTACTCTTAGGGTCATTTTCTGCTGCATCAGTATAATTAACATTTAGTGCATCTTCGACATAACTACTTCTTAAAACCACATCTTCTATGACCTTAACTATTGGATCATTTGCTGCGGCAGTGTGTGTTTTTGATTTAACTTGCGGCTGTGATTTTATAGCTGTTGCATCATTGGATTCGCTAGTTTTAGTTGCAGTACTACCTGGCGTTGAATTTTTTTGCGTGTCTGCATCACCTCTAAAAGTTGCATTAGCAATAAGATCGGCATCACCTAACCACTCGATTTGATATTTCATAGGATTTACTTTGGGATTAGTATCCTTAACAAAATTAACTAAGTCTTTATTTAATTTGGTTAGAATTCCGTCGTCTCCTAAAAGTACATCACGAACTGTGACCCCTGACCCAGACATATTTTGTGGTACAATACCCTTTCTTACAGTAAACGCTGTGATCGCCTGTTCCTGCATTTTTATTTCATAAGTAGTCGGTCTTCCATCAAGTTTAAATTTAAGTTCGGTCATACTTACTGCATAAAAACTTTCAAATAACGAGGTACTAGTTGAATTTGGATCAATTGGGACACCGTCATAAATGTCCGAACCTTTAACTTGTCTTCCTCCTTGATCCCACCCATAAAAACGAATACCTAAAACATAAAAAGTGGCTTCGATTTTATCAGGCATGTTTGGATCATATTTACGCAATTCATCCTTTGCTTTTTTCAATTTAGATAAGAATGAAAATCCGTACGGCTCTATAATTTTAAGGTCTATGTTCAAATTACAAACACTTGAAGCAGTTTCTGGCAACGTTTGGTGGTCAAATTTTAAGTCGTCTATGTAAAAATCATATTCTAGTCCCGGGACACGTTCATTTGGTTTCATCCCTCCGCTTTGCGCAATTAAATATGCCCCGCCTTTAATTGAAGAGGAAGCAGGATTTTGACTTAATGGTGCACCTGCATTCACAAATGCGTTAATATCTCTCATTCCTCCTTCTACAAATGCAGTATATGCATCTTTTGTAATCATGTATAAACTTATTTGGTAATTATAGCTTGCAAGATTTGATAAAGGATTATTTGGTCTTCTACCTGGGCGTAGACTTGCATTCAACGAGGGGTTAAAAAATTCATTGGGATATGGGGTTATTCCGGAACCGCCTTCCTTTTTTGCAGTTGTGTTCGATCCACCGGAATCCGAAGAGGTAGTATTTTTTTTCTGATCGGTCTTATCGCCGGCATTATCACCGTCAGCAGCTCCAGTTATATTATTGGCATCAGTTTTAGCTTGATCTGTTCCCGTAGTATTCGTACCAGAGCTGGCATTAGCGGTTGTTGCATTATTCTTTGCTATTGCGTCTTTTTGACTATTATATACTGAAGTGTGTTCACTTCCCAAAGAATTTACTTTAGTACTGTTTTGATCAATTGTTTTTTTAATACTGCTGTTTTCAAATGCAGTTTTGTCGCTCTGATTTAATGTTTGATACAAAGAACTGAAGTTAGAATTTGCTGTGCTTCTAGCCGCATTAGCTTCATTTTTAGTAGATTGATATTGTTGTTCTAATTGTTCTAGTTTGGCGCTTGCCCCGGTTTCATTGGGATTGATAGCCTTCATCTGCGAAATGATAGACTCTAATTTAGGAATATATTGATTGTATATGTTATTTACTTGTTCTGCTGCCGCAGTTACCTGTGAGAGGGTTGCCATATTATAATCCCAAGTATGCCCTTAAGTTGTTTAGCGTAGGTATATATATTCCTAGCCCTGTTTTAAAATTAAAATAAGGATCTGATCCCAAACGATTTGGATTTCTAGCCGCAAATACCCACCAAAGTGTGGGGTCATTATATAAGTCAAACGCTAGTAAATCGGGCCTATATTCGTACACTGCTGTTAATACCATATATACATCACTAGGATTTTGTGGTATTGTTCTATAATTTAATACACCCAAATACTTGTTATCTACTATTTGAGTTAGAAAATACGGACTTGATTTTGGATATGAAGATTGATTGTAAGCCATTACCAGAATGCTCCTCCAGGATTTTTAATACCGTTCAATAGATCGCCAGTCGCGTAATCTCTAAAGCTAAACTTATTAGATACTTGATTTCTACTTTGTATGACTACACAAGAAATGCTTAACTGAATTTTTGTTGGGACCCAGGTAACTTCTCCGGTTGATCCCGGTGCAGGACCTGACCATTTGGGCGGTTGTGCAGTCCCGCCAGGAGCGACTTCTTGTGGTAATCTACCTTGACTACTTCCCGTATTTCCAGTCGGTTGTTGCGTTCCCGGGTCAGAAGGTGCTACAGTCTTAATGTAATCGCAATCGTTAGGTAAGTTGTAAGTGAATCCGGAAATAGCTAATGGATGAGCAGAAAACTGAAAAGTACCTAACCCAAATAGATAGACTAATGGAGGAGGGGTACCTCTCTTTGGATTTTCATCTTGCCCGTAAAACATTTTCATAGCACTTCTAATAAAGTGTATTACTGCAAGTAGGTAATTAGCTTCATACGTATCCTGGGCTGTAAAATCACACGTTATTGAAACGTTATCGACACTGCTGTTTGAATACTGATTTACTTTATAGTTACTATGTGTTAAGTCTATAGGGGTATAATTAGCACTATAGTTAATATTAATGGTTGGTGTATATGGAAAGACAATACCATTTGTTGCAACTAGTGGTTTTAGAATTCCCGGATCCGGTGCTTTATACAGATAATTAACACTTGCATCATCTGACAGTGCTAATCTTACGCGCCAGTCTTTCCTTGCTTGAAATTTAGTTGAATCTTGTTGTGCAGCTATTGATATGACTTTGGGTGTTGCATCAGTATTTGTAAGATCGGCCGCCGAAGCTGCTTGAGATGCATTGGCTTGCGCGTTAGCTGCCGCCTGTTGATTAGCTTCGTCATTAACAACAATCTTGTTGGGATCAGTTGTTGGGATCGGTTTATTTACTGCTACGTTACCTACCGGTTGTATGTTAGTGTTTATTACAGACGGGTCCGAGGTTGGGAGCGGGGTAGACTTAATGTTACCACTCGGGATAGCAGACTGGTTTACTACTATCCCTGTGTTAGTAGTGGATGCTGTTTTAGTATTACCAACAGGTTTAGTATTCACAACAATAGCAGTAGGGTCATTAGGTGATACTTTTGGTGCAGTTTGATTACTACCAGTATTACTTGCTGCTGTGTTAGTAGTGGTGGATGCTTGTGCAGCTTTTAATTTCGCAGTAAGTGAACTTATATTACTTGCTAGATAACTCGCAATAGTTATTGAATTAGTAAAATTAGCATTTTGATTTTTATATCCGTTCACCTCGTTTTGGTATGATTGTATCAATGCCTGCTTTTCAGAGGCCGGGATTACTTGACTATCACGAGTAGATGCAATTTTTAAGTTTAACTCTAATATTCTATTGTTGTTTTGATTTATATTTGATTGAAGTTGATTTATTGAGCTACTTATTTGTCCCGATTCTAATGGTCCACCATATCCTCCAGAGGGGAACTGCGGATCAGTTGCACTTACGATGGGTAAACCTGTTGAACCATACGAAAGCGTTATACTAGAACCGATCGGACCTTGTAAAGAAACAGTATTGGACATATTTTTCCTCTGATAAATAAACTATCTTAATTACTATTTATCGCAATAAAAACTGTGTATTTTTACCCAATAGTGTTGCACATTTGCAACACTAATAGTATACTTACCATAATAATAGGAAGAAATATGGCTATCAAAGCAAAGAAAACAGTAAACTACCTAAACAATAAAGATATCTTAAAAGAAATACATACAAGTAAAAATTCATATTGTTCTTTCATAGAACCAGAATATCACAGATATGATATCATTATTGATATGCCAGATAGTGATATTCCTACAAGCTTAGAATATGCATTAAAGCCAACTCAAATTCAACAAGCAAAAGAAAACAGAGCATATAGACTAACACAAGAAACAGGCGAGAAGGTATTAGCAGAAAATATACCGACTACTGATTTAATCTTTCGCGTAATGACTTGGGATCACGTTCCGGTAGCACAAAAGCAACCCAGAAAAACTGTAAAAAAGAAATCTGCTAAAGATATTTTCTTATTCGATGATATCGATAGTGAAGACTTTAGTGATTTAGAAGACAAGTCAACTAAGAAAGAAGTTGACGATATGGTGCACGTTAAAGTTAACTTCCCTCCCTTTCAGCATTTTAAATTAGACGAAAACAACACTTTTCATTGTGTTGGAAAGAGTCATTGGGAAGGCGGAATGGAAAACGGACACTTCAATAAAGATCACGGCAACATTACTAACAAATTAGCTAGGATGTATATGATGCTCTGTGAGAAATATGCTATGAAGTTCAACTGGCGTGGTTATACATATAACGATGAAATGAAGGCTAGTGCTGTGTTGCAGTTAACGTATGTCGGGCTTCGATTCAATGAAGCAAAGAGTGCTAACCCATTCGCATATTACACTGCTGCTATTACTAACAGTTTCTGCCGTGTATTGAATACTGAAAAGCGTAATCAAAATATTCGTGATGACATTCTTGAAATGAATGGAATGAATCCATCCTTCAATAGACAAATGAAGGGTATGAAGATGCAATTACCTGATTAAGGTATCCAGTTTTATTGATTTTTACGATTAGTGGAAGTATAGTGTAACTATGGCGAATTTGTTTAAGAAGGCTGCTGTCTTCACCGATATTCATTTTGGATTAAAGTCCAATAGTATACAACATAATACTGACTGCACTGAGTTTGTAGATTGGTTTATTAGTAAGGCAAAAGAAGAAAATTGTGATACTTGTTTCTTTTTAGGTGATTATAATCATCATAGAGCCAGTATTAATATCCATACATTACAGTATGGCTTACGAGCATTAGAAAAACTGAATCAAAATTTTGATAAAGTTTTCTTTATTCCCGGCAATCACGATCTCTATTATAGAGATAAGCGTGACATACATAGTATCGAGTGGGCCAGACATTTATCAAATGTTATAATTGTTAACGATTGGTTCAAAGAAGGTGATGTAGTTGTCGCTCCCTGGTTAGTGGGCGATGACTACAAAAAGTTAGCTAAGATGAGTGGCAAATATTTGTTCAGTCATTTAGAGCTACCTAACTTCTATATGAACGCAATGGTTCAGATGCCCGACCACGGCGAACTCAAAGATGATGATGTCACTGGATTTGAAAAAGTATTCAGTGGTCACTTTCATAAACGACAAGCTAGAAATAACATCTGGTATATCGGTAATGCTTTCCCGCACAACTATGCTGACGCAGGCGATGATCAACGCGGTATGATGATATTAGAATGGGGCGAAGAACCAATATTTCATTCTTGGCCTGGGCAACCATTATATCGTGTATACAAGTTAAGTGAAGTATTAGATAACCCAGAAGGCTTGCTACTTCCTAAAAGTAGTGTTAGAGTGCATCTTGATATTGATATTTCATATGAAGAAGCCAACTTTATTCGTGAAACATTGATTCCAAAACACAGTATTAGAGAAATGTCATTGATTCCAATAAAGTTAGAGCAGCATAGTATTGATCTTGCACCCGGCGAAATCAAGTTTGAAACCGTTGACCAAATTGTTATTGATCAAATCACTGCTATTGAAAGTGAGTTTTTTGATCCTAAACTATTGTTAGAGATTTATCGTAGCCTATGAAGAGGAATGCATATAACTTAGAACATCAAATTCAATTAAAGAAAATTGAGATTGATAACTATACACAAGCAATTAAGAACTATCCTATTGAAAGATTAGAAAAATTTGGTAAGCCATATTTACAAAAGCTTAACAACGAATTGCAAGTTCTTATGGATGCACATAACAGAACAGACAAAGATAACAAATGAGTATTACATTTAAAAACATAACACTGCGTAATTTTCTTTCAATCGGGGCGGTTTGCCAAGCAGTAAACTTTGATACTAGTGAACTCACGCTTATTTTAGGCGAGAACATAGATTTGGGCGGTGACGGTGCTAGAAATGGTACTGGCAAAACTACATTGATTCAAGGGTTGAGCTATGTATTGTTCGGCTCCCCTATCAATCAGATTCGTAAAGATAACCTTATCAATCGAACCAATGCCAAAAATATGATGGTTACTTTAGAGTTTTCTAGTAACGGCATTGATTATAAGATTGAGCGCGGAAGAAAGCCGCATATTCTTAGGTTCTATGTAAACAACAATTTGCAAAACAATAAAGAAGATAAGAATGAAGCGCAGGGCGAGAACAAGGAAACTCAGTTAGCAATTGAACACGCTATAGGGATGACTCCTGATATGTTCAAGCATATTGTTGCATTGAATACATACAGCGAGCCATTCTTGTCAATGAAGGCAAACGATCAAAGAAATGTTATCGAACAATTGTTGGGCATCACCTTGCTTTCTGAGAAAGCAGATTTAATCAAAGAAAAGATTAGGCTGAACAAGGATAATATTCAGCAGGAAGAGTTTAGAAACAAAGCCGTTGAAGAAGCCAACAAACGTGTTCAAGAGCAAATTGATAGCTTGAAGCGTAGACAAAGGCTTTGGGAAGCTAAACATAAAGAAGACCTTGAATTATTAGCACTTCGATACGATGAACTATCGAAAATTGATATTACTAATGAGTTGCAATCTCATTATGACCTCAAGATTTACGAAGCAAACAAAGTAGAATTAAATAACATCAACTCTACTATCAATCGCCTTGAAACAACATTGAAAAAAGAAACGGCTATTGTTAGTAAACTTGAAGCTGAAATTAAGACACTTGAAGATAACAAGTGTTATGCTTGTGGTCAAGACTTTCACGATGAAAATCACTCTGCTGTTATAAACAGTAAGCGTGAACTTCTTGCTACAGCAGTTGATGATCTTGTCCAAACCCAAAATGAATTAGAAAAAAATAAAAATTCATTGTTTATTTTGGGCGAGAAACCAACTACACATTATGAAACTGAAGCCGAAGCAATTGAGCATAAGACTACAGTTGCTAATCTGTTACAGCAGATTGAGAATAAGACAGATGAGACTGACCCATATCAAGAACAGATTGTTGATATGGAAAATCAAGCATTGCAGGAAGTTACTTTTGATAAAATCAATGAACTAACTAAATATGGTGATCACTTGAAGTTTCTTTTGGACATATTAACTAGTAAGGATAGTTTTGTTCGTAAGAAGATCATTGATCAGAACTTGAGTTATTTGAATGCAAGATTAACACATTACTTAGACAAGATAGGATTGCCACATACGGTCGTATTCAAGAACGATTTGTCGGTTGAAATTACTGAACTCGGGCGTGAACTTGACTTTGACAACTTATCACGCGGTGAGCGGAACCGATTGATTCTTGGGCTTAGTTTCGCATTTAGAGATGTTTGGGAAAATCTATATTTCCCGATCAACACACTGTTTATTGACGAGTTGATCGACTCAGGTATGGATAGTATAGGCGTTGAGAATAGTATGGCTATTCTCAAAGATATGTCGCGCAGGCGTAACAAGAGCATTTGGCTTGTCAGTCATAGAGAAGAACTTGCAGGTCGTGTTCCTAGTGTTCTTAAGGTTGTCAAAGAAAACGGTTTTACCACATACAACACAGCAGCAGACATAGAATAAAAAAATTACATACACAGTTTAGAAAGATAAAATAGTATATGCCATCACCGAGTAAAAATAAAGGTTCAAGCTTTGAGCGTGAGATTGCTCAGTTTTTAACCAAAACTTATAATGAGAGTTTTATTCGTGCCCCGGGTTCTGGGGCATATGTTGGTGGCAAGAATCAATCAAGAAAACAGTATTTACACGAAGGACAAGTAAGAAGTTTCAAGGGAGATATAGTGCCCGGTGAAACATTTAAACTGTTCAACGCAGAATGCAAAAGTTATGCAGATTTCCCCTTTCATCTATTACCAACAGGTGAATGTAAGGTCATAGACACTTGGTTAAAACAATTAATGGATGTTGCAGAAGATAATGATTGTAACATATTGTTTATGAAGTTTAATCGTAAGGGTAAGTTTGTAGCAGTTGAATCCAAGATGACTTGGGTTGCTGACAACTTTATTCATTATCGTTCTGAGAAGTCAGGCGAATGGATTATTATGGAATTCGAACATTTTTTCAGGCTCAACAAAGACCTTCTTAAAGCATACTCAGGCTCACCTAAAGATATCACTACAAATATTATTACTTTAGAAACCTAATACAGAACCCTTTTACATCGATATTGATCTTTTGATCCTCCTTGAGACTGCACCACGAATGAATGCGGTCGGATTCTGGAGTATGCCTAGGAGTGATCCTAGGGAACACCGACAAGGCTCTCGCTAGGTAGGCGAACCTTGAATGAGTCTATAGCTATTCTGTCTTGATGCTATAGGACATGCGTTGCCGAAGAGTAAAGTGAGTTCCACTTTATAGCTTCACTACAGCCCCATCAAATCTTACAGGGCAACCGGTGACGTTAAACAGCATTAAGGGCTAGTTTAACGGGGGATAGACGGCAAAGGATGACGGGCCATGGCAAGTCCTAACTTTGGTAGTGCCTCTGAGGAGCACTACCATGGCTTCTAAACCGGCAATGTATATCCCTTCAGTGTTATTGTCTTACAGAATTAAAAAAGTAGACCGAACGTAGTGAGAGTCTAGTTGATCGAAGATCAACTGTTAAAAGAAGGGCATTTGAGACTTTTTAGTTATCTCTAAATTATCTTCTATGATTTGGTTAATAGTCTTTCTCTCGCTGTCGGACATGTTGAGGATATCCTCATATGATGCCCCGCCGCGCATATACCAAGCCATGGTTAATGCGCCCTTCTTAATCCCCTCAATTTCTTTTTCGTATTGTTCTAATAGCTTCTGGATATCTTCGGGGCTAGAATTAAGAAGCCTTATTCGAAAAAATCTACGGGACTTAATGTAAATTGTTGATCGTATTCGTGACCGCAGCTTGCGCAAGTGATATGTATTGGTTTAATTTCACTAGCAGCTTTGAGTTCCGTATTAAAATCTTTTATTGCAGTGAAAATATTCTTATCACAGTTTCTTAAGAAATCAAGAATATACTCCTGTTCTCGGACTATAATAGTAGGAGTCTTGATATAATCGATAGTCTTGCTGAGTATTTCCATTGTAAGATTTGTGATATTCTCTAGTGCTTGTTTTCCTGCTGCATTTCTTTCTTCTTCTGATTCAATATTGTCTAAGGTGACTAAAGTTCTTTGCAGTTCAAATTGACCGATCGCAGCATCATTCATATCTTTATACTTGAGTGGTTTAAATTTAATGAATAGTTCACCGGATTCTAATTCTTTTTCATAGTCACTAGGTTTAAGACTGGCAAGCATCGACAATAAATTTATACCGTAAATATTTGATTCTTCGCAAGCAGGACAAACCGTATCGATATCCAATGTGTCGCCGCCTGATGCTGCTTTGATTGATATTAATATAGCATCCATATCATTACTGCTTACTGCCCATGGATCTTTGATATTTGGAATACAGCTTTTAATGAGTTCTGCTAATGCCGTTCCATTGAATAATGCGTCTGGTGTTCTCGTAGTAATTTCATCAATTGCGGTCATTGGGTATACCGGAATTTCTCCGTTTTCTGGTAAATCAATTATACCCTCAGCATAGTCTTTTCCTCCTGAAGGGAGCCTTAGGTAAACTGCCGGTCTCCTAAAATATTGTCTAAGTGGGTTATTATTCATTACATTTCCTCTTGGTTTTGACGGTACTAAATAGATTATAACATATATTTAGTGGGCAAAAACTACACTTAAAAAAATAAGGTTGCTAATGGATCCTGAGCTACTAACACAATTGAATGATCAAATTGCTACAATTAATGACTTAATTGCCAAACAAAATAATATTATGGCTAGCCAGGTCGCCGCTTTGAATTCTGTAAATATTTCTAATAAAAATAAATTAAACGCTACTAGTAATACACAAAAAGCAAGGCTCGCAAACGATGTTGCAGTGTCCGGAAATATCAAGAAAAGTCAAGCTGCACAGGAAGCTACTAGATTAGTAGAAGAAGCGTCTTCTCAATTTTCTACCTCACTGAGAACAGGTAAGGATGCCATTTTAAACTTTGCTAGTTCAGTAGTTGATAGCACTCCGGGAATGAGTAAATATGCCGGCGGGATAACCGGATTATCTCAAGCTGCCGGCGGCATACTATCTATATTTGGCCCATTAGGTAAAGTAGCCGGGTCGCTGGTGGGTATAATAGGCGAAGTGGCAACAAGTTCTTTAAAATTCCAAGATAATATAGTAGATAGTTATGATAAAGTTGCTAGAGCGGGCGGCGGAATTGGAAATAGTGCTGAAGGCATACTTGACTTAGGACATAAAGCCAATCTGTCTTCGGGAACATTAACATATTTGACCAAAGCAGTTGAAGATATGGGCCCTGCCATCAAAAATTTAGGAATAACAACAGGGCAAGGTGTTCAAGTATTTGGGCAAATGATTGCCGTAGGTGACAAGAATTTACAATATTATAGGAAAATGGGTTATACCCAAGAAGAATTAATAGATACAATGGCAAATTATGCTAAGCTTCAAGCCGAAGGCGGGGCAATGATGACTCAAAGTCCTAGACAATTGCAAAAAGCCTCACTAGCGTACATTGATAAATTAAACATTTTGGCGGAGATAACCGGTGTAAGTGCAAAAAAACAACAGGATCTATTAGCCCTAGCAATGCAACAAGAAAATTTTAGGGCCCATATTGCAGAATTAGAGCGAGATAAAGCGAACGCTACAACAGGGGTAGAACGTGATCAAATTCAAGCATTAATTGATGCTAAAAGAGAAGCGGCAACCTTTGCTGAAGCACTTGATCCTAAGATGGCTACTGCTATATTAGAAACTGCATCTACAAAAGGTCCGCCGGTGTTAACAGCCTCAAGTGCGCAATTAGCACAAGTGGCACCTAATTTTTTAAGTATAATGACGCGACTTAGTAAAGGAGAAAATGTAACTGGTGATTTACTTGAAATGAATAGAGATTTGGTTAGAAGGTCAGAAACTGAGACAGAGGGTTTAGTCTTTAGTGTGGGTGCTGCATCTAGAAACTTTCAAGATTATTATATGATAGGGAATAACTCCAGAGAAAATGCAGCGAGATTTGGTAGAGGTAATGTTGCTGATTTTAGAAGAATGGCTGCGGATCAAAAGGCGAAACTAGAAGAGGCTAAGAGACAGGAAGATACCGCGATTGCAGAACGTTCTCAGATAGAAAGTTATGAACGTGATATTCGTAAGAATTGGGATACAGTTATGCAATCTATATCCCCTAAAGTAAACGAATTAATTAACCAAATGATTCCGCTTGTTACGCAAGCGATACTTTTTGTCAAAACTCATATGCCAGAAATTGAGATCGGTCTAAAAGGATTAGGTATTATATTAGGTATAATGTCTGGTGTTGCAATCGCTGGGAAGGTAGTAAACACTTTTAAGTCTATTAAAGATGCAGGCTTGTCTTTAATAGGACGCGGCGGAGAACCTGGATCTTCACGGAGAAATAAATTACATATAAGGCTAGCCGCCGGATCTAGTCTGTTTGGAAAAGTATCAGGCGCTACTATACCTAAATTTAGGAAAGAAGATTTATTAGACAAGCACGGTAACATCCTGGGCGGCGCAGCTTTAGATTCGCGACTAGCTAAATTGGGCATTGGTGGCGATATTGCTGAAGATGTAACTAATGATGAAAGTGGTATACTGCAAGCATTTAAGAATGCAGCAGCTTCAGCAGGTCAAATTGCCCTAGGCGCCGCTGCATTAGGTGCAGCAATCGCTGAAATAGGAGCCGGCATTGCCGGCGCAACTTGGATGGTAGGAAAGACTTTACCTACATTTGCTGAAGGTCTATCTGCATTTAACAAAGTGGATGGACAAAATCTTAAAGGCGTTGGTATAGGGATGGCCGGCATAGGATTTGGAATCATTGCTCTAGGTGTAGGAAACGTGTTAGAAGCAATTACCAATCTAGGAACACTGTTTGGTGGAAAATCTTCTCTTGAGAAGGCGGCAGATCAATTAGTTAATTTCCAAGCAATGACGACAGGAGTAAATCCAGATAAAATTAAGCAAAGTGGAGAAGCGGCAATTGCCTTTGCTAAAGCAATGGGTGCAATGGCTTTACTAAAAGGCATAAGTGGATTATCAGCCGCAGCACGAGCAGTAAGCAATTTCTTCGAAAAGAATCCGCCGTTTGACAAACTATTATTGTTTGAGGCACTTGATATCAATGTTAATAAAGTAAGAGATAATGCTATGGCATTTAGTGACTACGCAAGTGCCATGTTCTCATTTAAGGGAAATGGCAGCACTCTAGGTCAAATAGCTACATTAATATCTGACTCAACCGTGAAATTTTTTGGACAACGTCCTCCGGTTGATCAGTTTTTGTACTTCTCATTTTTGCCAATTAATATTAAGCGAACTCAAGAAAATGCAACAGCATTTAGATTGTTTAGTGAAGCGTTGGCATCTTATAAGGGAACCGGAAATTTAGTTAGTCAAATTAGTTCTATGGTAGGAACTGCTATAAATCACCTATTTAGCCAGGATGGTCCTATAGAAGCTTTTCAAAAATTTAGTGACCCTTCGAAATACAATTTTGGTCCCAACGCCACTAAAAATGCTTTAGCGTTTTTTGATTTTGCAGTGGCTATGTCAATTTTGTCCGGACAAGGCTCTGCGAATTTAGGTAAAATAGTGGGGAACGGCATATCTTCGGCAGTTGTTGGATTAGCAACTGCCGCAGGAAATGCTATTAGTTCCGCGGCCAGCACAATAGGTTCAATGGCCGGCGCTGCTATTTCCTCCGTAGGTAATGTTCTGGATATTTCAAAAGCTAGAGGACCATGGAAAGAAGATAAAGAGTTTCTCTCAGAGGTTAACAGAGTTTCCCAAAAATATGGTTTTGCCCCTGGTAATCTTTTGGGAATGATGGCTTCTGAAAGCGGATTGAATCCTGCTGCTACAAATCCAAAAGGAGGAGCAACCGGCCTAATTCAGTTTATGCCTAGCACAGCCGCAGCAATGGGAACATCAACCGGTGCCTTGAGGGGAATGCCTAGGGCACAGCAAATGAAATATGTAGATTCTTTCTTGGCTCCTCATCGCAGTCATTTGCAAGGAGCTTCGCCTGGTAAATTATATGGGTATATCTTTTTACCGGCTAGGAACAATAATTTTGTATTAACACAAGCACCGGAAAAATATTATAACTCAAATAAAGGGTTAGATGTAAATCCGCACGATGGTAAAATTACAACGGCTGACTTAGATCATAGAGTTGCAACAATGGCTAAAAGATATGGAATAGCAAGGACAGGAGGGCTTTATTCAGGCCCTACCGGCGGTTATCCCATTGAGTTGCACGGCACTGAAATTATTATCCCGGCATTAAAAAATTCTATATTAAGTAGATTAGCACAGAATGCAGATGAAAATACTGAAGAAATCTTAGCAGACATTATTTCATCATCTGATAAACCAGTGATGCCTATAATAGGAAATCTGGGATTGACTATAGAAAAAATAATAGAAAATGACAATGATATGAGATACATGGTGTTAGCAAAGATTGATCAGGTATTAGAGATTGCTAAGAAAAACAAATACACTAAACAAAAAACATTAAGAGCAATGAGGGTTTGATAAAAGATGGACACTGCGCTTGAAGAACAATTAAACGAACAACTCCGAGTGATGAGCGAATTGCTTGCTCAACAGGCAGATATGTTGGGCGCCCAAAATAAAAATTTATCTAGTTTAAACTCCTCATTAAAAACTCAGAGTACAAACGTTGATAACACAGTAAAAAGTGAAAAGGCCGCAAATGACCTAATAACTGGAAACAATAAAAAAACTGAAGCTGCTGCTGCTGCAAATGAAATGATAGCAGATGCAAATAGAAAACTTAGTGCATCGTTTTACGAGGGTAAAAAAGCGTTGTTAGGCTTTGCCGGCGCAATGATAGATACTACTCCTGGTATGGCCAAATATGCGACTAGTGTAAAAGGAGCAACTGAAGCTGCCGGCGGCCTTGCAGAAGTTTTTGGTCCTTTGGGCAAAGTTGCTTCTGTATTATTGGGCGCTATTTCTAGTTTAGTGACAGCAGCGTTCAAATACAATGATGCTGTTGTAAAAGGATATGACGATGTTGCTAAATTAGGGGGAGCAATAGGGTCCAGTGCAGAAGGTATATTGGAATTAGCGCATAAAGCAGGACTGTCGTCACAAAATCTAGAAATATTTACAAAAAATGCTGCTAGATTAGGACCTGGACTCAAGGCATTAGGTACTACTACTTCAGAAGGGGTCACTAAGTTCGGACAATTTATTGCAGTAGGTGATAGAACTTTAATTCAATATCGTAGGTTAGGTTATACTCAGGAAGATTTGATTGAATCGCAAACTCGGTATATGGAAATCCAATCTAAGACCGGTGTTGATATGACCAAAAGTCCTCAGCAACTACAAAAAGCATCATTGCAATATTTGGATAGTTTGAATGTATTGGCAAATATTACAGGAGTTAGTGCTAAACAACAACAAGACAATCTCGAGGCTGCGTATGCCAATGAAAATTACAATGCATATATAGCTAGTTTAAAAGCAAAAGCCGCTGCGACAACAGACGAAAACGAAAAACTAAGACTTGAAAATATTATTAAGTCAAAGGATGGTCTTGCTGCATTGGCAGCACAAATGAGTCCAGAAAATGCAAAAGGGTTGCTAGAATTATTATCAACCACCGGCGAAGCAGTAGTAACTGAAAGTTCAGCACCGTTGGTTAGAAACATTCCGGGCTTGCTAGATATAGTATCTAAAACATCTCAGGGAATGGATCAGCGTCTAGAATTTATTGCAGCTTCAAATAAGGGACTGGACAATTATAATCAAAATTATAAAGAAGCAGCTACGGGTCTGGGGCAGTATTCAAGAGATTTTATGGCGCAGAATGCAATTGACGCAGGCAGAATTAAATTGCGCGCGGCGACAGCAGATGCAGATGAAGCGACACTAAGAAAAATTGCAGACGATGCGCGAGACGCATATGAGCAGAAAAAGAACCAAGAGGGCGGGGCAACAGACCAGCGCGGTAAACAAGAAGCGGCTGAACGTGCAGCAAGACTGCAATTTGATACCGTATTAAAAACTGTTTCTGATTATCTTGTGCAACTTGCACTAAAGATTATGCCACGGATAAATCAAGCTGCTGAATATTTGGTTACTAATTTAGATACAATTGGCAAAGTTTTGAAGGGATTGGCTATTGCTTTGGCAGGACTTGCTGGAATTGCAGCAGTAGGTAAGGTTATCCAAACAGTTGCGTCAGTGGGTAGCGTTATTAAGTCTGTTTTGGGAATGGGTAAAGGAAAATTAGGTACTGCGGACAATCCGGCTATCGCTGAAATTGAGGGAATGGGCACCAGTTCTCCTAATAAACGAGGAATTTTTTCAAGATTTTTCGGAAGTGAATCCGGTCCCGCCGCAATTCCAGAAGCAGATATGCTTGACAAAAACGGTAAACCACTAAGTGGAGCAGCAAGAGCTTCTAGAGCTAGAAAATTAGGAGGAGCTGTTCCTTCTGGTTTGGGTAAAGGTGTTTCTGGATTATCAAAAGCCGGCTCTGCTACAGGAGGAGGCTCACTAGTAGCTGGATTTTTAGAAGGGGTAGGAAAAGGTTTAGCCTTCATAGGTAAGCCTCCTACCCCAGCATACGTTGCGCTTGGAGCCGGCGCGATAGGAATAGCAATTGCTGCAATTGGTGCAGGCCTTGCCGGCGCGACTTGGATACTCGGTAAATCTATGCCTTCATTAGCTGAAGGTTTGAAATCGTTTGATGGCGTAAATGGAGAAAACTTAAAATCAGCTGGTATAGGAATGGCGGGATTGGGAGCCGGCATACTCGCAATGGGTGCCGGGGGTATATTAGATGCATTGGGTAATATCGGTGAATGGTTTACATTTGGTGAAGATAAAGATCCTATTAAAACGTTAGGATTAAATCTTGTAAAATTCCAAGCATATGATATTAATAAGCAGAAAGTAGAAAATAATGCCGGCGCTTTTGTAGCTTTCGCAAAGGCAATGGCAGTGGCAGGACCTATGCAAGGGGTTGGATCAATCGCAATAGCGATTTCTGATTCAGTTAGTAACTTCTTTAGTAAAGAACCTCCATTCAAAAAGTTTGTAGATTTTTCAGAATTACCGATAGATCCTAAGCGAGCTAAAGAAAACGCAACAGCATTCAAATTATTTGCAGAAGCATTGTCTTCTTATCGTGGCGAAGGTCAACTAGGGGTATTAGGATCTGTTGCATCTGCATTGTCAAATGCAGTAGTCAAGCTTTTTGGTGAGCGGCCCCCACTAGATAAATTTTTATATTTTTCATTGTTACCTATTGATCCAATAAAAACAAAAAATAATGCAATTGCTTTTAAAGATTTTGCCAATGCATTGGCTGAATATAAAGGAGGTCCCGGCGCGTGGGATGCATTTAGTAGTTTTGCGGGTAATATTGTTTCATTTATGACCAAACAAGATGGTCCTATTGACGCATTCGATAAATTTACAAGAATGACGTTTGGTCCCAATATGGAAAAAAATACTGCGGCATTTGCACAGTACGCTCAAACAGTGGGCGCACTGGCAGGAAATGTTGCTGCTGCCAGTGCCCCTCCGGGAAGCGGCCCGGCAAGTACGGATGGCGGTTCTGGAAATGCCGGTAGCGGTCCAAACGCCTCAGTCCCTGCAGGCCCGCCTCCTACAATGCAATCGGGAAGAACAGCGATTATAGATTACGCAAATAAATTAGGATCAGAGGATAAAGCGAGATTTTATGAAACTCTTGCTAAAGAAGCTAGAGATAAAGCAAGAGCATCAGCAGCAGCTGGAAATACTGCGGACTCTAAATCCTATGCTGACGCTGCCGGACAATATGCCGCAGCATCGTCCAGTGCTGCTCAAAATGCAATAGCAGAAGAAAAGGCCGGGTACATTCACCCTGTCGCGGGCGGAGTATTAACTAGCCCATATGGAATGAGAATACATCCTAAGTTTGGTACGAGGAAGTTTCATACTGGCTTAGATATCGGTAAAGGAATGGGCGCACCTTTACGTGCTGCTAAGGGAGGCATAGTTACTAAGTTAACTAATAATGGGCGCCCTTATACTGGATTCGGAAACGCAATCATAATTCAACAGGATGATGGATATCAGTCAGTATACACACACACTTCAAAATATGGAGTTAATGAGGGCGACCGTGTAAGTCAAGGACAATATATCGGTGATATGGGTAGTACAGGGATATCGACCGGGCCGCACCTACACTATATTATTCAAAAGGCCGGACTAGCTGTACCTAATTCGTCTAATACAATTGATCCGGCTACTAAAATTAGTAAAGCAAGAGACGGCGGCATTTTCGGTGAAGGGGAAGGGGATTTTGATTCCAAAATAGGTTCTTTAAATCCTCAATCTATCATAGCTAAATTAGGAAAGAAACCAGCAGACAATATTTCAGAAATCAATACTACAAGTAAGATGACCGCGAAAACTGCTGAAACGGAAAATGTATATATGAGAAATATGCAACTCACTGAACAACTAGGACAGAAATTAGATGAGTTGATTGATGTAATGAACGACACGCACGATACTAACCATAAGATATTACAACATTCACGAACTTAAAATAAATACAATAAAAGTGAAATAGTATGCCATATAAAAAGAAATTCTTAAACAAGTCAGGTGTGTCGAGCCCGATTTCAGGTGCCAATAGTAACAGCGGCACTTGGAATGGGATGAATGACTCACCTACAGGTGGTTGGAATAATACCGAATTCGGCTATAAGAACTATATGAGTAGACTCCCAGAAGTCTACACGGGTCACCCTAATAGAATTGAACGTTATAATCAATATGAAATGATGGATGTTGATGCTGAAATCAATGCTTGTTTGGATATTATTGCAGAATTTAGTACTCAGCGCAATGAGCATAACAAAACTCCGTTCTCTTTTGAATTCAAAGAAGAACCGACACCACACGAAGTTGAATTGTTAGGTAAACAATTACAACAGTGGTGCAAATTAAATGAATTTGATGTTCGTATCTTTAAGATTTTTAGAAATGTCGTAAAGTATGGAGATCAAGTATTTGTTCGCGATCCAGAAAACTTTAAGTTATACTGGGTAGATATGGTTAAAGTCATAAAAGTTATTGTTAACGAAAGTGAAGGTAAGAAGCCCGAACAGTATGTTCTCAAGGATTTGAACATTAACCTACAGAATTTGAGTGTTGCACAAAAGACGAATACTGACTTTGCAGCTAATCCAGCAACTGGATTAGGGGGCAGTGGCGGTGGCACCAACACTCCTTACACTGTTCCCGCAATGCCATACAACACTACGGGATCACGTTTCACGCTAGGACAGAGTGAGTCTGCGGTAGACGGTAAGCATATTGTTCACTTGAGTTTGACAGAAGGGCTTGATAGATTCTGGCCATTCGGACAGAGCATTCTAGAAAACATATTTAAGGTCTACAAGCAGAAAGAACTATTAGAAGACGCTGTTCTAATCTATCGTGTGCAACGTGCTCCTGAACGTAGAATGTTCAAGATTGACGTTGGCAATATGCCAAGTCATATGGCTATGGCATTCGTTGAACGAGTCAAGAACGAAATTCACCAGCGTAGAATTCCCTCATTATATGGTGGACAATCAATCGTAGATGCTACATATAACCCACTCTCAATGAATGAAGACTACTTCTTCCCTGTAACAGCAGAAGGTCGTGGATCAAGCGTTGAAGTTCTTCCCGGCGGCCAGAACTTGGGCGAAATTGATGACTTGCGTTATTTCAATAATAGACTTGCTCGCGGTCTTCGTGTTCCATCAAGCTATCTTCCTACAGGACCAGATGACAGTCAGACTCCGTTGAGTGACGGTCGTGTTGGTACTGCTATGATTCAAGAATTCAGATTTAATCAGTATTGTGAGAGACTACAGAATTATATCGCTCTAAAACTAGACGAAGAATTTAAATTATTCTTGCGTTGGAGAGGATTCAATATTGACACTGGACTATTCAATCTAGTATTCAACCCTCCTCAAAACTTTGCTGCATATCGTCAAAGTGAATTGGATACTGCACGTTCAGCTACATTTACTGCAATGGAAGCATTGCCTTATATCTCAAAGAGATTTGCACTTGAACGATTCTTAGGTTTAACCGAAGAAGAAATCAAAAAGAACGAAAAGCTTTGGGAAGAAGAAAATACTGAGGAGAAGGTTGAAGAACCTACAGGTAGTGATCTACGTAACATTGGTGTATCTACTGGTGACTTTGACACCGACTTAGAAACGGCAGATGAAATTGAGGCAGGTGAAGAAGAAGCAGGAATGGGACCTGAAACTGCAGGTCCAGTAGCAGGCGCCCCAGCAGCTGGTGGCGCAGCAGCAGCAGGTGCGCCACCAGGCGGCCCAATGCAAATCTAAAAGATAAATATCTAATACGGAGATATTTTAAATGCAGCTATTCGAAATGTTTGATCCGCCCGTACAGGGTTTTCAGGATACTAATCAAGATAATAGTAAGCCTGTGTATCGAACCAGCCGCAAAACTAAACTCACGCTAAAGCAAATACGTAAATTACGTAGAATGATTGACGTTAGAAATTATGAAAAGAAACTTTATTTAGGTAAGGTTCGTAAACAGTACGGTGCTAAGCCTGAAGAGGGTGCCGGCGCCCCTTCAGTATAATTCTATTATATATACTAAAAATGTAAAAAATACGCACTTAATACGGTGTTTTCCTGACTACGGCATAAGTAACTTTACAAAGCCATTTCTATCAGGAGAACAATTCAATGGACATTAGAAAATACGAACAGTTGATCAACCTCGTGATCAACGAAGATGAAGCACAAGCACGCGAATTATTTCACGAAATCGTTGTAGAGAAGTCAAGAGAAATCTTTGAGTCAATTATGGCCGAAGAAATGGATGACGAAGAACTTGACGAAGGTATGGTCGGTGAAGTCGGCGACCTCATGGACGAAATTTCAAGCGAAGAAGAAGGTCTTGATGAAGATGAATTCGGTGACGAATTCGGTGACGAAGAAGGCGATATCGAACTCGGCGGCGATGACGAAGAATTTGACATAGACTCAGAAGATGAGGAAGAAGAAACTTTAATCCGTATCGAAGACAAGCTCGACCAGTTGATGGCTGAGTTTGAAGAAATTATGGGCGGCGAAGAAGGCGACGAAGATTTAGGTGACGAATTCGGTGACGAAGAAGGCGACGCAGATTTCGATATGGGTGATGAAGAAGGCGACGCAGATTTCGATATGGGTGATGAAGATTCTGAAGACGTTATGGAAAACGTGCAGCTTCAGAAGGTTTCAGTAACTCACGGTGACAACGGCGCATATACTAAGAGCCCAGGACTTCAGGGTTCAGGCCAGGCAGGAATGGATAGTCATCCAGTAAACTTTAGCGGTGCAAGTGAATCAGTTCCGACTGCTCCTAAGGGCCCAAGTAACTTCTATTCAAAGGGCGAAACTCAAGTAAAGGGTGCAGGTAACTTCAAGAATAGCCCAGGTAAAGGCAATTTTAAGGAGAAGGGTGAAGCAGCTCCTAAGCCAAAGCACGGTGATGACGGTTCAAATGCTAGAAGCCCAGTAGCAGAATCTCGTCGTTCTGCTAAGCGTAGAATTCGCTAAGAAGGAAAACTGAGAGAATGGCTTTGTATCTCAGAGAGAATCTAACCTTCGACAGAGCAGGCTTGATTGTCGAATCTGTCAAAGAAGAGGGCGCTGATTTTAAGACCCTCTATATGAAGGGGATTTTCATTCAGGGCGGGGTAAAGAACGCAAACGAGCGTATTTACCCCGTCAATGAAATTGAAAATGCCGTAGATACTTTAAACAAGCAAATCTCAGAAGGCTACAGTGTACTCGGGGAAGTTGATCACCCTGATGATCTTAAAATCAATTTAGATCGTGTATCCCATATGATTACTAGTATGTGGATGGATGGTGCTAATGGTTTCGGTAAACTAAAAATTCTTCCTACTCCAATGGGTCAACTCGTAAGAACAATGTTGGAGTCCGGTGTAAAACTAGGCGTATCTAGTCGTGGATCAGGTAATGTAAACGATATGGATGGTAAAGTCAGTGATTTTGAAATAATCACCGTCGATATCGTCGCCCAGCCTAGCGCACCAAATGCATATCCCAAAGCAATTTATGAAAGTCTTATGAATATGAAGCACGGACATAAAATGCTTGAGATTGCTAAGGAAGCACAGGGCGACAAGCAAGTACAAAGATTCCTGGGTGAGGAAGTAAAGCGTCTCATCCGAGAACTCAAAATATAAAAAGGAATCAATCAGATGTTAGATGCTATTAAGCCATTACTTGAAAGCGGTCTCATCAATGAAGATATCGGGCAGCAGTTAAACGAAGCCTGGGAAGTTAAGTTGAATGAAGCTCGTGAACAGGTACGTGCAGAACTCCGTGAGGAATTTGCACAACGTTACGAACATGACCGTAATGTTATGGTAGAAGCTCTTGATAAGATGATGACAGACAATCTCTCAGACGAAATTGCAGAATTCCGTTCTGAAAGAGAAGCAATGAATGAAGAAAGAGTAAGATCACAGCTTAAGCTTCGCGAAAACGCAACTAAGTTCAACGATTTTATGGTCACTAAGTTGGCTGAAGAAATTAGAGAACTTCGTACTGATCGCAAGGCACAGATGGAAAATCAAGAAAAGCTTGAGAAGTTCATCGTACACGCTCTAGCCAGAGAAATCAAAGAATTCTCACAGGATAGACAGGCTGTAGTTGAAGCTAAGGTTAAACTCGTTGCTGAAGGCCGCAAGCAATTGGAAGCACTTAAGAGCAAGTTTGTTGCTGAGAGTGCCAAGAAAGTTAGTGGTATGGTCGGAAATCATCTTAAGGGTGAACTATCACAACTTAAAGAAGATATTCAAATCGCAAGAGAGAATAGTTTTGGTCGTAAGTTGTTCGAGGCTTTTGCAAGCGAATTCAGCGTAACTTATCTAAATGATAAAGCTGAAACTCGTAAGGTAATGAAAGCTCTCGCACAGAAGGACGAGCAATTACAAGAAGCTACTGCAAGACTCAACAATATGAAGCGTCTCGCAGAAAGCAAAGAACGTGAAGTTAGAATTATTAAAGAAACTACTCAAAGAGAGAAGACAATGAATAACTTGTTGTCCCCACTCAATGAGGAGAAGAAAGAAGTAATGAAGACTTTACTTGAAAGCGTGCAGACAGACCGTCTACAACACGCATTCGATAAGTATCTACCAGCTGTTCTCAATAACGGTTCAACAGAAGTTAAGGCAAATAAGAAGACCTTAACTGAATCAGTTATTGTAGAAGCAACCGGAGATAAAACTGCCAATAAGATTGAAGAAGTCGATCCAGAGTTTACTGACAATGTAATCGACATTAAGCGTCTGGCAGGGCTTTAATAAAAACGACATAGTTTAGGAGAATTATAAATGTCAAAAGTACTTTTAGAAAGCCGTTGGGACGAAACTAAGGGCGCCCTGCTTGAAGGCTTAAAGGGCAATCGTCGCTCAACAATGGGCGTATTGCTTGAAAATACCCGCAAGCAGTTGCTCGCAGAATCTACTGCCGGCACAACCACTGCTGGTAACATTGCAACACTTAATCGCGTTATCCTTCCGGTAATTCGTCGTGTTATGCCAACTGTTATCGCAAATGAACTCGTTGGTGTTCAGCCAATGACTGGTCCAGTTGGCCAGATTCACACGCTTCGTGTTCGCTATGCAAATAGCTTAACTGACAACTCAGCAGCAGCAACTTCTGTAACTGCTGGTGAAGAAGCTCTATCACCATTCAAGATTGCACAGGCATATTCCCGTGTTCCTCTTGACGCAACTGAAACTGACTTCTATACTGGTGCTAACACTGCATCACTTGAAGGTAATGGTGGTAAGCAGATTTCTGTTCAGATCCTTCGTCAGGCTGTTGAAGCCAAGTCACGTAAGCTACAAGCTCGCTGGACTTTCGAAGCTGCTCAGGATGCTCAGTCACAGCACGGTATCGACGTAGAAGCAGAAATTATGGCTGCTCTTGCACAAGAAATCACTGCTGAAATTGACCAGGAAATCTTGCTCAGCTTGGCAACTCTTGCTTCAACTGAATACACTTACAATCAGGCAACTGTATCAGGTACTGCTACTTACGTTGGTGACGAACACGCTGCTCTTGCTGTTCTTATCAACCGTGTTGCAAACTTGATTGCTCAGCGCACTCGTCGTGGTGCAGGTAACTGGGCAGTTGTTTCACCTGCTTCATTGACTGTTCTTCAGTCAGCTACCACTTCTGCATTCGCAAGAACTACAGAAGGAACATTTGAAGCTCCAACTAACACTAAGTTTGTTGGTACTCTTAACGGTGCAATGCGCGTATTCGTAAACAGCTATGCTCCTGACACCCAGCCAGTACTTGTTGGCTACAAGGGTTCAAGTGAGACTGACGCTGCTGCGTTCTACTGCCCATATATTCCGCTAATGTCTTCAGGCGTTGTCCTCGATCCGTCAACCTTCGAACCAGTCGTAAGCTTTATGACTCGTTACGGTTACATCGAACTAACTAACACCGCAAGCAGTTTTGGTAATGCCGCCGATTACGTTGGGGAAATTTCTGTACAGAACTTAACTTTTCAGTGAGTTTTCAATCACTTACAGAGTGAGTCAAATGGAAAAGGGGACTTCGGTCCCCTTTTCTATTGTAAAATTATCAAAAACATAGTATTATTTACTAGAACGAGAGATTCTGGAATAAATACTATTATGTTCAAAAATAACAAATACACTAAAATTTATAATAACATTATTACTAATGCCGTTTCAAGGCAATGGAAGAAACAACGAGGTAGAGAACGTCATCACATAATTCCTCAATCGTTAGGTGGTTCTAACGACAAAGATAATTTAGTATATCTTTCTTGTAGAGAACACGCAATTTGTCATTGGCTTTTAGTTAAAATGACAGTGGGCGAAGCGTATAGTAAAATGGTTTATGCGTTTAATGGGATGAACGCAACCAATGAACTACAAGACCGCTATTATTCTCCCATCATATCCCGAGCGTATGAAAGAAATAGAGTTGAACAGGCTCGTATACATTCTGAAACGATGAAGAATAAAAACCTTACTCCGTGGAATAAAGGAGGAGTTCCCATAACAGATAAACACCGAGAGAATTTGAGAAAAGCAGCACTAAACAGACCAAAACTATCCGCAGAATCACAACAAAAAAGGATTGCTAAAGTCATTGGTCAAAAGAGAACTGATGAAACCCGCGCCAAAATGTCACAGGCGCATAAAGGCAAGCTCAAAGGCCCGATGAGCGAAGAAGAAAAGCTAAAGCGTTCATTGAAACAGAAGGGCGTTGCTAAGAAACCCGGTCACTCCGATAACGTAAGAAACGCTGTCCTAGGTAATGTATCTATCAACAAAGACGGTATTGAAAAGAAAGTTAAACGTGATACACTTGATCAATGGTTGAGTGAAGGATGGTGTATAGGTGGAAGGAAAAGAAAATGAATAGTAGACAATATGAAAAGATGATGACTGAGATTTATAAGGCTACTCTTGGTAATGCAGGAATCAACGAGGGTGAATATACTAGTGTGTGCTTAAGTGCAGATAGAACCGAATATGAAGTTACACTTATTGACGGTAGTATAGTGGTTGTTCCTAGCGGTTTTGAGTATACGGAGGATTAATGGCTAAAGAGACCTCAGATGAAAAACTAATACGATATCTCAAACGAGATTCGTTAAACGTAGTAAGGGATCATTACTTCAATACGAGATGGACATCGTATAAAGAGCTAATGTCATATTTCAAATCAGCAGGCTGGACTAGAGGAGAGTTAGTTAACGCAGATCGCCCGCGAGGGCGAGGGGAAGCCCGCTGGGAAAAGCAAAGTTTGTATTGGTACCTGACAGGAGGTCCAGATTATTATGACCCTATCCCCGATGACGAGATAGAAGCATTTGAAAAGGCTATATGCAACAACTTACCGACGATTGTGACTACCTGGCACGGACCATATGAATCGGAAATTATATATAATCCTACATTCAAGCGGTTATTGCGCTGCGTCCGGGAATCAATATATGTGAACAAAGATCCGGATCATCGGGGTATAGGTAGGCTTCCTGATGTTCAAATATTTGATGATGGTGGAATAAACCAAGATATCAAATATCAAGTCATAACTTTTTCAATGGATAGCTAAAAAATGAACGAAGAAGAACCCATCAATGAATACAAAGACACATATAAACTTAAGTTTAATCTTACTGGAAAACCCATTCCGGGCTCAAAGACATTTGATGAGTTACGGCAAGGCATTGATGAGTTAACAATTGAAATTGATGAGTGGTGTAATAATGCGAATAAATGAACTGCTATGTGAATCACCTGATAGCTGTAAAAAGGAAGATATGTGAGATGACTAAGCGAAGATTATACAAAGAAACTCCAACTGAATCATTGAATGAGGATGGAACAAGAAAAACGTTAAAGCAACAAGTTGATGATCTTAACAGATTTGTGCAATCAATTCTACAGCGAGACATTAGCGATGAAAATAACTGATTTACTAGAAGATAGAGACTCTATCAGAATATATTGGCAACTTCGTAATGATATTGA